TACGCGAACGAAGGCGTGGCACAGATGCTGTTCCTGCAAGGCAACGAGCCGTGCCGCGTGTCGTATAAAGATCGTGACGGCAAGTATCAAGGCCAGTCAGGCGTGACGCTGCCAAGGAGTTGACATGAAAATCACACTCGAAATGGCAATCAAGTACGCCGATGCTGCTGATGACATGGCAGATCGGCTGCGTGAACGGTTGCAGCGTCTTGAGAAGATCCCAGTCACAGGTCGTTCTGGTAAGGCGGGTTACAACACCGTCGCTGATGTCCTCAAGCACCTGGAAATGCGTGAGCAACAGATCAACGAAATGACCGCACGCATCGCTGAACTGGAGTCGTCTGACACCGACAGCGAACAGGTCATGGAGATTGTGGACCGTCTGGGGTTGTCGATATGAGCAGACCTTACATTTTGGTTGAGGCATACCCTGGCGACCTTGCATACGAAGTCACCAAACGTGTCGAAGAAGGTTACGTGCCGGTCGGTGGTCCTATCCAAGGGCGCAAAGGTATCAGCGAGCATTACCTGCTGCAGGCGATGTTCAATGAACGCTATGTCGCGATCACGCGCAGTCCTGTCGGATTGAAGCTGCCCACAACCCAAGAGCTTGACGAGGCTGTGCTTGAAGCGAATGCTGCGCACCCCGGTTCCGCGACTTCTGGACCTTACGTCTTTGCGAATGCTGTAGAGGAAGAACAGTGGAAGCGTGACGCCCATGAAGTCCGCGAAGCGCTCGCCCGCGGTAAGGCAGTGTTTACCGCTCGCGACGAAGGCTCAGCCAAAGCCGTGTTGAATGCGGCTTACCGAATGTTTCGGCATCGGGTAGAAGCTCTACGCCAGCTACAGCAGACTCCGTATGTCATGCACCAAGACCCAACCACCAATGCGCAGCGGTTTGATATGATCGCGCAGTACACGCATTGCAGTGCTGGTATCATGGCTGAGATTGCTGCTGGTAAACGAGCACGGGATCCAAAAAGCATTTATCCTGTCCCAGCGGTTACGGTTTTGTTGCGAGACGCCCAACTTATCGACGCGCTTCTGGAGAGCACCCATGCGCAGTATCCGACAGAGCATCAAGAAGCTGTTCTCCGGTTTAAACGGGCAGTCCACGACACCCAAGAGTCGTAACACGAACCACGCAACAATGGTTGGTGTGCGTCTGCCAATTCCCGGATCGAGCCGAGGTATTTTCATGACTTCCAAGTTGAAGTTCCACACAGCGTTCACCATCGCCGAGGCTGAGAATCTTCTGCAACAGGCCGAAGCGAAACGTGACGAACTGGACAAGCAATACGGCAGCCTCGTCGAGGGCATCCCGTGGTTCAGCAAGCATGAACTGCAGCCGAAGCGTCCGTACAGAACTGTGGGATTCTACCTGAAGCAATTGCAGAAGGTGCATGCGGATATCCAGCAACTCGAATACGCCATCGACGAAGCAACCCGTGGCCAAGAAGCGATCACGTCTGAGAAGATGTGGGAACTCGCCGAGCGTATGGGCTTGAAGTATCCGCAGTTAGAAGCGCAGCATGAGTAGCTTCAAGTGGTATCGAAAATTGCGTGGTGGAACATGGCAGTATTGGATGATCGAGGGTGGCAATTCGTGTTGGTTTCGATACGACTGCACGCTTTCTCGCCCACGGCCTGAATGCCGAGGAACCCCGGCGATAGAATACTACCGCGCTCTCGTTGCATAGATCACCCATGAAGATGAACTGTAAACTGGAGTAGATATGCCCATCGCACTCAACGAAGCACGCGAAATGATTTCGGTTGCCACACGCCGCTACAGCGACCTTGTGGTTGAACGTGATCAGTTGCTACGGAAGATTTCACCTACTGCACCTGTCGGATGGAGTGGTGTATCCGACTTGCACGACGCCGTTGAGGTGATGCAGTCTATTCACGAAGCAACCGAAAGGGTCATCTTGGAGATTCAACTCGCCAAAGAGCGACAAGCCCTCAAGTGGCCCGAAGAACACCGCAGTGAAGAAGTAGCCGAGTTACTCAGCAACAACCTGCATGACCTGGCAAAGCAAATCGAAACGAAATACTCCGCAGTCGAGTTCAGTTCTCGGGCATACACCGATAAAGTGAACGCGGCAAAGAACAAGGGCTAGCTCGCAGCAAGCCCATAACAGAGAGAACGAAAATGGCCAAGACTCAACCGAAAGCAAAAGGACGCGGCGCCCCAGTAGTTGAAAAGCCGAAGCGCGAACGTCCATCGCGTGCCAAGGCTACTGCAAGCGTCGCACTGGAACACAAGCAGGCAATGCGTGACACCAGCACTGCCGATAAGCCACAGAAGACTGCACGTCTCGACCTCAGTCAGCTTGAACTGGAAGCTGCGGATCCTGCGTCGTTCACTCCTGCGAACAGCCCGATCAATGCGTCGATTGCTCAGAACCTGGGCGTCTACCTTCTGGAGCTGGAATACAAGCATTACGAAGACGACAGCAACCCAGTTGCCCAGCTCGTCAAGCGCAATGCTCAGGACGCCAGCACTCACCTGGCCACCGTTTCTCTGGTAGTCACCGACGTCACCAAGTACGTGAACGACGGTCGCTCTGCTAGCGGCAGCGGCATCCTCGAAGTTCAGGACGGCATCAAGCTGACCGAAGAACTGAAATACTACGTCAACCAAGCGATCACCTGCTTCACGCAGTCGGTTGGCAGTCGTATCCATGTAACCCGCTGTGTCGTGCAACTGTACGCGCTGCCGGGAATCCCGTTTATCATCTAAGGACCTCACCATGCGCATCGTAGAACATACTGGCATCGTCAAAGAAATCGTGGACGCGATCAATGCTGCTTATGCAGATGGGCCTTTGTCCACTGTACGCACCATTGTCATCACCCAGGAAGAAATGGACGAGTTCATTCGCGTCAACCCGTTCGAAGGCGGTGTTGGTAAATACTACGGCGATGGTGACGTACCTTCTCTGATGAACGTGAAGAATCGGAACGACGGCAAGACTGTCAGCGAGTTTTACCTTCAGGGTATCCTCGTTGCTACAGCGCCGGTCGGCAAAGCATGACAAGACGGGAGCCTTCGGGTTCCCGTTTCCGTTTGAGGTTCCAGTATGATCAATATCATAACACGTGGCGGTATACACAGGACGAAGCATGAGTTCGGCCCGTTCAATCGGAAGTACAAGCCGAAGCGCAACAAGAAACGGGCATTGATCGTTCATCGTGGTGTCTACAGCGAACATGCCTTCTCTTGCGGCACTATGCCTGCACGGTCTCGTGGCATGAAGAACCTGTCACGTCATCCGTTTCTTGCACGTCAAGGACTCAAGCGCGCAGCTTGGAAGTGGAGAAGCCTCGGTCGTCTGATCGGTGAACAGGTGCATGAACAGAGCCAGCGCAAAGGTTTCGTGCGCCAGTTTCTTGAAGTCAAACCTGAAGGCCAGTTGTTCTCGCCAGAAGACTTCATGAAAGCGACCGAAGGTCCTGTACCGCACTTCGAAGTGGACTTCGTGGACGAGAAGTTCTGCTTCTTGGATATCGTTGAACCAGAAACGATCCTGAAGCTGCACACTGACATCGTGAGTCGTATGCCATTCGGGTTGATACCTCAGAACGGTGACTTCCTGTCGTTCGATCCCGATGATCCAGAAGGTGAGACTGGCAGTCGCGTGCGTATGCACAACGGCAAGATCGTTGAAGTGCAGCGTCAGCCGACGAAGTGGCATGGTCCGTACAAGATGCTTGAGAAGACCGACGAAGTGCGCAAAGGTTGGAACGTTTGGCGGGCAACACCAATGTTCAAGACGCTGCGGGAAGCACGCACTATCTCTGGAGTCGCGAGCGAACCGTTGAAAGCCGGTGAAGCAGTGGTCATCAACAAGGACGGTACGTTCTCACCGTTTCGAGGTATGTCGATCAGTATGCACCCGGGCGCTCTGAACGAAGACCTTGCTCAGTCTCTGCAAGTCATGTTCGAAGTGCCGGAAGCGTTGCTCAACCCAGAGCCGAGACACAAGAGCATGGGCTTTGTAGCGCCGGATGGGTTTCTTAGTGGTGATGCTACATACGACACCTCTGAATGGCAGATGCCGCCTATGATGTCTACGTCGGGTCGCACTATTACCCGCATCAACGACAACACAAACCTGATTACGGACAGCTATCGCGAAACTGTAAACGAGTCAGACACAGAAGAGGAGGTCAATATGACTGACAAGAAGCGTGACATCCTGCATATCGTGATCGACGATTCCGATGGCTGGAATCCTACCGAAGACGAAATGCGCCAGCTCAGTGAGTTGTTCCAGGACGTTTTGGAAGACGAGAAGGGCGGCATCATCGTCACTCGCAGTGGCGTTACTGCTACCGTCCTCAGTGTGAGCGAAGGCTGTGAGGTGAAGGTCACCAAAGCCCAAGTGACGCAAGACGACATGGCAAAGCGCATCGACAGCACGGTTAGCGAGACTGAAAAGCCTGCGCCGCGCGATGACATCGAATCCACCCTGGCTGACCTGACAGCCGAAGATAAAAAGGAAGGCAAATGAGCAAGCCGCAAAAGCTGGAAATGATCGCATCGGTAACGTCGCAGTTCTGCGAAGACTACGGCCTGGTGCAGGGTTTCAACCACGTTGACTTCGATCACTTCATCGAAGAAGCAACCCCGCATATGTTCCTGCGTCAGCGCGAGTGGCAGGACAACTGCGACAACGGTGAAGACGAACAAGGCAACAAGCTGCCGCGCGGTGACAAGTATGGTCGTCAACTGCTGCCGTACGTGCCTGTTCTCCAGGAACTCGCAAGCGCCATCAAGATGCAGACCTACCGTCGTCTGAAAGGCAACGGCGAAGCGCGCATGATCGGTGATGTGTCTGCTGGCTTCGGCGGTCACGCTGACAAGGCTGACGTTCTGGCACCTGCTGTTCACCCGCACGGTCTGGTCGTTGACAACCTGTCCAGTATTCCGGACTGGGCTGCAACCATCATGAACAACGCGCATCGCGAAGTGGGCAAGGAAGAACTGGAATTCTGGACTCGCGAAACTGGCGGCCGTGAATTCCGTGTAAACCCGACCACGCACCCTGAATACTTCACCTGGAAGTTCGAAGGCCTGATCATCGACAACAGCAACGACGTTGGCTGGCTGCACCTCGGCATCGTCGTCTCCTGCACCGTGTCTGATCAAGTCGAAATTCGCTCCGGTGAAGTAGACAAGCTGGAACTGCTCGCGCCGATGACTCCGCGCGAACTGCTCGAAGCTGATCTGCCGCGCGAACCCTGGACCACGATCCTCGCCGAGTACCTCGCCGATGCGCCGACCAAAGCCCCTGCTTAAAAGCGCGGCTCTGTTCATCTGGAATAAGCTGACATGGGTAGGTGTGATTGCTATCGCTCTATTCATGTTGGTTTATCCGATCTACGAGTCATACCAAGACAACCAGATGATGAAAGCCTGCATGGCTGAGCATCATGTACCGAAATGCAAGATCACTACGGTAGCTGTCCCAGCATGAAACGTTTCGGTATTGCCGTATTGAAGTTTGCTGCTCTCGCATTGGTCTGTTTCTGTTTCGTGAGACTGGTCATTGCAAATCCACCGCCGCTAACACCGCAACAGATGGCTCCGTCAAACGAGAAGCTGTGCAGTGAAGTGCTGCGTATGAAGTGCCGCGTCACCCCGAAATAACTGGGCAATACAATTGGTTGTCCAGAACTCCTATCAAGTGCGTAAAGCACGGAGAACGCTATGCGAATTACAACTGGTCTTGAACTCAACAAGCCAAAATTTGATGTGATGCTGAAAGGGCTCCTTCACGGGTACAAACCTGCAAAGAACGTTGCGTTCGCCACAGGCGGATACAACCTGATCCTCGTTGGTACAACACAAGACGGCGTGACTGCTACCGTCAAGAACATCCTCAAGGGTGAATGCCCTGAAAACATTCTGTGCATCGGTGCAGACTACGTGTTCGGTGATAACTGGCACGTTGACTTGCACGGATTCATCATCTACCTGCCTGAACTGCGTTTCGTTTCCGACGCAGGTATGTCGCAGATCCTGTACTCGCTGGAGAAGATCCACAAAGCGATGACAGAAGAAAGCGACGTGCAGACGTATTACGGTCCTGGCATCATGCAACACGTTTACGAACACCAGTACAAACGCTGGTTTAGTAATGAAGCTGCGTTCCATGTGTTCGACTACAACACCAAGCCCGAAGGCGACGTGTTGGTCTTCGACGCCAAGTTGTTCCATGAGTATGGCAATCTGTTCATCAAAGAATCGAATGCCCTGCATCGTCAGACGTACCCTGTGCTGTTCCCTTGGATCAAGGCAGACGCGGTATTGTTTGACATCGACCTGTCGCAGTTCTCCGACGAGGCGTTTGCGTACATGCTGATGCGCTGTCAGTCTGTGAATCCGAACTTGCGCCGCTACGTCCATCGTGACATTGCCAAACGTCAGTTCGAGTATCACAAGTGGTTACTCGACACCAACTTCCACGGATTCCTTGACCGTGAGTTTGATGATCGAGACAACGACCGAGACACCTTGACTTGGGTTAACCCCAAGATGCCTACTGCCGAACAAATCGCTGATAGCTGCGTTGGTGGTGGCAAGTCCGTAGTTGATGTCGGCCCGAACAGTGTCACTATCAACACCCCGGGAAGCCTTGAAGTCAAAGGCAACCAGTAAAAGAGTAGTAGCTGCAACAGGCGGCGCTATTCGGTGTCGCCTGAATCTCCTGATAAGCGCATGTGAGCGCGGAGAATGATATGAGAGTATGTCGCGTGACGACAATCTGGGACCGCCATATCCTGGACATGATGATCAGTGGGATCATTCATAGTGCCCGTAAAGACCTGAAGAAAGGTGCCGTAGGTGTTCAAGGCAGATACGGCCTTGTGATCTTTGGCGCAAGCGAATCCGGTTGCAAAGCGTTCGTTTCCAACATGCTACGCCATGACGTACCAGAAGGCATCCTCTGCCTAGGTGCAGACAGTGATTCCCGTATTTCCCAAAACAACATCGTAACTGGTCTGGTGTTGGTGCTACCTGAAGTTGCGTTCCTGAATCAAGGCGCGTTCGACTTCATCGCAAATCAAATCGACTGGCTGCGTGATAGTGACGGCAACAACGAAGGCGGTCAAGCTGCCAATCGCGCGCGTGTCATTGCAGACAGTGACACAACCGAGCGTCTGTACAACACCTGGTACGCGAGCTTCCAAGAGGGGTTTCGTGGTAAGGTGTGGATTGTCGAGCAGAAAGATGCGAAGCTCGCCGACGCCATTACAACCAAGCATATAGAAGCGGTGCTTGACCGTCCAGGTTACCGTGCAAAGCGCTTCGGCAAAGTGAAGAATGAGTCCATCGTATTCGACGATTACTTCGCTCAGCTCGGCGCTATGGAAATCTGCCAGGTTGTTGAAGCCGCATTGATTGCAAACCCGAATGTCAGGGTCACAGTGACCGCGCTTGCCATGCGCAAGATGTTTGAGCACATGACCTGGACGGTGACAGTGCGCGAAGAATATCCGACACTTGAAACGGGTGAAGCACCCGAGACGTATATTATCGGCGACTGAATAAGAGAAGCGGCCTTCGGGTCGCTTTTTGTCGTTCTGCGCAAACTGTAAACTGACTCTATACAGTTGAGGGCTTATCATGATCCTGCATCGCCATCGCGTTTCCACCTTTCTCAATAAAGGCAAAGCTACAGACTGGTCACTCTGGTACTCGAAAACGCCGACAGTTAGTGGCCCGAACATCGAAGTCGAGAGCAAGGAGTTTGACGTCGCCCAGTTGAAGCGCATCGGTAGCTCAAGGCAGCTTGGCTCCTTGTACAAAGAGAATATCAGCCGTGAACATATTCGCTACTGATCCAGATCCTGTTGTCAGTGCGCGGCACCACTGTGATGTTCACCTCCGGAAGATGGCCGTCGAGTGCGCGCAGTTACTCAGCGCTGCCCACATCATCTGCGATGACATTCAGGTCGCGTACAAGAAGACGCACCACAACCACCCATGTGCTGTCTGGGTCCGTGCGTCGAAAGCAAACTACGTGTGGGGCTGGCAACATCTGCAAGCCCTGCTCGCCGAGTATGAGTACCGTTTCAACAAGCGTCACAAGACCGCAGACCACCTCGAAGCGTTGCGAAAGATACCTTCGATGCCTGATATCGGTCTTACCCAGTTCGCTGTCGCCATGCCAGAGCATTTGCGCAGTGACGATGTATGCGCCAGTTATCGGAAATACCTTCGCGTGAAGTTGCGTGAATGGCGTAGTCGAGAGCGGCAAGTCAACACAGGCTTTACCCGCCGGGAAGTACCAGAGTTCTTGCTCACGGTCAGCCCGCGCTACTTCCCTCGAATTGATCTTGGAGTTACCAATGTACAACGAAAGTCTCCATGTAACGCTTAACCATCCGCTGTATGCAGCACTGGCTCGGCGCAAAGCCTTCTTCCATTCGATCCTCAAGCAACTCGAAATCGAATGGGTATGGCAGTACGTCGAAGAAAACAACATTGGGCGTGCCAACACCTACCACCACAACACGCACATGCTGACCATGGCAGTTAACTGCTGGTCGTTCTTCCACGTCGAATGCCCAGACAAGGTGAACGACGAAGAATGCAGCTTGGCATTGCTCGTTATCGCTGCGTGCCTGCACGATATGAACCACAGCGGTGGTGAGTTTGACGACGAGGAGAATATCCGTCGTGCGTGCGAAGCCGTTGAAGCAATCGAAGGCAGTCTGGACAAGCAGTTCTATGACGGCTTCGGTCGCAAAGTGCAAGGTCTGATCCGTGTCACGCAATGGCCGTTCGTGTACATCCCGAAGACGCGCCTGCAGAAGATCCTTCGTGACTGTGACGCGATGCAAGCCTACGAACCGGATGGCGTTACTGCAATCATGGAAGGTCTGCGCATGGAAATGCTGCACAAGCTTGGCAAGGTACCAACGTACATGGAAATGTACGAAGGCCAAGTCAAGTTCATGGAAGGTATCGAGTATTACACCGATACTGCCAAGGACATCATCGCCGCGTCGAAAGACGAACTGATCGGTGCGTTCAAAGCCTACGCCAACCTGCGTACCCTGGACGCGGAGACGAAAGATGAAGCCTAGTACGATTTCGATTCAGGACACGTTCCTCAGCCACTTGCGTTCGATCATCACTGACCAGACCAACTCACTCGCGAACCAGTGGTCGTCACCTCAGATGATGGAGAGTTTCGACTTCCAGCCTGCGGACATCGAGCGTCATCTGCCGCGCTTCACGATTCGTCCAGTGATTGCAGGTGAAGTTGACAACACCTTTCTTGATCACATCGGTCCGTTCCATGCGACGTTCGGTGCGTTCGACTTGAACGAGAAGAACCCGCAGATCAGCTGCCACATGATCGGCAAGATGTTCTGGAACGCGGAAATGAAGACAGAGCTGGTGAGCATCCGCTTCCGCTTCAACCTGTTCTCTGCGCACAAGACCAATGCTTACGTGACGTACCTGTAATGAAGCTGCGTTCTGATATAACAGCTATGCTCGATGCAATGTCCAGACACAGCCGTAGCATAAGCCAACGATTCATCGAACGTCCATGGATGAAGACGCGACCACACAGATGCTGTTCGTTTTGCGCAGCCAGCGCTGACTTCTACATGGCTGAAAACGAAGTCTGGGAGCAGGCTGGATTTAGCAAGAACGAGATTGTGTGCTTGCATTGCTTTGAACTGCATCTTGGTCGCAAGCTGGCGATAACGGATTTCAGCAACGCTCAAATCAACTTGCCTATCTTATGGGCATTTCGTATGGGAATCGAACATGCTTTGCAGACAACCGACAATGAGTCGCCGCCGTCCACACACCGGTGAGAAAGGACGCTATGGGCTGCCACGTTCATCAGTCACGGTTAGCGGCTTGAACGTGAGGGATATTCAGGATGCTTTGATCCGTGCAGCTTGCGCATGTGGTCATGATCCAGATATGGTCGAAAGTGCGAAAGAAGGTGAGAATGCTGCGCTACATCGCAACAGCCTGTTCTTGCTGTATGACCTAGACATGGCGGCAGTGCATGATGCTCTCGGGGATGAACTCGAAAAGCTCATGGGTATCTACCCGAATCTCCAAGGCGTTGAACCAAAGCCCATGCCGCAGCGTCGTGCGACTGATCGTCTCCCAGGTATGTCATCGGGAATGCTCGACCAGAACCTTTCCGAGCAGTTTGCCGAACGTTGTTTGAGTACGCTACCTAACGAGCGTCCGTATTCATCGCAGACCAAAGTACCTACACGTCGTTTGTCAGATGCGCAGGTTGAGGAGCTAGCTCAGTCCGATGTCGAGATTGACTCCGAAGGTCGCTACAACGGCTGGACTGAACGAGAGAAGATTCATGGACGTATGCGTGCTCTCGGCATTCCAATCCCAAACGACAAGCCAAGCCTCTGGCAGCGTTTCTTAAACCTTTTCGGATAACTTCGAGAGCCTAAGGATGCAACCTATCAACGGTAAAGATTTACCAAGCAGACCCGAACTGCGCAAGTACGGTTACGCTCCCGGTAACTACATGGGGTCGTGTCTTACTGGCGATCACCGAATGTACAGCGTAGACAAGCGCGCAACTTGCTGTCTTGCCTGTGCCGAGAAACTCTACGCTAAGGAGCAACCTATGATCGACCGTGAAACCCCACCGGGTCTTGAAGATCCGAACGAAGACTGCGCAGCACCACCGTGTAATCCTCTGTCGCAGTATGTTGGCGGTAAGCTGACTGCCATGAAAGGGACTGCAATCCCGCTGACCATCGAGCGTGTAGGTAAAGACGATCAGGTGCACACCATGCGCTTCGTTGGTACCGATCTTCGTCGTGAGAAGTACAACCATGACGTGCTGATTGGTGCGGGTGACGAACTTGTTTTCAAAGATGGCGTTTTCATACGCGCACAGTAACGCGACGAGCCCTGCCTAGTGCGGGGCTTTTGCATTTGGAGTATTCGAACATGGGCGATTGGTGTACGGGAATTGGAAGTCGAGATACCCCTAAGGAAATCTGCACACTGATGACACGCTTCGCTCGGTTGCAGCGCCGGCGCATTCGTTCTGGTGGTGCAGAAGCTGCGGATGAATCGTTTGAGTCGAACTGGAACTTGCTGCCGTATCTACCGGAACCTGCATTCCGTCAGAAGCGAGGCTGGCATCGGTATCGTGAGGAGCATCTTGAGTTTGCAGACACCATTCTGGCTCAAGTATTCCCGTACCCAATTCGTAAAGCAAAGACGCTGGCATTCTTCCGGCGCAACGTGTTTCAAGTGCTGGGTCTGTGCAGTAGTGTAAATGAGATTGTGTTGAGCGACTTCGTGATCTGCTGGACACCAGACGGCGCCGTTTGTATGGCTGATTATGAACTCGGTGTCACAGGCGGCACAGGCATCGCCATCAATATCGCAGACTTGTACAACGTACCGGTCTACAATCTCAGAAGGAATGACCATCATGCAAAAATCAGAAAGTGGTGTCGCAAGCGAGAGAACCAACTCGGCCTCCGCTTCGAGCACACCTCTGGAGTCCACTTCTACGCCAACACCGGAGAAATCTTCGATCCAGGAACGTTCGGAGAAGGAGCTGGCCTTTCAATCCTTGCTGGCTAAGTTCCACAACGCTGTCTGGGAAGAGGCTGAGAAGGGCGGTGCGTTTGACCTCGCAGGTATTGCTGAGGCCAAAGAGTTGATCGCGATGTTCAACGGCGTGCCACCGCTGTCTGAACTCCAGGGTACTGCGTTGGTTCTCGACGCCCACCTGACTGCAAAAGAAAGTGGTCGTATCACTGGTACGTCTAACTGGGCCGGTGATATCTGGCACGCAATCAAACGCGGGTTTGCCAAATGAGTCGACCTACTATAGATGAAGCTGAAAGAATACACGCGCTTGCGGAAGCGGTATGCGCCAAGCTTCCAGTAGATTGTACATATTCCCTACGAAGCGGCGACCGTTATGAACGTCGCGGCCAAGCTGCAATGATCTACGAAAAATCGACGTGCAATGACTTCTTATTCATCAGGATATGGGAGGACGGCGAGTTAGAAGTCACCGATGTTAATGTTGCGAATCCTGAATATGTAGCTATCGTAAAAGCCATCTGGGCAGAACAACAAGGCCCGGTATCTGACACGCAATCAAACGAGGATCCATCAAATGAGCAACCAAGAACTGATCAAACAACTGACCGATGAAATGCAGAAGAAACTGCCGGTCATTCATACCTCGTCTCCGATCGTAGGCAGTAACGACGGTCGTGATTTTGTCGGCGCCCTCGTCGTTGAAACCCAGGTGCTGGAAAACGGCGCGATGATGATCATTCGTCTCTGGGAAGACGGTGAGTTTGAAGTGCGTACTACCAGCACCGTCGGTGAGCAATGCGCAGATCAGGTGAAAGCCATCTGGGCAGAACAGCGGGGACTGAGCGATGGACAAGTTTGAGAAGGTCTGGGGTCCCGTAACGAAACACGATGGTCCAAGCGCGCTCGACAAGATCAACGTGCGTCAAGCCATCGACCACATCAAGCGTGAGATTGAACAGCGCCTCGAAGAACAGGTTGAAGCTACCAAGCGCCCTGTGACACGTCGTGGGTTTGCGATCATCAAGCGTGACGTGCTGTACACCAAGGAGCAATACGCCAAGATTCCTGGCGTTACGGTTGAAGGCGGTATCATCGACCGCTTCACAATCACCCGTGTGCAGAATGATCGACGCTGGGTGATTCGTGCAACCATGATGTACGATGATGGTACTGAGGCGTTCGATGCTGAATTCAGCAGTCGCCGGAAAGCAGGTGCATGGGCACGCCAGATCATCCGCTTGATCTTCATCGACATTGACCTGAACGTCAAAGTAGTTCGCCCAGCAGAACGCATCGACCTGTCTGGTATCACTTTCGTCAAGGAGGTTGCCGATGACACCCTCTGAGCAAGCCACAGTTGATTTTGTCAAAGACGGACTCAAGAAGGCGCTGACTGACCTGAACGTCACTGCGCTTGATCACGCCAATGCCTCAGGTACGACACAGCGCTGGCTGGAAAACTGGATGTCAACGCTGACCGCCGACCCTAATGCGTACAAGATGCCTGTGTTCGATAGCTACGGTGTCGTGCATTACACCCCGAAAGACGGCGCAAGCAAACCACGTTACGGCTGGCAAGCAGTGCTCAACGGACCCTTGTTCGAGAGTCGCAAAGAGTTCCGTAGTCTGCGTCTCGCCAAGCGTTGGATCAAAGTGCAGATGAAGTGCAAGTGCTGGCCAATGACGACTGCCTCGGAACCAGACAAGGTTGATTCGCGTGTGATCAACATGACCATCGACTTCGAGCATGAAGGCCCGCTCGACAAGACCTTCTTGGTGAAGAATGAATCATTCCGATAAAGCAGCGCCTGATGAAGCCAGCAGCGACAACTTCAACAAGCCGATGACGTATGCGATTGAGCAGCGCGTCCGCATGTTGGACTTTCTGCTGGCGAGTTACGGCTGGGTGCACCGCGAGTTCTTGATGAACTACTTCGGCATCAGCATTGCGCAAGCCTCTCTGGACATCAAGCGCTACATCTGGCTTGCACCAGAAAACATTTCGTACAACGTGAACTCGAAGCGCTATGAGGTCACAGGGGCTTTCGAGCGATTCTTTCCGTAGGAGATTTACGTGCCAAACGATCGCCCAATGATTGTCTCGGGTTTTGTCGTCTATCGCGAGTACGGGTTTCTAAATCCGCACAGCGGTGAGTATGACCTTACCCGGGACGAACACGACTGTATGACGGAAGACGAGGCAAAGAAAACCCTCGAAGACCTCAAACAGGAATTCCCAGGAGATACGGTGTACTATGAAGTTGCCAATATCAGTATCTGACCAGACGATGTTCGAAGTTACCAAACAGCCGATTGATACGCTGGGTAGCTTTGAGCAGACCTCGAACTCGGAGCTCGAAAAGAACATCGGTCAGCAGATCGAATTCCTGGGTGCGCGACTCCAGCTGACTGCCAAGAACCCTCAGTGGAAGAAATTCCGCATGATGCTGGTAGACGACGTGATGCGCGCTTACATTGCCCGCAGGTTGATTCGCGTATCGGAGTACAAGGTTCATTGGTACGACAGCTACCGCATTCAGAAGCATCGTGATGGCAGCGCCACCGTCATCTGGCATGCAAGCGAAACTGGTGCTGAGTGTCGCAAAGAATTCAAGCTGCACACCAACCTGCTGCACGCTGTTGGGCGTGATCGTTTGAACCAGTGCCCTGGCGCCGTCGTGTACAAACGCGGTAAGTATGAAATGCACCCACACGCCGCTGTATTCCTGCTTGCGAGGCATCTATGACTACTCCTCCAGAACCGAAAACCACGTGGGTAGAAAACGGCACGCGCATTGTCAGCACGGTCGAAGCTATCGTCAACACGAAAGAGAAGGCGCCGCTGCCTGCTATGGTCGTGTATCGCGAAGAAAGCGGCGAGCAGTGCGCAGAGTTTGTGGACAACTTCCTGGGCAAGCGTAAGCAGTTTGATCCAGAAGTCGGTCACGCTCCCGAAGTCGAAATCATGATGCCTGAGTTTCAGGTGTTCATCGGTACGTTGCCGGGTAAGACTCCACCGGGCGTCAACTATTTCCTAGACGCTACCTACGAGTGCGATCCCAAAGAAGCTGAGCTTGAAGCGCGCCGTGTTATTGAAGCGACGTACAAGCGCGTCAACGGCCCGCCTGCTGGCGTGAAGAATCAACCGATCTTCGGCAAAGATTCCTGCCTGACCTTCGTGCGTCGTCAGAACGTAGACCGTACCGCTTTGCAAGATCAGTGCGACAAAGCCGGCATCAACTGGGTCGGTATTGTGCAAGGCACTCCGATGATCTGGGGCAATCGTGCGAGTGACGGCTCGTTTATTCATCACTGGGTCTGGCTTGCGTCTTGCTTACGCTACGCCTTCCGTTGCACTGCATTCGTTCACGAAGATCCACTGGCAGGTATGAACTGGCAAGCTCACTTCGGTGACGCCTGGCGCTCCTTCCAAAGCCTTCATTGGGATCGCGCCAACGAGGCATTCCAAATCAATATCATTGGAAACGTGTTGCATTTGCGCTTGAGCGACCACTGGTTCCTTAATCAGGCACCTGTGATGATTGTCATGCCTATCATCGGGCCTGATAAAGGCAAGATCAAACTGCCATACGTTATCCAGCAGAAGCTGCAGGCGATGTACGATATGACCAAGATTACAGGAGGTATCGCGTGAGCGAGCTACCGAAAGTCCCCAGCAAGTGGGTGCATTACAAAGGCGCAGAGTACGAAGTCTACGACCTGCTCAATACCGATGCAGACCCAGGGCGTGAAGTAGACCACCCTGTGATCGTCTGCTATCGTGGTGCCAACGGCAAGAAGTGGGGCAAGACCCTCGACGTCTTCCTGAACACGATGAAGCCGAAAGAGTCGGCGTGGGAAGCGCGTAAGCAACGCATTCGCTCCTTGCAGAACCAACCAGACGACAAAGAAGCGGTGATCCCTGTTGGTCGAGCGACACTCGTACCGCGCGAATTGATCAACGGTGCTTTCTCCAGCACTGAAACTGTCGAGTACCTGGTGCCAGAAATCAAACTCTGGAGTCCGTCGCAACCTGGTGCCATCGGAGCGTTCGCGTATATACAACTTACACCAAGCAGCAACGAGACTGCGACTAACGAGGACAAACTCCAGTTCATTCGCGAACTCTGGGAGAATGGCACTGACCCAAGCAACCCACGATCTGCTTTGCGTGACACTGCGCGGTATGTCGCTGGTCGTTGGGCTGAGAAGCTCCAGCTAGGCTATTGCAACGAGGTAGCACGCGAGCGCATTCGCAACAGCCCAGTTGCATTCATTGGACTGTATCAAGGTCAGCCAATCGTCAGTCGCTGGTGTACGAGTTTTGGCGGCGATCTGGTTGAACTCACCACGTTCTTGTCGATTCTTCGACACGTCAGCCTGAAATACGCAGGTGATGTGTACGACGAACGCCATCTGCACATGATTGCAGGTGACTTCAACCGTCTGGTACGTACCTCAGTCGCCATGGGTGCGATTCACCCGAGAAACGAACCAGCTGCCGTGGTTGATAATCGCCATCTGCGATTCTTGTTGCCGCGTGACATCAAGGGTGATCGGGACGCAGAACCACAGTACGCTGAAACCGAATTCGTCGGCAATACGTTGCGCATCCTCTTTGATCCAGAGGTGACTGCGCTGATCGTCAACATCTTCGGCGGTGATTGTCTGAACCGGGTGCTGCTATGAACAAGCTGTCGGACTTCACCAAGAAGAACATCATCGACGACAAGACCGGTGTTGAAGGCGGCTACGTCAAGAACGTGAACGACAGCGGCGGTGAAACCAATCACGGCATTACCGCTGCGCTGGCGAATGACTACAAGAAGCAACTGGTCAACCTGTATTCGTGGGATGGGAAGATGATCAACCTGTCCCTGACCATGGCGTACTATCTGTACGAGACGCATTTCTGGAAGCGCATGTACTGCGACGATCTGGCGAAGCGTCACCCGCTGTTTGCCGACAAGCTGTTCGACATGGCAATCAACATGGGCGTGACAACTGCCGGCGGTTACTTCCAGCAGATCCTGAATGCCAACAACAATCAAGGCGCGCTGTATGCAGACCTGAAAGTTGACGGCTACATGGGTCCGACCACGCTCAAGGCTCTGGACGCATTTGTTGCGAAACGGGGTGCGGAGGGCATAAATCGCGCTTTGTGTGCTCTGCTTGCTGAGCAAGGACACCACTACCTAAACCTGGTCCAAATGCGTGCAAAGGACGAGGAATTCTACTACGGATGGGCAGGTCGGGTGAGCCGTGACATGCTGATCTACATGAACGTGCTGGGGGTAAAAGCATGACAGACAAGCCGAAAATAGGAACCGCATGGAAGTTGGGTGACGACACGATCATCGTCATCAGCGTCCAGGTTGCGCAAAACTTCGACGAGCCCGGCTACCCAGAAGTACCGCTTGTTGGCTTCGTTCGTCTCGGTGGGTGTCCAGAAGGCGAGCGTAAAGAACGCTTCACTACCCTGAAGCGCTTCCACGAGATTGCAACGCCGAACAGAACAGCGCGCACTGCATATGCACCGTATCTCGTTGATCGCGCTGACGGATGTAAAGGTCACTATGCTATCGGTCGTTGGAATCCTGGCGGCTACCAAGAAGTCTGGAATCTACGCGCACATTGCTGGACGGCAGCGAGTGATGAAGTGCTGACACTGGAAGAAGCGACCAAGATGCTGGAGTCGATTAGCTTCCACCCAATGACACCGAGCATACGGAGTCCGCAATGACTATTCAACGCACGACGCTGCACGGCCACAAAGCCACACGTCGCATCAAGTGGTACAACCCAAAGTCGATCTGGGATAAAGATGGCGAGCAGTACATCAACGTTTTCGTGATCGCGATCATTGAGGAAAAGGGTTTCGAGTTGTTTGCTGTGACTGCGCAACTCGGTATCGACGGTCGTGGTCGTCACGTATTACCGCACAGCATAGTTGCACCGAAAGGTCGCTTTGCTTACGGCGGTAAGAGCGAAGGTACCACAGTGATCTATGCTGTCGGCGCACCTGTCGGTCGGCTTGAAGAAGCGGGGCGTGAGCTAGTTGCGGGTCTCAACAAGATGACAGTGCGCGATATGTGGATGCCTCCAGTGGGTGTTAAGCGCGGACAGATTCAAATCCCTTCACCAGAACACATCAGGACTCCAGTATGAAACAGCAGAACCTGGAAATCGACGCATCCCAAACCTTTCTCGCCCGTCTGTTTGCGACTGTGCTGGCGCCTTTCTTCGGGCAGCGTGTTGACGACGTGAACCTTCGCGAAATGAACGCGGCTATGGTCAGCGCCAACATTGACCCGATCTTCGCAACCAACATCGAAGTAACGGTCAACGACGAATGCATACGCGGTTCGTTTGAAGTCGCGGTATCGTTCACGCACGGCGGCAGTCAAGACAAGGCCATGATCTACGTCACCGAAGCTGACTTGGGTCTTGGTGAAGTTAGCGCACTGGACGAGTATGCCGCTGCTATTGAACTGCACGGTGCTCGACTCTCTGCGCTCATGGACAAAGCGCGTAGCTGCCCGGCTGACCAGCGCATGGTGAGTCTCGCACACACCAATCTCCAGCAAGCGTTCTTCTGGTTGCGTGAAGCACACAAGGAGCCGAAGCATGGGTACTGAATTCTTTCCCGATGATACGGTGCAGTATCGCATCCAGATCATCGTCAACCAGTATCACGATCACCACCTGGCAGCCGTAACCAAGCAGAAGATTCAGGATCAGCTTAACCGCGACATCCCTGTCTACTGTGCTGCCAAGCTGGTGGTTGCCGACGACGAGGCACTTGAAAGCCACGGCGCCATTCGTGTGACGTGTGAAGTTCGCGGGGAGAAGCGCAGCTATGAGGTGTTCGCGCAGCACCAAGACGAAATGCCAATGTTGCCTCCGCTTTCTGTAGAGGAGCTTGCCGAGTCAAGCGCAATCTGGGAAGCAAAGCGCAAGCCGCCCGCGAAAGTTGTGATGATCTTGGCTATCGCTGAGAACAACGTCATCGGTAAAAACGGTGCATTGCCTTGGCACATCCCCAACGACCTGAAGTTCTTCAAAGATCAGACCACGGGTCAACCTCTGGTCATTGGTCGTCGCACGTACTGGAGCATGCCGAAGTCCGTTTGGAAGACACGCTATGCCAACGTGTTGACCTCCGACATCGAAAGCGTGTGCATGCCAGATGCTGGACAATGGCACGTCGGCGGCTGCATTCGTTCCATGGTGAACATGGCGAAGGTCAACTACAACGCCGACACCGTGTTCATCGCTGGTGGTAAGCGAGTCTATGAGGATGCGCTGCGTTACGATCTGGTCGATGAAATCCTGATCAGCCACGTCAAGGGCGACTTCGAAGGCAACGTCAAGCTTGAACTCGATCTGGACTTCCTGGGTTTCAGCGAGGGTGTCGTCGAACTCGAAGATCCACAGTTCACTGTGAAGCGCTACATTCGCCAGCGCGGCGCCAAGTTTGGAGTAGATACCAATGAATGAAGTTCCACCACCAGAGCACGCAGGTAACGAGAACTGGAAGCCCTTGCTCATGTTCACTGACCAGAGCCCATCGTTTGCTTACGGTGCTGAGTTCGGCATGATCTATGAGCGCCTGTCTTCGAAGACGTTCAAACCTCAGGCCGTGCGTGTCGAGAACCAGGAAGTGCTGAAAGCTGCGGCTGCCCACTTCGGTCACGTAGCAGTGTTCACCGAGAGCGAAGTCGAAGGTTGGCTGTTCATGGATCTGGAGCCCTTCAAGCTGTCTGTCGTATAGGAGACCGTCGTGCCAAAGAAAAGCGAAAAGATCAAACTCAACTCCATCTTATTCATCTATGAAGTCTTCGGTGACAGCGCCCTGATCTTCTTCATTCCTGACGGTAACACGCTGGACAAGACGGTGCGTATCGCTATGCGGACAGCGCGCAACACATTCAGCAACGGGGATGAACTGACCACAGAGCAAGAACTGGCCCACGACGTTCTCAACGCCGCCATGACCGACGATGAAAACGCGAAGGGACTGGATCACATTCACATGCCCTTTGCTGGGCTGCTACTGCCGTTCAAAGTGACAGACCAGAAAAGTTTGCAGTCCAGCGCGAAGCTGAACTACGTGCGCTGTGGAACATACGCCTGACAGAGGGGAGCTATATGCTCCCTTTCTCAGGTCCCCACAGCGAGATACCTGAACTATAAACATAACCGTTAGAGTGGTTGTACTACTGATTGCAGTAGTGTATAATGAACTTACGAGAGCTAACCCGAGCAGACTGCTTACTGGTTACGCGCTTAGGTTAGGTTACTCAATCGAACATGAACCCCATCAGAGAGACTACGAACATGACTACTGCAACCGCTCGCAAGACCACCACCGCTACTACCGCTATCAAAACCAAACCAGTTAAGAAGGTCGTTGCCATGAAGACTGCTGCCAAGAAAGTTGTCGCTATCAAACCAACGGCCAAGAAAGCTGCAAAGCCAGCTCGTGCCAAGAAGCCAGTGGTCAAAGTCCCACGTGCTCCACGCATGACTAACGATCAGCGTCAGATGGCTGCTGTCAACAAGTTTGCAGCTACCAAGTTGGTCAGCGGCTTGATCGCTACCTACGTTCGTGAGAGCGGCTAGAAGATCGTCACCCACGTTGATCAGCCAGAAGTCAAGGCTGTGCTGAACCGTGACGTGTTTGTTCGTGACGCGCACACCCAGAAGCTGGTGAAACTGGGTCGCGTTGAAAGCGCACTGGCTAGCGTTTCCCCGCATCACATGGGCTTGTTCAACATCTACACAGTCTGGGTTGACGATGGCCAACTGCCTCTGCACCAGATCCGCAAGATCGGTACAAAGTTTGTGTTTGACGCTTCGCTGCCTATGCCGAACAAACGTCAAACTCACTTGGTTGATCGTATCGACTTCGACCAGCCTCGCGGCAAGAAGCCACGCAGCAACATTGACCCGCTGGCTACTGTGAAGCAGGAAGAAGACAACCAGTCGCTGGGTTACAAAGCCGCCGCTGTTAAGCGTGGCATCGCAGCTTCCCGCAAGAAGCCTGGTACTCTGGACGTGCGTGAGCGCAACGACCTGGAAATCGCCAAGTCGGAAGTGAAGCTGACCAAGGTTGAAGGCGAGTTGAGCGGTGCAGCAATCGCCAAGGGTACTGCCGTCATCATCGACTCCGAGATTCGCGGTGACGTGATCAAGACGACCAAGATCCTGATCGAAGGTAAAGGCACCAAGCGCAGCCCGTTCGTGAAGCGTCGTTACATCTTCACCGAGAAAGGTCAGAAGTGCCCAGTTGCTGACCTGAAGATCGTCCGTGGCAAACTGCGCGACGTTGTTGGCGCATAACTCAAACATTCACAAGGGGCTCCGGCCCCTTTCACCAATTCTGGAGCACGAACATGACCACACGTACTATTCGCGAGCGCGTTATCGCAATCATCGCCGAACAATTCGGTTTGAAGTTTGACATCATCAAAGACACTGACACCGTAGAGAGTCTTGGTGGTGACAGCTTGGACGCCGTCGAAACCCTCATGGGGCTCGAAGAAGAATTCGAGTGCCCGGATGTAGACGACGATGAAGCCATGCATTGGATGACTGTCGCCGATGTCGTGGCATATTTTGAGAAGCTGAGCCAGCCTCAAGTTGAAGCAGCTAAGCCGGCGCGTAAAAAGCCAGTTCACCCGTCCACCGTCAACGCGGTAAAGAAAGCGCCTAAAGCATCGGCCTTCGACGTGCCGAGCATTGCTGGCTACGCACACCGTGCCGAAGTCGAGTTCAAGCAAATCAAGTTCCGCTTCGGCAATGACAGCCAGAAGGCTCTCAAGAAGGTCGGTGACGCTGAGCAGAAAGCTACAGACAAGGCACTGGCTGCTGGTGTCAAAGCTGACAAACTCACCACCACGATCGTGGCTGAGAACAAAGCAACGCCTGCGGCAAAACAGGTTCAACCGCATCTGAGCGCTATTCGCCTGTACCTGGTGCGTAAAGTGCGTGCAACTCAAGAACTGGTTGCAGGCCCGTTTGCGTTTCGTGAACAAGCGCGTACTGCACTGCGCAACTTCCTAATGGCAAACCATCAGGTCGATCCACGCCAGATGTTCATGCGTATGGGCCGCGAACTGAATCACGGCAAGTTCACCGTGGCTAAAGGTCTGCGTCTGCCGAAGGCCAAGGTAATCTCGGTTCGCACTGACGCACGACCAAAGGCTACTGCCAAGCAGATTGCACAACGCAAGGCGAGTCAAGCTGCAACTAACGCCCGTCGTGCCGTGATTCGCTCAAACCGTTTGATCACTACAGCCATTCGTATCAAGTCTGGCAGCCTGTATGTACTCGACAAGCGCGACCGCATCGTTGCAGGTCCTTTCAGCACGTTGAAAGCGGCGCACGAAGTTTGCATGGGTATCAAAGACCAGTACGTGCAAACGGGTGCGCGCTGCCGTAATGACAACCTGGGTTACATCCTAGGATTCAAACCAGCAACACCCGCCAAAGTCACCGGCGGTATGTTTGCAGTCGGTGCTCCAATGATGATCGCCGCTGTTCGCACCAAGATCACCGCATACGATTCGAAAACCAAGACAGTCACGACTGGTCTTGGCACTGTGCATCCGTGTGCAGACTTCTTCATCAACTACCACAAGGCCATGCTGGCCGTCGCATAAGGAGAGAGCATGACCCCGCATTTACCTGGAGACGTCGCTTCGCCCGAAGAAGGTGAAGCGTGCCAAACGTGTGGTAAACCAGCCACACAGAAACTCTGCTTTGAGGCTGACAGCTTCGGTGCAGACTACGCATACCTGTGTGACGAGCACTTTGAGGAAGAACGCGAAGCCATGCGCAACGCTGACACCTCTGGTGCTTGCGACTGGTGCAAGAAGCACAGCGAGAAGCGATTCCCGCAGCGTGATCTAGAGGAGGGTAGCCACGGTGCAGTGTATGACGTGTGCCGTCCATGTATCGACAAACTTCATGCGTCTTGGCGTGAAGAACTGGAGGAAGACTGATGGCTAAGCTACGCGATAAACAGGTTGCACTTTCACTGGCAGAAGCAGTCCTCGCAACCGCGAAAGCGCGTGAGGAAAGTTACGATCAGGTGGGCGCCGACATGGCATCTGTGAGCGCTCAAAACAATAGCATCGGTTTTGACGCCGAGACCTATTACAAGCTCACCATTCAACAGGCTGCTGAGCAGTGCTGCCCCGCACCGTTCGTTGAGCCAGTAGCCATGCTGTTGCGCAACAACTGGAACGACAGCCTCGATTGGGCAAAGAACGCTGTACTGTAAACACTCACTGACAGAGCGTCTATGTTGGGCGCTCTAACCGAGGAACGAAAATGTCTATCTCTCCAAATCTGAACATGCTTATCGGCGGCATTCAAGTTGCACAACTTCCGGGCGCGGCAGCGGTATCCGTCTTCAACCTGATTTACGAGAACCGCGAACTCGCGCACACCCACGATGCGTTCGCCAAGATCAGTCAACTCCGTCCACTGGCTCAGGCTATCAACATTCGCCTGACTCCGAATGCGCCGCGTCTGGCTGCAGCTGGTGCCAAGACTGAGCTGGCATTCAGCCCGTTCGAAGCGCTGAGCCTGTTCCACATCATCGGCGCAAACATCACGCTGCGTCAAGCTGAACTGGCTCTGGTCACTGGCCGTATCGCGGTCGATCAAACCCATGCTGATGACGAGGAAGCTGAACCTTCCACCACCGAAGAAATCGCGCATGAACTGTGCGACCAACTCGACAGCGCGCAAATCTACCAGATCGTTGCGAAGCTGCCGCTGGACGGTATCGTTGCATCGCAGACCGCCGACTTCGACCTGGCTATGGCTTTGCTTGAACAGTACGGCGATACCAAGATCCAGATGACGCTGCTGGAACTCGGCATCGACTTCATTCACCCGGACGAACCAAGCGAACCTTCTGTTATCGACACCGAAGACAGCGAAGAATTCATCGCCGAAATCCAGGATCAACTGGGCGACGACAAGATCACCAAGCTGGTCAAGGAATTCATCACCGAAGAAGATGAAGACGACGAGCCGGACATGCTGCTGGACCTGGTTGTCGAGCGCCATGGTATCGAAGCCGTTCACCAGAAGATCATCGACCTGGGCTTCGAATTCACCTCCGACCTCCTGGAAATGGAAGACCCGGACGAGTTTGAAGCGGAAGATGAAGACGAAGGCCCTGCTGCTCCGTCTGACTACGCGCTGACTGTACTGCGCAACGATCTGGAAGGCCTGCATCACAACGACCAGGTGATCCTGACCAAAGCTGTCGAGCACTCGGCAGAAGACACGTCGGCCATGTCCTCGATGGTTGACTTCCTGATGGAGCACCCGAGCTACACCCTCGAAGCTCTGAAAGAGCACGGCATCCATCTGCAAAACTTCAAGGCAGTAATGCGCCTGCAGGACGAAGACGAAGACCGCGAAGAACGTCTGCACCGTCTCGACATTCAGGACCTGGAAATCCTGTGCGACGTGCTCGGCATCAATCGCGTAGATCAAGACCACGACGATCTGATCGACCTGCTGTGCTGCCGTCCGCAGAGCGAGTTTGAATCTGCCCTGGAAATCACGGACATCGTATTGCCAGGTCTGGACTACGGCAGCGAAGAACCAACCATCGACGAGTACCGTGCAAACTTCGAACACATCGCCCACCTGACAATGCTGCAATCGGCGGTAGCTGCCTGCATCGCTGACAGCACGCAAGACCTGGTCCTCAGCTTCACGCACTAACAGCGCAACGCCACACAGAGGGAGCTTCGGCTCCCTCTTTTGCGTCTAGATACCTGAACTAAAAACATAACCACTAACCCCATTGTACTACTGATCACAGTCGTGATATAATGAATCACGAAAGCGAAACCGAGACAGCTACATACTGGTTACGCACTTAGTTAAGGTTACACGCTGACTGAAAAGTTTGCACAAGGAGAACGTCATGACCGTCAAGAACATCACGCAAATTGCCGCTGTCAGCATCAACTACCGCTGCCCGCACTGCGACTTGGTTATCTCAATGGGTAGTGACGACCTAAGAGTCGGCGTGCCGTTCAAATGTTTCTGCAAGCGCGAAGTTGTAATACCGGAAGGCACTGAGCTCCAACTGCCTCTGTTGAACATGAACATCAAACTCACCAAGTAAGGACTACGAACATGAACAGCACTTTTACCAAACGCCAGGAATTCATCACCGCCATCCAGGCTGTCGCCGCAGAAGCGGGTGTGCCGTCATACACCAGCTGCATCATGAGCGACCAGGACGAACTGTTTGACGGCGAGTCGCAATGGAAGATTCGCTTCAACGACGGTGGCCCAGTGATCAGTATCACCGAGCACCGCGACGAGTACGCGGACGAGGAAGAAGATCGCAGCTACCAGACAGCCGCGCTTCTCGACTCTGACAAGGCAGACGCCGCATACAGTATGTCGCGCTCCTGGCCGCGCAGCATGTTGTTTGACCTGCGTGAAAAGTTGATCCCCGGCTACAGCAACGCCGTGGTCGAGACACCAGATGGTTTCGTCTGGCGCATAGTGACTGGTGACGTAGTGCGCGAACTGCCTGTCAAGTTGTACGAGACGGCAATCCCGAGCAGCGCCGGTGATTACGAGTTCGACCTCGACACCGAAGCCGCGAATGCCTTCTTCGAAGTACAGCCGTGTGTTTACGACAACGGTGATTACATCGACTATGAGAAGGCGGTCGAGAAGTCTGCCGAGAAGTTTGTGATCAGGACCTTCTGGTTCTCGGGTGACAGCGACAGCTTCGGTCCGCTGATTCGCTGCGCCAAGTTCACCCTGGCCAACGGCGTCGTGTTGCACGCCAGTTACGGATAATTCCTCCTGCCCATTCTGAGCGAGTGGGCAGTGTGAATGAACCGAATTGTTTACATGGAGCAAGACAATGATTGTACGGGAAAAGTTTCTGAGCACAGCCCCTGAAATTCTCGATCTGTTCAACTTCGAGTGTCTGGGCTTTGAAGAACAACGCCGTTCAGTTGACAAGTTTTTCGTCGTGACCGTACGAGCTACCAACCTGCTTGAAGCGCGCTGCATGTTGACCACCAGCTTGCATGGACATGGCTGCACCTTTCGCAAAATGCTGCGAATGTTTGAACTCGGCCCGGATCGTGGCTGGCTGCAAGGCACCCGGAATTCCTGGGTGAAGGGAAACGGGAATCGTCAAGTTCCCGAGATTGTCGATGTTCGCATGTACGACCGCGAACTCTACGACCGTCTGCGCAACGCAAACTAATCGGCAATCTCGCCGGAATAAGCTAGGAGATACACCATGACTACCAAGATCAAAGAACTCGAAACCCTGCTCGTTGCTGCTGCTGACACTTTGGTGAAGCTGCGCTCGCACATCAAAGTAACCAGCGCAGGTAAAGCTGCCGAAGGTTTGAGCGAACTGCTCGCCACACCAGAAGCCAAGCAAGTGTTTAAGTGGCGTCGTGCTCGCCGTCTTGAACTGAAAGACGTTGACACGGTGAAGGCAAAAGTTGTCACCTCGTCCACCCGCAAGCCTCGTGTTGACAACCGTCCCGTCGAAGCGCGCACTGTCAAAGGTGCCCCGGCCAAGATGATGATCGGCAAGACGATCCAGGTCCGCACCAAGCAGTTCAAGATCAAGGAAGTGTTTCTCCTTGACGTGCAAGGTACGCGTGCCGTATTGCTCGACAACGGCTACATCTACACCATCGACAACATCGAGAAGACGCCGGAAGGCAACTCGGATTGGTCGATCAAGAAAGGTGCGCTGCGTGAGCGCGGCGTGAAGCCACCAGTTGCAACCGTTGAGAAAGAGTCCAAGGCCGCTCGCGCTAAACGCCACGATCGTGAACTGAAAGTCGTCGGTGATGTTGCAACTAAATCGGCTGCACGCGCTCTCGCCAAGGCCGAGGCTGATCTTGAACCGAAGTCGGCTCGCGAAGCCAAGGGTACTGCCAAGCGTCGTCGCACTGGCACAGACGGTGTGAAGAAAGCCTCCGAGAAGGCAGTGCGTGAGGGCTTCAACTCGAATCGCGCTCGCAACACCAGCAAGAACGCCGCACCTAAAAAGACTGTCGGCAAGAAGACCGTCAAGCGCGCCTAACCAGCGCGTTACAAACATTCTCTCATTACTCTAGGAACATACGAACATGCTTACTCGCAAATCCTCCGGCTGTGTTGTCTTCCGCTTCGACGAAAACGCTCGCATCGAAATCCTCCTGGTCACCAGCTCCAGTGGTAAAGAGTGGGTCCACCCGAAGGGCGGCGTTGAACTGAACCTCACTGAGCGTGCGTCGGCCGCCAAAGAAGTTTACGAGGAAGCTGGTGTGCTCGGTGATGTCGGTCGCAAACTCGGCGAGTACCGCTACGTGAAGAACGGTCAGATGCAAGAAGTGACCATGTTTGCGATGCAGTACACCGAGGACGCAGCCGACTGGCCAGAAGCTGACAAGCGCGACCGCAAGTGGTTCAGCCCGAAGAAGGCAATGAACAAGGTCGATCAGTACCTGGCTCCTTTCATCTACGACGTGGTGAGCAACCTCGAAGCCCACTTCCAGCACGAAGCCCGCAAGCTCAAGTGAGGTAGTACGATGGTTCGCATTATCAGCTCCGCCCAGCTAGCGCTCATGCCAAAAGGTACCCGCGTTTCTTGGGTCAAGATGCACGAAGACGGTTCAATGGACTTCAACATTCAGGGTTTCCTCAACCTGGGTGCGAAGTCCATCCTGCAATCGGTAGATAGCAGCTTTATCAACCTTGTGGGTGAATTGCCTGATGTGTACATTGAAGAGGGCCGTGTCGTTACTCGCCCTGACGAACACAGTTACGGGCGCGACGCAAACTTTCCACATCGATTCGTTCTTTGGGACGACGTATAACAGGAGTCGTTATGAAAGTCCTAGTAGAAGTTAGCGAAGCACTGTCCGCCCGTATTGCGCTTGATCCTCAGACGAAAGACCTGCCTATGAATCAGGCCTTGCTTGCCCTAGTGGATCGCGCACTGCAAGCCGCAGAGTATGCCCGCAAGCCTGAAGTGTTTGCAGCACAGGGGCTGGAGCACGTCGCGACATTTGAAATCGGTCGTGTGTTCTCATTGGTTGAAGCGATTCCGCGGAATGCGTCGTATGACACAAACTTTCTGCGGGCGTTGGCAATTGCTTTGCGCAAGTCCCCGATGGTTGAAGTGCTTCCAGAGTCCGAGCACCAGCATGTGCCTATAGGTCACGGTCATGTACGCCGCGATCTTAAACGCATCCAGGAGGCGTGATGGAAGAAACCGAATTCGAGCGTTACGAACGTGAGCTCCGTGAGCAACAGCAACAGGTAGCTCGCGACGAGGCACTTCAAGGCGAACTGCTCGACCGCCAACTCAAAACCGTACCCGACGATGACTTCTTCGATGAGGACTACGTCGGTGATGACGGGATCTACGTGCCGCCTCTCGACAAGTATTCGCCAAAGATGAAAGAAATCTGGGCGGCAGATGATCCAAACGAACGCACTGACCAAGCTGTAACGCTGGACGGTGACTACCAAGTTGTTAGCGAGCCACAAGGCCTGCTGATCGAACATGATGGAGAAGACAATGCCTGAGTATAAAATCTCGGTGAACGCAACCCAGATCAAACGAGCCGCGCTTCATATTGTTCGCGACGAAACTAGCCTCACTTGGTTGGTCAAGTTGATCGATACCGCATTTGAAAACGTGATTCGTCAGGAAGATGCTTTCGATCATATCCGTCGGATGCTCAGTCGTCATGGTTACAACTTGAGCCCTATTGAGCTAATCAACACACCGCAACGCCGCGTGCTGCCAGTTTTGGATGAAGATGACAGCGACGCGCCCAAGAGCAAAGTACGTACCACTGGTCAAATCATCCGCTCCTTGCGCAGGAAGAACAACTGGACACAAGCCGAACTTGCTGCCAAGTTGAACTGGGGACAAAGCACCTTGAGTGAGTTTGAGCACGACCGCAAAATGCCAACCAACCTCGGCTTGAGTCAACTCGCGAAAGTATTTGGTACCAGTATCGCTGCGCTTGCTGATGTCACCGTTAAGAAACGCAAGTCCAAGAAAACTGCGTACACCGCTCGCGACCGTCAGAACGAAGACTCGGATTTGCCGATGTCAATGACACCTGCGCATAAAATGAACCGCGAGCAAATCGTCGGTGAACTCAAGGCGTTGTTTGTAGCAAATCCGTGGCTCACCAAGAAGGAGTTGATCAACAACTACGAATTCGGTGAGGATGATTACGAATACATTATGGCGAATGAGCCGATGATGATTCCAGCAGCCGTACTTGTTGACTACCTGAAAGACGTGCGCGGCGGACTCGTGGAACGTGCAGTCGAAGTTGCAGCTGGTGTTAAACACACCGTCAAGAATCCAGGCCCTAAACTCACACGCACGCTCAAGGCGTTTGAGATTACGCATTCGGCAATGAGTGCGTTTGAAATGCACAAGGTCGAATACGAACAAATCATGGCTTCGCACTACCGTGAAGTTACTGATGGTCAGTTGAACAACTGGTTGCACGCTGTTAGAGGTTTTGTGTTGCAGCCTGCGACAAAGCCGAAAGAGTACGTGCGAGAGCGCTTACTGATTGACGTTCTCTGGTACGAAGACCTGTTCAACGTCACGCCGGAAGTCTACCTTGAAGCGGGTGTTTCTGCAACTCAACAGGTTTGGATTGACGAACGCGAAGCAACCAAATTCTCAGGCCAAGAGCTGTTTAAGGTTCGTGAAGACCTGAAAGCGCTGCTGCTCAAAGCCTACAAGGAAGATGAATAACATGGCAGACACTAATCGCCGCAAGATTGTTGCAACCATGATGCGAGGCCGTAGCAAAGATCCAATCCTCGTCCGCCACTATATGTACTTCGACACCGCAATGCCGCGCATGACCCAGCTGGCAATCAGCTATGCCAACGAAGGTGACTTCGTGTCGTTTGTCAGCGCAGACCTGGGGATCGAACTCGGCATTCTGCGTATCAAGTCCGGTAACCGCTTTGAAATGGAAATGAGCCCGATTGTGAAGTCGAGCCCAAGCCTGCTCAAACTAATGAGCAGCGACAACCCTCTACCTGTTTAAGGAAATACGAACATGATCCTCTCCACCACCGCTGTACTCTACGTGACCGGCTTCGCAGTAACCTACGTGCTGACGATGATCCGTGGCTTTCAAAACAAATCGGTAGCCGGCGGCCATAAACGTCTCGCGTTCCTCGGCGGTGGTGCGATGACTGCACTGGAAAACACGGTGACTGTGTTGCTCGCCACTACTCTCGGTGACTACACCCTCATTGCGTTCACCTCTGCAGGGTCAGCGTTCGGTTGGGTGTCCGGCATGTATATGCACGACCGGATGATGCGCAAGCGTCTCAAGGCCATGAAGAAAGCCAAGAAGACCAAACGTCGCGACCAGATCGAAGCAATGGTTGAAGAACGTTTGATGGAGAAACTTCAAGAGCTGGGGTTGGTATGACTTTTGACAATTCCGTTTTGCGCGTCATGCAAACAATTGATCTGGTCGAATTGCTTGCCAAGGCAATAGTTGCCAAGACAGACATCGACCTGCCTGAATGTATCACGCACGCTCTGGTGTTCGATGCGCCTGACAAAGCCGTTGAGTTTGCAGTGCCCTACACCTATCTCGAAGGTGTGTGCGAAGGTGATTCTGTCTGTCGCATGAAAGTCAGCCAGTGTTTCATCGGTGACGAAAACGGCATTGCGGGTGTTGAAGAACACAAACAGCAATACCCGTACAAAGTGATCGAACTGCGTGCCAAACATACCAAGGTCAAGGACGCACATGAACCGACGTAAACTCTCCGCGATTGCGACACTGTGTCTGGTTGTCATACTTGGTATCGGGTATGCAGCAGCCATGCTGTACAAAGAGGGCCAGCGTCGTGACGAGAATGTCATGCGCTATGCCCGCATGATCGACACCAGCGCTGAACACCGCAAATACAAAGGCACGGAGTATTTCAACACCTACGGATACTTCGTGGATCGGGAAACCGGACTGCACTTCACTGACGACATCGGTGATTCGCTCTACCGCCAGTTTGCCCGTGACGGCAACAAAGCAATCGAGGTGAGTTGGCGCTACAGCGTGGACAAGCGTGAGCAAACGAGCCTCGGCATCTTCTACATCATCTTTGCAGGGCTGATTTATCTCGGTCTAGCAGTCGCAACCCTGTTTTTAATCGGGTACATATCCACTCATTGGAAGGGAAAACAAAAATGAACGACCAACCGCGTTACAGTGTACTGAATGCCGAAGCCATGGCAAAGCTGATCATCGACTCGGGTAGTTTGCGCCGTATCGTTGAACTACCAGACTTTGCGCAACTCATGGTGACGTTTGAGAATACGCCACGTGACTTCCAGCTCGCATACAAAGTCGAGCGTGACGGCAAGCCTGTATATCAGAAGCTCAGCCTGGAACGCGGTGAAGTGTTGCTGATCAACGTCGCAATGCAGGATGCCTTGCTGCCTGCGCCGGAGAACTGCGCGTTCAAAATGTTTTACCACCACGTCCGTCCCGTGTATTCGGAAGACAAAGCAACCACTGAATAACCGAGGCACCCCATGATCTTTCTCAGTCTTAACCACGTTGGCGCACACGGCTTGAACGTGCGTCGCATTGACCACGAACAGATGTACGTGTTCTCCGAGTTTCTCGCTGTCGAGTGCGGCAAAGAACAGCACCAGAAGGCGCACTCTAGCATTACCAACCGCATCAAAGTTTTGGCAGACTATCACAAGCTGCCTGATGACACGATGACGCCGGTGATCAACATGAATCTGGGTCCAGTTGCACTCATCGAACTTTACCGACTGGCTGCAGCCATCACCGCACGTCTCGCCGCCGTGAGTCAGTCAAACTGCGCACGCCACTTGAATGATCCTAATCGTGGAAAGTCCAACGTCGTTGCGAGACAGCCCGAATTCGAGAAGTTGATCATCATGATGGACGTGCTCGAAACCTTCTCGTTCTGTGTGCAGGTCGGCACAAGCGTGACACTCAGCCAGCAAGCGACTCCGAAACTGGCTCGCGTGCATTAATGTAAACTGCTACAAACTCAACGAGGATGTACCGATGCAGTATCATCAATGGTTGTCATTGAAAACGTTGTTGGGAATGGTCGTAACGAGCCATCGTATCAAAGAGTCTATCGAACTCGACGACTACGCGCGTTATGCCATCTACACTGAACACCCGGCCTTGTTTGAAATCGAGGTCGTGTTGAAGCAAGTCGGCGCACCGGGAACGCGCAAGGTCCCATTTGTCTTCGATAGCAGCCGTGCCTTGCTGTGTGACGCCGATACGTTCAACGCACTTCGCCAAGCAGATGCACCACGCCGTCGTTTGATCTTCATCGAAATCGCTTCCGGTGACGAGGTGTTCAAACAGGTAAAGCAGGAAGCGTTTGTACCGAACGGCGGTAACGCACCACCCACGCTGAAAGAAGCGCTTGAGTCAATCGACAAGCTGCCGACCAGCACCGGTAACTTCGGAGGTCGTCGTCAAGACGGGTTCACGCCGAATGCCAAGAAGTCGTCGCCAACAAAGTCTCGCCCTGTGAAGCAGCCTGCAATGATCATGAACACGGCAGCGCACAAGCCAGGGCCGAATGCCGTCATTCCCCAAGGCCGTGCAGTGTTTGACTACCTGAACAAGGGCTGCTACTGGGAAGAAGGTCAAGAAGGCTTTTGGCGTGCCGGTGGGTTGCGTGAAGTCACCAACAAGCTACCGTTCCCAGTGAAGATGGTTTGCCCTGGGTATCGTCGCGCCGAGTTCCTGCAAGCGCTCGACCGTGTGCAGTCGCGTCTCAAGCCAAAGGTATTCCGCGGCTACAGCCCGAACCGCTGGACCGGAGAGTTTAACGGTTCTGCCGAATATCAGGTTGACGGCTGGAAGTGGCCAGAAGGCTATCGCACTTACCTCGAAGCCGGCGTACTGCCGAGCCGCGAGTTCTACAAATTCATCACAGGTCAAGATGTACCCGGCCTGCCATCGTTCGCTAAGCCCGACTAAGGAAACGTCATGAGCTCCATCAGTTTTGTTCGCGTTGATACTCAAGAAGTGATCGGCATCGCTCCAATGGCCGATTGGTGGATGGTAGTCGGTGAGTTGTGCAGCACTATCGTTCGGCTTGAAGACCAGAACACCCGTGCAAAGCTTATGGAGCTGATGTCCCTCGGCAACGACTTCCAAAAGCCGCCACGTCGAGTACAACTGAGTGAACTCGACCTCGTTGACTGGAACTGGGCGTGCAGCGTCACCATGATCCGCATCCTGAAACAAGTCGGACTGGACAGTCTCTCGTTCATCCAGCACAAAGACCACAGCAGCATTGATATGTCGAAGCTCTGGTCGCACAAGGCCAGTACGGCATTCGTCGAACTGCTCGCCCTGAACATGGCTTTGATCGAGTGTCGCACAGCCGTCGAAGCCCGAGAAGTTCGCATCCCATTCCTCAAGGTGATCTGATGTTTATCTATCGTGGACACCAAATGAATCAGGCACAATGCGACTGCATGACCATTGTGTTGAACGAACAAATGGAAGGCAAGCATCGTGGCATGAAGAAGCTGAACGCCGCCTTCGAACGTGTTTGCAAAGAAAAAGGCTGCCCAATTCCTGACGGCATCGGCCCGAAAGGTCCAGATCCAATTCGTAAACGGAGTCGCTGAACATGACTGATACAAAGAAGCGCAGACCGACCAAGAAGGCTCCACGCACTGGTCGTCTGCCGGAAGCACCACGTCGGCTCAACCCGATTGAGCGCACGAACCCGATGCCTACTCTGGTAGAAGACATCCGGAAAATCCTGGTGGAGCATCACGTACACCACGAGAACCTGAGCGATCTGGCCATCGACATTGCCCGCATCGTCCACTTCTCCATTCCGAACGGTGCGATGTACGACAGCAGCGTCAAGCTGGCAGAGTTTGTCAGCAGCATGGCATACAAGCCGCCAGGTGTGGACGAGAAGACCATCAAGCGTCTGCGCAAGACCGTGAAAGAATGCGGCTTCGACTGGAGCTCGCTGTGCACCAGAGCCGACACAGTGCTGAGCATTGCAGCTGGTGATCGTCTGCGTGAACTCGACCAGTTGATCTTCGAGGCGAACAACGACCTGATCGCTATCCACGAAATGCAGAAGAAGTACGCCAAGATGGGCGGTTCAAACATCACTGGCGGTAACGCAATCAAGACCAGCCTCCAGAAGATGGATCTGGAGCGTGAGCAACTGATCACCCGCTTCCCAGAACTGGTCGATGATGAACCACGTGAACGCGAGGACACTGACGAATGAGGGGTTGGGGCGCCGCAGATGATTTTCAGGAGCAGATACAAGCGACAGTGGACGAGCGCGTTGATGAGGCTAGAGCCCAACTGTTGGGAGAAGGTTCTGAGGATTGTGAAGACTGTGGTCGCCCCATCCCGCCTGCTCGTCGTGAAGCAATGCCAAGTGCCACCCGCTGTGTTGTCTGTCAATCACACTACGAATAAGGAAAGGCCATGAGCGAAGTTGAAGCACCTGTAAACACCGAAAACCAAGATGCTGCGAAGCTCCTGGTCCGCACCAAAACGAAGCTCGGCAAAGTTGTCCCGCAGTACGCCAAGGACATCGTTGCTGGCACTCGTACCGCAGGTGATCGCGCTGCAATGGAGTTGAGCATCATGCTCTGCCAGATGCGTGACACCAACCGCTCCCGACTTCTGCATGACGATGCGGAGCTCAAGACCTGGTTCGAAGCCTACGTCAAGGCGCACCAGGAAGACAAGCTCCACGTCATCTGCTACCTCTCTGACGCTTACGAGTGGAAGGATAAAAATGGAATCCGAATCTAACATCTGGGTTGAAATCAAAAGCCTCAGCACCGGTGAATTTGCGCGTGACAGTCTGATCAATGTTCGGCTGTGCAAAGGTACTACCGACGAATTCGCTATTGATTGCCAACTCGGCAGTCATCGCTCCAGCACAGAGACGAACCGCGCCAGCATCATTGCGTTGCGTGACGCTCTGAACCAATTGCTTGCTGTGACAGAGCCAGAGAAATCTCCAGAACCAGCGCTGCACATGGAGCTTTCCGACGAGGCATACGATAACTTCGAACGCCAACTTGAACAGCGCCCGATGTCTACCAATCTGTCGCTGCAACGTCTCCTCCGTCGCAAGCCTACCTGGGAGCAATAACATGGCAAAGCCTGACGTTATTCTCAAGCACTTCCCGATTCTCAAAAGCAAGATCGGCCCAAAGTCGGTACCTGCAATGTTCGTGTATTTGCATGAAGCCCAGTGTGAGCGCAATCATGGTCAGACAGCGAATCGTCTGGCGGAACGCGGCGGCCTGAATTGGAGCGAACTGTTTGCAGTGCTGCATGACAAGCCGTTTCGTTCCATGCACGAACAAGAAGCGCACGATGGTTGCATGTCATACATGGACTCGCTTGCCGCACAGCGTCATGCCTCTCAGTATGCTTTCACAGACGAGGGTATTGCGAGACAGGCAGCCCATGATGCAGCGCCCAAGTTAGAGCCGCGCTATCGTTTCGTGTGGTTGAATCTCGCTGACGGTTCATTCAGCGAATCGTGGCAAGAAGGTGAACATCCGCCAGAAAGCAGCTTGCACGAAGAAAAGCTGGCAGCCGAAGCGGGCGACAGGGCGCCGTTGTTCAAGCTGATCAAATACGTCTGCATGAGCGACAGCAACTTCACGTTCGATCACCACATGAAGCTACGGTAATGGGCGGGTCATTCGGCGGTATGATGATGCGTCACGCCAATCGGTTATCTGGTTGGGGCTCGAATGATCCGCGCAATGTCGATGCCAAACCGCGACGCAAGAAACACCCGGACGATACAGCCGCACGCAAAGAGTTGGATCGCATTCGGGACACGTACATCGAAGCCAAGCGCAATGCGATGAAAGCGTTCCACTTGGGTGTCAGCAAACACTGCGACGATTGGGTTCGGGCCGGGTTCATCCGAGGTGATGAAAGCGTTCGGGAGCTGGTGCGAATTAGTCGCGAACTGTAAACACGAAGATCAAATCCCAGAGGTTAAAAACATGACAGCGAAAGCAGCAACTGCGGGCACAACGACTCGCGCTAACTCGGACAAGGCATTTGCAACCTGCGCTCACGAAGTGAAGGAAGTCTACGCCGCGAACAAAGAGCTTCACGGTCCGTTCCCGTTCTACACCGCAGGCCCACTCCTGTTCCAGGCATACGTCAACGCTTTCTCGACCAAGGGTATGCGTGAAGAAGTCAACTGCCGCGCGTGCGCCGAGTTCATTGAACGCCACGGCCGTCTGACATTCATCACCAAGAAGGGCGAAGTGATTCCTGCGCTGTTCGACCACACCCGTGTCTCGGGTCAGTATCGCGGTCCGATCAAAGCAGTCGAGTCCATCGTTCGTGGCTCTGCAATCTCCAGCGTTGCGTTCTTCGACACTGCCGTCTTGGGTCGTCCTACCGACGGCGGCTGGCAGCATCTGAGCATTCAACACGGTGTACCTCGCCAGCAAGTGAAAGAAGGCGCACACTGGGCTGAAATGACGATTGCCCAAGAGCATCACAAGAACCTGACCCGCAGCCTGGCCGACTTCAACATCACGATCATCCGCCGCGTCCTCAAGTTCATCCAGAACGAGTCGATGCGTAATGGTGAGAAGGTCGAAGCGTGGGTGAAGTGGCTGGAACGCATCCACATTGACATCGCCAAGGCTGACGTGCGCCGCGAGAACCGCGAGAACATCATCTGGCGTTACGTCGCAGAAGCACCTAAAGGCTGGTGTGAAGTTCGTGGCTCGTCTATCGGCAGCTTGTTCAAGAACCTGAAAGAAGGTATGGACGACGAAGATGCCATCGCACTCTTTGACGACATCACCAGCGCTGAGAAACACCTGCGTCCGACGGCTGCACCGACCGAAGGCAACATCAACCAAGCTGAACGGTTGATCGAAGCAATGGGCCTGGCGCCTTCGCTTGAGCGTCGTTTCTGCGGCATCAGCGAATTCCCACACATCTGGGATCCGAAGCCAGTTGAAAGCGCAGCAACTACCGGCGGCGTGTTTGACTCGCTGCGCACCAAAGCCAAGGGCAAGAAGAACAAGCCGGTCGAGACTGAACCAACGACTGACGCTACCACGATGACCTGGGCGAAGTTTGCCAAGAAGATTCTGCCGGAAGCACTGTCGATCAGCATGTACATCCCACGTGGCGCCCAGAGCTTTGGTGCGTTCCTGACTGCCGTGAATCCAGATGCGCCAGCGCTGCTCAAGTGGGACACTGACGAAGATAACCGCAACCCAGTGTCGTCGTATGTCCACACCGAAGGCTCTGTCGCTTCGCAGTGGTCGTTGATCGCTGGTACATATGTGCCGGTTCTCGCAATCGCCGTGATGCCATGGATGTTGAACCCAAACATCAAAGGTATGGGCGAAGGCATGTTGCTTGTGCTGGAAGACGCGCAAGATCAGGACGTTAGCAGCCTCGGCCTGTTCCCTGGCGATCTGCTGAACGCATTGCACCAAGTGCGTTCGACCATCGAAGCATTCAGCAACGACGGCAAGCTCCAGGAATGTCCGGAAGAACAGTTGATGTCCGGGTACATGATCAACAACAAGCGCGCCCAGTGCAAGCTGCGCGTAACCACCAGCCTCGGCGTGTCCGACTTCATCATCGACCGTTGGGAGTAAGTCATGCGTAAACATCCAGCACAAATGGCACGGGTTCCGATCACGAACCCGCACGCCCTCAGCCGGCACTTGTTTCAACTGACCCAATCCCAGGAAGATCTGGATTTCAATTCGGATCTGGAATACCCGACTGACGGCAGACTCAAACCAGCGATACCATGGGACGAACGCCTCACCATCGAGATTGAGTGTGACGGTACTTCCGATACTGCTGAGGAAGAAGAAGAGGGCGCTGACTTCTTCGAAAACCTGAAGCTGGTCGTCACCACATACAGCGATGGCACATACGGGTACGACCTTGAAGTTAGCACCACCAGTGCCGAGTTCAAGATCAAGGGTGACAGCCTGGACGAAGCGGCGGATAAAGTCTACGAGGCCATCTGGTCGCCGACCAAACCTGATGCGCCGGAGGCTCCTATGCCTGCTGCCCGACCGCACATCAAGCTGGTGCAACACGCGCTGACCAACGGTCCGCAGACAACCTGGTTATCGTGGCTCGACATCACCAAGTTCAATTCGGTGAATGCTCTGACCTCGTTCCAGGTGTCTTGCTCGATGGTCGGGTACGCGGTGCACATCGCAGACGTTGACCACTTCCTGCGTGCCATCGACTTCGACCTGAACACGTTGAATGCACCGAAGCACGCAATCGCCCAGCGCGTTCTCTCTGCGTTGAAAAGCGCAGTGAAAGGCAAGGCGAACATCGAAGGCAGTGCCAAGATGAATGACGCTCGGGGTTTGAAGTACCTGACGTTCATGCTTGAACTGCAAGACGGCACGGGCACTGTCTTCGGCATGATTGATCTTCGTCCGCAAGACGACGAGGAGGAAGACGAGGACGAGGTGGACGATTGACCAGAATACCTGCTCGCTTCCGCTACATGGACTTGAGTCAAGGTATGGCGAAACTTGCAAAGGAGGTGGTGCTAGTTCATCACCTCGCTTTCCGCTCCTGTGAGTTTAGTTCGATCATGGTTCATGCGAACGGCACTGCGCTGTCGTTCATGCTCCTCAAATGCAACAACGAATGGTGGGTGCGTGACACTTCGACGTTCATCAAGGCGATGCGAATCCCTAAGCTGATCATCTGTGAAGCCACTGGCCAGCTCCATGATCTACAGTTGCAGGTGATCGACGCTTGTGCCGCACACGGTATCAGCTTGATTGCCGAGCCGCACATCGTCTACCACGACACTTTCCCGTACCGTCTGATCTTGGCTCTTTCAGCAACTGTAAACAATAAAGAGCTTCGCTTCTGGGCGTCGATTGATATTGAACTGGAAATCTGACCATGCAACAACAGCAAAAGAAACCGCAGCCCCAGCGGCCGCAACCTGCACCAGTGAAGGTGCAACAACCAAAGCAGTCGCAAGGCTGTGAAGTGGACCGCCTGATGGCGATGTTCGATAAACTTTAAAAGGAATCGCAGTTATGCCAATGGTACTCCTCGTAATCGACCGTGACGCAATGGAAAAGGTCGAGCACGCTGCCGCAGTTGCAGACGTGAAGTTTGACACCCTGCTCAGCGAGCAATTCAACGAATTCCTGGTCAGCAAAGACTTCGCGCCCAAGTCGATCCTGAAGGTCGCAGCCAGCGGCGTTGCGCAGTCGGTCGATAGCCGTGACGAACTGATGACCAAGATCCTGGCTGCAGCCAGCGACATCAAAGGCCCGTTCACGTTCAGCGACGTGATCCCTCTGGTGCCAGAGCTGGCTGAAATGCCGAAAGCTGAAACCACTCAGTTCGCCAGCCAGTTTGCGCGCAAGTTTGCAGACAACAACAGCGGCATCGTCAAGCTCGGCAAGAACAGCAGCAAGGCTACCGAGTACGAAGTCCAAGGAGCCTAATATGGCGCATAAGCAAGAGGGCGTGAAAGCGCCCTTTCGCATCAAGAAAATCACGGTGATTCAGCAAAGCGGTACGGACGAGATTCGTATCGACACTGACTTGCCGCTTGGTGTGTACCCGTACGAAGGTTACCCGCAAGTGCTGCGCATGGAAGTGTCTAAGGGCATGGGTATCGAATACGTGCGGAAGAATTTCAACATTGAGCCAGAGGTCATTAAGGTATGATGCAAGGTCACGAAGTGCTCACCCAGTTCCTCGGTGCGAATGTTGACGGTCGCATCCCAGCAACCCAGAACTGCAACTTCGGACCGATTGCAGTCTACTTGCGTGCTGGCGTCTACCACTACGATCACGACACAGGCAAGCGTGAGCCTGCTGTTGGCATCGTCAACATCCAGATTGAAGAAGGGAGCGAGCGCGGTAAAGGCTTGTTCAAAGAATTCGTACTTGACGTGGAAGAAGCTGCTGCGTTTCGCGGCTACAAGTTTATCCGCTTCGAGCAAGTTCAAGGTGCCCACCTGCGTGATATGTTGCTCGCCAACGGCTATGTGCCGAGCGTTGCATTCGATGACGTTTTGGTAAAGCGTTTCTAGGAGAAGGTTATGGGCGCAGACGTCCACATCGTACTCGGCAAGATCAACATGCAAGCCATTGAAGACCGCCGCAAGGCAGGCAGTAGCTGCACGGAGATTGCCTTGTTTCGTGATATGCCCGTTGCTGCCGAAGACTTCATGCTGATGAACGTGCCGGATGAATACGACATAGGTCGCAACTACTCATTGTTTGCGTGGCTTGCGAATGTTCGTGGGAGCCTCAAGCCGATTGACCCTGAAGGTATTCGTCAAACTCAGACGTCCGAGTTTCTGCGCTGGCTTGATAAGAAGCGGATCGAGAAGCAGCGAGAGAACGGAGTTTCTAGTCAAGGACGTGTCGGCTATTATGACGAACTGGAAGACAGCCTGGATCTTGGGGATCACAGCCGCATCATCCACACAGTCAATTACCTGCGCTCGTTCAACTACGACCAGATTGCGGAAGTGGATGACGGCTATGATGACGACTTCAATCCTCGATATGCACGCCCTATCGACGGCGAAACGTACCGTGCGTACTTTCCAGCGTGCTACTTCAAGCTGTTGGATTTCTGTGTCAAAGAGAACTGGCATTTCATCCTGTTTGGTTTCGACAGCTAAACTGTAAACTGCAATCAGTAGTGAGGGTAACATGAATTTCTTGCGTAGACTCTGGACTCGAATTACTGGCGGCAGTATCACCGACACAATCTTTATCCGTGAAGGTGTCATGACCCGTCGTACTGTGATTAACGGTAAGCATGAGGTTGAGACTCGGCAGATGACCGAGAAGGACTTTATCGTCGCAGATGAAAGCTTTGCTGCAATGAACAACATCCACGAAAAGATGATGAAACAGTTTGGGGAGGGAAAATAATGGCGTACCTGTTTGCACTATTTTTGATTATCGTGGGCGTTGCCTTCGGCGCCTTCGGGATGTTTCTGTGGCAGTTCAAGAAGGCCAAGCAAGACCGTCTGGCATATGAACACGCCAAGATGGAGCTGCTCGACTTACAAAAGCAGTTGCGCGACGTTGCAGTCGAACAGATTGGTTTGTGTAGCGATCACGTTCGGATGCTCTATGCTGCACGCCAAGAAGACGTGACGCGCTACGTCAAGGGTACAGACGCCAGCTTGCAACTGGTGAACGAACTCATGGGGCAGTTCAACTCCATGCTGCAAGTGCTCCCTGAAATCCCAGCGACTGCCTCGATGCACATGCGCAAGATTCAAGGCATCGCTGATGAAATCCGCACGCTGCTCAACGACATCAAGTTTGAGAACCTCGCCGAAGTAATCGCGGCACTGGAACTCAGTGAGCACAATGCGTTGCACAACCACACCCGTCTGGAACAGCAACAGGAGAAACTCAATGAGCCGTCGTGATGCAGACGTTCGCCATACAGTGAACAGCCGAATCACCAGCGCACCTGGTATGGTCAGCGGTCGTGAAGACCTGGCCCAGATGCAGCACAGCGTCAACGCTCGCGTTCAGGAATTCAGCCCGCAGCAAGCACAAGCTACTGCTGGTATGGGCGCCATGAACGGCTACGACAAGATTGAAAACGAGCACGGCCTGACCCAGCTCGGCAGTGAAGAAGCGGCGCTGGCTGCCGTGCGTGCGTACTCTCAGCCCGGTGTGTTTGACATCGACAAGCTGATCGTCGCGGCTGCTGCATACAAGTTCCACACCCAAAAGTGAACATCAAGGCGATGCGGTCTATGGCTTCATCGCCTTTGTTTTATCTCCTGATGTACTACTGATGACAGAAAAGAGGGCACTATGTCAGTCAGAGCAAAGCTACAGGCAGACCTTGCCTTCTATGACTCGGTACTTGCTGCCATAGATTCTGCCGCAGCGTTTCGACAGCAACTCACCCACCAGCGTCATTCAATGACCGAGTGTGAATCGAAAGCCCGTGAACAGTTTGAATTGCTGCGCACGGGTTGTCAGGCTCGGCTTCGTCGTTCCGAAATACTCCCACACAGAGATTGAATCATGGCTAAAGACGCAAAGAACTTCAACGCAATGCACTGGTCTGGTGATGTCTTCGCCGAAGAACCAAGTCCAGAACTCCAGCTTGAGCACACGGTGAATGAATACGGCTTTGCTGCTGTCTGGGCCTTCAAAATCTTCGAATCTATTGGCGCGTGCGCAACTCACGCCGATGAAAGCGACATGCACAAGTACCGTGCCTTGGCTTCGATTCTCGGCGCTGGTCGAATCCGTGACAACATGATAACCGACTACTGGTTCGAAGGTCGCGAACTCGCCGTGCTGTACACCGCGCTGTGTAACCTGCAAACGGGATTCTTGGACAAGTCGCGCATGAATCTGGAGAAGACGTTGATGCGCAACGCTCTGGAACAGCCAGACCCAGAGAGCGCGGTCAACAGCCTGCGCTGTGCGATCAAGTCTCAGGCGTCGATCATGGTGACGCAAGTCGGTGAGTTAATGAGTCTTATTGACGGGGCGCTCAACGACAACCACCGCATCCTCCTGACTGTGGGCTAAAGCACCGTACCTATAATCATAACCGTTATCTGACTTGCACTACTGATGACAGTCGTGATATAATGACAGTGCAACTCAACATCCCGCGTGATCAATAGTGGTTACGCATATAGGTTAGGAATAAGTCATGACTACAGAATCGAAGCAACGCGCCGCCAACATCAAAGCCCGTCGTGAGGCACTCGGCATTAGCTTTGAGGGCTTTTACGACCAACTAGGTATTAGCCAGCGTCACGGAGAGTTTGTCGAGAACGGTCAATACGGCAAGCTGACTACAGAACACCGCGAACTGGCCGAGAAGTTTCTCGTTCATCTGGAATTGAAGAAAGACGGTGCGGTAAAAGCAGCGGCACCTATCGACAAGCCGCATGTATCGCTGAACGACAAGACAGCCACACAGAAGCAACTGGAAAAGTTTGCTGACGGCTTGTGTCAGTCGATCCTGCGCAACGACCAGAACATCATCACCATTCCCTGGGCGCAGTTTTACGAATTGCTGTACGCATCCACTGGGTGTGGTCACTTCGAACTGACCTTGTTGGAGTCCATCTTCTCCAACCAGACGTTCTGCAAGTTGCAGTTCATGATCAGTTTTGGCGAGAAGGTGGTGTTCATCTGCAAAGACACAAACTTTGCACCTGCATCGTTAGACGACTCCGACGATGAAGATGAAGATGCACCAGCTAACTCGGATGACGAGGATGAAGACAACGATCCCGACATCAAACAACCAACTACCTGGTGACCGCAATGCTGATTCATCCATTCTTCGTCATTGTCTTGGGTTTGTTTGTCATTGGCTTGATCACTTGGTTGGCGTGCAACAACATCAAGCTGCGCGGCTTAAACCAGATCATGAAGATTGCCCTTGAGTCTCAGACCCGAGAGCTGGCTGCCCTCAACGACCGCATGGAAGATACCAAGTCGCGCATGGACAATCTCACTGACTTGATTCAGCGGGTTGACACCATGGCGACTGAACTCAAGAACGAACGATAACCAATAAGGCCTGAAAGGGCCCGCACCTATTTGGAGTACGAACATGGAAACGAAAGAACAACTTTACGTGACACCTGCTGAACGCTTCCTGAAAGAGGAACGCAGCGCAGTCGAGCGCACCTACAAGGCTGTGGGTGAAATCACCATTGACGCGCCCGAGCGTGTTGTTGTCAAGCTGCCGCGTTTCGTTTCGTTCTATGATGCCCAGCTCGGCATTCAGAAGCTGGTCAACGACGAATGGGTTTACGGCGACCCGACGAAAGAGTCGTGGAAGGATCCAACGTTCAAGATTCGCGGTGGTGAAGTCTGCGGTTATCGCGTGTCGCTCCCTGATGTCGGTCAGTACCGATTCACTTGGGAATGGAAGGTCGTACTGACTGATCCGATTGCTAAGCTGCCGGTCCCTGTAGCGCTCAACATTGCAGGTCGTCACCCTGCCCTGAAAGCGTTTAACATCGTCGAGCTGGGCCGTGCCCGTCTGTTCGAAAAGTTTGATCCGCAGTGGCTAATGTATGGTCAGTACGAATACCTGGTGCAGTTGAACGTGCCTGCGCGCTTCGACGACAACATCCACATTCACTTCGGCCAGGAACTTGACATCCTCCTGCGTGACGGCAAGCAAGACAAGAACACGTGGCTGAACGTGCTGGCTGATGGTGCAACGTTGCTGGTCTGGGACAAGGCTGCCCTCGACCTGCTTCTGGCAGCGTGCAATAACAGCATCACCTCTGGTAACACCGACCACCGTGTCGATGCAGACTTCACCGCATTGATTCGCCCGGAGGCTTTCTGGAGTAATGCCCATGAGTGATGTTCTCTACGTCGCCGCGCTCCTGATGATGTTTATCGGACTGTTCAGCGCCATGCGACAGCGCAATAAGTTTCGGGACAAGGCGCACGAGGCTGAGTTCACCGTCAGCCTCCAGAAGATCGAAATCGCCCACCTGCGTGAGCAACTAGAGGTGAAGAATGCGCAGACGTGAACTGATTCCCCACAAGGTGGAGTTTCTCGCAAACAACTTCGTGGCTGGTCATGTAAGCCAAGTCCAGAAAGAAACGCCGAACAGTTATGCGGATCTGATGAACGCGGCGGTGCAGCGTATCGCTCGCGCACAGGCTGTCGATCATTGGTCGAAACAGTTATACGATTGCATCCAGCGCAACCTTGAAGGTGGCCATCGGTTGCAGATTCAATTCTACGACACGATGGACTTCAATCTGGACGAGGTCGCTATTGTCCCGACGAAAGATCGCCACTACTTCAACCGCCAAGACGGTGTGTGCGAGGCCAAGCCTACAGGTTGGAAAGCGTGGGACGAGATTCGCACCAAGGTCCACCGTCGTCTCAATGGGAAGATCGTAACGTACCTGGACGACGAGTTCCGCATCGTCAAACGTCGCGATCACCTTTTCCTCACCAAGCTGAGTTAATGACCATGCCAATCATCAAAGACTTGCTGGACAATCTCGACGTGACCGTCGGTTTCAACGAGAAGCGCTACACCGAACTGTACGACATCCTGAGTGGGTTTAGCTGCACGGCAGCCGAACTTCACCAGCGCCTGAACTGGGGCGCCGGTCACATCCTGAGCATGTTGACTGTCCTGGAGAAAGTTGCTCTGGTGCGTCACTATGAAAGCCGCGGCGCAAATGGGCCGATGGTCGTGTACGAAACCATCCGTGCTGTCGAACTCGACCACATCCGTACAGAACATGCGTTGCGTATCGTCAAGGCGAAACTGGCCCTACGTGATATGACCATGCTGTACCTCAGCAACTACCTCGTCGATCTTTAAGGAGCTGCCATGATCGCTGCCCACATCAAAGCACTGCTCACCGCCCTCGATACCCGCGACGACATGCAAGGTAACATCAACGGCATTGCACCGCATAGCGCACTGTATGACGTGTTGCTCGGCACTCATGCCACGGCAAACAATCTGGCAAAGATCGTGGAATGGCCGCCGTATGTTGTGCGTGCTGTCCTCGAAAAGCTGATCCACTGCGGCCTGGCATGCTCGCGCAATAGCGTCTGTGACGAATCGGTTGACGTGTACGAAACCATCCCCGAAGACAAGCTGGAAGTGGATCGCGTCGAAGCCGCAACGCTCATTGTCCAGCAGCACATCGCTTTGCTTGTAGCGAATGCAGCATACGCCAAGCAGTACCTGCAAAAGGATTAATCATGCCAGCTCCAATCAGCTTTCGCCCGTCACTGTTCGCAGAGCGGTTCTTTGATCAGACCAAGCTCGATGGCCGTGACAAGGCGATCTACATCAACATGGCGATTCAGGCTTTGGCGATGGATCACTACGTCAAGACCTACACCCAGAAGTTGTCGCAGCACATCCAGTTGCGTGCAAACAGCGACGACGATCCTGGCACTCTGTGCTTCTTCCTGCCGGAGTTGATCAACAGCCTCGACACGGAGACTTTGATGCACGCCGAGTCGCCTGCGAAGACGATTGATGGCAAGGAATGGAACGGGGTGCGTGAACTCACCGCCCAGATCAACATCATCTTCCACGGTAGCCAAGTGAATCTCGACAACGGCACCAGCTACAAGCTGCAACGTGTCCGGACCGAAGAGGGCATGGCTCTCGAAATGATCAAGCTCTAAGGAACGAAAATGGAATTGAAAGATTGCGTCGTCACTCGCCTGCATCAGGCAATGGACGTCAAGAAGATCCCGCACGGTAAGCGCATTGAAGCGCTGGTAGAAGCGTTTGACAAGACACCTTACCACATCGACAAAACGATGGTCATGCACTGGCTGCTGGGTAAGGCGCGCATCAACGAAATCGTCATGCCGACACTGGCTGCGTTCCTCGAAGTGAACGAGCGCTGGTTGAAAGAAGGTACAGGCACTCGTTACCCTGAACGTATCAGTCTCGGCAGTAACGAAGTTGACTGGACCGTGGAGCAGCGCAAGCTGTACAACTTCGACCGCAGTGAAATGCGCGACAAGGCTCTGGCCTGGGTATTGATGCACCAGCATGCGGACCTCGTTGCTGAGTTTTGCAGTGCTGCAAACGGTCACGATCCCCGAGCCATGCGTGTTGATATCCGCGTGAACGACGTAGAGCTGCCGGTCAAGAAGTTTGAGGACCTTATCAGCAACTTGTCTGATGCCATGCTTGATTACAAGTGGCGCGAACTCGGTCTGGACACTGTGCAGAAGTCAGCTTTCACGCAAGCCGAGTCTGTACTGCGCAAACTTCACGGCGACACCTACGACAAGCTGGGTGAAGTCATGAGCCAACTGGACAACATGCGCGACAACATCGGCACGTTGAACGAACTGGCGTGGTCTGCCTACAGTCGTGAAGCACTGCACAGCATCGGTGCGTTTTCGATCAAACTGCCGGATCACCCTGAGCATCACTTCGACGAAGAAAAGCATGGCAAGTCGAATCGCCAGCACGCAATCGAAATGCTTGTACGGATGATCAACGGCGCACGCGCACATTTGCTACGTCACGGCATGCGAGTCTCCGACTTGCCGAAAGACCACGAACGACTCGACGAGCTGGCGCGGTCTATCTACCACGACCTGACCGAGCAAGAGCAGGTGTACTGCGAACTGCATCTAGCCATGAGCGACTTCAACAAGGAACTGCAATGAAATTCCTCGACCTGAACAACCTGCCCGAAACCCTGGCGCTGCTCAAGATCAAAGCCGATATTGACGCGCTGAAAGATCAACTGGTACTGGATCGCATGGTAGACAACTACTTCGTGCATTCTCGTTTCTACGGCACTGGCACTGATGGTTCGATGTGCGCCTTCAACCAGAAGGACACGCTGACGATCATCAACCTCGTGTACTCGCACAACGATATGAGCTATGGGGTTGCCAAGCAGAACGACAACCCAGGCCGCTTGCGCACCACAGCGAAGGTAGCAGACGTGCATCGGCACTGCGCACCGGATCGCCCAGCATATTGGAACCTGATGCGCTGCCGTGATGATCGCCAAGTGATCTTCATGCTGCCGGAAGGTACAGACGTCCGCGAAGTTGAACTGCTCGACGGTGAATACCACCCTGAAGAAAAGGCGGTAGATTCGAAAGACGTGCGCGGCTTCATCGTCACCGACTTCACCCACTCGACAACGCAGCAAGTGGACAACGTCGGCCGAGTGCTCATTACCCAGGTAATTCTCAAGGCGTATGACAGCGACAAGCAGTATCAAGCTGTGATCGTCGATCTGGAGAAATGGCTCAAGTCACAAGGGATCACGCGATGATCAAGCTACCACAAGCAACCGTTACTGACCTGCTCCTCAGTCTCGAAGCTGAATTCGGTGTGCGTATCAAGTATGCAGCCGAAGTCGGCAGTCGGGCCTGGGGTTACGCAAGCGACACCAGCGACCTCGACATCCAGTTTGTTTACGTGCAACTGCCGTGGGCGAAACGCATCGAAGATCGGCAAGACACCATCCGTGTTAATCGTGACATCACGTTCATTGTCGATGGTGTTGAACATTCGATGCATCTGGACATCCTGGGCTTTGAAATGCGCAAGGCTATCCAGAAGTTCACTGCATCGGACCTGACGTACCATGAGTTGCTGGATACTTCACGACTGCTCGGTGCTGATAGTGACGCGATGGATTCTTTGACAGAAGTTGCGCACCACTACCGCAATGACAGCACTCTGTTTCAGGTCTGCCTTGATTTGTCGAAGCGCAACCTGTACATCGGTGGTGTGAATCGCAAGGGTGACGTAGTGACGTCCAAGTCGCTGATCCTGGGTCTGCGCTTCGCACTCATGGCATACACCCTGTCAACGCCAGGTACGCTTGAATGCCGGCTCGACAACCTGATTACGATGAATTCGATCCGGGCTCCTTGGGTGAAGGGCACGCTAGATTGGCTGACTGCTAACCGCGATATGACGGCTGATCATCTGCTGTCTGACCCGCGCACGATGCAAATCATCCAGTTGTATCACAAGGTCGTTGAACTGCCGCATCCGAAAGGTAAGCGCGACCACGATATGACGTTTGCGAACGAGCACTACCGCCGCATTGTGCAGGAAACGCTCGCTACCTACCACGTCACCAACGCCTCTGATTTGATCGCAGGAGTATTCTGATGGAACGCAAACGCACGCGCAACGTCTACCTGTACCTGTTCAAGAGCGAAGCCGCTCTGCATAAAGCCATGCGCATGTACAATCTGGAAGAAGACACCTGCACCGATATCTGGGCGCATACCTTCCGGGTGCAGATTGGCGAGATACAGACCTACGCGCTGTACACCAGTCGGATCAGCTACTGGCAAAACTATCGCCCGTCGAAGTGGTGGGACATCGGGGCTATCGCAATCTGGGAAGTCGAACTCGAAGACCTCGACTGTCACAAGAAGACCATCCGGTTCGTGCAAGACTGGCCTGGGCTGCCGACTGGTCAGCGTCTCGAATTGTTCAAGCTGGTTACCGAACAAGCCGAGCCTGATACAAAATTCTACCGCGGCCGTTGGTTCGAAGACCGTTTCGAACAGCGCGTAGATCGCATGGGTGTCGCTCGCTTCCTCAAAGAGCACGCCGACTTCAAGATTCTGGGTTCCGAAACAGACCGCGAGGTTGTAGAAGATCTGGCAACGCTGCACAGTGTTGAACTCTCGCACGAACACATGGGCGCGATACTCGACAGCTTTGGTGCGACAGTCACAGAGATTGCCCGCTACCTGAATGCAACTCGCTTCCCGATGATGAATGATCTGGCAGCCGGTCGTCACTTCGCTGGCAAGTTTGAGATTCTCGAACAGGTTCCTGATTGGGAGGCCAAGCTCGACGATCCAACCGTGCTGCTGAGCATCAACGATCTGAATATCAACCCGGGCGAGATTGTGAACTGGGCTATGGGCTGGCGTGATCGTCACTGTGTTGCCTGCCCGCACAGCACTATCCTGTCTCTGGTGAATGCAGGCATCGACTTGCGCGCTTTGTTTGCTGCACTCGATAACCCAGTGCTCTTTCTACGCGACCAGTGGTACGCACCAGAAATCAAGCAAGCCTACGTCGTACAAGATCCACACAGTCTTGATTGGTACATCGTCTACATGAACCCGTCTGCGGCTGACGAAAGGACGGTCGAGCGCATGATCTGTTTGGCTGATGGCCACTACCAGTACGATCTGCCGTCGCGCAAGGTGATGATCAAGATTCCATTCAACTCGTCGGCCGAGCGTTGCTATGACGAACACGACGCGAAGTACCGTCTCGCCAAGTGGTACGCTGACCAGCTAAAAGGAGCAAAGAAGTGAAGTGCCCAAAAGGAAGTTACGCCCAGCTTGAGACTGTCGGCAAGAAGCTGGAAGCCCTGAGCCATGTGAAGTTTAAGAAGTCGTGGAGCACATTCACCGATCTTCCAGGTCCGACTTCGTTCGGCACGTTCAAGTCGGTTGAAGTTCGCCCGGTTGACTTCGTTGGCGGCGGTAACGTCATGGTCGACGGCTACGCATATCAAGGCAAGTTCGGCGTGGCGTGCAAAGCGTTCCTGTTCATCTTCAATCCGGAGAGCGAGTTTGACAACAAGCGGAACGTGCGCTTCACCTTCGATGGTGACGAGGGTTTCGCCATGTCTGCTGAGCGTGACCCGTTCCGTGAGAACATCGAAGACAGCGTTATGGAAGCCTTCGACCGTCTCGTTGTGAAGTTGCAGCAAGAAGCCAACTGTCTGGAAGCTGAGAACTCCATTGAGTACCCGTGTACGATTCTCGCCAAGCAGATTCTGGCGCAGACCACCGAACTCAAGAAAAGCCATCTGCTCAACTACACCATTTCGATGCACAGCGCGATCAAGGATGCAGCCAATCGTCTGCGTGACCCGCAGTATCCAGATGATCGTGAAGCGATGTGGACTTTGGCGATCAACGACTCGCCATTGAACCAAGGTCCGACTGCCATCGTCTGCAATATGTACGGCAAGTACATCGACTGCCTGCGTGCTGCTGTGTGCTTCAAGCAGGTGCACGACCTGATGTTCGCAATCCCACACGGCATCAAGCTGTCGGACCACATCTACTTGCTGCCAACCGCCACTGCATACCCGAAAGACTTCAAACCGGAGGTCGTATGACGAAGCGTGAAATGAAGACAGACCACGTGTTGGTGTTTCACCACCGTATTGATCTGGCGCACTACATGGAACACTACATGAACCACGATCAGGTTCAGTCGATGAATGAGTGCGTTCAGGTTCTCGGTTTCGACGGTGTGCTGTACAAGGTACTAGTCGCCAAGCTGTACCCGTCGTATCCTGGCTGCATCGAAGAAACAGACGGCCCGCTTCTTCCACTTCTGTGGCGCACTAAGCTCGCTGCTGCATACCGCGTCGAAGACAACAAGCTGGTTGAGATTCCTGGACCAGAGGCGAATAGCATCTACTTGCGAATCTCCAGCGACAAGAGCGCTGCACTCGGCGAGTATCTTGCCACGATCGTTCCGCAGTTCAAAGTCTTCTCCGGACGTTTCGGGTTTCAGCTAGGCCGCAAGAACATTGTCAGTACCGAATAGAGGTAACCATGAACACTCAAATGCGTCGCATCACCGTAGTACCAAACGAAGGCTTTCATGTCCGGTTCTATAGCCCAGAGAAAGACAGCGCATACTTCTCTGTGAAGACTCTCGGTGATAAGGCCGAGAAAGAAGCCATCAAGTGGCGTGACAAGCGCGAAAAGGAAATGGGTATCAGCGCTGATGATTACGGTACCCGCCGGCCCCGTGCTGTTCACGCCAACAGCAAAGCAGACACTGGTGTGTTTGTCGCAATCGGTACCAAAGGTAAGCGCTTCTATGCCGATGTCATGGGCGTGCTCAACTACACTGAGAACGGTAAGTCAAAGCGTAAACAGAAAGCAGTGTCGATCTTGCGCAACGGCTATCACGCTGCCTACATCAAAGCGCTGCAAGAGCGTTGCACTATGGCGGGTCTGCCCCTGCCAGAGAAAGTCAAAGTACCAAAGCTGACTGACCAGCAGATTGATATACTGGTTGCTCACGGCGCCTCGGTTAAGAGCCTGACCGAACTCGCTGTCGTTCCATGGACTGGCAAGCTCGCATAACAATTTATAAGCGAACACGAACATGACATTACGGAGTATCGAACATGCACCTTGTACTATCGGCCCAAGTGCCATCGAAAACTTCATGGGTTCAGGGTAATGAAATCAAGCCACTCCTGAAGGCATTAAACATTCCACCTCACGGCATCAAAGAGCTAAGTGATGGTGTTGTACCAGATGCGCTGCTCCGCTTCATCAACTGTCGGCGGCTAAAGAAGTTCGGTAGCATCCGGTTGCGTCTCAGTGATCTTGGGGAAGACACTGATCGGTACGTGACCATGCACTATCTGGTACGCGAGCGCCAAGAGAATGATCTGCGCGCCGCACTCGAAAGCTGGAAGGAACAAAAGCTGGTTGTCAAAGTGCGACCAGCAGCCACGGTACGCTCGTTCTGTTTCTGCATTGATCTGGACGAGGAGTGCATGTTCTGGGTAAGTCCACAAGGACGCGCCCTGATTGAAAGAACGCTGCCTGAATCGGCGCGTATGTTTCGCACTGCCTGCAAACCTGTGAGGCCCACTGCTGTCACACTTGCAGGCATACTGAACGAAGAAACCAAGGTCGTTGAAGATCATTGGTCTCGAATGGAGAAACAGGATGACTAACAAGCCAAAAGTCGTAATGCAAGAACGTGACCTGTCGATTGACGACCAGATGTTTAAGCTGCGTGACTGGCCTTCGGAAGACGGTGATGTAACCGAGCAGATGCTCAGGTCTCTCAACGTGCGCCACAATCCGATGTTGCCGCCAAGTACCATGATAGTCTGCGCACCAACGAGTCCGGACAAAAGCATATTCAATCGGCATATGCGCAGCGCCTTCCCCGGCCACTTCGTTGTGGATGAAGTACATCAGCCGTACAAGCCGCTTGACCGTTCTCACTTGCATGAGCACCAAGCGCTCGCTATGAGTTGGCTCGACAATCATCCAGCCATGCGCATCGAACTTGATGCGTGCGGCAACACATCTATGGTTATTGACACGGAGTCCTACTTCCGTCAGGGTATAAACGCAGCGCGACTGCCGCTGATGGTTCGCCCTCTGCGAGGCATGGGTTTCGGCGGTCACATGGATCGCGACCACGCTGATTCGTTACGGATAGAAAATCTCCGCCGACTGCGCAATGGCATTCAAGCCTGGGAAGGTGGAGGCTACCTCGAATACCCGAGCATTGGCGGTCAGTTCAAGCTGTTCAGCGAACACTTCGGTGTCAACATAATCTCGGACGAGTACGTCGCACCTCCGAAACCAGAAGCCAAAGACTGGGACAAGAACGCCCGTCATTGGTACAAGGCTGCAATGGGTGGCAAGCCGATGATGAACATGGCATTGGCTATGTATCGCTTGCGTCACAAGGACATATACAATCCTGAGTTCGACTGGGAGAACCAGTGGGAAGCGCGTCGCCGTCTTGGGTTCATCAAGCACGTCAACGTCGGTACTGTCGGTCATATCGACTGGGGCAACAATCGCCTGATTCGTCCACGCCCTCAACATCCAGGTCGTCTGGCAGATGCCATTCGTGCCGTGATCGCAAACTACTAACTCAAACATGGAAGCCTAAAGATGTCTCTGCTCAATGCCTTAATTGCCGTTCTAGTTGCCTATGCAATCTCCTGCGTAACCCAAAACAAACTGCTGTCGATGTACGAACTGTTTAGCAACGAGAAACTTCTGCTGCAAGCCGTAATCGCATTCCTCTCGGCGCTCATTGTCGTGTATGGCATGGAACAGTGGCGCAAACAGCGCAAGTACATCAAGGCCGCAATGACCATGCGTCGTGCCTCAGGTCTGCGCAAGCACATGATCGAAGGCGTGCAAGGTGGTTCGTTTGCCTATCTCGCCAAGCAAGTGCAGTACGGTACCGAAGGTGAAGGTAGCTGGTTGCCGCCGATGGCCGAGGTGTATGTGATCTGCGACATGGACGAAGTCGAACTCGATCCAACCCGTGAGCCGACGATGCTGGTTGTTCCTGTGTTCAAGAACGTCAGCCTCGAACAGCCGAGCATGGCAGTGCAAGTCCCACGCGCCGATCTGTTCAAGCACATTCCACGCAACATGATCCCGGAGCTCCTGTAATGGACAAGCAAGAATACATTGCCCTAGAAACCCTGTACGTCGAAGACGAACATGGTGAGGCGATTGAGTTACCCTTCGGTACCATCCTACTGTTTGCGAAGGGTGATCCTGTACCTCAGGTAATGCAGACTGATCTTGGTGCCTGGGGCGTGCGCGCTGGGCATGTGTTGCCCCGTGCCGATGTTGACCCACGCAAATACTGGATCATGCCTGACGACTTCGCCAAGATGATCAAGAGTGATGCAGCATGGATGATCATCTGCCGCACCATGATCCAAAAGAAGAAGCGCAGTTTTGGTCTGGCGAAGAAACAGCCGGACAAAAGCATCAAGCCCTACTTCGACATCCGTGACGGCGTGATCACCAAGGTGGAGTTACTCGACCGGAATATGGGTGAGGTGCTGATCACGTTCAAAGACGCGCTCGGCGAGAAGACGTTGAAGACCTGGCGTCCGGTTTCGATACTCGACATGGACGAACAGCGCCTCGTGCGCCCTTACCTAAAGAGGTCATAATGAACAAGACCGAATACCTGAAAGCGAAGTTGACCGACGCTATCAAAGACCAGTTTCTGGAGCAGTGCGAGTCCTGGGGAATTAGCCCGTCAGACGCACTGCGCGATCTGGCAGAAACATTCATCATCGAGCACACCTGTCCGTACAAGGTCGATTGCGAGGTAATGACCAAGGGAAATCCGATACTGGTCATGACTATCTCGGGTGAGCATCCGACGGCGATGATCTTCGAACTACCCAATATTCCTGGTTGGACGATTGAGACGAAACCAGAGTACCGAGTGCAGATGTTTGGCGAGTCGCGAAGTGCGGCAGTAGTCAATGGTTACTGGGCTGGCGTTTGCACTCCAGATGATCCGACACTTTCTATGGGGCGTGTCATCCACGAGTTCACGACGCGCTTCCATAAGATAGCCGCCAAGATGCACCAACTGGACTCCATGTCTGAATAACCGTATCTATAATCATCACCGTTATCGCTATTGCACTACTGATTGCAGTTGTGATATAATGACTACGTGATAGCTCCCAGAGAGCACAACGTATTGGTTACGCACATAGGTGATGTTTATGACCACGTTCGATCAAAAGCTGAAACAGCGCCAAGTGATGCTGAAAGCCGCGGAAAAGATTGCCGCGAAGTATGACAGCAAGGATGAGTGTGATCGTTTACTGATGGTGGGCGAACTCACCCAGTTTTACGAAAACTTCTTCCTGAACTGCCGTCGCACCAACATCGCCTTGCTTGTTAGTCAAGGCACGTTGACGCAAGACGAGGCAGAAAGTCACTTGGAAGCCCGCGCCATCTTCTGCGAGATTCACGGGTTCGATCCGAAATTGTTTGACTGATGTACCTGCGGGCAACCGCGTATAAGCTAGGGGCGAGTATGAAGACCATCGAAATGGATAAAGCTCGCAAGATCGAGGAGGCCACGAAGTGCATGATTGCTTCGCTCGATCCAGAGTTGGCTAAAAAGCTGGTGCTGAAAGAAGGCGAGGTGCATCCGTACCTTGAACTGCCTGGTTGCTTCTACATTCTGCTGGGTGCGTTTGCCATTCACCGAGTGTACTACTACCAAGCAGACAGAAATGTTTACGAGGCGTTCTGCACTCGTACCACGCCAGCCGAGCATTTTAAGGAGCGCCTGACTCCAGCCCAAATGCTTGATCACATTGCTGAAACTAAGTATCTCTGGCTGCCGAAAGACAGTCCAGGTTTACGTCCAAGCTCAGAGTGGGACGAAGAATGAGAGCGCGCAAACACCTACGTGAGACGTTCACCGAACTCGACACGTTCACTGATTGCCCAGAAGCGCGTGCGCGTGCTGACAAGGTGATCGCTCGCTTGATTGCCAAGTACGGCCCGCCGTTTGACTATGGGCGCAACCGTCTGGTATTCGCGAACGACCGCATCGTGTTCAAGTTCCCGCGCAACTGTGACGGTGAAGCTGACAACTGCTGGGAAGGTAGTTGCTCTGGCCCGACGAAAGCTCGTGGCAAGCGTCTTGAAATAGACGGCTTCATCTGTGTTATGCAAGAACGCCTGCAGCGTATCTACCAAGACGTACCACGTCCGAAGACAGTCCCGAAATGGACTGACAGCGTTGACTGTATGCAGGTAGGTTTCGACCGCCAGGGTAAACTCCGCGTCTACGATTTCGGGACAAGATAATGCACATCATCCGTTGTGAAACAAAACCCCAGCTGCAAACTCTGATCAAGAAGGCCCTGTTTCGTCCGCACTCCGAAACGCTTGGTGATGTTGACGAATCGGAGCTGTCGCCTGAGCAAGTTTGCGAAATGCTCGGTATCAACCCTGAGTCGTTGCTGGAAGAACGCACCGGCAAAGAAGACCCAGATTTGTTTGACGACAATCTGTCGATGATGGAAGTCGAGACCCATGTGCTAACGTGCGACGGCGTTCCGATGTTGAAAGACTTCAAGCCGGGCGTGCTGGTGTTCCATATCGAAGATGGTTTCGACCGCATGGGCAGCACTTCGCACCATACGTTCCACTACGTTGCGGACGAAGATATGACCTTCGACGCCTGGATGGCTTGGTACAACGACATCCAGAAAGAATACGCCAAGAGCAATGCTCTGCGCGACCGTCAATCGAAAATGAACTGGGACTAACATCATGCAAAGCATCGTACAACAACTCGGCACTGTGAACTTTCCATTCTTCAACGGTGATCGCATTCACATGCTGACCATCGACCGTGACAAACCTCTGCCGGAAGTCGCAAAGCGCTGGCAGCAAACGATTGACGATATGCTGGTGGGTATCGACCACGATGGTCCCGTGTACCTGATGGTTGACCAGAAAGAAGTCAAGGCGAATCAACTGCATCGTCGTGGCGGTCTGCACATCGACGGCTTCTGGGTCCCAGGCACAATGATCACAGGCGGCCGCTACCCTGAGCAGTACAGCACAATGCTCGCTGGTCATGTTACCGGTGGCGGTGGCAGTCATCGTACCGGTGGTGATGGTCCTGGTAGACACAGCACGGGTGATGTAGGTCGTCACCATACAAACGATCTGTATGAGGAAGTCATGGGTCGTGTTCATCGCAAGCAAAAGATTAACGAGCGGTTGAAACACATTCCGAAGAAACCCGAGCAGAATGCAGGCGGCCAGCACGATACTCACCGGACAAACTCAATCGACTGGCCGAACGAGACCATCATCCTGGCATCGAACATCCCAGCGTGTCGTGCTCTCGTTGGTGACTGGGGCGGTATCATCGGCGAAGGTGGTGATGTTAGTCACCTCGACCTCAGCCACATGCGTGAGATTCAGTTGCAAGCCGGTATTGCGTATGCCGGTAACGTCACGTTCGTCCACGAAAGTTTGCCGGTGTTGCACGACTGCCAGCGTACTGTCGTTCGTCTCAACGTCCCAGGCCACATACTGCACTAAGGAGTCACCATGGAAAAGCCAGTACGCACATTGACCGTCATCCGTTCCACGAACTGCGTTGATCGTCTTGAACTGCTACGCGAACAAATCAAAGAAAGCCTCGACGAGGACTTCGTGACCATCCTGTACACCAACGGTATGCCGCAAGATCAGGTGTACAGCGCTACCGAGAACCTGCACGGGGCTGCAATGCGTCTGCACACTCGCAGCGACGTTGATGATGTCTACGGTTTGGCACTCGCGAACCGTGACGTCGAAGCGAAGGTCCACATTCTGGTCGGTAAGCCTGTGAGTTACGAGCCGACTGCCAGCAGCGTGAATCTCGGTGGTCTGACCATCCCGTTCGTGGCGGATGAACGTCTCAGCGCTGCCTTCAAGATCGTTGAACGTGTAACTGTCTGCACCGTCGAATAAGGAAATCCCAATGACTCTGTTCCAGATATTTGCTTCATGGTTTGCACGCCCTAAGGAAGAAGACATGGTGATGAACTTTGTCTGCGCCAAGTTGCAAACTGATCACGCGCACGTTCTGGTAACTGACAAAGCCATGCACCCTGTGTATGAGCGTCTGGCTCGCGGCCTTGTGCAGACTTTCACGGGTGAACTGATCCCGATTGAAAGCTCACTGGAGAACATCCACGGTCACGAAGTGATCCTGGCGCACAGCACGTTCAACGCGAATCTGGTGAATCAGGTCGCACAGCGCAGCAACCACATCATCTTGATCGTGGACCGTCTCGACCCAACCGCGCTCTATGCAGAACGCCTTGCCGAGATTTGTCGCGATACTGGTTGTGAGATTGACTTTGCATTCATCCGAGAGGAGCGTGCGCAGCAAGTCGCATATAGTTCAACAGAAGGCCGTTACATTGGGCACTACGTCCGCCGGCTGATACGAAAGAGGTTGCTTCAATGAATGACCGATTAGCGGTCCTGCTTGAACCCACGAAGAACTTCAAACGCTTCGCGGTCGTTGAGCTGGAGGCCGACGTAAAGAAAGGCAAGGTTCGCCACGTCGTACATGAACGTGACCGTGATTGGTACACCAACTACGATGTGGTCGAGCTTGACCAGTTCCTCGAAGTTCCACCGATCTACGACTTCTTCAACCAGATGCGCAAACTCGCCACATTCGGCATTGTGTTCTCTAGCGAGACACAGAAGTTTGTAGTGAGCAGCTTCCGTTTCGGTAAGCCGTGCCGCATCAGTGTCCCGGTGTTCAAGGGCGGTAAAGTTGTCAGTCAGCGGTTCGTCACCACGACGAAGCACATCAACATCGTGGCTGATACGTTTGAAGAATGCGCGATCAAGCTGTTCCGCATTTGTGTTTCTGGTACGCTGTACGGCTACTACGCGCAAGGTCGCTTGGAGCGCTTGTACTGGGACACCGAGTTCAACCAGTTTTCAACGCAGCACGTTAGTCGCGACTCAATCAAAGTAAAGTAACCGGTTCACCCGGTATAGGCTAAGGAATAACCATGAGTAAGAAATCAGCACACGTCAACAACAAGATGGACGTTCGCATCAATGTTGGCAGCAGGCAGGTCGAACACATCACCGTGCATCCGAATATGTTTCAAGTCCCACGAGTTGGCGACCGCTATTCGTTTGTCGCGATGACCCGCAAGATCGAAGCCGACCCAGACGACTTCAAGCAAGAAGTTGACGCACAGCACGTAGGCAATGTGATTGCCGTAGAGTTCTCCAACGCTGTCGTGCGTACCAAGACTGGTGGTCGCTACGCAACAGAGTTGCTGCAAGGCGTAACGATCACTTTGCAAGATCCGGAGTTGGGCGCATGAAACTCGACATCGGATTTGCAACAGTACCACCTGACACCTTCCTTGTCCACGGTAAAGAGGTTAGTTCAGTCTCGATACCAAAAGGTGTGCAGGTAGCCGCATTCGAATCCACCGCTGATATGCAGCCGGCTGGTATTCGTGGCGACACCATCATCGGTGTTAGCAGTGGGATGTCTACCTCTGTAGGTTGCGACATTGTTTTCAGGGTAGAGCAGGACAAGGAGCTTGTTGAAGCATTGGCAAGTGACCTGAGGGACAGGTTGAAACAAGCGGGCTTTACGACTCGCATGTGGTTGTTGAACAAAGCAACTGACAAATACACCTATGCCTACATCCGCGCCCTGGAGCAAACAACATGAGCAAAGACATCACCTACCCGTTTGCAAGCGCACTGCACATGGAAGGAAAGTTTGACGGGATCGAACTACCAGCTGGCCCGTTCATCACGAACGCACTGAGCACTGGCACAAGCAACATGGTGCCGCAGAAGGTTGACATCCAAGGTCGCCTGCACTTCTCGGTGTTCAACGCAGCACACGCACTGCCGATTAGCGACTTGGTGTTCCGAGTTGACGCACCTTCGGATGATGTTACCTACGCCGAGAACCTGGTCAAGACATTTGTTGAGCAGCTAAAGCCGCGTCTCGGTGAAGCGCAACACATGCAGGTGAGGCACTTGACTAACCACGTCATTCATTACTACGTGGTTCGGATATTCTTCAACAAGGATTTCAAGTGTACGCACCACCCTGAAATGAAACTCGGTGAGCCGACGCGACCGTACTTGTGCCCTGCGTGCGGCACGATGCAAATCTCCGGCTTGCCTCATATCGAGGACACATCAGAATGAGCTTCATCCAGATAGCGTTTGGAGGCAATACTCGTCTGATTGCCTTCGGTGACTTCAAGCTGCCTGAGTTCCCGTACAAGGTACCGTACGATTCCTGGGCGACTGTCGCTGCAATGATGCCTGCGAAGTACGAGCGCGGCTCCTTCTTCTACACGCGCAAGCCTGATCCGAAACTCCAGAAGATCCAGGTGGTTGATTACGTCTGGCAGACTTCGGGTACCGACATTCAAGGGCTCGAAGCTGAGGCCGAAGTGTTGTACTGGATCAACATCGAACTCGCCAGCCTGCTGCGGATGTACAACGAACATACGACTGAGAAGATTCAGGCAGACGTTCTGACGTTCTACTCGGACAACCCTGAATATTTACCGAACACGGTGCCGCGAGTGGTTGTTTGTCGTCTCTCGCGCCCTGCTGATCTTGCATAAGGAAATACGAACATGAACCAAGCAAACGTAACCGAGTGGATGGGCGTACAGGTACTGCCGCTCGTCTACAACATCAACATGACGTTCGAGGCGAAGATCGCCCGTGCCAACGTCGTGCCGTTTCAAGACATCGAAGACGGTGTGAAGTTTAAGACCTACGCCGATCCGAGTCTCGACAAAGAGTGCCTCGATCTGGTCTGGCAAATCACTGGTGACACTGCTGAGTCCCAGTTTGCATTCAAGATGTTGGCGGATCATGCGAACCAGATCATCGCGACGATGAATGCCAACTTGGTACACTACGCTACCCAGTACATTCGGTCGATGCATCCGCTGTATCGCAATGCAGAACTCGGTACGCCAGGTACGCCGCGTTACTTCTTGCTGCGCGTCTATCTGAACCACGAGTTCGACTGCACTGAGCACCCGGAAATGTTTCTCGGGTCTCCGCTCGGCATGTATCACTGCAAAGTCTGCGGCGATATGCAGGTAGCTGGTCTGCCGCACATCAGCGAGAAGATGGTCGAAGAATTCCACGCGCAGGAGAAGTGACCATGGCTCGCAAGAAAAAGTTGACAGGCTACTTCATCGAAGACCACGCAGACATCATGGAGCGGCTCGCTGCTGGTACTGCCACGGCCGACGATCAGAAGAAGGCTGCAGCCGCGTTGAATGAAGCCGATCTGTACGAAGACGTGTACCAGAACTGCACCAACAAGATCGAGCCGTATGTCGAACGTGCTGGGCAAGCTGGTGATCTGCCTGCCTCGTTGTGCGACAGCGTTGACATCCTGCTTGAGTTCTGGCTTGCCAACAAAGACAACCCTGCGTGTCAGCCAGAAACAATGGCAGATGTTCGCAAAGCGCTCTCTGTGGGAGTCAAGTACAGTCTCGTACCTTGCATAGATGCACTCGCCAAACTTGACGCCGTAACGCCCCAGACGGTCATCCAGCGTGCTGCCAGGGCCGCTCCGAAGTCATACTTTTTAGCCCCAGGGTTTCCTTCACGTTTGATCAAATGGCGTGAATATGCTGGTTTGACCCAGGAAGAACTGGCGCGCAAGTGCGTACTGCCAGTGACCGCAGTGCAGGGTTATGAGAACGGTACCAAGAACCCGCAGCCCCGCACTGTGCGCAGAATTGTAAACGTCCTGAATGTCCCACTGTCGAAGCTGGTTGACGGTGAGAACGAACAACAAATCCCTATTGGTGTATCGAGTGCAACGAAGCGCTCGGTAGACGAGGAAACAGAATGAACGACCAAAACCGCAAAGACCTGAAAAAGTTTCTGCTGATCAAAGAACTGATGTGCGTCGAGTTGAAGACCGACCCTGAAGCACCAATGCAATACTGGCATTTTGTCGGTACTTACGACGGCAGCGCAGCCCGTGCAGCCTCTGTCGCGCGCAAGGAAGAAGTCGCCGGAATGTTTGAAGCGTTCATCGCCAAGCATATCCCGGAAGCGTTTGACGTTGCATCGAACTGGGGCCCAATGAGTGGCTTCGGCATCGACGGCATCATCTTCGAAGCCGAGAATGCGTTGCGCACCGACAAGCGCTTCATTCAACCGATGCAAGAAGTCCCAGGGTACGCAGAAGGCAAAAGCTGCTACATGGGCAGACCAAACATCGCTACCAAGGAAGGGCTTGAACTGTCTGACCTTCTGGAGAAGTTGCTGGCCGACGTGCAAGGTCCAATCGAGTTCTCGGACTTCGTGCTTGATGGTTTCGGCATGCACAAAGCGGTCGGCAGCAACGTCATCAACGGCAAGCGTGTGATGATTCCACCGCGTGTGTTTGATACGCCGATCGGCCTGTTCTTCTGTGTACCGAAAGAACGTCTATACGAAATGCCTGCTGGGTTTGAAGTTGTCGCCCAGTCAGTTGTTGCGCTGTCGCAGGACGTCATGGCTCACTTCGCACTGGAAGATGCCGAAGAAGCGGTGTTCAAGGCAGTCGATGCCGAGGACGATGAAGAGGGTTTCGACGAAGACCCTGCGACCATGTACGACACCCTGAACGCAAGGAAGAACCTATGAGAAAAGGTGCCCGAGCGATTCGCTTTCGTCCCAATCAAGCCTTCTACATCAACGTAGACGGCAAGGTTGAGAGCTACAAGTTTGTGCGGGCAACCTACACCTACAACGGTAGCGTGGGGATTGTTGCAAAGCCTGCCAAGAGCGATCTGCTGATCACGTTGATTGCCGAGCGTGGTTACATCCGGCGTGAGTTCAAGAAGACAGAGAAGGGCGGCACCTACGGCAATTGCTGCATCTTCTCTGCATTCGACAGGCACCAGAACATCGTTCACTGGTGTGGCATTTACTTCTCTCGCCGCACTGCGAAGAAAGGTATCTCGACTCGCGACCTCTGGAAGCAAGACTACCGAGAGATTCATGCCGATTCGATGTCGAAGGCCAGTGCTGACATTGAAGCCATGATGTCAATGGTGCGTGTCATCACCGAAGGTCCGATTGACGCAATGCTGATCGACGACCTGACGGGCAAGCGTGAGCGTGTTGTGTTTCAACCGTCGCACAAGATGAAGGACTTCCTGAATATGGCAGTCACGGCATCGCAGAATACAAACACGACAGGCTCTACGCATCCGGACGCGAAGGTGCCGACGTATGCAGACCTCAAGGCAATGGCTGATCAGTTGAAGGAGGTCGAGTTCGTTCGGCCAGATCCAAAAGATCCCATGTTTTGGCCTGACTTCCAGATTCGGAACAGTAACGCAATCATCAACATCAAGGGTGGCGTGTAAGCATGGAACACAAGAAAATCCTGGAAGAATGGTTCAAGGCTATCAAGCAGCCTGCACCGATTAACTCGAAAGAGCGGCAGGCGTTCAAGTCGCCTGTATTCGGCATGCGCTACGGTACTGATCAAAAGATCAAGTAACTGTAAACGTCAATTGAACCCATATAAGCTAAGGAAGACCCGCATGCACTCGCAATACTCCAGCCGCACCGCCGACAAATTCGTTGTACGCCTGCCTGATGGTATGCGTGAACGTGTAGCAGAAGTGGCAAAGGAAAATCACCGCAGCATGAACTCCGAAATCATTTCCCGCCTCGAACAAAGTTTGCTCGCTGATGCACCGAATGACGGTACGCTTGGGTTGCGTATCGACAGCCCGGAAGTCAGCAAGCAGGAACAAGAACTGCTCAAGCACTTCCGTCAGTTGGCCAAGCGCCAGCAGAACGCAATGCTCGCGCTGATCACCGTAGATGTGGAGGCTCCATGAGCACGCCAATTCGCAAGGCCTATCCGGTTGAAAAGTTGCTGCCAGTTGAGAACATCATTCTCGGCAACGGCAAGATCCCGCGCTTCAACGGCGGCAAGCTGACTGTCGCACTGCTCAACATCATGAAGCAGCAGATCGCGGAGCAGGACGGTAACACCATCTACGTGCTCGCTACCCTGATGCCGGAGAAGGAATTCATCCGTGATTACGTCGAGGGCTACACGATGCCTCGTCACGTCTACCTGTGTCACCCTGATCTGGCGTTCGAGATTGTCCAGAACGTGATCGCGAACCCAGCGATTCAAGGCGACGAAACCAAGCCGCGCAAGTTTGTGCGTCTGTTCATCGACTTGGTGGAATACACTGACCTGTGCTTGCTGCCTGATGGTAAGTCGCACAGCCTGCAATTTTCCCACCGTCTCCTGAATCAAGCGGCGCACTACGTCGATACGATCAGCGCCACGGTCGATATGAACATTCGAGGTGGCAATGGCCCTATTCAGCAAGCCTGAATTGAAGGTACGCTTGAAAGAGGAGGTCGGGTTTGCGGGCCCGATCTTCTACACGATTCAAGTGAAGGGTGGCGACTATAGCCGCTTCTTCTGGACGCGACTCCCAGGCTTTGATGAAATGCAAACTTCCGAAGCCTACGAAGTCGCTACTAACTGGTGTATCAAAAATAAGGCGCGGTTCATCCCATGAACATCAGAAAGTTGTTCAGGCTGAAACAGCCACCTCAGGTAACAACGGCTTACGATATGGGTCAGGGACTGTTCGTTGTCAAAGCGCGCGGTGGCCCTCACGGTTATGACTGGGAGCAGATCACCATCAACGGTCGTTACTCCCGTTCAGAACTCGCGCACATTCGTGCCAAAGAATACGCAAAAGAAATCGGAGCGAAAGTAAAATGCGGATGAAATACATTATGGTCGAGTTCGACCACGAACATGCGGGCAAGCAGATCACCCCGATCCTGTTTCCAGAAGCCGTCGTCCACAAAGATATGCTGGAGTCGATGCAGCGTCGCCCGTATCGCGCTGACCTGGTGAGTGCAGGCTTCGTGGACATCTACGTCGAAGACGGCCGCCAGATCGTTAGCTGCTACGGCGAGAGCGAGTCCATCGGTTGCAAGTCGCGCGGCTCTGACGATGCGTTCATCATCAAGCACATGCAGAAAGGCTGGACGTACTCCAGTCCTGAGTGGCTTGAGAAACAAAAAGCACACGAGGCTCAGTACGGAGCATGATGACTGCCCTTTATGTCGCTGCCTCTATCTGGTTGCTGCGCGCTCTGATCTACGCGACGATGTACAAGATTGTCGTGGAGCTGACGGTGCTGGAGGATGTGCGCGAGCGTGAGCTAAACATTACCCCGCGTGACATCCGCCTGCCTTATGTCTTCTTCTTTCTGGAAGTGTTGCGCAATATCCTCTTTCCCTTCTGGGTACCACGTCGTTTCGGTGATGGTAGTTGCGCACTGCACGCAGGCTTGATTGCACCTGTGATCCGGCTTGCGACTCCTGATATGCCATATCAAGTGCTGCTGGTGAAGGTGCGCGACAAAGCAGTAGAACATGGCGGTCGCTACCTGATGCGCTACGAAAGTGAACTGCGAATTGTGGAGGCTAGACGATGAAACTGGATCAATACGCCTACGTGGTCACGTTGACTCACGCGAATGTCGAATACCCAGTGCGCGTTATCGCTGACACGCACGACGGAATGTTTGTCGAAAGCGAAGACATCTGGGCTGCACTCGGCACAGGTCAGTATGCCTTCATGAACGACGCACTGGCCGACAAGAAAGCCAGCGAGTCGATCAATCAGGGAATGCGCAGCCGCTTCCCAGGTTTCTCCGGTCTGGAAGTTCGAATCAGTACCAGGCCGACGTTCAACGGTGCTCATGCCCAGATTCACATGAAGATGAAGGGCAAGGACAAGATGCACCGGATGTACTTCACTTGGGCCAACACGTTGCTGCGACGCCTGCCAGAGGAACATCTGGTCGAGTTCAACGACATCGTGCGGCACATCGGCACTGCGTTTCCCCACGAGTTCAACTGGGATGACGAAGCCGATTACCAAGGCAAGCACAATACCCTGCCGATCACAGTCTTTGCACGCGGTGCTCAGATGGGTATCTGCAAGGTCCACGTCGATATGCCCGACAAGCCGCAGAAAGTTTTCCGTGGCAGTGCAGACCGTTTCGTGGACCTGATCATTCAAGCGAAGGCGCACATCGAGGAGAACTCATGAGCCAGTTAGAAAGAACCGATGCAGAGCGTATTGCCGAGCATCACTGCCGGGCTTTGGCGCAGAAGTACCTCGAACGACTGGAAGGTCACTTCCCCCGTCGCAAGTTCGTGCTCGCCATGCGTCAACTCACGCTGACCATTCAGTGCGTAGGTGCGTACACCAACATCCGCTTTCACGGTGAACGCAGCGTCATGGTTTGCATGGGTGAGTACCAGGCCAAGGTAACTCAGCAAGTGGTGTTCGACGTGCTCTCCCGTGCTTTCGAGCTAGAGACCAAGCTGCGTAAAAAGCAGTCGCACCAGCGCCAGCAGATCAACGCTTGGGTGCAACGCCTGCAAGCAACTGAAATGCTGGAAACGCCGCAGCTTGTGCTGTCGATCACACCCAGCACTGATGATCCGAAGTTTGCGCCGTCTGCGTTCTGGCATTGGGTTGGACTGCCGGATGATCCGGTGATCGAAGTGCGCTTCATGCTGTATCGCAACAAGTGGAACGGGCACGACAACTTCCGGGTTTACTTCGGCGACCGCATCCAAACGTTCAACGTGATTTCCGAAGTCGAGTCCTTCTTCAACGGCAATGACGTGTTCAAGGATCTGGATCAGTCTATCGGCAAAGAGAACTTCCAGTTCATCACACCGACTGCGACCGAAGCCGAAATCAGTTGGCCAAAAGTCGAAGGCCCGTACGTGATCATCCCGCGTAAGCGTCTGGTTCAGTCAACGCCGCACCTGTTGTTGATGCAAGCCCACAACCCTGAGATTCTTCAGGCGCGGGTAACACCGACAGTCTGGTATGCGCAAGAGCGCGTGCAGAAAGCCATGCAGCACTTCCAGGACAAGGCAAAGACTGTGGACTTCGTGAAGTTCCCATGTCACCCTGAATTGCAGTGGGACTTCCACTATGCAGGGCTCAACCTCGAACCTGAGTTTGGCGACGACGAAAGCGACGAAATCTAACTAGCCGAGGATCCGTTATGAACCATCCAATGTCTGCGCAGCAGTGGCACCAATGGCGTGAGCGTTATTACGCCAAACGTCCGAAGTTACCAGCAATGGGTAAAACGTTTGTACGGGAACACGCAAAAGATTCAGAACGGCACGCTGAGTTGATCAACGCGCCGAGTGACAAAGCTGCCGAACAATACATCGAAGAACGTTTCGTTCAATTCTAGGAAAGTAAGAACATGCCGAAGCTCAAGCCGTTCCATCTGCTGGTCAACGACACCCTGCGTCAGGTCACTGTCATTGGCGATGGCAAGGACACCCAGGAATTCGACCTGATGCCTCTGGTTGCTAAACTCGACGTGATTCCCGACACTCTCGTTGGGATTCGTCGTTTCTTGGCACAGGCCGATACGAAGCTCGACACTACCAGCGATGAACATATCGCCAAGTTCCTCTATCACGACCTGTTTGTGTTGTCGAAGTGGATTTACCTGACCCGTACTTACCGCGTGATCTTCAATGCTCATGTTCGCGACGCGCGTGGGGATCACGGCGGTGAGTTTTACGGACACCCATTCGATGACGGTCTGCCAAGCCCTGACTTGCGTGAATACCAGATCAGCGCTATTTACGGCTATGACAGCAAGTGGTTGCGCCTGCACCTTGGGCACCTGCTCGACGACAACTGCCCAGACTTCGCCAAGCCAACGCGCTATGACCGTTTGAACGGCGTCCTGTTTGAAGTGATGCAGGACATCGAAGACGGTCGGCCAGAAGTCACGTTCAGTGAAGCATTGGCACTCGCGAAATGCGGTGCTGTGATTCGCTCTGTCGGCTGGTCCGAACATCATCGTATCACTCGCGTCGGTGAAGCATTGCAGCACCAATTCCGCAATGTTGAAGATGAATGGCGTGAGTCAAGCGGTGACTTGACCGTAGCCGACGTGTCGAACAAGTGGCACGTAACTCTGTAAACAGCATTTAGAATAGGAGAGGAACATGGGCGATTACATCTACATGCAAGGCACGGCGAAGATCCGTCCGATGCACCGCAAAGTGCTGCAAAAATTCTTCAACAGTCGGCATGACGACGCTGACTACGAACTCAACTGGCCGAAGCTGGTTGAAGATGATCCGACCATCATCGTCTACAGCGGCTACAAAGTCCTGAAGATGGCGCACGGCATGGGAGCAGAAAGCATCCCGTTCGGTATGTCGAATCCCACCGGCTGGCCTGATTCGTTTGACGAACTGCCCCGCGAAGAAGGCGACGAGTACGGCATCGGTGAATGCGAACTGGACGACGAGGGCAACCTGACGTTCAAGTGCAGCAGTCGTAACCGCAACCGCGTCATGGAAGCATTCATCAGTCTGGTGTTCTACTGGGCTGAGGACTACAAGATTGAAATGGACACCCGTGAATGGGCGTTCGATATGTTCGGCGGGCAAGACCACGTCGCTGTCTACACACCCGGCAACGAAGCTGGGTTCGACGCGATCATGGAGATTGTCGGGAATCAACTCCAGGAAATGGAGCGCAAGGCTGAACTCTGGCGTCTCGCTCCAATCACAGTCGATGAAAAGGAGAAGCTGCGTGCGCTCGGCCTCAGTGAATCTTTCCTCGCAAGCCTCGACGGCCCGAGCAAGAACATCGTTGACGTGCCGAGTGAACCAAATCTCTCGACTGAATGGTCGAAGCTGGTGAACAAGAAGTTGGAGCAGATGGGCATTCCGCTTGAACTGTTCACGTCGTCGAACCCACGACCGCATGAATCGTTTGCTGACTACGTGGTACGTCTGGGCATGACCCGTGTGTACAAGCCAGATGAACGTGTGCAGTCGCTCAACAGTCCGAAGCTCGGGCAGTGGAACAGCACGCTCGAACACATCGAAGCCCACAAGCGTTTCGCTCGCGGCAAGAAGGGTGTGCGTCAGGTGAGACGTAAGCAACGCCGTGCGATGAAGTAATGGCTCGCAAGGACGTCACGGATCTGATGGTACTCGAAGCCATCAAAGAGCGGGCTATCACTGGTGAATCACTGCTGCGCATACTGATGGTGCGTACCAATGAACCCGAGAAAGTTTGCTGGCGTGCAATGGAGCGAACTCTACGCCGCAACTACATCGACTACGGCACAAGTATGCGAACCTCTTGGATCACACCAGAAGGTCACGCGTACCTTGAGCTTTTGAACAAGGGACAAGAAGATGCTGTATCTGGTTGAACGTGACCGTGAGGGCGTAGAAACCCTCACCCAGATCAAGTCCGGTATGAAGCTCGACAAGGCGCAGCCGGAAGTTTACAAGGCAATGCACAAGGTAATGATGGCAGGTGCAAAGACCATCGCTACTCGCTTGCTGCAAACAGGCGACCTGCTCAAGCAGAACTACATCGACCTGTGCGAAACCACCAACCCAATGGTCGATGCGATTCTCGCGGACAAGTTGCGTGGCTCAATGTACGGCTGCAAGTTTCGCTACGTGCGCAGCCGCAACAATGAGGAAGACGTGGCACTAGGTCGGCAAGTGTTGCAGTTCGGTATTAACAGCGGCAGACGTGATGGCTATTACGTCGAGTTTGCCTACATCTTCACTCCACGGGAGACAGCGCAATGATCGGAACAACTCAATACGCTTCATGGAACCTCGATGCCATGAATATGTTTCCGAGTATCAAGGACTTGGAACCGCAGCGCGTCCAGATCGACGCACACCTCAATGAGCGTTTCCCGTCGAACGCTGAGCACAGCATCCTGGAAGCAATCTTCGGTGCAGACGAACACGTCACGCTGGCGCTGAGCGTTGCAATGGCTGCTGGTATGCTTGCGATCCAAACGCAGGCAAAGTTTGAACCGAAGGACGATGACCAGAAGGAGGCCCAGGACGAACTGGTGCGTCAACTCTGGAACAGCCAGAAGGACTTCATCAAGAAGGAGCTGTACAACCATCTGCAACTCGGTATCGCGCAGTGGTGGGACAAATCCGAAGACCACTTCATGCGGGTTGACTGCGACGACACCATGAACCCGCCATCTGTCCTGGAAGAAGGCAAGCTGGTCGCTGTAGTGACACTGGCAAGTGGACTCAAGAAGTCCCAGCTCACCATGTTCCACTTCGTGTTCGACCGTTACTCGACTGTCGAGGCGTTGTTGAAGAACGGCATCAACGCATACCTGAAAGACTTGGCAGCGGCTCGTCCTGCAATGTACGAAGTGATCTGCGACCGCACCAACAACAGCGACGAAGACATCGCCAACAACGTCCTGAACGTTGATATTTCGTCCAGCGATCCTGACGTGATCAGAGCGTGGCAAGAAGCAGGCATTGAACTCAAGCCCAAGGAGTAACAATGCTCTTTGGTGCAGTGAAGCGAATCGGTACCCTGCACCTCGTCAACAAGCACAAGCGCACCAAGTCACCGGTTAATCCCTTACGCCCTGCAACTGTCGATGTGTTTATTGGTCGCCCGTCTTGTCTCGGCAATCAGTACCACATCGGCACGCACGGTGATCGTGACGAGGTGTGCGACTGCTATGACGTCTGGTTGCGCAAGAAGGTAAAACGCAAAGACCCTGTGATCATGGCAGAGTTGCAGCGGATCAGCGATCTATTGGATACCGGGCATGACGTGTGTTTGGTCTGCTTCTGTCACCCACAGCGCTGTCACGGTCTGAGCGTTATCAAACAAATCAAACGCCTACGTGGCGGAAAGAAGGTGAGACCATGAGCGAATCTCCGTTGAAGCAGCACCACGAACGCAGCACGCCGCAACAACGTCTGATCGAAGCTGCGTTTGGGATATACAAGCGCAAGTGCGAGGAACTCCGCTACCCAATGAGTCTCGACGCGCCGATACGTCAAGGTGACGACCTGGTATTTCAAGGCGGTCGTCTCGGTGCTCACGTTGGCTTCTCTGTTTGGGAACTGGCTGAGTTCATGCAGTACATGGCGAAGACGCATCGTCTGTTTGAACAAGGTAAGACCCGCTTCCTTATTCGCTTGAACGACAACGACTGGGAGGCGTTTCAGGACGACACTATGGACGGGTGCATTAAGCGCGTCGATGACCACTACACGGCAGAACGTGCGGCATACGAAGCCAGTCCCAAGTACGTCGAAGACATGGCGCAAGCCGCGGCCGACGAAGCTGCAAACTTCACACGCTGCAACCACGTAGCCCACAAGCTCGACATCGGGTTTGATCGTTACGACGTAGCCAGTTGGGTCCAAACGTTTGTTGAAGTCAGCCAAGGTCGTGGTGCACTCATGGCAACTGACGCGCAAATGATCTTCAACCGCTTCCAGATCATGGGTTACGAAGTGAGCGAAGGTGTTGGCACTGATCCGAAGACCTTCGAGGAGCGTGTGCGCTACATCGTCGGCCAGGTCATGAGCTACTGCCAGAAGGGTTGGCCTCCACATCCAATGCTTGCTGACTTCGCAAAGACTGCAATCAAAGATCATCTGGAGCCTGCGAATGAGCAACCTGCCAGCGAATCGTGATCAACTACCTGCACGTCAAGGTCATGTTATTCCCTCAGTGGAGAATGTGCTCCAGGAAATGATGCTGGCAGGTCAGACTGACGGGTTGCTCGAAGAAATCCTGCTGCAACTCAAGACCTTCACCCAGTTGGTCTGGTGTGTGACTTACGGTAGCGACATCAGTGTCGGCGTAACGATGCACAGTGTCCCTATGGAATATTTTGGCAGAACGTGGCATCAACCAGCGCGTCCACCTGAGCTTGACATCCGCATGTCGATCTTCCAGTATGAAGACGGCAAGACCCTGAACGAGTTGCTGCTAAAGGCAATGTATGCCGAACCGTACGGGGCGATCATGTCACTCGAAAGCGGTGTGGAAATGCAGAGTCACAACGGCACCGGCACAGTCAAGATCGACTTGACGATTCCTGGTGGCAACCCGTACGGTGAACGTTGGCACAATCTTGTTTTGATTATGTTTAACGGCACCCAGGAAATGAAGGACAAGGTGGATTACATCGCGAGCCTCAAGATCGAACGCAAGACCGATCTGGAAGAAGCGCTGTATCGGGTTTGCTGCGCACTGTCTGCATTTTACGACTGGGCAATGCGTACTCGCCATCACCAATGGTATCGCAATCCCTTCGGTGCTCAGGGTCCACAGGGCGCACAAGGTCCGCAAGGTGCAATCTCATACGAACCACGATTGGGGAAATTCTGATGAACCGTGAACGAGGCCTCAACTTCGGCGCAAGCACGTACCACAAACCAAACGATCCGAGCGAGTATCAGTTCGCTTACCTGTTTGTCTGGACTGCCAGCTTTATCGAGAAGCTCGGTCGCATCGGGCTGCCGTTCGAACCGTACATGGTGAACAGCGGCGAGTGGTACGTGATCAGCGCCAACGAAATCAACGAGAAGCTGACTGACTTGGCTGACGTGATTTTAAATGTAAAGGATCGTGTAGTCGAGAAGTGCGGTGTTGAAGTCGGCGGCAAGAGCAAAGGCAACGTCGAATACTCCGACGTGTTCCTGTCTCTGGTGTGTAGCGGCATCGGGCATGTTCCACCAGACCTGCAATCTGCACGTCGCATGGCGCAGGAGCTTTACTTCGTCGAGCAAGACATGATCAAGCGACTGGGTGACGACTTCGGTATCGAACGATTCCCTACAACACCGATCAACATGGTCACCCTCTCTGGTGTATGGGACACTGCGAATCGGTTGCAGTCCCGTATCTTTGAACTGAAGGGTCTGCTCAAGCGCTGCGAAGATACGTCTGACGACAAGAAGGGCGCAGCGATCACCAAAGCCTTCATCGAAAATGTGGACCTGAAGAATCCACCTAACCCGGATCGCAGAATGCAAATCAACCGCGAACCGAAGCAAATCAACTAAGGAAGTAAATGAACATGAAGAAACAACGTGGCAGTGCAGTTGCTGGTTTGATTGCGGCAGTCGCAGTCATTGCAGTAATCGGTTACGTGCTGTGCTGGGTATTTCTCAAGCACTCCATCGTAGCAGAGAACGGCGTCGAAGTCGTCATCGTGGACAAGCCGTACTTCTGGGGCCACGAAGGTGTGCGCAAAGAAACCCTGAAGCCTGGCTCTCGCTCTGTCGAATGGCGCACTACTGACGGCATTGAAGTACCGATCACACCGTTGACCGTACAGATGCAGTTTGAAGACCTGCCGACTTCGGACAACGTGCTGCTCGACTTCTCCACTTCGTTGCAGGTTCAAGTAACCGATGCTCGCGAGCTGATCGTAACGAAAGGCGCGAACTGGTTTGCGAACAACCTGCAACAGCCGTGGTCGTCTGAGTTCCGTGATCAGACCAAAGCGCACACCATGAAAGAAATCATGACAGATCCGAAGGTCGCTGCTCTCATGGAGAAGAATCTCTTGGAAGCACTGACCAAACGTGCTGCTACTGACGGCATCGCGGTTCGCATCACTGACTTCAACATGGGCCGCGGTAAGCCTAACCCAGCAGTACAAGAAAAGCTGGACGCAACGGCGGCTGAGCAGCAGCGTTCGACTACTCTGGATGCCACGATCGTTGCAGAAGGCAAGCGTGCAACCTCAGAAGCAGCGCGTGCTCTGGCCGACAAAGCCTACGCTGATGCCATGAACTACAGCCCTGAACAGGTTGTGCAACTCGCGGCGATCAATGCGTATGCAGAAGCGTGCAAGAAAGAAGGCACCAACTGCGTCATCATGGCGCCGGGTGCTAATCCCGTAATCGGCGTAGGTAAGTAACCATGAGTGATGACCTCTTCAAAGGCGAAGACCCGTACATCGTTGTGAACCGTATCGAAGCATTCAAAATGTTTGCTACGGCGTTCTTTCACGATCCAGAGTTCGGCTTGACCGAGGATATGATTCGACAAGCTGGGCACGCTCTCGCCAAGTGCGACAAAAGCATGGGGAATTGGATCAACGGCGACGCAGAAGATCCGATCACTGGCTGGCATCCGTGTACGGTACTCGCCGCAGAAATGTTTGAGCTACCAGAAGAAAAGCTGAATGGGCCTCAGAAAGCCTATGCGAAGCTGATCTACGCTCGGTGCAAAGCTGCGAAGTAGTCATCACTCTGCTCCAACATCAGGGACCTTCGGGTCCCTTTTGTCAGTAGGAGAGCCAACATGAAACGAGAGCGCACGGTTGTAGGTAGTCTTGTAGAGACAGAGCACGGCAAGACGTTCAATCGCCCTGTGACTGTCTGTCCGGGTTATGGCATCATTTGCTATGGGCTTGGCGTAACGAACGGTAGCATCGCTATCTGCGCTGGGCAAATCAAAAAGATGTTCTGGAATCTCGAACGAGCAAGAAAAGAGAGTGGAGACCCGAAGCTGGAGTTTGTCTTCACTCTCGAAGATGAAGTGCTGGATATTCCCAGCATGTCCTTAGAGGCGCTGTTTCAGCGTCTATTGGCAGTGTACGAAAAGTACGGAGAGTAAAAAGTGGACAACGACATTATCCAACTAAGCGCCGGTACTACCGTTGATCTGTCGGTATGCAAGCTGACCCCACACCAAATTGAATGGTTGCAGAAGCTCGCTTCGCATCCTTCGTTCAATGGTCTGCTTGAACCCGACTTCGACCAAACTCGCGCTTCTGGTTCTTTCGTTTGCACCTGGTTGTCTGGTACACGTCGTCATCAAGCATTGGTCGGTCGCTATCGCACCATGCCTTGGCCTCAACGTGGGCAGCTTGCGCAACTGCAAGCCAAGACCATGTCGCACAACTGGAAGCCGCAACTGTTCAAAGCAGTCGGCACGTACAGCTTCAAAGACCGCCCGAACGACTTCCCTTCGCTGCGTGAAGACTTCGAAACACGCTGGCAGGAGTTGATGACTGCGTGGGACAATCGCACCGATATGACTGTCGAGTTTGCCTTCCCACACAAGTGCTTGGCACTGGCGAAGGATATGATCATCCTCGGCAACCTGGCCTTCGCACAAGAACTCACCAATCGTTACGATGCCCTCTCCGAAGAAATGAGGGCCAGTCATGAGTCGTAACCAGTATGAAGATGCCCGAGGGTCGCTCAACTTTCTGGTACGTCAGGTGCAGTTACTTGAGTACCAGTCCGAGTTGATGCTGTGCAAGTTCGGAGAGTTTCGACCAGAACCTCCGATCGGGCGTTCGATGTACCGTGCAGATGCTTTGCGGGCATTGTACGAAACGTACCAGCGTATCGAAGCACGCAGCACCATCATGCAGTCCAAGATTGCCAGTGAGTTTGCTTCGATGCTGCTCCAACCTGTGTACAAGAGCGCACTCGACCTCCTGAAACATGTGGTGCTGGAAGGTGATTGCTACTGGGCAGGGCGAGAGCATGAGACTGACCCGAAAGACTGGGTGCTGATGTTTGCTCGCGGCACTCCAGACTGCCCAGAAGATTTGCGTTTCTGCCAGATGTTCCCTGCGTTGCAATGGACTGGCAAGATCAACGAACGCGGTGACATCATCGGTCAGCCATTGAAGCTAGTCTGGAAAGCAGACGCTGGCTCTATCGAGGGCTGGAGTCTCGAACCGAATCAGCGTCTGCGCATCGTCACGCAGAAACGTAAAGACTTGATGGAGCGCCGCAGTGCCGAACATTCCTGATAATCTTCCTGCGTATGTGCAAGCTGTGATTGATGCTGCACCGAAAGACTACTTCAACCACGTGCGCGCAGTCAACACAACGGAGCATCGCTACATTTTGAATGGGGATCACCACGAAGTGCGATTGAATACACGCTACGGTATCATCGTGCGTCGAAACCCTACCCAGTTGATGTTGCGCTACGCTGTGCATCACTCGCATGCCAATGTAATTGCCCAACTGCGATCCGACCTGCAATTGAACAAGGTACTGTCATGAACGAGAAGCAAATCACCAAGGCCAGCAAGTTCCTGAGCTTCGTGCTCCGCCATGAACCACAGGCTATTGGGCTCACGCTCGACAGCGACGGCTGGGCAGACATCGACGAACTGATCGCGTGTGCCACGAAGCACGACCACTTCATGAACCGTGACCTGCTGCAGGTAGTCGTCACCACGAACGAGAAGAAACGGTTCACTGTCGAAGGCAACAAGATCCGCGCAGCCCAAGGTCACAGCGCAAAGACTGTGGCGATGAAGCATGAGCCAATGATTCCACCGAAGGTTCTGTATCACGGCACGGCAACGCGCTTCATGGAGTCGATCAGCAAGACTGGTCTGACCAAGCAGCAACGTCACCACGTGCATCTGTGCGAAGACAAGGCTACGGGCATCGCAGTCGGCAAGCGCTACGGTAAAGTGGTGTTGTTGAAAGTTGATGCAGACGCGATGTTCCAAACCGGGCATGTGTTTTATCAGGCAGACAACGGTGTCTGGTTGACCGACAGCGTACCGCCGCAATATCTGGAGATTGACAATGGCTAAGCCCACATCCGAATACGGTTTCGCGTACATCTTCCACATGCAGCGTGCAGCGTTCAACGATCTGGTGGGCCACTTCACTGGCATCGAAATGACGGTGACTGAGGAGCGCGAGAACATCCAGATTGTCCACTTCTCCGACTACAAGACGAACATCGTCCAGTATGCAACCTACGTGTTTGAGCTGTGGACTGGACAAGTGCATAAGTCGCGCTTGACCGATTCGCAGGACATCGAGATTGTCTTGGCTATGGATGAGGCGCTGAGAGACATTGATCAGGCAAGTGCTTTCGGTGCGCTGCGCTTCCAAGTCATGAACCATATTCACTGGAAGCGTGAACAGTGCGAACGTCTGCTCCAGGAATGTTTCAACCACGGGTTTCAGTTGCCGCCAGTACCAAACTCCGCGTGCGCTATCTGGAAAGGCGTCGAGACACCAAACCTCACTGGGCTGTTGCTTGACGAAGTGGTCGAATACTTCAATATGGCGCACTGCAAGAAACAGGCGCTGATCGACCGTAACCGTAATGAAGCGGTTCGCGATCTTGGACGTATGCTGCGACCTACAAGATCACCTGTGGCTCATACGCACAGCTAATCTGTAAAGAATTTGTGAGGCAATTCAGTCTCACAACTATCCGGGCCCCATGAGGCTCAAAAGGAAATGCAATGACTGACGTACAAGCTGGTACTAACCTCCGTGTGTTCCACTACCTGAGCGACCTCGCGGTTAAAGGCGAGACGACCACTTACCAAGATATGGCGATTGCTCTCAATCTGCCAGCTCAAGGTAACAACATGAGCAAGGTGTTGAGTCCCATTCTCTACAACGTGTTTATGTTTTGCGTGTTGCAGAAACTTCCACACCTCACCTCGATCGTGGTGCGTAAGTCTGGCAATGAGCAAGGTCTGCCGGGTATGGGATTCTGGAAAGTGATTGAGCGTACCCAAGGCGGTGCGATCTACCACGAAATCGCGGCTGGTAGCAAGGCACGCAAGACTGCGCTGAGCAACCGCTTCAAGCAAGAAGTGTTTACGAACTGGGGTGACCCACTGTTCCTTCAATTGACCCTGCCTACTCTCGACTATCCAATGCTTGACATGGCTGAGCAAGAGGAAGAAGGGTTCCTGGAGAACCTCTGGTTCGAACGTCAAGGTGCCAAGCTGGAGCGTCTGAAACCAACGAGTCGTGCAGACCACGAAACTGCCACGTTGAGTTATGAGCAGACGAACGCGATCCTGGAGGAAATGCGCCAGAAGATTGCCAAGGAGTTTGGTGTGACGTTGCAGGATGATCCTAATGGTGCATGGGGTCAAGCTGGGCAACGCTACCTGACGCTGCGCTTTGGTGATTCGGAAGTGAGCATGACCATCAACACGGTCGCCAGTCACAAAGCAGATGCGGAACACAATGCCTTCTTGAACGAAGACAAGTAACGAAAAAGCCCTGCCTAGAGAAATCTAAGCGGGGCTTTTTATGGCGTCCAATAAGCTGTTCATAATTTCTTGATGCGGGTGAGAATTACTTGCCCTTGCAGCAGGAGGTGATCCCCTATCTCCGAGATACCACGACTCAGTTATCAAAGAGTGGTAGGCGAGCTGTACGCCGAACCCATCGCGGGTTTCTACCTACAAGGACCTTCCCATGACGCCCCAAGACCGCATCGTTTTGTCTGGGCTGTTGGAGCGAGCGAAGCTGCTTGATCACCATCAGACCCACGACCGTTTCATTTACTTCATCCGAAAGTGCATTGAAGAAGCCAAGAAGCGCGGCAGTTCGTCGTTCGCTGACCGGTTCACCGATATGTACGCTGCACACCAGTTGTCGTTCCGTGCGTTCGATCAGCGGCGCCAGATGGTTGGTAAGCTTGCAGCTACTGGGCATGCCGTCGTCTCTTGGTTCTTCCCGAGGGCTGTGGCATGAAGATCAGCTTTCCATTGCGGTCGACTGTAGCGGTAGCTGGCACTGATGTTGTGTTCCCCGAGTACGCGCATAAGATCCTGATGTCGCTCGGCGTGACTACTCTGGAAGGCTGGAAAGTTTCAGTATCACCGGGTAGTTTGAAGTTCAGCCACAGTTCCGATACATGGGGCGGTGGTGACTTCGTACTGCGTTTGATTGCGCAGACGCTGCGTCGTAACTTCGAAAAACAACCGAAGACCCTTGATGATTACGACAAAACCAAGCGTTGGGATTTGGTTATCGACGACCGCATGGTGATTATCGACCTGCGTATCTCGACTGGCTGCAAGGAACGCGCGTACTTTACCACTATTACGATCAGTTGAGAACGATCATGCCGAGACTAGCAAAGAAGAAAGAAGCTGCACATTGGTTCCACAGTAAATCACCTGCTGCGCAGAAAGCCTACATCGCTGCGCATCCGAATTCCATTTACGCAAAGAAAGGCGCCACGAAGGCCAAGATCAGTAAGACCGCAGAGACTCGCGGTGCTGGCTTGCGCGCTGCCCGTGAAGCTCGTCGTGCATCGACTGAGACTGTCGCACCAAAGAACCGCGTGAATCGTGTACGCAAAGCTGCACTACCTGCTCATGAAAACTGGGATGGTTGGGATCCAGAACCGACAGCAACGCCCAAGGGAGCACGTAAAGGCTTGATCAAGAAATCGTCGGGGTCTGGGGCTGCACCAAAAGTCCGCAAGGGTATCCGCAGATAACAAAAAGGCCACTGCCCGGTTAAGAGCGAGTGGCCTTTTTTAGGTCTATCGAAGGCGCTTGATGCGATCCTCAAAGACTTTGATCTTCATTTTGAGTTCCTGGTTCTCACGGCTGTACTCCCACGATTGCTTCTCGTCGGGCATACGCTTGCGTGCCTTCTTCCCTTCGCCCAAGAGCTTGGAGATACGTTCCTTGTTCTGATCAATCTTGCGCTGCAACCGAGCAATAGCCATTTTGTAGGCTTTGATCCGTGCAGTGTTGTCTTCTTTCACCGTGGTCTTGGTGACTGTCTTGCGCTTCTCCGCGTAGATCGAGTGCGGATGTTCCTTGACGTATTGCGCTTGCTTCGGCTTGGTCAACTTGCTGAACCAGTTGCCGATGTTGAGTGCTTCTGCCTTGTTACGTGCGCGTCTCTTTCCGGGCTTGACCCGCTTCATTACAGCAGCCATACAATCTCCTCAGACCTCTGTTGATGTGCCCCAAGCCTGGATCATTACCTTGGTGTTTGGTGCGATTCGGTGCGATACGACTGTACCGCCGATGACGATGTTGACACTTGCACCACGAAGCGTATAACCAGTACCACCTTTAGCAGTCCATGGGCTGATCAGGTTTGCTGTCACCCGATCATGAACTGCGGATGTTGCTGGCGCTACAGCAGTCGCTATGACGTTAACGGGCGGGGCCGAAAACTTCGCTGCACTCCAATCAACTGAAAAGACACCAAGGGCGTCACTGGTTGCTTCACCGATCCAGCAACGCATATTGGTGGCTGTTACCCTTCCTTGCGCGTTGTAAAGCGAAATACTGGAGGTCAGGCGTTCCTTCTCCTTGACCTCGTTTCGTGCCATCACTTTCCCATTGACGTCCATAGCGTCATCCTCTCTGGTTTATAAATCTCCCGATAAGAAACGACCGATGATACGGCTGACGTGACCCACTACCTGACCCAGGCTTGAGTGCCTGAAGTGCCCAGCCTCTTGGCCGCCGCGCACGTAGTCATAGTGGATTGTGAGTTTCTGGATCTGCGGATGCTGGCACCAGTCTTCAATACGCATAGCGAGAGTGTCGTCGCCCTTCTTCATTTCCAGAGTCACGGTGTCTTCGTCGTCAACCTCCACCTCACCGAAATGCTCAGCGATCAGAGGTGTATCACGTAGCATCTGGGCAACCTGCTGCATTGCAGAGGTGGCGGACAGAGCCAACATCTTCGACTGCACCAACTCATCCAGAAAAGGCTTGAGGATCTTCGGTACCTTCTTGCGTGCGTCTTTCAACGGGAACCACTTGCGCTTGCGCAGACCCTTCTCAGGCCAGTCAGGCGTGTCGTTCTTGTAAAGCATACCGTACATCACGACGCTCTGGTCGCGCCCTTGCTTACGGTACTTGTACGTGCCAAGGGTGGAGAGAATCTGACCAGCTACGCCAGCTTCCTCGTAAACTTCTTTTGCTGCGCTCTCACGACTCGACAGGTTCTTTTCGACACCGCCTTTCGGGTAGACCCAGTCCTTGCCGTCGCTCGACTTGACCAGCAGAATCTCATACTCGAAATTGCGGTTGTAGCGAAAGACCACGCAGCCACTTTGTTTGCGTTCACTCATGGCTTATTTCCTATGTGCATCGTAATGCGGTTCTTGCGACCTGACAGCCCGTTGAGTATCGCACACGAGCAGAAGAACCCGTAACGACGGCATGCTTCGGCTGCAACAGGTGCTTCGGTGATTTCATTCAACGGCTCTGGCGCTTCGTTCGGGTCGATCCAGCGGCTGTAACGATCAACCCAGACCATGTGATCTGGAATCACTTCACCGTTCTGGAATATGGAATTCGCACGCATTTCGGCTTGACGTGCTCGCCATGCAGCCTGCTCTGCTTCGATGCGGACGTTGCGTGCTTCCTCTACTGCAATCTCCTCGGCCGTGGTGACAAAGGTGCTGTCAACGTCCTTGATGGTGATCGCATCATAGAAGTACAGACGGTTCTCGCCGTCGTTGACTTGAATTGCCAGATCATACGTGACCTTGGAATTCGAGAACTGCACCTTTTCAATACGTGCCTTGAAGGCTTTGTACATATTGTCTTTGGTGAGCAGCCAGGTGTTCGGATGAAACAACACCTCTGAACCAATCTCGAAGCGAGAGGAGAATGCACCCGAGTCAGCGACCTTCAACTTCATACTCAGTGAGATAATCATTCGTGGATCACTCGCTTCTGGTTGTTCTTGGTGAGCGACACCGAAATCCAGTGCGTCTTGTCCTGGAGGGTGTCGAATTCAGGCAGTGTCTGGATGAACTCAAACAGGCCTTTGTTGTTGCGCGACCGGAGTGTCACTGCGCAGCATGACTGGTGTTGCTTCTGTTCCAGATACGTGCGCCACGATTCAGGGCGAATATGCAGGCGGTTCGCAATGCACCACTGGACGTAAGCGTTGCGGCTGTAGTCCTTCTCAAGCGCTTCACTGCGATACCAGGAAGTGATGTGGTACTGGAAGCCAGCTTCGATCAATGGCTCCAGAATACCGAGGGCTAGCGCACGGGCATTATCAACCAGCGCGTTGCTATCCACTTCGTTGTTGATGTTGAGGCGTACTGCCTGTTCGTTGTACTGGACATCGTACAGGGTGAAGTTGTCACTGATCCGGATTCGATTGTCCATTAAAGCACCAATAAAATACCCATGAACACGATCATGGTCTTGTGAATGAGGAGCTCGGTTGAGAACTCTTGGTACTGCTGCCGACGTGCGTTCTCTGTCTCAGCATACTTCTGCTGGAAGAAGTTGGCACGGTCTTCCTCAAGGGTGAGAGTTTGCAGCATGACATTGCGCTGATCAACCAAGCCATTGTGTGCTGTGATCAACAACTGGAGCGCTTCGGTGTTTTGCTTGGCTGCAGCCTCGAAGGCCGATAGCTTCTGCACACCAACGCTGTTCAGCACAGCATACGAAGTCCCGTCGATTTGCTTGATCTGGAGCTTGTCCGTCTGCGGCAGTTCTGCGGCGACAGCGTTCAGCTTCTCAGTCGGGACTAGCTTGGAATAACGGTCGCTTGGCTCGACCGGTACTTGTTGCGTGCCGCACCCTGTAAGGAATACGGCTAAGACCAGCGCAATGTACTTCATGCGGTAGTACCACCTGTTTGGGTAAGTTCCTTCATTTTCTGCTCTTGCACGGCGATGGCAGCTTCCTGCTTGGCGATGATGTCACCAGCAGTTCCACCGACGGGTGCTTTATTGAGCAGGTTATCACAGGCGAATCCTATCGCCATGTATGCCAGCTTGCCTGACTCTGGGTCAGTGATGATCGTGAACAGGAATGCCGAGAACGTACCCAGCAGTGCAGTCTGCGTGCGACCCGGATATTGCTTCCAGTATGCACCCAGGCTGATTTCCAATTCACGGCTACGCTTTGCCCAGTTGATTGCGACACCGATACACACGCACATGAAATACGTGAGTGCTATATGCGGCTCCACTCCCAGCAACTCCTTCACTGCGTCTAAAAACATGGTGTTCGCTCCTTACTGCTTGCCCTTGTTGTACGAGTTGACTGCATCTTCCAAGGACATATCTGGTTGAATAACCACGGGCTTCGGCTTCAATGCCGTTTCGATGGTTTTGTGTTGGTCGGCAAGTACGACTTGCTCTTTTTCGAGTTGCTTGGCGTTGTTGTCGGCCTGAGACATATCAGGACTTTTCGCAACGGGTTCATTCGCTGGGTTAGCTGGTGACTTACGCATGACGACAGCTACGGCGAGACCAATAGCAGCCGGAATTCCCAAGACTAACCAAGCTTTGATCTTCGATAACCATTCCATACGTTTCACCTCTTACTACGCTGATACTGCGGGACAGATACAGAGAATTGCTTTACTGAACGTGACTTGCTTCACGAACGGTTCGTTCCAGTTCTTGGAGGCGCCTATACTACCAGAAACCCCACCAATGAAACAGCGTTCTTCGGTAGCAGTGATGCAGTTTGCGGGTTGTGAACCGACAGCAGCAACGATGTTTGCGGCATTACCGCCTGCTACGACTGGGGTGAATGTGTCCTTTGTCAAGGCGAGTGCGATTGCAGAGCCGCCAGCGATCTGGTTGCTACCGCCGCACATTGCCCAGACACCACGAGTCTTGTCATAGAACACATCGTTCCAGACTCGGCTATCCCCACCGCCAAAGTAGTTCATTACCAGGCTGCCGGTGTATACACCAGTGCTCAGTTTTGTGGCTTGTCCAACCGCACCGACGATACCGTCTTCGTTGACAGTCCCGCCGTAAACCCCATAGTACGAACTACCAAAGCCTGCGGCGGCTAGACGAACAAGCACACCATCTTTGTGCTGCGGTGTGCGTACTACCATAGCAGAACGGTAGTCACCGATGTGCGTGAACACAAACACACCTTTCGCTGCACCTGAACTCCAACCGATAGTACCAGGTGTTGCATATGGGCAGTCGATGCTAGTCCACGTAACGCCATTGATCGACCAGAACAAACGGTTTGCGGATGTGTTGCCTCGTGCATAGAAGCAGAACACACCGTCGCTGTACTCAATGGCATTGATGCCGAAGGTGGTTGGTGAAGGTGTAGCAACCCACGTCTTGCCGTCGTCATGTGAAAGAAGGATCTTGCCGCCTTCACCAACAGCTACCCAGACATCACTACCGAAAGCAACGCTGTTCAGTTGGGTCGTGATGCCACTGACGACTACTTCCCAGGTATCTCCCGAATCTTCGGTACGGGCGATTAAGCCGCCTGCCCCTACCGCCACGAGCAGACCTGGATCATCGCCGAGTGAAGGTCTAGGTCCCGGCCAGGGTGAACGAGATGGGACCAGGGTCAACATTACGTCTGCACCTCACGATAGTGATCGCCTTCTGCCTTGCGCCGTGCAGTCTTCAACAACTTGCGGGCAAGACGGCCTTGGATAGCACGCATATCGGATTCAGGTCCTACGCGTTTATCCTTCTGTTGCTTCGACTTCTTCGTCGGCAGGGATTCTTGGGTAGGTGCCCCAAGTTCCGCTTGCTGTCGGAGTATCAGTTGCATTTCCATTGGGTTCAGTCCAGTCGATTAATGCAGGTGCAAACTCGGCAAACTTGCTGAAAGCCACGCGATAGCTGTCACCTGTGAATGTACCGATGACGTTGCGTGTCATGCAGTTCTCGGTGTCAATCACAAGGAACAACACCCATTCGCGCTCGCCCAGACCCAACTCACCAAGCTGGTCGAAGCCGAGACAGACGTAGTGGTTGTGATAGACCTGGAACGTGGCTTGCATCGGGAACTTCTGAGTGTCAGGCAGTTCAATGCGATTCCAGTTTGCACCATTCGCTTGCAGGATGTTGTTGAGTTCGAGTGCGACCTCAGACTCCAGAAGCTTGGTGTAGTTGATGTAGTTCTCAAACAGCTTGCCAGTGAGTTGCGCCGTGTTGTCTGAGGGTGCCACACCTGCCTGATCAAGCATCATCTGGATGAAGTTGACGGCTTTGTCTTCGAGTCGATCACCAGCACGCATACTGTGGACGATACCCGTGTTACGCAGCATTGCCATGAGTGCAGCAGCATCGCCGAGTACGACAGGTTGTCCGTAAGAGAGACTGGTGTACTTCTCCTTGTTGAAAAACAGTTTGAGCTTCATTGCATGCCCTCATTTGGATAGGCATAAATTACAGACCTGAAGACGGGCCCTATACAAGCGGCCCGAATGCGTTACAGGTTGGCGCGTGAAGCACGCACGATGCGGAAGTTTTTGAGCGTCATATCCGAGTTCCAGATGACACCACCGCTTGCACCGATACGTCGCCCAATCAGGAACTGAGTATTGGTATCGAGCTGGATGTCGTCTGTGAATGCAGACTCGCCGATCTTCACGTTGTCTACCCAGAAGGACAGCATGCCGCTAGAACGGGTGACTTGCACCTTGTACATGGTGTTCAGGGCGAAGTTGGCAGGGAAGATGCGATACTGCGCAGAGCTTTCATTACCGACGGAGAAGCCGAGATTACCAGTGCCGAAGTTGTAGTTCACCTCATAGTTCATCGGGCTTCCAGGTGTTGCAACGTTACCCCAGAAGACCAATGCTACAAGTGAACCGTTCGCTCCAGAAGGCTGTGAGCTTTGCAGACTGAATTCCATGTCAATCGTGAAGTCACCAGAACCGAGAACAAGCGCTTGGCTTGGTGGAATGGTGATGTACGACCCAGGCGTGATACGCACACCGTCAGCAACTACCGAAGTACCAACACCAGAGCCAAGGGCGAGTGACCCTTTGTCGATGATCGTGGTACCTGCCATCTTGATTCGCGGCAGTGTCGATGCTGGCGTAATCTTGCCGTTGTACATCGCACGTTTGGCAATGCGGATGTTCGTCACTTGCAAGGTATTCGCTGTACCCGAGGTGTTGTCCCACAGGTTACGCAGTGGTCGCAGAGCCGCACGGTTGATGAACGGGATTGGTGCACTGCCCTCAGCAACCTTCACACCATCGAAGTACATGGTGATCGTGGAGCCGACCTTCTCGACGACAACGTGGCAGTCAGAGTTGAGCGGCAGTGGAACACTCGCTTGAATGTTGCGTGCAGAACCAGCACTGTCTACCCAGTAGAAGATCACACCACGACTGCCGCTAGTCCACATCAACCAGTTACAGTTTGCATCGAAGGCATTACCGTACTGACCCATGATGCCAGATTCAGCAGTCGCTGGGTTTACAGGCATCCGCACCTTGCACTCAATCGTGAAGTCAGCAGCACCGAAATACGCACACGGTGCAGAGAAACGCGACGTGGCTTGCGGCTGGATGTTCAAGCGACCATACGCAACGGTTGCAGTACCGAGCAGAGTGATGTTCTCACCAGTCGCTTCGTTTACCAGAGAGTTCTGGCGCATGCAGGACTGGAACACGATGTCAGCAGCAACCGCTTCGTCGTACACCGCAGGCGTAATCGTTGGCAGAATCGTTGGTGGTGTGAACGGTCCGTTGTATGCAGACTTACCGCGGAAGATCCGCATGTTCCAACGCTTACCGATTGCACCGTTGCGAATGTTCAGGAACTCTGTACTTCTGAATGTCGCAGTAGCGTTCGGCCCTGAGTAGATCGGCACACCGTTGAGATAGATCGTCAACACACCAGCGACACGTCCAACGGCCAAGTGATGATCAGCGTTCAGCGTGAAGCCTGCAGCAGGCACAGTGATGCGCCCGGTGTTCGGGCTTGCACCATTATCGTTCACGATTGCAATTACGGTACCGTTGGCTTGTGCGCCCAGAAAGAAGGCAAAGTCAGTGGAACCCGACGGTGCGTACATCGACAGAGCTGCAGCCGCATCAGGAATCGAAGACATATTCAGCCAGCCTTCAATGCTGAAATCCTCAGCAGCCGACAGGTACAGCGGCATTGCCATATCCATCGGCTTGTCAGTTGACGCCGTATTCACCAGCTTGTTACCTGTGATCGTGGCGTTCGATAGCAGCACAGGTGCTTGAGTAACATCGTCTATCGCCAGATTGTCACGGAAGCTGAACTGCGACCAGAGAGTTGTATCGAACACCATGGAAGGTGCCACGCCTGAATTCAGGATCATGACGCGATGCGTCGTGTCAGCCGTATTTTGAGGTGCGAACGTACCGATGATCGCGACCGTGCTGTCATCAATGTTGTGCAGCATACTGTCGTAGGTCTGCTTGGACAAACTCAGACCCAGTAGCTTGCTGTTTGCAGACGCATTGACCGCGTTGGTTGCCGGATCATAACGGAACACGTACACACGCAAATCAGTGGACATCCGTGCCACAATATCTGGCGTGTTAATCAAGTTTGAAGACAGAGCAGCGGGTGGATTACCAACACCTGCAATGACGATGAACGTGGTCTGATCGACCCAGATTGCATCTTCCATTGTCAACGTGGCGAAGTCAATTCCAGACGCAGTGCTCGACAAAGCCGTGATGCCTTGAATATAACCATTCGAAGCACTTCGCGTGAATTGAGAAACTACAACCTGAGCACCGTTGAAGTTGACAAACTTGTCTCCTTCAATCGGGACAATGTTCCGAGTATACGAAGGTGCAGACGTAGCATAATAGGCATTACGTCCATCGTCAAAGCTGCCTGTGCTGAAATCCAGATAGAAAGCAGCAGTCTCAGCAGCAACCAGAGACCAGACTTTACCCTTACGATCAACGCGATGTCCCGAATACAGCGGCGCCATACTTGTGGCTTGGTAGTTCGCACTACCTCGCGCTTTCTCCGCAACAATCGTATCACCAGACATAGTGATCTTGAACATCATCTGGTAGTCTTTGGCTGCACCTTGTCCTCGACTACCACTCGTTGTGCCGTTGTACCACGCAATCCCATTACCTGCACTTAGCAGCAGTGGAAGTTGAGGTTGCAAACTGTCAGATGCAGTTGCCGTGGTTGTTGCGGCAGTACGACTGACCAACGATACGCTATCATCCGAGTTCACGTTGAGCAGCGCGAACGAGTGGACGGTTGCCAACCCGTTCTTGACGTTGACGTTCTCTGGGATGCTGAGCACTAATCGTGAGTCAGTAATCTTGGTGATGCGCATCATTGGATGCTGCACCGCCGAGTTACCATTCATGTTCGCGATGAAGCTCGGTGCTTTGAACACCGGCTTCTTGTCCACGAAGTTTACGATCTGGACGTAATACTTGTTCACACCCGCTTGCACACCAGCGAAGACCAAAGCGATCTTGGTCTTGCTGATCGGGCACCAACTAAGCGCCCGCGTAGACACTGCCATAGCAATGTCAGACGCAGGTGTTGGGATTGTGTTGGACTCGGTTGTGAGGTTCCCGTTGTACCAATCAGTAGGCAGCGCACGCACAAAAGGCCACGGCGATCTAGCAGGTATTAATGCGAGCATATAGAGCCTCAGACAAATTCGAAGGCGATCTCTCGACCCTCAGCGAGAGGATTCATTGCAGTCACACCGGACCAATAACCGGATTGCGCACCAAGCGGCGAAACAAAGCCACTGGTAGGTTGTTGGTTGTAGACGAATGTAACCCCGTTGATGATCAAGGTATTAGTCCAAGCGGGCATATCGCTCGTTGGAGTCAGTGTTGTGTCCTCCCAGCCCAGGATTAAGAACGAGCCACGGTCCATGAACAGACCTTTCAGGCGACGTACAATCGTTGTGCTCCCAGAGGTATAACGGAACAACTTGTGCGTGCAAGAACCAAGACTGATGTAGGCACCGCCGCCGCTTGATACGCTGTACGACGAATTCTCCATGTAACCGTAGATCGTACCGACATCACCAGAGAAGAAACCCATGGTGAGCGAAGGTTTGATCGTGTTCAGCCGCTTATACTGCGGGAACTTCGGTACGGTGCCTTTGTACTGACTTGTCTTCGAGATACGCACATCACGCACGGACAGACCGCCGCTGCCGATATCACCACGTTGAATCGGCAATGTCGTTGCAGGCAGTGCACCAGAGAATGTACCACTGGCTTTTGCGACACCATCAAAGTACAGAGTTATGGTTGTACCTACGCGCTCAGCAACCACGTAGTATTCTTGGTTCAGCACAAGGGCTTCTGGGTTCGTGATGACCACCAAGCCTGTGAGTGCAGCACCCGTCGAACTGAGTACAAGCCCGATCTTACCGTCCATGAGACGGAACTGCCACGAGTTGTTGCTCGCGCTATTCAGGAACTGACCGATCAACGACACAGGGTTACCTGAGATAGACGACACCACTAGGCGCGCTTCAATCGTGAAGTCACCAGCACTGAATGCAGGTGTCAAACCAGCCCATGCAAACCCACCGTTGGTGCTGATACGACTGGACAGAACCGAACCGTTTGCAGCAGGTACCGTAATCAGCGTACCGAGCTTATCGTCACGTGGCGAGCGAGACACCGTGGCTTGAGTAACGACGTTCGCCTCTTCCGCTGTCGTGTACTTGTTGTCAGGGAAACCAGGAAAGGTTGCAGCAACATCGACTACGCCATTGTACATGGCTTTGTCAGCGATGCGAATGTCCCAGATCCAACCAGTGCCGCTATAGTTACCTGTACCCGGACTGTAGTTGCGAACGAAGCGTGGAGCTTCACCGCGAATCGGGAACGTGCAAGGGGCAGACAGCTTGTCAACCTGAACGCCAGTGTGGGCATCCAGAATATACAGCGTCAGTACACCAGCAACACGCTCAACGATCACGCGGTAGTCGATGTTCAATGCCAGAGCAACGGTCGAATACAGCGAGACTGCATCAGTGCCGACAGTCGAACGGTTCATCTGGAAGTAGGCTTTGCGGTCCGCAGCGATCAGCAATGCCCAGCGGTTCAAGTCGTTAGTGGCAGAACCCAACCACCACTCGCTCAGTAGCAAGAAGCCAGCAGTAGCGCCAGCAACCGACATATTGAAACTGCACTCGATGGTGAAGTCACCTGCACCGAACGGGTCTGCGAGTAGCATGAACCCGTTGGTTGAGGCTTGAGTGCCTGTGAACTTCATGCGACCTTGTTGTACGACTTGGTTCGCACCGCCGGTGTTGACAACAACTCGGTCGTTGGCTTCATCAATCACTGCATCGCGACGGAATCCAACCTGTGCACGAATTGCCTTGGCATCATCAACACTATACAGCGGGCGCACGTATGTCTGCACCGAAGTATCTGGTGTGAAGCTCTCGGTGTGACGGCAGATGCCTTTGTCGATATACAGACCACGACGTGTGCCACGGAACGCATACGAGTTGGAGTTTGTGCCGAAGCCAATACCACGTGCGCTTGCAGGTTGCGGACCAATACCGCCGTTGTTGACAGTGCTGAGAGTCTGCTTGACGCCGTTCATGAACACATAGAACTGACCACCTTTGCGGCTAAACTCAATGTGCAAATCGGCACCTGCAGCCACAACAACGTCTTGCCCAGGTACGAGCGCGATAAACGCACCTGCCACCTTCACGTAGAAGAGAAACTTGTTGAAGTTCTTGCCGTAGAGAATGTAGAACGTACCAGCAGTATCGCCTGGTACATCACACGAACCAGCGATCAACAGGTCTGTGGTAATTGCGGCAGCGGACAGAGTGTTCAACGGTGTGATCGTCAGACCAATCGTGAAGTCCTCGTTATCCTTGAACAGCAACGTGTCCTTGATGCGCATCGACGAGGCGGCAGTTGTGGTAGTGACTTTATTGTCCGCAATTGAAATGCCGGAACCTGCAAGGATACCGAACTTCTCGGTAACATCGTCGATGTGCTCGTTGGTTGCGAACGAGAAATGCCTCCAGCGGTTGAAGTCGCTGAGCGTGAGCTGGCGTACGGTGATGCTCGATACAACGGAGCGTGCCGTGTAGGTCAGATTCCAGTTTGCCCAATCAGCACTGTACCAGATCTTCTCGTCGCCGATGATCAGGCTGTTCGAACCAGCAGCATAGATGTCACGCAGCGCTTGGTTTGCACCGAACATCGTGTTCATGGTTGCAGCAGGAATTTGTTCCCATGCAGTACCAGCAACACCCTTGTACATCAGCGATTGACCAGTGGCAGAGTCTGCGTTACCGATCTGGAATACAGTGTCAGTTGAGACTTGCGTTGCACTGCCGCCACTGTACAAGGCGTTGCTTGCAGCGCTTGCACGGGTAGCGGTCCAGCTCGTATCAGATGGTTTGCGACGATAAGCGCCAGCACCTTGGCGAACAGCAACAAGGTACTCTTTACTTTCAGTGATCGAACCAATAACGATGTACTGCGAACCTGAAGTCACGTTATCGGTGGTGACAGTGTAGCCGTTGCCGTTCCAAGTGAACACATGGAAACCACGCAGAGCATCACCGACACCTGGTTGATATATCGCACCAGTGGAAAGACGCTTCGCTTTACCGCCACGGAAACCTGTTTGAGTAGGCGCAGTGTAAGTGCCGCGAGTCCACGTTGCACCGTTGTCAGTCGTGAAGAAGTAGGACGAGTTGCTGCCCAGAACAAGGAAGCGCCCACTGTCGAAGACGATGGAACCCTGATCGAGCGGAGTGCCTGAGACGATAGCAGCCGGAATCGTGAGCTTCTCCCACGTAACGCCGTCGTCAATAGAACGCAAGATCGTGCAGTTCGTACCACACGCCATCCACTGCCCGTTGCCGTATGCAGCTTGGTGCAGATTCGCTGTGGTCAATCCCGTAGCCATTTCGGCCCACGAAGTTCCGTCTATTGAGCGTGCAATGAGACCAGATGCTCCTACCGCGACTGCGGTTATTCCTTTACTAGCCACTTGCCTCACAAACGGCCACAAGGCGAACTTGGGGATTAGACTGAGCATATTGATTCCTGCATGAGTTCGGTGTTGGCTATTAGAAAATGAAGATCCGTCTGAAATAGTCCTTGGAAAATAAAAGGGCCGCACACCAAGAAGATGAACGACCCTTGGGCTTAGATCGAGGTCACTCGCACACACGCTGGTTCAGTTACCTGACCATACGCATTCACCAGACGGTAGGCAAAGGACTCTTGCCCACTGTTACCTTGAGAGACGTAGGCAATGTGCTGACCGTCATTCGATACTCGCGCCACACCCTTTTCAGGTTGACTGAGGATCTGAGGCCAGAACGGAATGCTCGCCTTGAACATGCTGTCACCCTCGCCCTGTACAAGGGCTTTGCCAAGGTTGATCACATGATCTTCAAAAGGTGCGATGGCTTTGAACACCCGAATTTGATACTCTCCGGGCGTGCGAGTTACGAGAAAGCCGCCCTCGAACCAGTAGTCAGGTTGAAACCCTTCTGCACGGTTCAAAGACACGCCGTCACTGGTTCGAATCACGTCAAACAGACCGCGATTGATCGGATCCATTTCGAGCCGATCAGTGAAGACTTCTTCGGTGAACTCCACAGAAGCCTTGGGTAAGAACTTCTGTAGATCGTTGATGGAAGGTTTGGCATAACGAAACACTGGACTTGACGCAAGCATTAGCCACCTCCCACATAGCCGTAACGTTTTTGTTGCTCCGGCGGCTTGATGATAATGCCACACGTAGCGTTCTCAGCGAGAGGCTTCGCAACGAAGATCCACTTGCCGTTGATCTGGAAGAACTCGGTGCGTTGCGCTTCAACCTCAGCAGCGTATGCCTGAGCCTGTGCTTGCGAACCAAATCCAGATTGTTCCTCTGGCAGGAAGAAGTCCTGGCTTGCGACAGCGTACATCGGAGTTGCTTTCGCGACCTCGACAGCCGTTGGTGCGTGACGCTCATACACCATGTCGAAGCTACTTGCCTCGTTGACTTGATTCCAGTAGTACGCTGCATCAATCTTGCGACTGACAACTTGGTTCCACTGGTACGCCGCAGAGATAAGCTGGAACTTCTCAACGTCAGGTCGGAACCATTCGAACGGTCCGATTTCTTCACGGTGATACAGTTGATAACCCTGAACCACAATATCCGCGAAGTGACGATTCAGCAACGTGCGTGGTTCTGCCGTGATGTCCTGGTACTCGACGTGTCGCAGCGTGTGTGCAAGCCATTCCGTACCAATGCGCTCAACGTGACGCAGAGTGTAGGTGTTCCAGCTTGTGCCGATCTTCTCGACGTGCTGCAATGCGTACTTGCCGAACAGTGCGTTGATCTTCTCGATGTGTTGCACCATGGCCTTGGACCACTTCGCATCAATCGGGTAGATTTTATTGCGCTGCCAACGATTCCACAACTGACCGTCCCAAGTACGGAACAGAGTGTCACGCAATGCTGGATCTGCTTGTACTGTCCAGTAATGCGACGGTACGTTGCGCACAGCTTCGATAACGGGGATGTACGCCCAGTAACCACCGAAATGGTTAATGGTTTGCTGCATCGCGTCAAACGGTGCCATGGTGCCTTGCAACTGCTTGACCGCCTCGATGTTCCGGTCGAGTGACATCACAGTCGTATAGTCGCGAACTGCTCCAGGAACTGCTGCTCCAGTGCGTCGTACACTACCGTGGGTAATGCGGAGCGCAGTAGGAACGGCCATGTTTGGCAGACGTGATGTGTTACGCAGCTTTGTCGCAGTCAGTCCACGATCCAGTTCAACCAGCGTGCCTTGCAGCATATGCTCGCCAACCAGTGCCGTTTGCTTCTTGACGCTTTGACCACCACCGATCATGCCATCATAGCGATTGCGCAGGTCAGTCTTCTCTTGGCGTCGTTCGACACCATTGAGTACCATAGGCAGCAGCGTGATGGAGAACACCACGTTGTCGTCAGCGGCATGAGTGTCGTGCGTGTTGCGCACCGGACGCAGGTTCTGGAGAACGGAGCGAACCTGAATCACGTCACCATTCTTGATCGTACCGCTGTAGCCAAACTCACCACCGTTGATCGAGAACGAAACCTCTGACTCGCCCACGTTCGATGTCACGTCAGCAGTGAAGCCTTCGGTGATACCTGCAACAACGTAGGTCGGAGACAGGTACTCGTACTTCGGTACCGCGTTGTTGATCTGCGGCAACGACTTCGGATTTGGGAACAACTTCGGCTGAGTACGCAGCATGATCGACGTAGGACGACGGCCCATCAGGGTTACCCAACGGTCGTAGTACCAATCGGTCGAAGCAGGCATGGTGATCACCAGCTTGTCACCGAAACGCAGATACCCGCCAGTCCAATCGACACCGTTCAGCTTGACTGTGGCACCTGGGCTAGTTGCGAGCTTCACGTATTCAGCGCGAGGCCATGCGCAAGTCCAGGTATAGCTGATCGCTTTGTTCCAGGTGAAGTCAGCAGGTTGCACCAGCACTGGAGACACAGCAGGCTCAAGCGTTGTTACCGCAGCAGCGTCGCTATACAGGTCAGTCACCACGTAGTCCGCAAGGTAAGTAGCACCGTACGTTTTGGTGGTTGTGATGTCTGCACGCCCAGTGAAGTCGAGGGCGAACGTTGCGGTTACCGTTGTGTCAAAGAAGCCGACATATACGGTGGTGTCCTTGACAGTGATCGAGCGCGGCACGTCGTTGAAGTACGTGAGCTTGTAGGTGTTGTCCGCCAGCAGGAGTTTCATTGCACAGCGGTTTGCACCATCGACCACATACAGGTCAGTTGCGTTGCTGTCTGCCGCAATGTATGTACCATTGAGCGGGACAAGCACTGTGGTGACGTAGCTGCCACTAACCAGCGCAGTCTTCTTGATCCCGCCGTTGCCGAAGGTGATATACGAGTTGTCGTACAGCACATACAGGCCGTGCAGTGCGTCCAGTTCCGCGTTAGTGGTCGTGGTGAGCACAGCACTGGTAGCAGGACTCCAGCGAACGAGACTGCTGGCATAAGCGAACACCAAGTTGCCGTCAACATCACCAGAGGCAGCAACAACGCCGTCAGTAATGGAGAACGTGGCATCAATGGCGAACGCGGTGGTCAGCCGAATGATTTGCGACTTGGTGACAATGAAGGGAACAGTCTGCACGCCGTCTGCCAATGCCCAACGTGGAGCATAGATGACAGCAACAGGCACTGTGGTGAGCGTGAGCTTCTTGACAGCATTCGCCGCGTTGAAGAACCACACTTCTTTCTTTACAAAATCAATGGAAGCGACCGCGTCCCCTGCAGTGAACGTGCCGGTGTCCGTGTAAGGGACTTGAGCACCTGAAGGGTAGTGGGTTAGCTTGCCATATGTGCTACCAGTCAGTCGCTGATACGCCAAGTCACTGATGTAGCGCAGAGTCTTGGGTAGATCGACAAACCAGTAGTATTGCTTGCCACCGAGCTGAACGCTGATTTCGGCATACGCAGTCACGGTCGTACTCAACCGAACCACATCACCTTGCTTAACCGGAATCGTAACTCCCGGCTGATAGGTGGTGCCCTTATAGATGACGCTACACGCGGCGATCAGATCACCGGAGAGCGGCACTGTGCAATCAACTGTCGTCGCGCCGGAGGCCAAACTAACTGGAATGTACATAGGCGGCTCCAGAGAAACAAGAAAGGGGACTAAAGAAGTAGTCCTTTAGTCCCCTCTGTGGTGTGTCTACTACTTACGCAGCAGGTACGCCACCGCCGTCGATCAGGAACAGCAGGCGCATTTTGGTGTTGTTCGCACCGTTGGCTTTCAGTGCGCGATACAGACGTGGGGTCTGCTCGTTGTACACGGTGACCGGGATTTCCGATTCTTCGGCGATCACGTCAGCACTGGTATATGCGATCATATCCAGTTCTTCGGTGTACGCGTAGCGGTCGGTGTTCAGACGGTTCGGGAAGGTGATCAGGTACTTGTTGCCCTTGGCAATAGCAACCTGGTCCTTACCATTCAGAATCGCGGCGCTGTTCACGGTGTCGATTTCGGCAGATACCGACTTCGTTGGACGGAACACGTCGCTTTCCGATACGACGAACTTCTGAGCTTCTTGCGAGTCGCAGGAGTACACGCAGAAGATCGGGCTGTTGTCGGTTTTCAGGACAGCACCAGTCGACTTGTCGACAGGAGCCTGGATCAGGAACCAGCTGTTGGACGGCGAAACGTCCGAAGCATCTTCCCACACTTGCAGCGCCAGGCCACGATCGGTAGCGACCATGTAGTAGCTGTAGGTGGTACCGGCGTCGTACACGACGTTCAGCAGGTTGCGAGTGATGAACACGTCGCCCAGTGCTTGGCCTTGGGTTTTCGACCAGGCATTACCCAGTTGACCCATGACGCGGTCGCCGTACTGCTGACCGGTGTTGTTACCTGGGAACTGAGTGGTGCTGCCGTCCGCTGGGATCTGCTGTGGGTTAGCCACGGCAATCTTCAGGGTACCGGTGCCAGGGTTCTGGGTAGTCGAAGCAACGTCAACCAGCAAGCGCCACGGTTGGGTAGCGTTCATCGGGTTGATGGCAGCGTGCGAGTCGAACACGAACTTGCCCGAACCGGCGGTCAGCGCAAACGGAGTGCTCGAAGCTGGAAGGATCTGAGTCAGACCAACAGCCTTGAGGTCGGTGAACAGAGCCAGAGCAACAGCGCCCAGGCCTTGCAGTTTGGATTTGGTATATACTTTACCAGCCATTGATGTGTCTCCGGTTATACAGAAATAAACCCACAAAGGGTGATCGAGATGTCGGCCAACGCTGGGTCGGTCGTTTGAGGCGCAAACACAACAATCGTTTCCCCACGTTTAATGAGGATGTCATCCATGGAGTTCGATTGGAATTCAGCAGTGTCATTCCCATCCGAAAACACAATGTTTCCGATGAAGTTGGCAGAGCCGTCTTCTGGTGTATGCACAATCGAGAACTCTTGCGTGCTTGTCGAAGGCTGTAGCGCTTTTGCAATCGCTCCTGCGAAGCCGCCCTGAATTACAAACGAGCGGGGTGCAACGAACAGCATTACGCGCTGGTTAGCTTCCGGGCTGCCGAAGACAGTACCCGACAAGTCATAAGACAGCAGGCTGTATTGCGGCGAGCGCAAAGTCCAGACGTTACGAGTGAACTCGTAGATGCCAGGACCTTGATTACCAGCGGCTTGAGTGAGTTCCCACAGAGCACCGTCAGTTGGAACTTGCGGGAATTGGGTTCCCCGGCGAGCTTCATCCAACATCTCAATGCCAAGACCAGAACCTGCGGCGATAGTTAGACCATCAGTCAGCATCAGACTACTCCTGCTTTGCCCGATCGTGGGACTGACCACTCAATGTGGAGCTCCATGTCAGAGACGACAACTACTGCTTTGGGCAGCATCTTGTTGATCTTGCCGTCTACTTCAATGAAAGCGTCCACTACTGGGGCTCGTGTGTATAAATTATGCCGAACAACCCAAAGACTGCTCGGTTCGGTTTGGACGTGCTGATAACGGTCTGTCATACGCACCGCGCTCGCCCGGTCATCGGGCTGGTAAACGTTGCGGTGGCCTGGGTCATTGCGTCATTATGCACGATTGACGTGGGCTGGATTTCCATGTTGCCAGCGAAGCAACGGACGAGCGGCAGGTAACCAAGATTGTGGTTGATCACCCAGATCTGCTCGTTGTTGAACACTTGCTCGTAAGCAACTTGTGGACGAGGGATACCCTCGGTGCTGCCCATGATCAGAATGGCACGACCGGCTTGTGGCTCAGAGAACCGGATCGTCGCATGGTTGAACGAGAACTCAACCTCGTCCTCCATGATCGCTTTGTTGTCACCCGAAAGAACTTGCACGATACAACCTGCGGTTTGCAGCTTGTGGTCGATTTCCCAGACTGACGATGCCACGAACTGGTCGTGGATGTGAGTCTGGAGTTCATTGCTCATGGGCAACCAGACCGGGACACCATCTTGAATCTCCAGGCAGATGAAAATGCGACTGCCTTTGAAGATGAAGGTGCCCGGCTTGGGTTCAAGCGGCCATTGATCAACGGGTTCGAGCGCGAAGTTCTTCAGGGTATTACCCAGAAGGTCGAGGTCGCCATTGATCTGCATGTAGCCTCCGGGATTATGCTGCTACTTTCTTACCGCTGACAACCACGAAGATTTTCTGCGCAACAGCCAGGGTGACGGTGACGGTGTTGGCGTCAGTCAGCTTGACCGAATCAGGCAGTAGCTGGTTGAACGCTTCGTCGTACACGGCAACAGTCGCGAAACGGTTGTTCATGTTGTGCGTGACAACGTAGCTATCGGCAGCAGCACCGGTAGTACCGTCGAACACGAACTGGTTCGCGTCCAGCTTGGCACCCAGATCAGTGATGGTCTGAGTAACGGTGGTCACTGCGTCGGTCACAGTCTTGCGGTTCGCGATGCTGGTGTCAGCAGTCGGAGCAGGAACAGCGATCTGGCCAGTCAGGGTTGCAGTCGCAGCGTCCAGCTTCAGGTACGAAGCCGAGATATCACCGATTGCAACACCGTCGGTGGTAACAGTGACAGTGCCGTCGGCAGCTTTGACAGCGAGCGCAGTACCTGCACCGCCTTGGAGGCCGTTACCAACAACGTCAGCAGCCAGGTTGGCAGCTTTCACGCCTTCGCTTGCGATGCGAACGCCGGTAGCGTCAACGGCGAGGCCGCCAGTGTCTTTCAGCAGAACAGCCAGCACGGAATCAGCAGCGGTAGAAGCATCGCCAGTGATCGGGTCGACCAGACGCAGACCGCCAGTGGTGCCGACGTCGAGACCGATTTCACCGGTAGGTAGGTTAGCAACACCAGCACCGAACTTGACGCTCAGAACGTTGCCGTTCTTTTCCAGACCAGCGGATACAGTGACGCCGCTCAGGCCGCCTTGTTCCGACCAGTTGGTGCCGTCAAACTTCTTGTACTTGCCTTCTGCGCGATCCCAGACCAGGACGCCAGGACCACGAACGCTCACGTCGTAGATCACAACGTAGTCGTCGCCTTTCTTCTGGATGATGTCGCCATCTTCCAGGCCGTCGATAGTACCGAACTCAGCGTTCAGGGTATCGGCGTCGGTAACGATGTAGCGGTTCTCGTTGTCAGGAACGACAGACAGAGTAGGCGTCAGGGTACCGTCAACCTGGGTTGCGATCACGTCGGCTTGGAAGTCGAGCGAGGCTTTCAGGTTGTCGATGTCGATCAGACGCACAGGGCTGGTCGGATCGGTTGGCGCAGACAGGTTCAGCAGCGTGTGAGTGCCGCCGAAGTTCAGGTCGCCGGTCAGTGCATCGCCAGCTTTGTTTACCGGAACGTAGCCCAGGTCGTCTTGCTTGAGTTCGATCTGGGTCTGGATGTTGTCGGTAACGCCATCCAGGTGGTTCAGTTCGGTAACGCTGATCAGTGCGGAACCACTGATCTTGCCATCAGCATCAGTAACTGCAACCACGGACGGAGCCAGGTCGAGAGTAGTGATGGTAGTAGCGGCACCAGTGATCTTGTCCTGCTTGGCTTCACCAGCAGTTTCGATTGCAGCGGTGAGCTGGCCGACAGTAGCGGCTTCGAGGGCTTGAACGCCGTCAGCAGCGAGGATCAGCGGACCGGTGAGCGTGCCACCTTCTTTCGACAGGTAAGCATCGAGGCTACCACCAGTTGCGATGGTCAGCACTTCGGTACCGTTGTACCAGCGCAGTGCTTTGTCGGTGGTGTTGACCCACGTCAGACCCTGAACAAGATCAGCGCCGGATGGATCAGCCGCGAGACGACCAGGCTTCAGGCCCTGAATCTCGCCGACTACTTGAATATTGCCGTTATAGCGCATTTGAGTGCTCCAGGATCAGGAAGTGATTTCAACGATTTTGATGCGGGGGTTTTCTTGAAGATCAGTTAACATGCGGGCAAGTGGTGACTCGCCGACGATGACTCCATTCTTCAATTCGAGCGTATCTTCCGTGTAGTTCTTCACCTTCACTGGGATCACGATATCCGGCAGCACCACGTGTGCGAGGTAGTGCTCTAGCCTGTGCTTCGTGATAAAACTCCCTGTCTCGCGGTAGTCGCGAAGATCATCCCGTCCAATGTACGTGATGATGTTGTCCGGCTGTGATTCGTTTGTCGTTACTTTTTGTTCGACCAGATTCGACCCGAGTAGACAGTCGATTTCGTACAATTCGTACAGGGTGCGCTGCAATGCAGCCACCAAAGCATCAATGATGAGGGGGTACGCTTCCAGTTGCGATACACCAATGCTTTCTCTCACGCGCCGTTTGAACGACTGAGGTATGTGCTTGTGGACAGAGGCAAACACCTTCAGGTAGTCAGGCAAGAACACGTCACTGTGGATGGCGAAGATTTGCTTGTTCGACTCAACAACCTCGCCGAAGCGTTGGAAGATAATCTTGATGTCGGACTCATCCACAGTATTGCGATTGAGAAGCAGGCTTTCTACTTTGCTCGCCCAGTCGCTGTACGTGTTGAAGAACAGCAACTGGATTTCTCGGGCGACCTGGCTAAACTGCTTTCGCTCGTCGATCAGCTCATTCAGAATGAAGGACTTGGAGTTGTAGTACCTTTCCAATGCCTTAGAACTGACGGAGCGAAACCGTATGTTATTCAGCACATAGGCCATAGTGAACTTCCTACAAGCCTCTATTCATGGTCTTCGCGATAGACATACCCGTGAGCACACCGGCTACCTGGCTTTGCTTGTCGCTGATGTCCGAAACTTGACGGGCCAGCGATTCCAAAAGGCGGGTTAGTCGTTCTACTTCACGTTGCACGTCACTGCGACCCTGTTTAGAGTGGTCAGAGGCGGTATCGAGCACTTCACTCAGCTTGTCCAGAGATTCTCGGACTTCAAGGAACATGCGTTCCATAACGCCAGTTAGTGCGGTTGATTGTTGTTCCACTGCGGACTTGAGAGCACCAACGATCGTCACAAGATCATTAACGTTCTGTTGGCTTTGCAGACTGGTCGCCAGCTCTTGCATAAATTTCTGGACGTTAGCCTTTTGCAATTCAAACTCGTCACCCAATTTACGTTGCAGATCCGAGTTTTGTTCGCGCAGTGTTTTCACTTCTTCGAGAAGGGGAATCACGAAAAAGTAGTAGCCAGCCAAACATGCAGCAGTTATGACGACACATACTGCAATCGGCAGTGGGCTACTGAGAATGGTTTGCATGAAGTCCATTGAGTAGCCTCATTGGCATCGGTCATCGCTCGGTATAACTCTTATGTTCCGGATATTGGGATTGATCGCATCGGACTCGATCAGCACTTCCGAGATTCTCGGTTCCGACACATTGCAAACATCGCCTGTAGCCTTGTTTACGACACAAACGCTTTGCACGCACTCCAGCGTCGAGTAACGGACAGATTCCCTGTCAGGCTTACCGGAGGAGAACTGAATTGCGATGTAGGCAACGAATGCCAGCAGCGCAAGAATAATCCCTCTGGAGACTTTCGTTTGGGTACTAGCCATCTATCCACCGCCTTCGACTATATCAAACTTTCCAATTGAAGCACGGTAGACTGGAAGCCACTTGGCTTTCACACGCTTCAGGTTGGCACAAGAGCTAATGTGCGGCTTAGATGGTTGGTCGTAAGCGGCCATTGCCAGAATTGCGGCCTCACCAGGAGTGGGGCCTAAAGCAAAGGTCGTTTTAAACCCTGTGCGACAAATACCAACGTCTAAATGTCGTGAGTTCGCAGTCACAAAGAGCTTTTCAATCTCCGTGTAACCGACATTCGCATTCCATTCGTCAACAAGGGTGAAGACATTGAGCACGATTGTGCCCTTTGGCTCACCCTGAAGTTTCTGCACCAGCTTGCGGAACTCCAACACCGTATCGACATCAAACACTTCTGGCGTATTATCGCCCAGCTGCTTCTTGAGGTCAGCTAGACGCAATGCCGCGAGAGCGGACTTGTCCGTGATGATGTAGATCGCTTTCTCTTTGGGGTTGTAAGCACCGAGGGCGGTAGCAGCTACCATATTGAACGTTTCCCCACCAAACAACACCGAGCTGTATTTGGTAGAGAACCCAATATTAAGGGCAGGTTCACCCAGGAACACGACTAAGTCCGGCTTCCGCTTTTCGACCCAAGCTTTGACCACGTTTGTGAGGCTATCACGCGAGTAAGCAGAGTTGTCATGCGAGAATTCCCGAACGTTGAGGACGTCAATCATGTGATCGTCCTCATTCGCCAGCATTTTCTGGATGATTGTGTTTCCATACAAGTCGTGAATGGTTGCGGACTGCACAACCGAAAGACTTTGGGCATTTACCGTTGAGCATAAAATTAGCGAGGCTACTACCAATACCCAATTCATAACGGTATTACCTGAGGCCTACCAGGACTGCGGTCCCTGCACGGGCTTTTGCGAACGTGACTTTGAACGTGTTCACATCAAGGGGTTCCATCGTTTCTGGCATTACAAACTCGCCAGTCTCTAGGTAAACTTGGGCAAGGATTGCCTCAGTTCCCAGGTTGTGCTCGATACGCCACTCAAGCGCAGCTTCGGCCTGTTCGAATTTCTTCGAGGGAATCGAACCACCAGGGCCCGTCGGTGTTTCTTCCAGCGTTTTGATACGGGCTTCGGTGCTTGTCACACGGTTGCGGATCGAAGTGATCTGCGAACGAACGGATGCCATCTGCTGATACACGGACGCAGCGACTGCTTGCGCAGCATCCGTGAGCTTCTTCGTCAAGGTCTTCGGAATGGCTTCCTGATCGGCAAAGTTGTCAATCGAGGTATCAGTGCGGAGCAACAACGGGCCGAGCATCTTGCCGCCAGTCGTTTGATTGACCGCGTCGATGTCCGCAGTTTCCAGGAAGAACGGGTTACCCACGTTGCGGTTCAACTCTTTGAAGGGCTGATCCGTGGGCATCGGTTCGTCCCAGATCTGCGGCGTCCAGAAGTTGGCTTCTGTGGCATCAGTCCAGGTGTGCGTGTAGGCTTGTGAGCTTGCGCGACTTACCCGACGCAGTGTGGTATTACTGGTCGGGTTAATCCAGAGTAGATCAAGCGGTGCAACAACGTTCGTAGGCTCTGTGAAGCTGACGATGATGTTTACCCGTTGCTTGGCTACACCTCCGTCTGTAGAGAGCAGAATCGGTGCAGACTGACCTAGACCTCTGGCCTGGGCCGCCGCAACGAGTCTGGCGATTGGTAGGGACATGGCTTACACCTCGATGTACGATGCTTGTAAATTAGCCTAGATGCAAGCCAACCAAGTGTTCGGAGATAGCTTCGGCCACTTTCAGGGCGTCGTCTCTCGTCATCGCTTCGAGCTTCGTACCGCTAGGTGAATGGATAATTGCACGGACTTTGGAACTTCCTGCCGCAAGATCCATCATCATCGGACTGAGCGCGATTGGTTCAAGTGCATAGCAGATGCCATCGACAACCAACCCGCCAATGATCGCTGACGCAACGTCAACGGTCTGGCGTTCGATCTGGTCTTCTGGAACATTGTTGACAAGGGTGAGCTTGCCGTCTACAACACGCCAGCGACTTGGATCAGTCTGAATCTCGGCGTGGTTCTCGACGCTGACAGTGAGCAGCGGACTTACGTCAGGCTTACCGCGCATCGGGTTGTGAAAAGACAGGACTTCGCCCGTCTCCTCATCGTAGTTCATTAGCCAGTACTTCGGTGGAAGATTCATGCCAGCTCCTTATGCTTTGGCGTCACTGCCGATAACGAACCAGTAGAAGTCCCAGCCCAGTGCAGCGGCTGCTTTCGTTCCGCCCGCACCATCAGGTACTTGAGGCAGCAGCGCAGTGTTCACGCTGAGCTCCATGTTGCCCTTGTTGATCTTGTCAATGCGCACGGCGTGCTTCACCGCAGACGTTGGATCAATGAACTGGATGAATGCAGTGCGAGTCGTCTCTTGGGTAAACGCTTCTGGGAACACGACGCGCTGGAAGATGGCAGCACTGTTACTGGTGAAACGTCCCCAGCATTTCAGCGTGCTGTCTTCGTACAGTTCGTACCCGCCAGTTTCCCCGACACCAAAGAGAGGCATCTTGCCGTCTTTACCTGCGGGACCCGTTGGACCAGTCGGTCCGGTTGGGCCAGTCGCACCGAGAGTACCGGGGCCACCGGGAGGGCCAGCAGGTCCAGTGTTACCGGCAGGACCTGGATCACCTTTCGGGCCGACGCAACCAGTATCGCCGCGACGACCGTCTTTACCGTTTCGACCATTGACGCCCTGGCTACCTTGCGGGCCAGTGGGACCCGTAGGCCCCACGCCGATACTCGACTTGGTGAGCAGACCGCGAATCAGTACAACGGAACGGTCTGCTTTTGTCAGTGTGAGCGTGCCGGTCTCAGTGTCATATTGACCCGAGACGACCTGCGTATCACTGTTATTCTCATCCTGATCTTGGAGCTCCAGGTCCTCGCCGTTGAACAGAACAACGTCGTTGGCGGAACCCTTACCCGGTTCGATCAGTTGCAGCGGGATCTTCGTTAATCCACTCATAGCGTGCTCACTTCACTGTCAACCATTTGGTATTGTCGGAGGAACGCACCCGAGTATTCCCCGGGTGCATTTGGATCCAAGCGCTATTTGCGGCATTGCGCACCTTCCAGCCCAGCTTATCGAAGTTCTCGATCCACGGGCTGGCTGCTGTCTGACGTACACGGAGTCTGACTGCCATTATTCAATCTCCCCAATCGAGTTCGCTTGTCCTTTCCAGTCTGCTGCACGGGTCACGTACACAAGCTGGTTGTTCAAACGCACCGAGAAACACGCATACCCCGGCGTACAATCCGGGACGTTCAGGTAACGAAGGATGATGTTGCGCTTCCCTTTCGCTACAGTCACTGTGGTTACCTTGTCGCCAATTGGACCAGACGCAACCAACTTGCAGTCGATGTACATTTCAAAGTCATCGTCATTGCGGTTGTAAAACACGTACTGACCACTAGCAGGGAAATCAATGAAGGCTTGCATCAGGTACTTCGTGTTGCCACGTGCGCAGTTCAGGTTTGGTTGCACGTACAAACCGTAGCTGCCATCTGGACCTCCAGCAAACTCATTCACTGGGTCTGTTGGACGTTGACGACACAAGGCGCTGTCATCGTCTTGGATCGTACCAGTACCTTCTGCGGTATTGATCGTACCCTTCGTCGCGTTGCTGATGGTCATGATGATCGTCCGATCCCCATCAACCGTGTCGTTACCAATCAACGGCACACAGACTTGCTTGCTGCTTTCACCCGGAGCGAATGTCACAGTCCCAGAAGTAGGAATGTAATCAGGACGCTTCTCGGTGAGTTTGATTGCACCTTCACTACCACCAGCTGGCAGCTTCTCGCAGTGCAGCCCGTTCCAAGCCTGGTGATCACCGTTGCGATTGATCATATCCCGCACAGAGACTGGGTTGCGGTCAACGCTACCATAAAACTCAATGCCGAACTGGTTCGCAAGTTGGTTAGCGCCCGACTGGAACACATAGTGGTCCGTGATCACAATCAACCCACCACCGTTCTTCACGTACTGACCGAAGTTGGTGACAGATGCAGGCTTGAAGACACCTTCGCTTGCAGCACCAGTCGCAGTCACACGACTACCAATGAAGATGATCACGTCGTATTGTTGGAGGTCAGCCAGCGGGATAACCCCGACGCTGTTCCATGCGTACACGTCTTTGACTTCAGGTGTGAACCCAGCAGCGGTGATCGTCAACGGAATACCGGTTGCGAAACCAGTAGCTTGTGCATCGAGCCCGTAGTTACCGCCAGCAGCAACGTCACCCGTGAGCAGCACTTTGCGACTCGCACCAGGACTGCGTGCAGACCATTGAATCAGGTTCTTCAGGTACGTGAACGCTGGTGCAAGACCAATACCACCGCTAGCGATGTTCGAGAACGAAGCGTTGGCCTGGGACTGTGCGCAGAGACCATAGAAGGACTTCTGGGCAAACATCTCAAGTCCGGCACCGTTCAGGTTCACAGACAGCGTGAAGGCTTCACTCAAGGTGTTGCTATTCCACGGGCTGCAACGCACGGTGAGCATTTCACAGTCGCGAGTCACGTTTACCCGAGTGAATGCACCGTTCCAGTTACCGCTGCCGCCAGTGTTGATCACACCGAGAACAGTGACTGGGGTATCGTTGCGCATCAAGGTGAGTGTGAAGTCACCAGCCCCATAACCGTCCATGCCGCGACGTTGACGTGTTGCAACGATTGCATAGTTGTCCGCACCAACGCGAGCGAAGGCAGCCAGCATACCAACCATGTCATCGTCGGCGTCCACAGAACTCAACGTGGCTTCAAACACGTAGGCGTTGAATGCAGTAGGCGAGATAAACGAAATCAGGTGCGCAGAGTTGGTCGTTGCACTGATCTTGCCACCGGCTTGCTGCCATGCCAATGCTTCACTGCCTGCAGGAATCTGCGACGGGCTTGAGTAGAACTCAGCACCAGCAGCACGCATCCAGCTATCGAACACGACTTGGCCTGTAGGTGGTGCAGCAGGTGTCACAAAGTTCGTGTTGTAGAACTTTGGAAACCCACCATCGAACGCAGCACGTCCGAAGTTTGGACCGTCAACGACTGCAATGAACGGGTTGTTGAATTCATCGACTGCAAGGATGCGGCCTTTGGTCAACAACGGGTTAGCAGTACCACCGCCAGTGCTGTAGTCCACCGACACAGGCAGAGAACTTGGTGGCTGATTCGTGATCGTCCAGCAGAGTTGTGGGCTTTCACCAGCAGCACCTTCTTGAACCATCGGGCTGTCGATGTTGATCACGGAATCTTCTTCGCCTGGGCAAGTGTGCAGGAATGACCACGAGGTCTTGCCTGAACCTGTCACACGAATGTGGCAGCTACGCCCACGAGCAGGGTCATACCCGAAGTACAGCCAGTGATCACCAGTAACAGGTCCGCCAGTCGTTGCGACTAAGGTACCGTTCTGGAACACGTCGAGCTTGTCCGGAATCTCGTACATCTGGTAGCGCACGCCAACCTTGCCGGCTTTCTCACCGAAGTCAACGTAGGTGTCAGTCACACCAGCACCGCCGGAGGTCACTGCGCTACCGTCAGCACATGGACGTGGATCGTCTTCTGAACCTTTCTCACCAGGGCAGGTGATCATGTATACCCAAGAGGTGCCTGGGTCACGCGCTGTCACGCGCACACGGATGTTGTTGTCGCCACCCGGTACGTGGTTGATCTTCAAGTGCCCTTCACCAGCGATGTACCCGCCGGTAGATTGCAGCAGCTTGCCTTGGTTGTTGTAGACATCCATCCGGTCAGGCTGATTCCACATCTGGTAGTGAATGTCAGCAATGCCAGCCTTCGCCCCCAAGTTGTGGAAGAACTCGTAAACGCCTTGACCGCCGTTCTTCGGTTCGTATGTGCCGTGACATGGACGTGGATCAGTCAGCGTACCGTCTGCATCGTCATCGCCAACGCACTTGAGCTGGAATGTCCAACGAGTGTTGGTAGCGGTCGAACGCACACGCACGAAAACGATGCTGTCATTGTCAACTGGCGCATAGACGAACTGCAACGTGCCTGTACCGCTGCGCTTACCGCTGGTTGTTGCAACCAACTTGCCGCGATAGTACACGTCGAATGACGCAGCACCTGGATTAGCAGACCACGGCAGAGAAACCTTGCCGCTTACCTTACCCAAGTCGAGATAGAATTCGCTGATGCCTGCACCCAGACCAATAACAGAGTCAGGGCAAACGAATGGGCAATTGAACGAGCCAGCACCGTAGGTACCGCAGTTCATATCGTCACGAACAATCAGCGGCGTCTTCGGTTCGCAGGTGTTCAGACCTGGGCGATAGTAGCAGCTACCATTCCAACCGGCGCCATCACCATCACTGTCTGGCAGATCGTAACCGTCAGGGTACGGACCGCCGGGAACCCAGCCAGTACCACCTTGACCAGAGCCGAGGTCTCCATTTCCGTAGAGCGGACTGTTGCTGTCGTTCGGTCCAGATCCTGAACCTCCAGAACCTCCACCGCTGCCGCCACCTGAACCATCGCCAGGTTGCGGATTGCCAGAGGTATCACCGTTCGGCTTGCCAGAACCGTTGGAGCCAGTGCCGTCCTTCGTGCCGCCGTACTCGTCTTCTTCGCAGTTGTCTGTCTCGGAGATACAGTCAATGCTCAACCAATAGTTCTCAGCACCATGCCGCGCATTAATTCCCTGTTTCGGAGTGAAGCGCTCCCAGCCCGTGTTCGAGGCGTTGCGCACGTACCACTCCGATTGGCAGATGTCGATCCATTTTGTGTTCGCTGTGTTTCTTACGCGTAGGCGACTCATGCGTGTGCCCCTTAGTTACGGCTTAATCCACAGGGCGCCGGCGATGATGTGGACAGGCGATGTGTTTACTGGATCCTCAGTTTGAATCCAGATCTGCACTGTGCCGTCTTTACCATCGGGACCGGTAGGACCTGTTGCACCCTTCGGTCCGGTTGAACCCTGCAGCCCCTGTTCACCACGCGGACCTTGACGACCCGGCGGGCCAGCAGGACCTTGGCAACCAGTGGAGCCTTGATCACCGTCGATACCATTCAGGCCATCACGACCATCACGACCGGCAGCACCTTGCGGACCAGCAGGACCAACACCGATTTCACCCTGGGTCATGAACCCTTGAAGCTCAAGCTGAGCGCCGTTACGCAGTGCAAGGGTCAACGTGCCAGAGGTAGCGTCAAACGTACCACCGGCAATGCCGTAGTCGTTTTCATCTTCTTGCTGTGGAGTTACCACAACGTTCAAACCGTTGAAGCGCACATCGCTATTGGGACGACCAACGGCAGCGAGCATCTGCAACGGTACTTTCGTCAAGCCTGTCATAGACTCATACCTTATTGAATGATCCCAGGGTTACGGCCATGGTGTTCCGATTGGTGGATCTGTTGGTGTTGTACCGCCACCGCCACTCGAAGGTGGAGGAGTAACTGGCACTGTCGCTGCTGGGTTCACCCACAACCAACCTGCACCTACGGCACCTGGGTCAGAAGTCGAGACTACGATGTTGACTTTGCCGTCTGGACCTGCTGCACCTGGAGCGCCTTTTGGACCTTGCTTACCGGTTGGACCTGTTGGCCCGATTGGACCGACGGGGCCGGTAGCACCTCGTTCCCCAGGAGGACCTTTAGGGCCAGGGCAACCACGAACACCCTGCTCACCCATGCGACCATCGCGACCATCAGGACCTGTAGCACCGGTTGCTCCTTGCGGACCTTGTGGCCCTTCACAACCTTGTTCACCCTTTGCACCGTCTTTACCGTCACGTCCGTCAAGCCCATCTTTACCCGGCAATCCCTGAGGGCCGGTAGGGCCAACAGGAATGGAACCGGCAGCTGGGAAGCCGCTGATTTTCACAGCTTCCCCGTTATACAAGGTGAGCGTCAACTCACCTAGCTGGCGGTCGTAAAACCCACCAGCGATTTCACTCACATCTGATTCCAACGGATCAGTTACAACCAGTCGCTCCCCTGTGACGACAATCTCCGTCTGAGAAGCACTACCGGGTGCGAAGATCATTTGGGATGGGATTCTCGTCAACCCTGTCATACGAAGCCCTTCATTATTGGTAATGCTCGACGTTGGAGTTACCGCCCCAGTTTGGATCAATCCGAACTCTTGCGAACTCTGGCGCACCGATACCCGAGGCTTTCGCGTTCTTCCCTGTGTAGTACAACAACGCACCAGAAGTGGCGTCGTAGATTTTCAAACCACACCAAGTTGGAATGCGAGCAGTGTTATTCAGGAAACGGATACGCACACTGGCGCGAGTCTCGGTAGTGAACGTGCCACGAGTTGTACCGCCTGGGTAGTCGGTCTGCGCAATGATGCGGCAGTCGATGAACAGAGACGATGCAACGCCTGGAGGTGTGGTCAGTTCAAAGGTATAACTCGCACCTTTGTTCAACGTGCCGCACATCACGAAGCTGTGTGGGATTGCTTTGGTGTTCTGGCGAGCAAGTGGGAGCATCGACAGACCCAGAGGATTACCCGCTGCGTCATCAATCGTCCATGCAGAGTACCAGACCTTGGTCTGCGAACCACAACTACCGACAGCACTACCTGTTGGCCCGTTACACGTACTCACACCAGCACTCGCAGACGGAGTTGGAGCAGGTACTTCAGGTGTCGAAGTTGGTGGAGCAGGCGTTGGAGGTGGAGCAGGTTGTGGGCAAGTGTTGCCGTCCCATCCGCAGATCGGTGCAGCAGCATCAACACCGTCATCATCAAGACCAACGATTGCTGCAAGCGGATCTTCCATCGAGCGCATACCAAACAGAACGCCCTTACCAAACGCTGCACCGGTAGCACCAGCATCGCCTTTGGTGTCTTCGTCGCAACTCGGACCAGTCATACCTCGACTGCCTTCGAAACCGTTGGGGCCTTCACGTCCGACTAGACCACGATCACCGGATGCACCTTCGCAACCATCAGGACCTGGAGGACCGACTTCACCAGGGTTGGCTTCATTGCCCATTTCCCCAGGAGTGCCGGGCTTACCTTCTGGTCCCTCACAACCTACATCACCGTCTTTACCGTCACGCCCATCACGACCGTCTTTCCCATCTTTACCGGGAAGACCGCGTGGACCCGTTGGACCCACACCGTAGTCAGACTGGCGAAAGAACCCGAAGATTCGCTCGACTTGCTTATTGCGGCGAACGAGAACCAACGAGCCAGTTTCAGCATCGAAGGCATACTCGGCAATCAGCTTGTCGTTGTTGTTGACGCGATCCCGATAGTCGAGGGCGTCTTTGTTGGTGTCACGAAACGCGGACTTGCCTTCTTCGGCGAAGACCTCGAACTGACTGATTAATGGTTCGGTAAGATCAGTACCGGTGATAAGCGCTTGAATGTCCTTGGAATTCTTGCTCTTAACGTTTGTAATCACCGGTGCGCCAATTGGCACGCGTGTCTGATCTCCTACAATTGCTCGCGCCAGAAGGGGCGAGGTGGACACACCGTTTACGCTCATACGATACCTTGCAAAGTCCGTTCGAAGGCGTCCAGCACAACGTCAACTGCTACAACGTCGGCTGCCGCATTCACTTTGGAGATATACTTGGCTTGCATGTGCAGCAACTCGTTGTGGCGGCGATTCAACACACTCAGGTTCGCGCTGGTTTCAATAGCGGTCAGCATCAAACCTGAGGTGGAGTCAAAGCAGCCTTGTTCGCAGAGCACTGCACGGGCCAAGTGGTTGAGACGGGATTCGTCTGGTATGTGTTGCTGAATTTCACGACGCATGCTGGCAAGAGCGAGGTTCTTGTATGAAATAAGCGAAGGCCTGATATGGACGACGCTTCCTTCAACCACGATGTCGATCAGCCCAGGATTCTCTGCGATCAGATTGTACTGGGCTTCTGCAATCGGCAATGCGCCATCCGGGAGTTGCGAGGCAGTACCATGACTGCCATCGCGATTGACGTAATGGACGTTAGGCATTTTTCGCGATCTTCGGTGTGCCAAGAATGATGACGTTCAAGGTGAGCAGCGCACCATATAGAGACACGTTGGCGTTCTGCACTCGCATCTTCACCACCACGTCAATGTAACCGGCTTGGTGGTTCGCAACGATCACGTCGTAAACTCGCGACATGGAGGCGTTACTGAATGCGCGTTCTACCTTGTCCCCTGCGAGCGACGAGAACCCAGAAACGTTGGTACCTGTGATCTGGCGTCCGTACTCTGGCTCTTTGGACTTCGCAGTCCGGAAACCAATGACGTACTCCATAACCTCAAGACCTTCGGTGGTCTGGAACCCAGGGCCGAGAATCGCAGAGAAGTCAGCGTGCACCGCGATCTGCACATCACTGGTCAAGTTGACCCGGTGCGTGAACAGAATCTCACTGGTGTCGTTCAAGGTCCGGTAGTCGTTGAACTGGAAGTTTGCACCCGGATCTTCCAGTTGCTCGCTCACAGTCGATTCGATGGTGTAGAACGGGTGCTGCCCAGTGATGTTGATACCAGGACCCGCGTTCAAACTCACACCAGGAATCGGCAGCGTGATTGGCTTAGCACCATGACGCAGCAACTTCAACGAACGCCCAGTCAACACTGCATCGACGACAACACCAGCCAGGTTCGTGTTCGGGCTACCGTGACTGATTTCGTTGTTGTAGATGATGACCTCAACTTCGAGGCCCTTACGGATCGGACCCGAGAGCACGATCTTGTTGTCTACCAACGAGTACAAGTTGCCGTGAACGTGTGCACCAGACTGGCTCAGTTCGACGTACTCAACCGACTGCGGAGTGAACGGCAGTTCGATGTAGTAGGTGTCGTCGTTCGTGGTATGCACAGTCGAGGAAATGGTCGTGCTGTAACCTTCCATTTCTTCCATGCGGAACGAACGGAACTCAACGTCAACACCAGTAGGGATCGGCGCAACGAAGGTCAACTCACCAGTCGTGTTGTCGTAGGTGTACGTCGTCAACATCTGACGGGTACCGCGAATGTAAGCCTTGATGTAGTTCGCGTTCTCGACGATCTGGCTAAGCTTGAACTTGGTGGTAACACCGTCGCCAATTGCGAAGTCAACCTTGATGATCGTGCGAGCACCATTCGACGCTGCACGGGTAAAGGTGCGCAGTTCGATCGGGATGTTCGTGTCGATTGCTTCCACGAATTCCAGTTCGTTTGCACTCAGGTCGAATGCAGAACGATGCTGCTGGACACCACCGAGACTTGGATGAATGTAGTTGACGTTCTCCAGTTCGATGTCGCCAATCGGGAAGCGAGCGTCTGTGCCATTACCCGTGTAGTTGATGGTGTTCATCACCAACTTCGAAGGTGGACGATACAGCGATGCAGTAGCACCACTGCCAGACTTCTGCGGGCCCCATACAGGACACGCACCGAAACCACGTTGCAGCACCCAGTCAGACGGCACGTTTGCCATCGAAGGTGGATAGCTGCACTGCCCACCGGCACCCCCTAATCCAGCAATACGACGCCAGATAGCGATGGTGGATTGAGCGTCCAGCCCGGTGATTGGCTTGCCATCTACTTCGGTCAGCTTGTTCGCTTTGAAGCGGAACCGGCGAGTTTTACCTTGCCCGTTACCCGCAACAACGTGACCGATAACCGACTCGTTCTCATCCAGATCAAGGCCTTCGACAGTGATCACGGACTCGGTAGCTGACTTGGGCTTACCCGAGAAGATGCGGTTGTGGTCAGCGAACGCCCACTGGAAGTCGCCAGCGCCGTAGCGCATAACGAGAATCGGAGTGGTTGAACCGTCACTGTTCTGCTGGCCGTCGAGCACAGTCACAGCGTTGAACTGTGACAGGCCTGGAGTCTGCAACTGCCAGAGGAACGGTGTCATCGGAATCGAGGAGTAGTCCCCGATGGTCACGTTGATCGTGCTCAGGTCGCAGCGACTGGTGATCAGCAAGCAATTGAAGCGGTGGTTCTCACCTGCCAGCAGCATCATTGGCTCAGCGAATACACAACGACCCAGAAGGCTGCCGTTGCTCAGGTAGATCGTAATCTCCTTTGCTTCGGTGTCTTCTACGATCTGGTATGCCTGAACCTCAAACACGAACCGGCAAGTGTTCTTGTTCATTACTTCAACGTGGTGGATGTTGCCAGAGAACAGAGTGTTCCCCAGCAGATCCGTTACGTCTTCTTTCTTCGGAGAAGCAGCGCTGTCACCGATCTTGAAGGCAGTAGCATCAACCAGTTGTCCACCGGCTGATGCGTTGTTGATTGCCTGCAAGCCTACATCGGAAAGGATAAGGACTTCGGCAGCCATTTTAGCTCTCCATCATCGGCGTCGATACACGGCAGGTAGCGCAGTAGTAGACTTGGCCCTGAGGAATGATGCCGAACCCCATGCTACGCGAGCACTTGGGGCAGACACCTTCCTCGGAGTTGTTCACGGCTGCAGTGGCAAGTTCATGCCCTTTGTCAACGGCTGCCGTGCTTTCTACCTTTGCAGGCTCAGCAAAGATGTTGATCACTTCGCGGCCTGTGCTCATTTTTACTTTCATGTTCATTTCCTTAGAAGCCGAAGGCCACTTCATATGTGAATGTGCCGATACCGTCGAAGTCGGTGCGATACAGGTACCAGTCCGACGCAGTACCACGACTGTCGATTCGGGTGATTTTGATTGGACCGTAGACTTCACCAACGTCTCCATCATCAGGCCAGCTTGCACCATCCCACCCACCAACGATGTCAGAGGCAGTGTCAGTGAACTGAGCAATACCAAGCGACGCTGGGTGGCAGAAGTACATATACTTGCCAGACGGAGCAGTCAACGTGAAGCGCTGGTTCGACGCAAGACTTGGAAGCTTACCAGTGAGATACTGGGCAACCTCTGGGTCGTTACGAATACCGATAGGACCAACACCATAAATCGGCACAGCATTCTGCACGACGCTGATTTCTTTTGTTGCGGTCAGTGTCTCGAATCCTTCCGTGTACACCGCTTTCAAGATGAAGGTGAACGACGTACCAGCATCAACGACAAGCACTTCGCCTGCACCATTGACTGTCACGCGACCATCGGGTGCCACGATCGACCATTCCTTAGGTTGAACAAGATGACCAGTACCTGGCGTCTCGCTTTCACCTGTACGGAACAACTCAGCTTGGTACAGCTGGGTTTTGTTCTCGATCATTGTGTCTGGGCCGATAATGTGCAGCGATTTCAGTTCGTCGCCGTCAACCCCGATGATATTCACCAGCAGAGTATCTGTCACGGTGTGCGTGCCGCATTCGTACACGGCTGTGACGATAACCACGGCGCTCTTGCCGTTAGTCGACCAGAGGAAACCACCTTGGTCAATCACTGCAACTTCAGGCCCTACGTCAATCGACCATGTCGAGGACACAGCGAGTTCAGCAGGGCAGTCGTTGAACAGGATCATCTGCGAGTAAGAACCGCGCTGGTTCGCAGCATAGAACGAACTTGGTCCAACAATGCGGTGAGTCTTCGGTACGTCTGGTGAAGGACGCACACGCGGCAGCACGGTCAATTCGAACTCGGCAATCTCTTTGAAGTAACGGGCAATCGCAATCACCTTCGTCGGCACTTCAACGCCACGACCTTGCAACACACCAGGACTCACGATGTCGGCCATGGCTTCTGGGTCGTTGAGCGGGTCCGCGCTAGTCACAGACCAGAGCGGGCTCACTGTTTCGATCTTGCCATCGCTGTACACGGCTGTGCCAGTCAGCACAATCCGTTCTTCTTCGTTCACCGTGTTCGGCCCAGAGATAAGCAGACCTTGGATGATCCGCGTCTTCGGAACGAGTACGAGTGTCTTGGTCTGGATGAACGTCTTACCAGAGAGCTTGTAGATCGCTTGAATCTCCACGATCCCTTGCTTCGGCTCTGCAAAGCGCAGCAGACCTTCCTCGTCAATCGTGCACCATTCTGGGTTACCTGTGATAGCCCAGGTCGGTGTGATTTCAACGTCACGCCCGTTCGAGTAGTGAGCGTACGCGGTGTACTTACCGACGCTGCCCTCTCTCAGGTTATCTGGCCCAAGAACCAACACGTTGTCCAGGGTTACTGGTGTGTTGATCGCAAGGATCTGCTTGATCGCGTCACGCCCATTCACGCGGGCACGAATCGTCAAGTTGACAGGCGTGATGCCCACCGAACCCACATTCAGGATGCCGTCTTCACTGATCGAGTAGCGGTCAGTCGTCCAGTCAGCATTCACGTAGCCACTACTACCGTCACTGAATCGCGCAGATACCACAAAGCGGTTCTCAGTCAACTCGGTGACAGTGTTTGGTCCAAGAATCTCGGTGTGAACGATGCTCAGCACGCGACGTTTGAACTGGACTTGCTTCTCAGCGACCAACATCACTTGCTTGTGCTGGTGCTGCACGGACAAAGTAAGCGACATCGGTGCTTCGGTCATGCCAGAGGTCAGCGTGCCGTCAGGTGTAATGTGAACGCTGCCGCAACCTGAGTTCCAGACACCGATAACACCGCGAGTTGTACCATCGCTGTAATGCGCGATAGCCGTGTACTCTTTCACCTCGTTCTCATAGAACTCATTCGGACCTGAGATTTCCAGATCGGTCAAATGCACGTCAGGATCGACGTAGATGGCAGTAACACGTTTGACAGCTTGCAGCGTGAGTCCGTTCGGCAGCTTGAGACTGGCGCACAATTCAACGGCCCCGTCTCCGTCAATCTGGTGGATGGTCAGGTTGTTGCCTGTCATCTGCCCGAGGATCGAAGTGCTGATTATTGGGATGTCGATGATTTCGGTGCCACGGGTCGTTGTCGCTTGAACCGTGTACGTTCCAGTCTCGTTGCTGCGCAGTTCATCCGGACCGAGAATCTCAATGATCCGAATGTAGCTGGTATCGTTCAGCACCTTTAAATTATGGCTGGCTGACCGACCTTCGTATTCGGCGTACAGGATGACACTGGTATCGAGGCTGACACCGCTGAATGTAGCGACATCTTCCTTGAAGTTCACCAGGCCTGTCTTGTTGCTTGTCCATTCCCCACGCACTGGCACGTTCTGGGTGTACGTACCGTCTTCGTTCGCCAGTGTTGCCTGCAAGTCGAAGCTGTGCGTGCTGCTCTCATAGACCTCGGTAGGGCCAATGATGCTCAACGCGGTAACAGTCATCGGACCAATGCCGACATCATGGTAGTGCGTTGGTTGTTTGATGATGCGACCCGAAATGAACAGCTCGGCACCAACGTCGATGTTGAAGTAGAAGCGCTCGACCACGATGTTCCATGGCGCAAACTCGTAGAACGCATCCAGGAATCGGTCCTTGATCGTCTTGCCACGAGGCAGCAGCAACGAGTAGTCGCTAGCCAGCATCTGCATACCGAGTTCGATGTGCGTGGTCTTGTACCAGTCACCGCCGTCAACTTGCAACGTGCCGTATGCCTGTGGGTAGAAGTTCACGTAGTCGTTGGTATACAACCCTGTGCTGTCCACGGAACGACCGAAGATATACGACAGGGTGTGGGCGTAGTCGTTTGCACCAGAACGTTCTGCGTACAGCACCAACTGGCTGAGCGAGTTACCCAAGCGAGACAGGTTGTGCCGGATGAAGTCACTTGGCAAGTCGAACCCGTACTGCTTGAGCGTTTGCAGCACCACGTACGGATCAGTGTCGCTGTCGATCAGACGGATGTTTTCGAGCTGGGCAATCGGGTAACGAATGCGGTCGTTCAAGACTTCCGCGTATACTTCCGTGAAGTCCGAGAACCAAGGCTGCGCAAAGAAAATCTCTGCGTCTAGGCCTTCAAAGGTTAATTTTTCCATCAGTAGGCTCCGGAGATACCTGTTTTACGCTCGGAGTAAACGACGTTGATCAACGGGCTGCCCTCAAGCACCACGTACTGCGTCTTGTCAGCAGGAATGATTTCCTCATTCGGAGACTTGACTTCAACGTAGTCAACACCAGCGACCTTGCAGGCAGTTTCGATGTCAGAGCGCGAGAGACGACGACCTAGCACACCGGGCTTGCGTTGGAACAACTTGAGAATCCGTTCCGTGACAACGATCCGCATTTCTTCGGGATCGACATCTGGATTCACGGCGAGCAGCACAGACACACCAACGAACAGCTTGCTTGGGTTCCAGGTTTGAATCTGGGCCAGCGCTTGAATCTCGTTGAGAATCCATTTGGTGAATGCTTCCCAGGCTGCACTGCGTGGGTTCGGGTTTGCACCGCCCCAGTCATCAGTGTTCTCAGGCAGGATGCAGACACGCATCACGTTCTGCCAGCGCGGATCATTCGGCGCGATGTCGCGTTGAGCAAACACAGCACAGTCCGCAACACCGGGGTAGTTCATGATGTGAGCACGAACTTCGGTAGGGCTGATCGCCTTGCGGTTCGAACGGAACATCGTTGGAGCAAACAGCTTGTAGTACAGCGCAGACTTCTGGTCAGCACCGCCAGCAGCGTTTGTCTCGGTGAACCCGTTGATTTCCGGCTGTGACGCCATGCGCACACGCTGACCAGCAATACCGATTGCAGTGCTACCCTTGGTGATGACGTACCGCACCTTGAGCAACGAGCCGGTAGGGATGCGCGCACCAAACTCACCAGTACCGAACAAGAATGCAACGTCACCGTTACCGTCTGTGAGTTCGTAGTAGTTCTGGTCGGTTGGGCCGAGTTCAAACAGCGCTTGGTCTGTCGTGTTCCAGACAGTCGCTTCCCCGCTCACCTTGTCTTCGACCCAGACCAGAATGTCGGTATCGGAAACAACGAACCCAGGCTTGTTCAGCTTGAACGATTGCAGTTCGGCAGGGCTCAGCGCGTCGATGTCATACTCGGCAACGAAGACCTCACCTTGGTACAGTGGGATGTCCTGAATCAAGGTACCCGGTGCAATGACGATCTGCTCACGGTTGAAATACTTCTCGCTATCCACCATGAACTCGGTGAACGCAGGAATGAACTTCACGGTGGTCAGGTTGTTCTGCAGCCAAGCAGTAGTGCCGGCGCACGACTTGCGAGCGATCTTGATACCGAGCGATCTGGTACCTTGGAAAATCGACGAATCCCGCACGGCAGTCGATAAGAATGCTTCGCGCAGGCTGACGTTGATATAATGCTGGTTAACGGTGGTAGCGCCCGAGGTAAGCGACAGAATGGTTGCGCCAGTGTTCGTTGGCAGCAAATCCTTCCATGTGCCTTTCTCTGCGAGCTTACGTGCCAACTCGTTGTAGATATCGGACTCGTCTACAACGACCTTACTGATAGCGAGTTTGGACATGACGAATCCTAGGCTGCTTGCTTGTTGAGGCCGAATTGGAAGATGACAGGCTTGCCATCAAGGTTCGGTGCAGTGTAGATGATTTCCACGGCGTAGATTTGTACGCTGTAGTTCGGAACAACCTTGACCGATTCGATTGTCACCCGCAGTTCGTCGTTGCGACTCAGCAGGGTTTTGATTTCCCGCTGAATACGGTTCGAGGTCATTTCATCCATGGGTTCAAACAGGTACGCTGGGATGTTTGACCCGTAGCGCACTCTGAACCACTTCGAACGAATCGGCGTGGTGATGATCAGAAAGAGGTTTTGGTTGATCGAGTCGGTGTCGTACACCAGCTCTTTGTTTGAGAACGTTCCGACATACAGGTTAATGTCGGAGTATAGCGGTGAATCGCGCATATCCGCCATTGGTTAGCTATCCGAGAAAGTTGAGATTGAACCGTTACTGGCGGTATCGCCGCAGGACAGCTTGTCCGTTGAACGGTGTGTTGGCAGCTGTTCGGTGTACGTGATCCTCGCACCAACAACCACTGACGGAGTGTGACATCCTTTGCAGCAGTGCGGCACGTACTTGTCCGAGACTCGCACCTCGGCAATCTGATCAGTGAATACGGTGATGGCTGCTGTCGCGGGAACGGTGGGTGAAAAGCAACCATGACCCCGAGAAGCATCCACTCCCAATCTGATGTTGTTGCGACCTTTCAAGGCCAGCACAATTTCGAGATTGCTCATGGCATTATCCTCAATTCTTAATGGCGATAAATTATCGACTGGCCGTTTCCGAACTGTAAACAGTCATTAGGATATACGTGAAAAGGGCACCAAAATGAACGAAGAAATCGAAGACGAAGTGGAGGTAATGAAGCCTTGGTTTGACATCAAGCTCCGCAAGCCTGCTATTCATGGGTGGTATGCAGTTCAAGACCACACTGTTAGTGGTGAGTCCTACATGGATGCGTTCTATGAGGCAGGTGCGTGGTGGGTGTTCGGGCGGTTGGCCAATGTGATGAACGTGCGCCGTGAAGTTACTGGTGTGCTGCGCTGGCGCTTCCAATCGAAAGAAGGTAAGGCTTCGATCCTGAAAGAAGCACCGAAGACATTCGTTCCATATGGAAAATGCACATGGCAGAGCAAAGGTGTGGTACCATTCGGGGATGCTATATACGATTCCTGTTCTGGGCGGGTTTAGCCGGAGAGTACGGCAGCAAGAAGCGTATTGGGTATTGGCGAGAACTGGGTTACAACCCAATCGACAATACAGACCTCAATGAGTTGCTGGTGATGGCTAGCAAACAAGCAAAGGAGCAGAAGAATGAATCCACTACCTAGCGGTCGCGTAATGCCGATCGCATTGCGTAACGAAGAAGGTTATCTGACGGCCGCCGAACATCTGCTGTACAACGGCGCGCTCAAGGCAGATCGTACTGGCACTGGCACTCGTGGCAAGTTCGGTGAGATTCAGGTTGAGTACGACCTGATCAACGAAGACGGTGATCCAACCGTGTGTCTACCTTCGACCAAAGAAGTCTTCTGGGATAAAGCAGTCGTTGAGTTGGTCTGGATGCTCAGTGGTTCGAATCGCCTGAAGTTCTTGATCGACCACGGCGTGACCTTCTGGAACAACTGGGTAATCCCAGGTACCGAGGTCTGGGAAACGCTTGACTGGCAGCAACGCCGCGACAGCATGACCAAGGTGCAGAAAGCCAAGTGGGCTACTTGGTTCGACGAATTCACTGGCGGTCAGACCGAAGACGGTTTCCCAGAGTTCACCCAAGAGCAGTTCGATACGATCACTGCGAAGCTCGACGAATGGGGCATCGGTGATACACGTCTGATCGACGGCGACCTTGGTCCTGTGTACGGCGTTCAGTGGCGTCACTGGCCAGATAATCGTTTGATCGACCCGTCGGTTATCTACGGCAGCGATGCGTGGGAGAAGTACGGCAGCAAAGGCTTCGTACATCTGGGTACCGCAGACAACGGGCAGTTGATGATTGGTCGTGTCATTGACCAGATCAAGAAGCTGTAGACTGCACTCGACACCCGCGACCAGAAGGCTGCACGCCGTGTTGTACTGACCGCATGGAACGCAGCGTTCATCGAAGAAATGGCTTTGCCTCCGTGTCACACGCTCGCTCAGTGGTGTATCGAACCAGACGAAGCTGGCGAAGATCGTCTGCACTGCAAACTCTACCAGCGTTCGGGTGATTGGTTCTTGGGCGTGCCGTACAACGTCGCGTTCTACTCCATTTTCACTCACCTGCTGTGCGCCATGTGCGATCTGAAAGCTGGGCGTCTGTATCACACAGTTGGTGACGCGCACATCTACACGAACCACGTAGACCAGATCAAGCAACAACTGGCAACGCCGATCAACCCAGAAAGCAAGCCTGTGATTCAGTTGAAGCGCGCTGAATTCGGCATGTCTATTCTGGAACACAAGGTCGAAGACATCGTGATCAAGGGCTACATTCCTGGTGCGTTCATCCCTGCTCCGGTGGCCGTATGACTCCAGCCGAGGCGTATGCCAAGCTGGTTGTAATGCACGACGCGGACATCGACAACCAAATGTGCGGTAGAGAAATCTGCCGCTTCATCATCGACACCATTGAAGATGCCATTGATCGCAAGGACTTTGCATACGTCCAGGAGTTTCTGGGTCTGGTACGTGCGCAAGACATCGGTCCGCGTTACGCAATTGCAATCCTCCGTACCGCATTCAGCGAACGCAATAAACTGCAGCCGTTCTGGATAGCGTTGCGCGACAACTGCTGGGACTACATGGTCGCACTAGACAAGCCAGGCCGTATTCGTTTGATGCGCGGTCTGCTGGGAGATAAGGATGACGAACACCTCAGATAACCTTCGCAATACCCTGCCGAGCTATCAGCAGACCAAGATCATTCACGGTGCCAAGATCTTGGAGATTGTGGAAGAACGTGATGGTTACCTGCTGACACTCGACACCAACGAGTTGCGTGGGATGATCACAAAGCGCGAAGACACAGCACATGACAAGGAATGGGCTGCTAGTTATGAGCCTGGCGGTAAGTATTACAACGAGGCGTGCCATAAGATCAAGGTTGATTTCACTTGGCACAGCAAGCATGACCCGCGCGTTGGTGGTTACTTTGTCCTGTATCCGGACGGGTACCAGTCATACAGCCCAGCAGAACCATTTGAGGCTGGGAACAAGCTGGTACAAGTCCAATGGAATCACAGACCGACGGACGCTCAAGTCAATCATCTGTTCTTCCAGTTGCGTCACAACCTGAACACGATTCGTTGGGGCCACCAACCAATTGACAAGGTAATGGAACAACTGACATCGGAGCCTGTACGCTTTGCAGAGAACCAGCAGGTGTGGGTTGCAGGTAAGAGTCTAGTTGCCTTACTCGAAAAGCGAGGCATTGCTACTGGGCGAGTGCCGCGACGTGGTGGTAACCCGTTGTTCATTGATACAGAAGGGTTGTACGTCCCGCATGACATCCTGATTCGCGCAGAACTAGACGGTCAGATGCTTGTGCGTCACGTTGCATCATGGGTAGTTATCGAGGAATAAATGCCAGACATCGTTGACATGGCAGCAACCTGTAGGAGCAGTAACATGAGCGGTGAGAAGATTTGTGCGATCAACCACGATCGTAAGGAGTTCATGGCAGTTGGGCATTCGTCCTGGGGTGATGTTGATTTGACCGACATCCCTAAAACCATGATCATCATGGCACCGTGTGTACAGAAAGCCATCGAACAATTCAACTATCATAGCGAACAGTTCGGCGTACAAGAACTGATGCTGTGGTCGCAAGCAGAGACACTTGGCTACGACCGCAAGAAAGGCTATTGGGAATAAGGGAGTCGCAATGAAAACTGAGCCGTATGTAGTGAGTCAGGACAATCCACCGCCACCGGAAACTGGCATGTTGTACTGGGAGCGTTTCGTTGAACTCCGAGTAGCAGTTGGTAAACGTGCGGTGCATGATGCGATTGAGCAGATTGCCAAGAACATTGCGAACAAGGAACCACTCGGCACCACTGGTGGTTGGAAGCTGCGTCTTGCAGGTAGTGATAACAGCTACCGGGTAATGGACGGTGAGCGCTACGCAGTTGCAGGTCCAATCGAATACGCCCGCCGGCAGTCAGCAGATGGTACGCTGATTGCTGTGCCAATGCCCAAGACATTCCGTCAAGCGCAAGCACGGGCTGATCATCTGGGCGATCTGGTACGCTGTGAGCCAACACTGGATGCGTTGCTCGACGTATGCCAGTCCGGTGATGCGTTGTACGTGCTGATGCCGTCGAAGCTCTGGCCTGACTTCCAGGAAAGCGCACTGGCTGCAGCCGTGTATGACGCGAACACCAACTTCTCGTCGCTGATCAAAGGCTACATGGGTGAAGTACACGGCACGCCTATGTGGTCTGAGTTGTACGAAGCACCGTCTGCGCAAGTGCTCGATGGTGATCTGTGGATCATTCGCCGTGAAGAAAAGCAGAAGTCCAAGTACGTCACCGATGCACTGAACCCACCAGAGCCGAATCAGATGGTTGTGTTCTGGGAGCAAAACGAAGAAGACGGCGTGCCTGGGTGGTTGAGCGTTGATGAACATGGTGAAGTGCTGATCTTCGTGGGTTACGGCGTTGAGCAGTTCTACGATGGCGAGCGTGCCGAGTACCAGATTTACGACGACTACGCCCGCATTGCAATCGCCAAACCACGCAGTGTGGAAGAAGCACATCGCTATGCAATCGTGCGCGGCAAGAAGATCCAACGTCCGTCGATGTTGAAGTTCTGCCATGCCTGCAATCGGGACGGTACGCATTACGTGATCATCGGTGCGGATCTGATGTCGAAGATCCTGACGAACAAGAAGATCATGGAAGATCCAGCGTTCCTGATCAGCACCGAATACGAGCGGACTCTCAATGGGTTCTTGGGAATTTACCACGGCACAGAAGTCTGGACTGACGCATTCATGCCGTCGGCCGAGCGCTTCTGCAACAACAAACTGATCGTTTGTCGGGAGGGGAACAATGAAGTACACAGTGAGCAAGGAACAGCCGCCACCGTATCTTGAAGGTGTGCAGTATTGGGAACGCAGCGTTGACCCGTCTAATCCCGGGTTGATGGCTGCAGCCTTGAAAGCTGAGGGTATTCGCGCAGCACCATACGACGGCCCACCACCAGCGCAAGGTTGGATGGCAATCGAGTGGACTGAGAATCCAGTTGGGTTCTATCCAGACGGTGCTGAGTTTGAAACGGACGAGAAGCCAGAGTATCACTTCACCGAAGTTGGTCCTTCTGGGCATCTGATCGCAGAGCGTGCGCTGAACTGTCTGCGACATGCGCGTTGGTACCAAAGCCACGGTTACATCCTGGTGCGCACTGGTTACAACTCGCGTACTGTGATCGAGAAGACTGCGCTGATCGACTGCCATGCAATCATCATGAACGAGGCGGATGTCGAGAAGTTTGCTGCTGAGTTTGCGACCGTGCAGTACAAGCGCCACGAACTCTCGCCGCCACCGAACATCAATAGCAAACCACTGTTCATCGTGCCGTCTGCCAACAACTCTATCTGGGACGACAACGTGGCGATGAAGCTACGCGAACTCCAGGATGATGAATTCATCGTCGTGATGAAGCGTCATGGGCTCAAGCCGAAAGGCACTGTCAGCGAGTTTGAGTGATGGGCTTCCTGAAGTTCTGCGTCGTACAGTTCCTTAAGACAATTCTGACGGTGTTCGTCATACTTCTGCTAGTCATTGGTTCGACGTACATAGCTGATTGGATGGGAGGTGTGCTGCTCGCATTAGTGTGCGCATACATCTTCCTGAGTTGCTGGTGGGAAGATTACCAGAAGCAAGAATTCAAGAAACGGAAGTAAAAAAAAGGCCACCGTCTCGAAAGAGCAGTGGCCTTTTTTTTTAGGTCTACGGATGCAGCTTTTCCAGCTTGCGCACGTTGTTCAACCATTCAGGTGTGAGCAACACAAACCCATAACCTTGGGTGTCGATGTAGATACGACCTTCGGAACGGGCTTCGGCAATCTGATATGCAGTGCAGCTATTCGCGTTAACGATGGCGCCACCGCACTTCATCAGGATCGCAAACAGGTCTTCGACAGAGCGGATGTTTGACGGACCCAGAGTAGGCAAAGGTTGACCACCCGCGAGGTTGCTGCACGGGGTTTTCGACGTACACATGATCAGCTTGCCGCACGCACACGGCAGAGGCGGCGCAGGAATGACAGGCTTACCGTGAGTACAGAGCAACGGGTTGATGCAGTTACAGAGGACTTCGCTCATGGCGCACCTTTAATAGGGATCGCCGCGTTCACGACGTCCTTTCCAATTCACCTTGGACACATGCACTTCACCGGCGAGTTTATCGACGTTGGCATCTACCATGTCCTGGCTCTCTTTACGCTTGCGCTTGTCACGCAGACGCGACTTGGTCTTGCCCGGAGTATCGTTGACGTGAGGTTCTTCGATGATCCTGATGCGAGGTCCGTCGTTGTCACGTCGCGGGTCCAGGTACATGGAGATTCTAGCCATTGGCAAACGTCGTGGTAGTCACGCCGCCTCTGTTACCTGGGAAGTCAGTGCGATACATATTCCAGTCGCGACCCTTGTAGTGAATCAACACGGGACCGTAGACTGCGCCGACATCATCGAGAGGCCAGCTTGCACCATCCCAACCGCCGATCTGACCCGTACTGTCCTTGAACGTCACTGCACCGAACTCAGTCGGGCACAGGTAGTAATAGAACGTGGTGTCGTCAACGGCAGGGAAGTACAGAGACGGATCGTTCACCGGATCACTCTGGACTGTCTGAAACACTGCGTCGAGTTGCTGATCAGTTGGATTTTGTGGCAACGAACCCAGACCGTACAGCGGCAGCGTGTCAACTTCGAGCGGTGGTTTTGGAATCTTCTTGCGATACGGTGTGGCTACTGTCATGCTCATAGCGGACGGCTCTCAGTCTGGATCAGGAACATTTCTGTCTCTGCCGCATCACCTACCTGTGGGAGCAAAGGCCGAATACGGATCTTACGTTTGACAGAGCGGACAGGTTTCTTCTTGCGACGAACGCCCATTACGGCTCCAGATCGCCGATGATCATACCAGCGAACGTTACCTCCAGTGGACGGTAGGCGAAGCGCTTGTTGATCTTTTCAATCTTCTCCTGGAGTTCTGGAGTGACTGCCACTTCATCGCTCAAGGTGATATGCGGGGAGAACGGCACGAACGTGTGCTCAGCACCCATGCGCTGGAAGGAGGAGTTCTGGCTGACGATGCCTTCACTAACGACTTTCAAGACGATGTAGGTCTTGCCGTTTGCACCAACCCAGGACTCGACAGCATTGATGATGCCGCTGATAGCGCGATCTGGGTTGAAGTTGGAGACTTCTGGTGTGCCCGCTGGCTTCTTGCTGTAGATCACAGTGGCATGCAGGTCGGCTTCGTTGGTATTCAAGCCGAGTTCTTCACTGATAGCCATGATGCGATCAACGTACCCTGGAAGTGGAACGACCGCAGAGTACAGGCCGTTGGTACCAGTGTATTTGATGTGTTCGAGTTTGTTGGCTGCCGTTGCTTCTTCTTTCTTCATAGAGAGCTTGATCATCATGGTTGTGGGTTCCGTGTAAATTCTGGCGGGGATCAACAGGGACAAACAACCATCCTGTTCGATTCTGCATAAATTAGAAGCGTGCCGTTTCCAGCACGCCGTTGCGTCACAGAGTAGCTTTGATTTCCTTAATCTTGGCATACAAAGGCGCACGCAACTTGTCGTTGGGGACTTTCGCCACTTCCTTCGACAGTGCGTTCAGTTCCGTACCAGCTTGCACAGCAGTGAGCTTGGTATTGCGATAGTCCAGACCCACTTGGTCGATGCGATCCTGAAGCTGCTCATGCAAAGGCTGAGGTTCTTCTGGCTCTGGCACCTGAATCTCACCCGGAAGTGGAGGTACTGGAGTAGGAGTCGCTGGTGGGGTGGTCGTATCCGGAACAGCAGGGGTTTGTTCTGCTACTGCATCACCGTGGTACAGGTCGAGGTGATACAGATAGACGACAGCCGTAGACTTGGCCGAGTTCACTTTGGTCTGCACGTAAGCGCCGACTTTGAAGTAGAACAGGTCCTTGGCCTTGGTGTAACTGGCTTTGCTCAACTGCGCACGGGCAATCTCTTTGCCGTCATCATGGATGAGCAGCAGGAAGGTGTCAGTGAGCGTGATGCGCAGCTTGAGGATTTGACCGAACTTGATACCGCGTTTGATGGTGATCTTGGTTTCATCACCCTCATATTCCTTGCGGTATTGCAGGATCAGATCCGCGTCGCCTTTGTTGTCTTCGTCGTTCAACTGAACTTTGCACAGCGGAGAATTGCTCTTGCCGTGAATCTGCCCAATGATCAGCTTGCGGGCTTTACCTGGATCTTCAACTGCAATCCAGTAGTCCATTTTGTGAACCTGGGCCTTGGTAGCATCCCAGTTATTGAGAGTTCCGTCTTCATGTGTTTCGCGATATTCGCAGCGCGGAAAAGTAGAGTTCTTGGTCGACTCGATCTTCTCACCAGATGTTGGTACAGTGAAGGCGATCCTTTCTTCACTAGCCGCGTAAAACTCGGATGCGTACTTGGGAAGATCCTTCGTCTTGATCGTTACCTTCTCAGGGGTGGTCAAGTTGAAGAATTTCAACGCGGGAAAATTGCTCATGTAACGTCCTCTGGACTGATTGCTAAAGGTTGCTTAGGTGCATCATCGGCAGAGTGTGCAGTTGCACACCCTACGGATACTGGACCGCACTCTTTGGCGTAGAGGACAGATCGCTTACAGCGTGGACAAGTCCCAGATGATATTCGACTGCGCGACAATGTAAGCAGGGTCGAGAACGACACTGGTTTCAAAGCCGACCAAACCTTCGCACATACGATATGCGAGACGGCCATCTGGTTGTTGATACGTTGGGCGACCAGGGCGCGTGTGAATACACGGTGCGCCGATCCCTTTGCCAACGCGAGCGCCACAGATAGGGCAAGTGTAGGACGAGTAGTACATACCCATCGAATACGTGCTCACCTGGTTGCTCAGGATGTTGGCTACCAACTGTGCGTCTTTGGTACGGTCGAACGCCAGCAATTTTACCAGCTTGGCGAACTTGGGGAATCGCGGAAGCGGACGCAGATAGGTATCGAGAATCACCCCACGCGCTTTCGTGATGTCCTTGTTGTCATGCTCAACAAACGTCGGCTTACCGCGCCAGGTTTGATACGTCAGGTTGCCGAACTCAGGGTTGAACTCGGTCAGTTGCGCCAACGATGCGCTGTCGCCGTTGGTGTTCGGGATCGAGGTGATGATCGACGGCACCGGAACGATCACAAAGTCGCGGATGTCAGCACTGATGTGGTAGTGCTTTGCAGCCTTGGGCAACCAGATGTTGGCATCCAGTACACGGGCTTCACCACCGGCCTGATTTTCATTCAGTTCAATGCGGGAGCTTTTCGGGCGAACAATCTTGTGCAGTTCAACGGGAGCTTGACCCAGAGAAAAGCTGGTAGACAGATGCTTCATTGGGAACCCCTTTGAACAACGTGTTTGATCCACGACCGCGCTTCTCGCATAGTCATGGGCTGTGGATTAACCAGCATCGGCTTGCTCTCGTACAGAGTAACATGCGGCTTGGTCTTTTCTTCTTCCTCGTGATCATCAGGGTGATGCGGGAAGTCGAACGGGTCGAAGGCATTGTCGTACATCTTGGCCTTCCAGATACGCAACGAGTGACTGTGATCCGAAGATGGTTCCTCAGTCGCTGTGATCGTCGCAATCTGGTTACTGCCAAGATACACGTGCCATTTCTTGCGCTTGGCAAGGGGAAGCTTGGCCTCCCCTTTATCGCACTTGTAGGTTATACGCTCCATGTCATCACCAGTTCAGGAATGCAACGTGGTAGAGACCGTGCTCGTTGGTCGCTCCGAGTGCAACAAGGGTTCTGGCCTTGTCATTGCAGAAGAACATAAAGCACTCGTCATGCTCGTCATCCACGTGGTCGAAGTTCTTCAGGAGCTTCAACTCGGTAAGACGACGTTTGAGCGCATCCGCCATCGTATCCACATTTGCGTTGGAACTGCCGAAGAAGTTCTTTCCTGGGCGACCTTTTGGGCGCTCACGCACAAGTGGCAGCAGGGTGCTGAAACACTCGTTGTAGATGTCGATGTTCGGCTCATGGGCTGCGATTGCTTTGAACAGGTGTTGGCTGCTCTCATGCAGATCGTTCAGGTCCATGTTCTTCATGTACGACGTGGTTTGCGTCAGGATTTCGTCCACGGTATCATGGTCGATTTCTTCCTGAGTCTTACCTTCGCTGTTGGCAGCAGTCGATTCAATACTCGACCACATATCCATCAGACCACGGCCGATCACCATGCCGAGAGGACCAGCACCGATAGCGAGCAGTGCAACGCCGGCGCCCAGAAGTGCGAACTTGGCGATAGCACCCAATACTGCTTGGCCGTCGCGTTTCTTCTTCTCGTCCTTCTTTTTCTTCTTTTTCTTTTTCTTCTTGCGCTTCTGACGGTCCTCGTCCGATTCTTCCGACAACTCACGCTTCTTTTTCTTCGAGCGGACATCGTCGTCTTCATCTTCTTCTGGATCGAGAGACGGATCTGGTCCAGCCTCGTCCTCAGCTTTGCGCTTCTGTTTCTTGCTGATTGGTTTGCCGTCTTCGTCGTGAAGTGGCTGACCATCCGCATCTACTGCTTGGGTTTCGTCCTCGACTTCCTCAAACTCACCGTCGATAACGTCATCATCAAGCAGGCCGCCTTGCATCATATCCCGCACAGAGGCTAAGCCACGGCCGAACAGGTTGGGGCGACGTTGAATCTCTTGATCAACCAGACCGTGAATCTCGTCCCGGTTGTTGTTGATGTTGGCAGCGCCCTGTTTCAGTTGCTCAGGGCGAATCTGGGAAAGCGCTTGCACGGACTGACGGTTGATCGTACCAGCACCTTCATCGTGCATGGTATTGCGTTGCTTATCGACCTTGACCAGTTCGTCTGCACGACGACGCCCAGCTTCCTTCCGGCTTTCTTTGCCATCAAGACGCTTCTTGCTCAGGTCCTTGCGACCCTTGCGGAATCGTGGGACGTGACCAGACTTGGGGAATCGTTCGTTGTAGCGCTTCTTGCCCTTGTCGTCCAGCGCCTCGTACTCGGTACGTGACAGCTTGCGCAGCTTGGCAGGCTCAGCTTTCGGGAGACGCGCATTCTTCGGTTGACCGATGATCTTGGCCTTCTTGCCATTGATCAGAAAGCGGTGCTTCGACTTCGGGTACGTTTCAAGATACCGAAACTGAGCCTGTTTAGCCAGCTTTAGGAACGCCTCTTTATTGAGTCTTTTCTGCGGTGTCGCTAGGGAGAGACTGACTAACATGGCTGAGTCCCAGGATTCTTGCAAGATCGTTTGCCAGAGCACCGTCAATTTTCGGTGATAGCGCCATTGCGTGTTGAATGTTCTTCCGTGCTTCGACGTTGTTCCCAATCTCTTGGTAGCAGACGGCGAGCAGGTGGTACGGCCACGCACCGTAGTACTTGGCATCGTGAATCATGGCTGCAGTCGGTGCACTGTCGATACGCAATGCACTGCGCAGCATACCGATGGCCGACTCCCACGCACCGCAAGAGAAGTACAGATAGGCGAGTTCACAGTGCGGTTCGCGAGCACGACCGAATTCAGCACAAGCACGGAGAGCCCAAGACTCGGCTTCGTCCATTGCTTCTTCCAACGTACCGTCCATTGCCTGATAGCAGCGACTGATGTACGTCGCAGACTCAGAGCGGAACGGACCGTGGGTCTCCATGTCGATGTGCTTGCGCAACCACATGATCGCGTCAAGGTAATCGCCACGGTACATATATTCGCGGCCCAGATACTGCACTTGACGCGCATCGTCTGGGTTTTCTTCGACCGCTAACTGGAGCAGTTCCAGATACGACGAACGACTCTTGGTAGAATCAGGTTCGTGGTACACGTTGAACGGCAGTTCCAGGTAGAAGTATTCACCATCGTAAGGCGCAAGCATTTCATGCACAGGATACTTCCAGAAGAAGGCCTGGCGCTTGTGAATGCACTCACGCGGGTAAGTGATCAGCGGGAGCTTCTTGTTGCCAACCGTATCGAACGTGAACACCAGGTTCAGCATGAAGCTATTGAACGAGCCATTCAACTCTGCTGCGGTGATTGCTTCCTTGATTTTGGTGATCGTGCCAGGCTCCATCGTCTCGTCCAAGTCGATGAACATGCACCAGTCAACGTCGAGTCCCACTTGGTTCAACGACATATTGCGGGCAGTGTCGAAACGGAACGGCTCCATTGAGACGTTGTTCACCTTCACACCCAGGTCAGACAGGATCTTCTGGGTGCCGTCACTTGAACCAGTGTCGAGCACGTAGATTTCGTCTGCGTCCTTGACCCCTTCAAACCAACGGGCTGCGTGCTTGGCTTCGTTCTTGGCAATTGCGTATACGGCGAATTTCATTGTCGGTTTCCTTAGTTAGTCTTCCATGTTTGAGAAGGTGGTTCGTCCTGAACCTAGTCACGGTCTTGTAGAATGCTATCGCTCAATCCGTTGACTTGACTCTGGGTCAAGCCGTGCTTCTTGAGACGGTTCAGGTGGTCTTCAACCGCTTCTGCGGCTTGAGCGCGCTTGCCGTAGTCGCGTTCTTCCTCAGTCCTGGGACGTGGTGCATTCTCCCAGGCCTTGATAGCGGTGTTCAGCGCCTTACTTTCATCATGCAGCCCTGACTTCTCCATAGCATCCATCAAGTCGTTCGATGGGAAACGGCCACGAGGTTTGCTGGCGAAGTCATGCAGGTGCGTCAAGGGCGAAGTCTGGCGGGCAACAGGCTTGCTATCACCCTTTACTTCTTTGGGGCTCTCTTTGCCCCTTTGGCAATCACATCCTTGATCTTGTCCTTGAACTCCCTGATGTCTGCCTTGCGTGCAGCGTAGTGTTCATCACTAGGCTTGGTGCGCGATTGCGTGTATTCAAGGGACTTCAAACCTGCTCGCAGACTCTTGAGAATCTTCTGGTCTTTGAGCGTCAGGTTGGCTTCATTCTCCGCTGCATCTTTCGCGTCGATTTCGGCGAAGGCTTTCTTCAACGCGGGCGCCTGCTTAGCAACCTGCTTACGCAGTGCAGCTTTGCCTGCTGGGCTGGTAGATGGAGCTTTGCCTGGCTTCTTAGACCCTGGCTTGATGCCTGCTTCTTTAGCAATCTGACCAATGGTCTTGCCGCCAACGACGGTGTCCAAGGTCTGGCGAATCATGCCGCCAATGATCTTGCTGCTACTGTGGCGAGGAGAAGTCAGTTTAGCCTTCAACTCTTTGATCTTGCCCAAGAACTCTTTGTCCTTAGCGCGGGCTTTCTCTTTCTGAGGACCTTTCAGTGTAGCAATGGTCTTCTTGTTGCGCTCACGGTCGACACGGAGTTTCTCGACCTTGTCCATGATCTTCAGGTCGCCTTGCAACACCTTGACACGATCACGACGTTCTTTATCTGTGGCGAAACTGTACTTTCCGGCAGTCGCTTCAAACGTGCCGTCGAGGTAAATGCGAATACGCGCCATGAGGCACTCCTTGAATTATACTCTATGACGCACAACGGCCCAGTTATTAGCTAGGCCGTTGGGTATCGCTTAACGTTTCTTGAGCGCAGCCAGTTGACCTTTGATGATCTTGATCTGCGAGAGCAGTTGAGCGCTCTTGGTTTTGTTGCCAGCCGTTTGAGCAGCAGTACGCTGGTCGCGCAGAGCAGTCAGGCGTTTCGTCAGAGTAGCAACGGTCTTGCCTTTCGCGGCTGCATCACCCATGCCGCTTGGCTTGCCGACGATCTTCTTGGCGCCGCCCATGTGCTTGGCAGCACCAGGCTTGACGATGGCGCGCTGATTCGCAGGAGACTTGCCAGCACGCAGACCGCGCAGAGCTTCACGTTGCTTTTCCAGTTCTTCGCGAGCGCGAATCAGCTTGGCGCCTTTGAGTTCGCCAGTAGCGATGCGAGCTTTCACCGCTTTGATTTCGGCCAGGGTGTTACCGATTGCACCACGCGACGGCTTGGTAGCGTGCTTGGTAGCAGTATCAGCAGCTTTGCCCGACGGCTTGGCTACTGGAGCCTTGGCACCTGGCTTATTGCTGACTGGAACGAGTGCAGTCTTGCCGTGATCGCGCAGTTCGCTACGGATACCGCGAGTCACAGTACCTGCGATCTTCTTGGCACCACGATCGAATGCAGCGCCGTGATCTTTCGGAGCGCGTACGGTCTTCAATCGCTGAGGGTTGCGACGCGGATCGCCCGTCTTGTTACCGCGAGTCAACTTTGGAGCTTTGGCTGCCGCGCGTGCTTTCTCGTAGCGCTCAGTCGCGGTGTTGATGCGTGTACGGATCAGTTCGGGCTTGATGAACTTGCCACCGGAAATCGTACCGGTCAAGGTTTTGATCGCGTCGTTGATCTTCGCTACACGCTTGGTGTGAGCGATAGCAGCCGCTGGACCCGACTTGTGGCTATTGCGCAGGCGTTCTTGCTGGATGCGTTCGCGGGTTGCGCGCAGCTTGACGATCTTGTCGATGATCGACAAATCTTTCTTGAGCGCGGTGATGTTCGCTTTCAGTTCAACACTGGTAGCGGCAGTGGCTTCAACGTGAGCGGTCTCGAAAGTACCGTCGGCGTGGATTCGGATAAGGGCCATATATACCTCTATTTGGTTTGGCGTTTCTGTAGGCGACGGATGCTCATTTCGAGACCCTTGAGCTTTTGTTCCTCGTAACCCAGTTGCTTAACTAGGCCATCGAGTTTCTCTTGGCTGACAGGCCCGAGCAGCGGCTTGCCTTCCAGTTTCTTGATGTCCAGCTTGAGCATACGAATAACGGACATCTGGTCAGTGCGTTGCTTTTGGAGCTTCGCAACGTCCACAGTTACCGGTGGTTGACCTGGGCGTTTCTTTGGCGCGGATTGCATCAGTTTCTCCATGAGCGCTTGCCCACGGGGAGAATGCGGTGAAAGCCCTTGAGCGCGTACAGCGGCACGAACATCAGCAAGTCCATCATCGACGGTCTTGGCTGCTGTGGCTTCAAACGTACCGTCGAGATAGATGCGAATGGCAGTCATCAGGACACCTTGTATTTGGCACGGAATTTATCGACTGTCATCACGGGGATTTTATTCGCCCGTGCAAAGTCCACCTTGTTATTGCTGGCGTACTCGTCTTTAACAATCAATAAATTAGCAGATTTGGCTGAGGACGCCAGTTTTCCACCTTGTGCAACGATCCACTCGGCCAGTTGTTTATCACGGACAGAGGTGAATAGGATCGACATACCAACCATTGGGCCTGTTGTGGAGACCTTGCGCTTCTTCGGAGTGATGGGCTTGATGCCAACCTCCTTCAGGAACTTCTTGAACTTCGGCATCCCGATAGCTACATCACGCGCCAGTTCCTTGAAGCCCTTCACTTGCTGTACCGCACTGATCAACGCAGGACCTTTCATATCAATGACGCCTGGGATATTGTCGAACACCTCAACAAGGCGTCCCTCACCCAGCTTATCACCGAAGACGCTACTACCCTTGGCGAGCTTCGCCCAGGTCGCGTTCTTGGCAACTGCAGCCTTGATATTGCGCTCAAGTGTCACGGCCTTGGTGTGCCCGAATCGTGGAATATCTTCGAAGTCATCCTTGGTCGCATCCAGAATCGACTTGATGTCGTCGAACCCGTACTCGATCAGCATATCAATGGTACCGCGCTTGATACCGTCCACTTCCAGCGTAGTGAAGAAGTTCATCAGGGACTTGGCCTTGCGGTCATCCCCGTGCTCACCAGCTTTGTGATAGCGTACACCGTCAGACGTGAATGGAATTGCAGGCTGGGATGGCTTGCGACTCGCACGCACTACTTCCACGATGTACGGGATCACGTCACCAGAACGCACACAGCGAATCTCTGCACCGATGTTGATCGGCCGCGGAGCATACGGTGGTTTCTTCTTCATCTTCAGGCTGTAGCCGTGCTCGATAAAGAAGGCGTTGTGTCCAGTGAAGTGGCGAACAGTCACACCGCCGATACGAGTAGGTGCGATGATGATACGCGGTACAAGACGGCCGTGGCGCGACTCATTCCACTCGATGTCGATCACCTTACAGACGACAGATGCTTCCAGATCATTGACCTTGAAAGCAAAGGCGTGCGTTGGGTTCATGCCTTGAACACTGTATGCTGTGTCCCGGGCAACGATCAGTCCATCAATCTCCCGCTTGCTGCGAGCCTTGCGGATCTTCAACAGGTTGGAGAGAATGGTCTCATTCAACTGGGTGTAGTTCTTGTTCGGAACCACGTCGAAGCCCAGAGACTTGAGATACGCGAACTGCTTACTCGGTGCAACCCGTGCGTTCTTGCCTGCCATGATTTCGTGCGCGACACAACGCACCTTGGCGACAGCAGGTGTGGCAAGGTTACGGTTGAGCAGACCGCCAGCACCGTTACGGGCATTCTCAAACTCACCACCACCAGCTTTGTCGAAGTGCTTCTCGAACGTCTGCTTGGTCATCGTGAACTCGACACGGACGATGAACTCGCCTTTGACTGGAACACGCTGCGGGACTTTGAGGGAAGGGATCACACCAGACGAATCAGTACCGATAGTACCGTCACCCCGTTGCAGGGCGCGAGTCAGCACACCGTTTTCATACAGCAACTGGAGGCTGATACCGTCTTCTTTATCACTGACGTTGAACGGACCCTTGGACAGGAACTGGTCGAAGCCAGTAGAGCCTGTCTTGATCTTGTTCATCGAACCCATCTTCACCGGCAACTTGACACGGCGAGCCGCCTGAGTGGGTTTGCTCCCGACACGGGCGTATGGCTTCTTACTGCGTTCGTCGTAAACGTCGCGCAGGATGTTGTACACGTCATCAGCGATCTGTGCCGCGTTCTGATCGTGGTACTGGTAATCGAATTCTTGCAGGACTTTCCGAAGTGCGGTGAGGGTCATCCCCTCAACCGCCTTTCTTGGATTCCTTTTGATTGCCTTAAGGAGAGTAGTGTCCATAGTTCTCACTAGTCGTGAATGGAGCCAACGGTAAACGTCTTATTCTTTACAGCTCCATTCAAAGCCCGTTTGCCAGCAGCCAAGTCCGACTTACTCGCTTCACCCTTGGAAATCACAGACTTGTACTTCGCCATGTCTTGATCATTCGGGATGCGGAGAATGCGGACGTCCTTCTTCTTGATGTTAAACAGAGCGAACTCCGTGTAACCTTCGCGTGCAGTCGAATCAACAACCACAAACTCGTTTTCTGGACGTTTGGAACTTTGAATCAGAGAGCCTACCTTCAGGACCTGTACTGGCTGGTGCGCAGTTGGCACAACAGATGGAGTTGAAGCTGCCGGTTCTTCCGACACATCCTCTTCATCGTCATTCCAGTCATCAGCTTCGTCAGGGAGTTCATCGTGCGGACTTGCACCCTGGGTCTTGGCAACATCATGACCGAGACGACGGCGCAGACGCTCCGCTGCCGACTCAGGCTTGGGTTTGTCGCGTACATCTGGTTCTGGTTCTTTTGGCTTACGCACCCGAGTCTGTTTCGGCAGATTGGCTTTGATGTCCGCGAGGATCACGATGCCTTTCTGCTGCTTGCTCGACGGCAAGATACGGGTGTGGCCCAGCAATTGCTTGTACGTGTCGTCGTGGATGTTCACACGCTGCCCATCAGGGAGAATGATGAACCCGCCACGGGCTTTGGTCATGTAGCGAACGCCAATCACATCGTCCTGTTGCAGAGTGTACTTGGTACGCCCTTGCTTCATGGTCTGGATCTTGGTGCCTGCATGAACGACCTTGCGCCACTGGTAGTTCTCACGATTGTACTGGGTTGTCTCACGCACAGGGCCGGTCGGCTTATACAAGTCGTCGCTCTGTTTGTCAGACTCCGCACGCTCACGAATACGAACCTTGCTGGTGCGCTTCTTGTTCTCAGGCAACACATCATGCGTGGGCACTTTGCCCTTGTACGGCTTGAGGTTCGGCATGATCTTGTCGATCATCTTCTGCGGCACACTGCGGAACAGCACATGAACTGCATGCCCGAGAACTACACGGTACTTACCAACACTTGGACCGCGAGCTGGCATCGCGAGTGCTACCAGCTCTCCTGGGTTGATGACAAGCGGGTGTTTCTGGTTGAACTGCTTGTCAACGCCCAGCTTTACAATCTTTGGTCCATTGTAGGTATACCAGTCCATAGCCTCAAGGTCTTTAACCTTAGCTTCGGCATACCATAGCATGACTTACTCCAATGGCAGTACGGTGAACGACAAGTGAATGTCGGTTGTTGCAGCGCCTTCGTTCGTCGCCGTGATGTACATCTTCGGATCAGCAACATCCGAAGCGGCAAACAAAGCGTAGCGACGCTGACGACTGACATCACCGTTCTCAGCTACCGAAGTGCCGTCATCATGCAACATGGCAGGCGCAGAACGGAAGGCATACGGGTTGGTGTCGTTGTACGCGCTCGTGGTGTGAATCGTGATCAGTACGTCTGGTACATCGACGCCCAGCTCTACGACCATTACCGATGCGCTTGGGATGTCAACGACTTGAGTTGCGGTACCGTCAGCAGGCACACCAGCAAACAACGCGCCGAGCATGGTACGCATCTTGTTGCCGCCGGAGACTTGACCCCACTCGGGACCGTCTGGACCGAGAACGACAGCAGAACCTTCGCTAACGCCATCAGTCGGAGGCAGACCAGTAACAGGTCCCCAGATCAGGTCTTTGTTGGCATCGAGAATCAACGCCCAACCTTTCTGCGCATTCGCACGGGAAGGGAGTGGCTCAAACTCTTGCCAGATCGGACCGTTCGGACCAGCCAGCAGCACGAACCCTTCTTCCTCGTCCACGATGATTGGGACGATGCGCTTCTCGTCGATAGAAACTTCGGACTTGCCGTCCTTAATCTCCATCTTGAGTGGATCTTTCCACACGAAGTTGACGTACTTGGTGACGTCGAACGGCTTCCATGCGGCAGCGCCAGCAACTACTGCATCAGGCAGCCAGTAGATGTTCTGGTCTTCGCGCACATAGCAGAGCATGCCCTGTTTCCGTGCAGCGGTTTTGATGGCGTCACGCTCAGCGATAGTCGCTACCGAGCGGTAACCACCCTTCTGGTAAACGTCTTCGAGGATATACGGAATACTCGCCGACGTCGGAATGAAAAACGCGGAAGCGTAGATGGGCATAACAGAACTCCAAAGAAGGGAGAGTCCGAAGACCCTCCCCTATGATGAACCTTACAAGTAACGAACCTTGAAGGTGACGCTGCCCAGGCTTTCATAGTCCGTACGATAGATCGTCCAGGTCTGAACACCATTGCCATCATGGCAGTCGTACTGAACATCAATACCGTCGAAGTTGTCTCCTTGTTCACCCTCTGGAGTCCAAGTGATACCGCCGAAACCGCCGTCGATATTGATCGCTTGGTCAGTGAACGTGGCTTTACCCAGCGACTTCAACGCCATGAAGTAACCGTATTGCGCTTCACCCAGGTCAATGGTAAATGCTTCACCACTGTTGTTGGATGGGAGCAAGTGGGTCATCACTTTGTCAGCGAAGTCCTGAATGCCAGTCCAGTGGGTGTACGGCTTGTCGTAGTTCGGGTCGGTCGCAACCTTGCCGCCAGTGAAGTCCGTATCGGAGAACATCGCAGCACCCCAACGAGCATTGTTGCTGCCCGCGACAACTGGTGCAGTGACCTTCAGGTTGATGGTCTTCGTCTTGGTCACACCCTTGAGCGTGTAAGAGAAGGTCAACACGGTGTCGGTATTCGCCGTGACAGAAGCAGCATCGAAGCGGCCTTTCGTCACAGTGGAGAACGTACCAGCAGCCGGAACGCTCGACGCGAATGTTGCATCGGCGGTGACAGTAGCGTCAGTGCCGTCGTCGAAGTTCGCTTTCACCACGTAGATGCCGTTACCACCAGAGACAATCGACACTGGACCAGTTACGGTGATGTCGGTCATAGCTACTGCCTTGAGAGCGGTAACAGTCTTGTCTTTGGTCACTGTGATGCCTGCCGCGGTGTAGCTTGCGGTGATCTTCACAGCGGTTTCAGCGTTCAAGTTGGCAGCAACGGTCAGCACGCCAGCGGTAGTCAGTGTTGCCACGGACGAGGAGGCATCAGTGCTGTACTCAGCGGTGACATCAATAACCGACGAATCGGTCATGGTGACTTTCGCGGTGTACGTTGCAGACACACCAGCTTTCACGGTGTCAGCACCAGCAATTGCGATGCTCACTGGAACAGGTACAACGGTCAGGGCGACAGACTTCGTGCCGTTGACAGTCTTACCGAATTCCGTGTAGCTGTACTTCACGGTGATGTTGCGGTTTGAACCACCAGGCTTCTGGTTCGCAGTGAACAGACCGGCAGCGTTGATAGTACCAACGTTGTCAGACTGGCTCACTCCATCAACGCCCCATGTGCCGGCTGGCGAGGAGTTTTTGGTGCCATCGAGGTACGTGACTTCGACAGTGTACTGCGCAGTGCCAGGACCAGCACCAACCGACGACGACACAGTGTTCGGACCAGAGATGGTTACCGATGCTGGGTAGTTCGTGGTGTCATGAACAGCAATGACTTTGGTTGCCGATACTTTGCGACCGTCCAGCGTGTACTCACCGGTCAGCGTGGTGTTGATGTTTGCACCCGACTTGTTCTCTACAGCAGTGAACAGGCCTTCGGAGTTGATCGAACCGCCAGTCGTGGTGTTGCTCGACGACCAGACAGCAGGCATGACGACAGTGGTGTCATCGTCGAACGTCACGCGCAACTCGTACTGCGAGGTTTGCAGCGAATCAACCACAGCAGCACCGGTGATCACGGCAGATTTCGGATACACAGTGGCATCCAGAACCTTGACGGTCTTATCAGCACTTACGCGGATACCTTCGCTCTCATACGAGGCGCTGACGATAGTGGTGCCATCGGCAGTCAGGTTCGCGGCAGCAACGAAGTCACCAGTCGACTGGTTGATAACGCCAACCAGCGGAGCAGACGACGACCAGTCCAACACACCCACGAGAGCATCGCTGCCATCGGTGAACGTCACACGCAGGTTGTAGGCAGCAGTTTCGCCTTCTTCAACCGTTGCAGGACCTTCGATGATCGCGCTCACTGGGTAGTTCGTGGCGTCGGTCACGGTGATGTTGAGTTCTGCACCAACGGTACGCCCAACAGCGGTGTACGATGCAGTGATCTTGGTCAGCGCGTTGCCAGTAACGTCGAGTGCAGAGAACGCACCGGTGTTCGCGTCGATGGTACCAGTGCTCACCACAGTCGATGCCCAGTTGGTAACAGGCACGATTGCTTTCGAGGCATTGGTGAAGGTAACTTCCAGCTGATACGTCTGGCTGGTGTTCTCCATGACCGAGTTCGGACCGATGATGCGAGCGCTCGCAGGATACACGGTGGTATCTTTGATTGCCACGGTCTTCGCAGTTGCGGTAACAGTCTTGCCGTCCAGCGTGTACGACGCAGTGATCGAGGCGTTGGTGTTCGCGTCAACGTTCGCAGGTGCAGTTACGCGGCCGCTGGTGTTGATTGCTGCACCGTTACCACCAGTGATGCCCCAGACAGCGGTGCGGTTGGCGGTAGTACCGTCGGTGAAGGTAACTGCCAGAGTGTAGTCAGCAGTGGTGCCCTCGTCGATGGTTGCAGGCCCGTTGATCACAGCAGACACTGGGTAGTTCGTGGTGTCACGAACAGTAACCGCCAGGTCAGCAGACATGGTGCGACCGAACTTGGTGAACGAGGCGCTGATCGTGGTCGTACCGTTGGCCAGCAGGTTCGTTGCAGCGGTGATAACACCGTTGACGGCACCGATGGTTGCAGCAGCAGTGTTCGACGACGCCCAGTTGGTAACAGGCTCCATGACCTTGGTGCCGTCGAGATACGTGACCTCGAAGGTTGCGGTCTGGGTACCAGCTTCGTTCATCTGCGCAGCAGCGACAACACGTGCCGATACTGGGTAGTTGGTCACGTCCTTGATGGTGACGTTGAAGTCTGCGTTTACGGTTACGCCGTATGCGGTGTAGCTCGCAGACAGCTTACCAGTAGTATCAGCAGGAACATCAGCAGCCGCAACCAGTTGCCCGGTGGTGGAGTTGATGGTGCCGACAGCAGCATTGTCCAACGTCCAGTTCGATACGCTCACGACAGCGACAGTATCATCGGTGAAGGTAACGCGGAACTGATACTGCGACGCGGTGTTCTCGTTGATCGCAGCCGAACCCAAGATGACGGCACTGCGAGGATACACGGTGGTGTCCTTGACAGTGATCTGCTTGGTGCCGGAGACAGTACGGCCTTCGAGCGTGTAGCTGGCGCTCAGAGTCGTGGACTTGTCTTCGAACAGGTTGGTGGTTGCAGTGAACTCACCAGTCGTTGCGTTGATCGAACCAGCTTCTGCGTCCGAGGTTGCCCAGTCGGTAACAGGAACATCGACTTGGGTACCGTTGGTGTACGTCACGCGCAGCACGAAGCCGATCGTGGTGTTTTCGTCAACGGTGTTCGGACCGACGATCACGGCGTTCGCTGGGTACACGGTCAGGTCGTGCGCTTTAACCGTCAGACTTGCGTCCTTGGTAACGCCGTTGAACAGGTACGTTGCAGCAATCACAGTGGTCTGGTCAGTGGTCAACTCACCAACTTCGAGCACGCCAGAGGCAGGATCGAATTCACCAGCGCCAGGGTTCGACGAGGTGAAGGTGGTTGGGGTCACACCGCTGTTGGTGTCGTTGTCGAAGTAGGCAGTCACGCTGTACGTGGCTACGCTGTTTTCTTCAACTTCGGTCACGCCCACGATTTCGATGCGCAGCAGGTTGACCTTCACGGTGACATCTTTGACCAGCACGTCAACGTAGGCAACTTGCAGCACGCCGCTATCTGGATGAGTCCAGCGGGCTTCAACACGGACAGTTTCGTCCTGGTCGATGTCGAGCGACTGGAAGATACCAGTGCTTGCACCGATGCTCGCGTACTGACCGTTACCGATCACTGCCCAGGTTACAGGCACGTTGACCAGCTTGTTGCCGTCGTCGAATTCAGCGTCCGCCTTGAAGGTGAACGACATGGTCTCGTCGATGGTCAGGTCAGTTGGACCTTTGATGGTCAAGCCAGTGAAGACTGGACCGTCATACGCGATGTCAGCAGCAACAGGGTAACGCCATACAGCGTTCCAGGTTCCTTCGAGAGCACCAGGGCCAGTCACTGCGAGGATTTGCCCCGGCAGCGGACTGTTCGATGCGCTGAACTTGCTGATCCACGCGTTGATACCAGCAGCACCGCGCATCATGGTGATCGGCGCTTTCGGGTGGGTATGCGGCAGCGGAGTACGCGCGTTGCTCATGCGTGCGTCGTTGTCACCAACTACCACAGGCGCACTTGCATCAGGCGTGTATTCACGGTTGAGTCGCACAAGACCACGCACTTCGGTGGTAGCAGCGCCGACTTGCGGTACTTCTACTTCACCGAGATTGAAGCCAGCAGACACGTCCCAGTACTGGGCTTCTGCGAGCAGCAATTCATACGTGGTCACTTCTTGCCAAGTGTTGCGGTACGCAAGCGATGGATCGAGCGTGGTACGGCGCAGCACTTTCTTGTAATCAGCGCTGTTTGGATCAGCAACGATCCAGCTGACGTTGAAGGGCAGAGTGACGTTGTTTGGTTCCAAGACGGCAACGACAACGATCAGGTTCTCCCCGTTCAACAACGGAATGCGCACAGGAATTGGGTTTTCCTTTGCCAGGTTCCGATAATCAGCAAGCGCCATTGCCCGGGTTACGAACTCGGACAGAGTTGGCGTAGGCATAGGTCAATCTCCAATCAGTTCTGTTGGATATCCGAGGTGGTCAGCTTACGCCAGATAGCCGTGGTCGCGGACGTTGCAACGATAGTCGCACCAGCAACCGGAGCTTCGCTACCGCCGATGGTAACAACACCAGTGGCAGTCTTGAGCTGGGTAGCAGGAATCTCGTCGTGGGTGTGAGCAGTCGGCGGACGCGCATCGCTGAGACGCGGATCACCTTCGGCCACCGCAATCGGGTTGCTCGATACTTCGGGTTTAACCGAGAGACGGGCAACACCCATGACGCTGATCGACGCAGCAGGCACCGGCGCTTGAGTAGACAGCAGCGCGGTATCGGCATCATCGTAGACCTGGACGACAAACACCTCGTCGTACTTCTCGATGATTTCCCAGGTGTGGTCGCGACCAGTAACTGGGTCCGGAGTCTTCGACACGCGGCGCAGGGCTTTGCGATAGTTCAGCGACAGTGGATCGAAGTCGACCCAAGTCACGTTGAGCGGCAGGATCAGGGTGCTCGGCTCTTTCTGAGCACAAGCAATGGCTGCCACGGTTTTGTTGGTCGGGTGCGAGATACGAACCACCAGAGGGTTCAGCGCATCCATGTTCTGGAGGTTAGTCAGACCTTCCAGATCGTCGATCAATTGGTCAAGGCGAAGTTCGGACATTTCAGAGCCTCTTAGTTCTCGTCGAAATACGTGCCGGTCGGCATGATGTGGGAAGTAACGTGGATGCGCTTCGCCGGGATTACCGGGTCAACGTAAACGTCGAGCACCAAGTCACCGTTGGCAATGTCATCCGCCTTGTTGTTACGGGTATCGCAAACTGCTTCGAAGGCGTACAGCCCACGACCAGCTTTGATCGGCCGCAGGAAGTCACCGCAGATGTTGACCAGAGTCAGCTGGGTGTAGCGGTCGTTCGGGTTGAAGTTCTCGACAGCACACGCACTGGCCAGGGACTTCTTGATGAAGTTGACCAGACGACGAACGTTGATGTTGCTGAACGCCGACGCTTGGGCTTGCAGAGTTTCCTGACCCATGATCGCATAACCACGGCCCGGCATGTAGCGGATCGGGTTGATGTGGCCGAGGTCGAGAGCGTCACGCGCACCTTGGTTGTACTTCTTGCGAACGTCCAGGACTTTAACCTGACCACGCGACAGACCGGCAGGGGCGAACCACACAGCGCGGTTGTAGTCGGTGTATGCCATTGCAGCGCACACATGACCAGACGGCGGAATGAAGATGTCCTTGTCGTTGTACGTGTCACGGATCTTCAGGAACGGAGTGTAGATCGCGCCGTAGCTGGAGTTCACGTTCAACGTGTTCGTGGCGTAGTTGACGGCCAGCGCTGCTTCGGCATTGGCATCTGGCATATCGAGGACAGCCAGTGCGTCTGCACGGTTTTCGCAGATGCTGATCATCTTGCGTTGCAGGATCGGAGTCGTGTAACCCGAGTTCATCAGGATGTTCACGTCAACGATTTCAGGGTCGGAGTATTCTTCCCACGCTGCGATCAGTTGCGCTTCGTTCGGGCGAGTGCCGTCAGTGCCGCCTTTCAGGAACTCGAAGGCTTCTTTCTTCACCTTCACCAGAGGGCACAGCGAGTTGTTCTTCACTCGGATGTACTTGGAGAAGTTGTTGATGGCATCTTCGATGAACATCTGGCCGCCGTCACCATTCAGCTCGTATTTACGGCTGACGAAAAAGGTTTCGATCGGGCGAGAGTTGGCGTTCTTGAAGTCGAGGTACACATCGACATAGAACTGGTACGGGTCGTAGTGACGTTCATCACTGATGTCCACGCCAGCAGGGCACGAAGGCCGCACTTTGATGGAGATACGGTCGTTCCAGACGCCGGGGTTTTGTGCGCAGAAATATGCGAGGGCTTGCTCGACGCCGGGCTCAGTAGCCACGAAACCCAAAGTGTTGAGTGGGTCGTAAACGCCGCGAGGTACGTTGGTGCCGTCATCGAACACGGTCAAACGCACTTCAGGAATGAGAGCGGAGGGATCGTCTACCGTGAAGTAGGCGCCGGCAGTCAGTGCATCTTTGCTGACCACGCGAACGAACTTCAGGCGTTTGGTTTGGGCGAGTGCTTGCTCGGCGCAATACAGCGAGAAGCCGTACTTCTGCGCATTCGGAGTACCGAACTTCTCACGCAGGTCTTCGCGGTCGAACAGGTCGGTAACAACACCGACTGGCCCCATTGGTGCTTCGCCTACGGTACCGACAATCGAGGTAGACGCCGCAGTTGCCCGCGTCGACATGTCGATTTCGTTCGTATATACCCCAGCGCTAGGGTGAACTTTACTGACCATGTGTGGTCTCCGTCAACAGTTTCAATATGTAGTTGGTATGGAAACATTGGACAATCGTCCAGGCGAAAACCTTGACTGACATTGTTCAAGTAAATTAGCACACCAAACACCATTGTACGGTTGCGGAAACGAAAACAGGGCCTCTAGAGGGCCCCGTTCCTATTCATCATCTTTGTCATTACCAACGGAGCGATACTCCGCTAATTCTGGATCGTCATCGTCGGCTACCCACCGATCATAGTCCTGAGCGATTTCCTCGTCTTCCTCTGCACGACTGCGCGCTTCTTCAACGGCCGTATTCAGGTCATGCAGGGTATCGTCAACATCCGTGAGTTGGTCGATCATTGCCTGCAGTTTATCCACATGCTCCTGCAAGAAGATGCCGAAGTGTTGCGTGGCGAGACTGTATTGCTGCTGGTTGTGGGAGTAGAGCACCGTGTAAAGCCGATGCATCCGCAAACCCTTGATGTCGAGTTGCAGGTTCGCATACTGGTTCTGGATGCGCGCTACGTCTGCCTGATCGAGTTTATCCAGTTCATCACGGTAGTAACAAACCCGGATATGCGTGAGCTCCAGAGTGTCGTAATCCCGTTGCTCGTAGGCTTTCTGGGCGTCGTCGAAACATTCCCGCAGCTTGAGCACCGTGATACGATTGAACTTCTTGCACTTGTCAGGGTGACACAGCTGGTTGATCTTGCGGAACAGTTGCCGGATTGTGTACTGCAACCGATCACTGGATTCAACCGGCGCAAACCCATCAGGCTTGGTCTGTTGGCTTTCACGGAACCGACGAATATCGTCCGCAATGGACAGCATATCCTTTTGGTTCATCAACTCCTTGCCAGGCTCTTTGTCATGGCGCGGTGCCGACTCGAAGCCGCCTTGCAGTGTGTTGAGTTGCTGGTTCAAGCCATCAATGAGTCCGCCCTGAATTGGAAAGTATGGCAGGTACTTCGCATACATAGTCTCCATTTCAGCGTAGGTTTCTTTGATGTACTCGACCATTTCGTCGATTTCGTCTAGGAGCATATCAGATGTCCATGATTGAGGCTTTCTGCTCCGCCGTCAGATAGAAGGCGTACTTGAGCGGAAGGCGAACGTGCTCGGCAAAGAAGGTCACTGGGTCAATGCCATTGACGATCACGATCTTGGGAATGTGGTTGAATTTCACCAGCAAGTCACGGAGCTTTTCGAGCTTCACGCGGCTACTGTCTACCCCGACGTTATCAATGATCAACATCGAGAATGGTTCTGGTTCTCGGCTGTCGCGCACTGGATCCCAGCTACTGCCCATGAGCGAGTGCCAGAATGGATATGCACGACCACGACCTGCTTGACCTGCAATCTGCTGATCAATGGCAGCGTTCATGAAGTTGGCGGCAAGGAGTTGCGCACGAACATCAGACGGGTAACTGCCAATAGCCATGGTGTAACTACCAGTGAGCGGATGACTCATGGCTTTCTCGATGTTGTTGAGTTGCTTCTTGATCGAGATACTGCGGAGTACGAAACCTTCGGGCAACCAAGTGATGGAAGACTTGGCTAACTCGACTTGGTTGTTCTTCACCAGAGCGTCCATGTTGCGCACTACTGGTTTGATACGGACCAAGGCGTCTTCCAACTTGAAGGGGTTACGTGCAAGACTAAACACGTAACCAGAAACACCGCGGCTTTTCATCAGCTTGACGCGGTTGGAATCCCATTTGAAGTCCAGCGGAATGTCTTCATCGGTCATCGCGGTACGTGATCGTTTGGCACGCGGATCCACGTGTTGCAACTCGCTGTCCAACTTCTTCAAAAAATCTTTTCTGGGCATAGTCGTGGGATCTTATGATGTGCAGTTCATCGGCATCCAACATCGGCTCAAGATAACGCAGATGGGCTGGACGAACAGGGCAGAATACTATCTGTGGTCTGTTTACACTCTTGGCATACTCGGCAGGTGTCATCACATTCAAATACCTGCCCCGCAAGTAGTCGAACAGTGCTTCCCTTGAAGCTCTGGTTTCAGTCACCCAGACTGCCTGCTTCTCGACTGCCATTTCTACCAGACGTCGCCAGACAGGCCAACGACAGCAATGCGCATGGAGAAACTTGTTGATGATTGCGAACTGCTGTCTTTCCGTAGAAGCTGGATAGACCTGATTGCCCATGGTCTGATTGAACTCATGGACGTGGAGTTTAAGAGCCGAACGGGCGTCCAAGGTTCTTGACTCGGGTTGCTTTGCTGTCGTCCATAAAGGCGTCAGTTTCGGCTCCGCGTCCACCGCCTCGTCGGCTGTTGTGTTTATCCATGAGTGCGAGTGCTCTTTCATGGGCGACATCCGTTGGTTTGTGTTTGAACTTCATGGACTGCTTGTAGGTAGCGACGAAGCAACCGAGAGGCATGCCAAGATTCTCGTCAACGAAGAACCGAATACCCGGTGGACGCTTACCTTCAAACGGTGTGAGGATACGAGACGACTCCTGCTTCCAGTTTGGTTCGTTGTTGATCGGCATGACGCAGTAGATCATCGACCAGCGAGGCACGTTCAAGCCGCGTTGCATCAGGGATCGAATACCAATCACCACACGAATCTTACCAGACTTGGCATCGTCGAGTACGGCTTTACGACGGGCGATGTCTGCCTTGTTGGCTGCACCACCTGTGAACCCGTCTGCTACCTTGCGGCCGAACTGGTCGTTGATCATCTTCACCAGATCCCAGACGTGCTCTTTGCGATACACAGGGATAACGATGTTGTGACCTTTCTCCAGATCTTTCAGGATCCAGTCAACGATGAACTGGTTGCGCTTCTTGTGCTTCGTCAGGAACGAGACACAGTTGGTGAAGCCTGCACGACCCATGTACTTGGCACGCGACTTGGTGAAGTCAAGCGGATGCACATAGATGTTGGCAACAAGCTGGGGAATGTCGATCAGTGCGGTGACTGGCCCCATGACCTGTTCAACGATCTTGTACTTGCCGTCTTTCCGGTCGTCAGTACCAGTTGCACCAATACGGATGCGACTGCGCAGGTTGTTCAGGATCTTCGAATACTCAAGCGCACCAGACGAATGCACTTCGTCCACGAACATGGTGCCGAAGTTCTTGTTGAGCAGTTTCAGGAGTTTCTTGCCGTTGTCAGACAGGAAGGTCTGGTACGTGCAGACGATGATTTCGAAGTTCTCGAAGTCTTCTGGCTTCTTACCGAAACCAAACAGCTTCTTCTTGTGCTTCTCTTGCAGGTCAGGTAGGTTCGTGAACTGTTCGACGTGATCGAGGAACTGCTCCAAGAACTCCTTCTGGTCTGCGATGATCGCGATGCGGTATTTCCACTGAGTCAGCCCAGTGTACAGCATGGTCGGAGTTTTACCACTTCGCGGTGGTGCTTTCAGGATGCCGAAGCCCCGCTTACCCAGCTTCTTGACTGCTGGTTCTTGATAGTCGTACGGATTGAAGTCGACCATCTTGACTGGATAACGTCGTTTGGCACGTGTGCGCAAATCGACAACGCCAAGCTCACTCGGCACAATGTCGAATGTCTTGGCGATTTCTTTACGGTCCCCAAGCGGGAAGCCGAAATATTCGATGTCGTCTACGATCAGGCGAGACACTGTGGCGTTCTGGCCAAGGAAGAACTCGCACTTATTGCAGACGTAGTTGTGGCGGTCGCGGAGATTAGGGCACTTACGGCACATTGCTTCGTCATAGAAACGGTGACGATAGCGCTTCATCACCTTCTTTTCGTCCACTAAGTGAACAGGAACGAACATGCGTTCCCGGACAATAATCTCACCCATGTTAGAGGGACTCTGGTTTGCCGAGCAGCTTGATGAACTCGATCAGGTTATTAAAGGTGTAGCCAGCTTTGTCGATGTCGTCAATGATGAATTTACAGTGTTCCTTCAACTGTTCAACTTTGTGGATGTGACGGAAGAATGGGCGCAACACATTCTCCATGAATTGCTGCCGCTCATGCTTGGTGCCGCCAATGCGCTTGCTGTACTCAAGCAACAGGTAGTCACGGAGGTTTGTGAGCGTCTCGGTGAACGTACCAGTGATTGGCACAGTAGCAGCCATAATCTCCGCACAGCGCGAACGATACTGCTGGTCTTGCAGCTTGGCGTCCATCGCAGCTTCGGTGAAGCGCTTGTCGCGGCGACTGAGACTACGCACCGAACGAGTCTTCTGCATACGAGTCAGTTCCTCGTGCAAGTCCTCGAACGGGAGTTTCAGGTTCGGATTCTTGTCCACGGACCGCTTGAACGCCTTGTACTTGTCGTCAGCTTTCACAAGGCGTCGGATATGATCGAGCTTTTCCCTATCCATTATGTTTCCCGGACAATGTAGTCACTTTTCTCGTTACCTGCACTAACCACCAGCAAGGTACCAGACGTGCTCTTATAGAAAAGCAGCTTGGTCTTCTCGCTACTGATTGTCAGGGCCTCGAAGTTGTATGCCTCGCGGACATTGCAGCGCACGATCATCCGGTTGTCCACAATCTCCAGCTTCGACTCATCCAGCACGAACAGGTAGCCATAGACAGTGCCTCGTCGATTGACGAAGTTGTACATGGTGCAGAACCTGTTCAGCACATTCGGTTTCGTATGGTCGATACGCAGGAGCGTTTGGACAACAGGACGAAAGTAGACGGCCACATGGTAGCCGTCATGCGCGTGACCCAGTCTTTCGAATGAGTTCACGCTCTTACTCGTTACTTCGACTTCATCTGCGAGGCTAAAGATCAGGCTCACATCATTCGTCATAGAAGGTACCGATCTGCGTCAGGCGCGCCGACTTGGATTGAGTCGAGACGATACGGAAGCAGGAGCTTGCACCCTTGGCGCCGCCGAAGAATTCCATCGGCACTTCCTTACCGCTCACCTTCTTGAACAAGTCGTTGAAGATGCGTGGGTCGATATGCACGGAGCGCACTTCGCCTTTCACTTCGGCTTTGAATGCGTCGCTCACCGAACCAGACTTGGTGCTCATGTTCACCTTGACGCCCTTGCTGGTCACGTCGAAGGTCATGCGCGTATCTTCGGTGGTGATCGCAAACATATTCTCGACGGTCTTCATCGCTTCTGGGTTGAACTTGATGATCGTCTTCGGGTTTTTCAGGCTGCCGAGATACTGGCCCACCACGTCAAACATTTCGTCTTCGACCTGAGTTTCTGGTAGCGATACGACGTAACCATCGCCACGAACGCAGAGCTGGGTACCGTCGAGTGAGAACTGGGCGTCAGTGTCACCGATGAAACGGTCGATCAGGGAGAAGGTGCGAGTAGGGATTGCGAAGCGCAGTGCCACCTTCGATGCAGTCTTGTCCTGATAACGGCTGACGTGGTGGTTGTCAGCACACTCAACCACAACACCTTTCTCGCTGATCTTCACGTAGGCGAGGATCACCTCGTCGCTGTAGAAGTTGGTCAGCTCGGCAGCTTTGATGCCGGTACGGATTGCGCTGATCACATCCGACTTGAGCTTCTTGGCTTTGGTGGTTTCGAAAGCACGCTCGATGCGCATGGTGTCTGCCTTTTCCAGCAGCACGATGTCGATGGTGGCGCTGTACTTGCCTTTGACCGCAGACAGGATCAGGTTCGACTTGTCGCCGCTGATGTTCAGTTCGTCACGACCTTTAATCAGGCCTTGAACGATCACTGGGTCAAACATCAACGCGCCATCTTTGTTGGCCGACTCGGTGGTGATCTGCACACAGGCGAATGCGTCTGGTGTGATACCCGCGATGTAAGCCTTACCGTCGCTGACGATCATGGCGATCTGACGTTCGGTATCGAGGCAGTCCACGAATGAGGTGATCGACAGCACCTTGGCAATAGCGGCTTGCAGGTCCTTCACCTTGGCAACGAAAGACAGTTGTGGTTTGATCGAAATTTTCATGGTAGCCCTTAATGCAAGAAGACGCTGGCTATGCTCGCCAAGCACCGTTTATGTTTTGGAGTTATATCAACATGCAGTTCGAATGGCTCTGCGAGCATACACGCGCAACTGATGTCGTAGTCAAGTTCGTGAGGTGAATACTGCCGCTCTAAGTAATACTTTACGCTTATTGCGGCTTGCTTCAGGAGTTCGAAGTGCTGGTCCAGGATGTCACACCCATAGACCAGTTGCACGTAGTAGCTGTTCCAGATCTGCACCAGGTCTGCTTCAATCTGATGCTGGTGATCTGTTATCTCACGATGCTTCCGAAGGAACCGAAGAAAGCTCGGCGTCGTCTTCACCACGAGTTTGTGGGGCGTTGGAGGTTCTGGCGAATACGCGACGTACATGACCACCGACATTCTCCGTGATGATGCTGATACGACAATCGGAATCACTCAGCACACCGTTGAGTATGCCGAGCGTACCGACCATGGAGATTGCAGGGTTAACGCCCATCAATTCGATAGGCGTTGCGTGCCCCACAATATTTGCACACGGCACCATCACATCGAACAACGCCATGAGTCGTGGGTCGAGGGATACTGCTTCATTCAGCAGAGCGACAGTGTGGTCGATCAACTGAGCACCTAGTTCACTCATGCTGCCTGCTTCCTTTTGACTTTGGATTCTTTGACCTTGGTCTTCTTGCCCGCCGACACGTTGTTGGAAGCAAGGAACATCTTGGCCTTCTTCGCATCAACACAGTCTTCTGGACGACGTGGGTCTTCCTTCATGCCTTTCATTTTGTAGCCGATGTTCCAGGCTTGCTTCTGTGCCCAGCTTGGCATTTCAGCATACTGGTTCTTCATGATGTCTTTGAACACGGCATCAACATCGAGGTCATGACCAAATTCTTCTTTCTGCTGCTTGAGCGCCATGTAGACGATGTTCTCAAGGCTGCTGTCGCCAGGTTTCTTCTCACCGTTCGGCAGCTTGTTCTTCTTACCAGCACAGTTCTCTTTGAACGTCGGGTCTTCGGAACGCAAGCTGTAATCCCACGCTGCGCAGTCACGGATGTTTGCGCCAACTTCGAAGTCGATTTCGAGGGGAACAGTGAATGCCATACCGTGGCGTTTGGTCATCACATCCATCACACCGTAGGTCAGACCTTGTTCGATCAGACGAATGGCGAGCATCACGTCTTCATACGCAACCGAGAACTCCAAGCTATCGTGTACGGAGTTGGTCATGTAGAAGTCCGGGTAATGCTTGGTCTTCTTGTAGTGCGCGTACCGCAGTTGCTCGATCAGACGTGCACCAGAAACGAGGAAGTCAGAACCCATACCTTGAATCGGGCTGTTTACCGCACGACGACCAGTTGCTGCATACACACCGTCATAGCCACGAGCTTCTTTCGGAATCAGGAAGCCCCACAGGTTACGACGACGACCGAGCGGCGATTCAACAAACAGTTGCTTCGCGGCTTTCTTCTTGATCTTGTCGAACCAGCCAGCACCAACCGGGAAGCGTTTGAAGAACTTCGCGATCAGCTCTTTCAGGACTTCGACGGACTGGCCCGTAGACTTGGCAGAACCTTCGATACCCTGCTGGTAGATCAAACCGAACACAACCTGCTTAACGCTGTTACGTTTCGGCTTATCAACGTCCTTGATGTCCATACCGAAGAAGTATGCGGCGTTGATCTTGTGAACGTCCGCCTCGATGTCGATCTTCTCGGCAAGCTCGGCAGTCGGATACAGCTTGTACTGATTGCGCAGACGCAGACCGTGCCAGAACAGGTCAGCAACCTCGGTGTCACCAGTGATAATGGACCAACCACGAACTTCGTGAGCCGCATAGTCGATCTTGAGAATCAGGCGTCCAGGCGCGGCAACGAACAGGCGTTTGATGATCTTGCCAAGGTCAGCACGTTCAGGGAACAGCGCCTTGATGTAATCACTGATGTCGTTACGCGACGGGATCTGGTGAAGCGACGGCTTGGTTGCAGATGTACGACCAGTCACAACTCGGAGGAACTGGAAGAACGGACGAATGCACATATCAAGCCGCATGTCCGTGTCAGAACCCCATTGCTTGATGAACGCTTTCACGTAGCTGGAGTAAATCTTCTTGACCTTCTGGAGCTCGTTATACAGCGCGACCTCCGGGACATCCGCATACTTCTTCTGGAAGTCCTTGTCGAGCTTGCCCTTGCCTTCTTTCTCGCCAGCCTTCGCTTTACCGTGAGACATTGGTTTCAGCTTGAGCACGTCGAAGAACAGGAAGTTGAGGTGCTCCTTCTTCGCAATCTTGAACAGGTTCATCTTGGTACGACCCATCAGGCCGATCGCGGGAACCTTGGCATTCTTCATCATCTTGGCGTTAGCTTTCTGCACGCCAGGACTATCTTCAAACAGCTTGACGACTTCATCACGGTGCTTGAGGATCGGAGAGTCTTTCGACTTCAGGAAGAACAGCCAGTCGATGTCCGTTTTGCACCCGTTGATTTCAAGGCAACTGAACATGTGGATCATGTCACTGATCTGCTCAGTCACCATCGACGTGTGCTTGGTGTAATTGAAGTCTTTGGCACGGCGCATCTGCAACTTGCGCACATGGTGCAGCGTGATCACGTCGAGAGCCATATACGTCAGCACTGGACCTTTCAGGTCTTCCTGCTCAATCGTCACGCGCTTCTCTTTACCGAAGTCGGACTCGTAATAGGCTTTGCAGCCGTACTGCATGACGATGTTGTTCAGGCTGTAGTAGGTACCGCCAACGATACCTTCCAGAACCTTCATGTTCTCGTCAAGACAGAACTCACCAGCGAAAATATCCCATGTGCTGTTCTTGAAGTGACGCACGCCCAGATCAACACGAATACGGTTCAGGTCGAACACGGCGTTCGCGTAGATGTGGAGCTTGTTCTTGTTCTTGTACTCGAAGTACAGGCGCAGGCGCTTCTTTATGTACTTGAGTTCTTCGGCAAGCCACGGACTATCTTTGTGGGCTACCGGCAGGATGTACGCGACCTTCTCGTCGCACGCAAACTGGATGGTGAGCATCTTGTTGGTGATGCGCATCAGGTTCTTTGTTTCGGTGTCGATAGCCACGTTCTTCGCGTTCGTGATGTCTTCCATCATCGCGTCAAACTTTTCGAGGTTATCGACCACACGGATCTTGTACTTCAAATCCGGGATCTTGTACCGCATGCAGCCAGGGTAATAGGCGTTCATCAAGTTGCGAGCCACATACCCGATCAGATACATCGGATCGCCTTTACCGACTGCACCGACCAGCGTGTTCAAACTGATGGTCGATACGTGGTTGAAGCTGTGGCTTTTCTTCTTGCTGGTCACGGTCGTTTCAATCGGCACGCCGTAGAAGTGCTCATAATGCACACCACGTTTACCGCGATACTTGGACTGGATCATTTCACCGTTGAGCGCTCGCATCGGATCAGGACCAAAGGTGATCACTGTATCTGGTTTGTACTCGGTGATGACGTGTTTCAGGCGCTGTGCAAACTCAGCCTTGGCATCTGCACGATCTTGCTCTGGCAGGCCGACGGTCTTGAAAGCATGGAACGAGATAGCAAGCCACGAATAGTCGGTGACATTGTGCTCGCTACCGTAGTAATCCTTGACAAGCATGTTGGCGCTATCGAACAAAGCACCGGTTGCACCAGAGAGCATCTTGCCGTTGCGCAGATCCTCTGTGGGCATGTAGTCGAACACGAACAGGATCTTTCCCTTCGCATTCTTGGCGACAGACTTGGCTAGCTGGACATACGCATAGTCGTTAGGCTGTCGCTTGAATTTCGCTGAAAACTTGTATGCAAAATCAACGTGATCGCACTTAGGCATGTCACGAACCTCTTTCTGGGACTACTGGCAGTTTACAGTTTCAGGCAAACGAAAACGGACCCCGAAGGGCCCGTCGTTCAGATCGCTGCAGCCAGCAAAACGTATTTCTGGAGGATGTTAGTCTGCTCCTCATACGTCTCGAACAGGAAGTGCCGACGATTCAGCGCGCTCATGTGAGACACAGCCGAATCACGGGTACCGCCGATGTTCGTGTAGTAATGCCAGTTGAGTGCTTTCAGGTGAGTCAGTGGCACACCATCAGGATCTTCCTTCATGATGTGAAACGTTTCGCCGTCAGTCGTGTAGAACCCGAGGAAGCCGTCAGTCAACTGGCTCATGTACTTCGACAGATAGGCTTTCGCCACACCATCTTCACTCGATACCTTGATGACGGAAGTCTTCACCCGAATCTTATCGAACTCAGGAGGATGCTCGCCGTTGAACTCGCCACTACCAAACCCGAAGTAGCCCATGAAGTCGAATGACGGATCACCGAATCGTGGCTTTTCATCAGTGCGGCAGAACAGGTAACGCCGACTTGCACCCCTGAGACGAATCACCGCGTAGGTCAATTCGGCAGGGTACTTCATTAGCGATTGCCCTTGTTCTTTGTGTGCGGCTCGTTACCGCGGAACTGACCGTTGTTGCCCGGCAGTTCAGACTTGCCAGCGCCAGCTTCACGCGCAGCGATACCCGGCACTTCGGTCGGGATCAGCGTGTCTTGCGGATCGTTGGTCGAACCTGGACCTGGACTCACGCGCTCAGGGGTGCCATCAGTCTGCATCGACGTTTTCGGCGTATCAGCAGCGCCGGTGGACGTTTCAGTGACTACACCTGGGCCGTCAGTACCAGCTGGCTGTGGCTGCACGGGGGCTTCCCCTGCCTTGATAGCGGCACGCTGGGCGGCTGCATTAATGCGAGCCTCGTGCTCTTTCATGATTTCAGCAGCACGCTCAGGAGACAGGTCTGCATGACCAATCACACCCTTGTGCCCATAACGCCAGCCCTTGGGCAGCTTGTCACGATCACCGAATGGCAGGCCGTGGTTCGGGTACGCAGGCAAGAACGAGGGATCAGCCTCGAACTGACGCTTTGCAGCGATGGTCGCAGCGCTCCAGATACCGTCGATGTTGCCCTTGTAGAAACCAAGGTGGAACAGTACCAGTTGCTGTGCCGCCATTTTTTCTTTGGTAACTTGCATGGTATATCCTCGCAGTTAAGCGGGGAGTGTTACCTCCCCACCGTGACTTACTTTTTCTTCGGAGCCCGGAAAGCGATTTCAGCAACCTCTTTCTTGAGCACTTCAGGGCTGGCGATAGTGATACCAGCAGCCTTGATTTCCTTGATCTTCGCGTTCAGATCAGCCTTGTTCTGTGCGAAGTACATCAGAGCACCTTGCGACAACTGCCACTTGGTGCCTGCATCAGGGATAGCCTTGCCAATATGCTTCTTGATGATCGGGCAGGTCGCAACGTCGCAGACCAACATCAGCTTGTCGTTCATGAAGAACGGGAAGATGCGGGCCTCTTTGCGGTCTTCAACCATCTTCTTCCGGGTAGCGAAGAAGTGAGGCATTGTATTGGCAGGTGCCAGCTCCATGCTGTACAATCCACGCTTGCCTTTGGCGAACGCAGAGAACACCGCACCGAGACGATCAGCAGTCTGGTCACTGAGGTGGAACTTGTCCTCAATGTAGTCCATGACAGCGTTAGCCTGGTTACGGCGATTGACAACAACGAAAGCGTACTCACCGATCTCCTTGAATTTCAGTTTCTTCAAGGCTTTGGCATAGTCCAAGTTGTCCGTTTCAAGCGTCAGATACCCGTGGTAGAACGCAGGCGAGAACAGCACTGGTGCAGACTCGACTTCCTCAGCGCGCTTGACAGAGGTTGGGACTGTCAGGTCCTTCTCGTACTTCACGCCCTGATTAACAGGCTTACCTTCCTTGATATTGCGCAGACGCTTCTCGCCTGCATCTTTCGCTTTCAGACGCACAGCCGCATCACGACTACCGCGAGCGTTTGCTTTCGCGGCCTTCTCAGCTTCGATTGCGTCCAGACGCTCTTGGTCTTTCTGCAGGCGTTCCAGTTTCCGGATGTCAGCTTTGCGGTATGCAACATCAACCGCGAACTGTTCCTTGATGTCCTTCGCGCTGATCTTGGACGGCACGTATGCCAGACCGAGGTCATTGAACGAAGTCATGGTGCCATCTTTCAACTTCACCATGATCGAAGACACTGGGCGCGACGGATCGAGAACACCATCCTTCGCACGACCTACATAACGGTTCTTCACGCCAGCGATCATGCCATAACCCAAGTCAGTGATGACTGGCTGGCCGATCAAGCGCTGTGGATCTTCACGGAACGACTTGCCCAAATCACTGCGCAGATACTGCTTGAGCGAGATTGGCTTCCAACCATTCGGGTCTGGAATGTCTTGCGACGACACGAACGGAGTGAGAATGCGACCTGCACCTTCGACGTTTGGAGTCTGAGGTACTTCGATCATGGACGCTGGCATATTCGTCCGCATTTCGTGGAATTCTTGACGCAGAAGACCATTCAATGCAGCATAGCCGTTGACGTACTCGGCATACTCTTTGAAAGACGGACGCTGCTGCAACGTACCTGCAATCGACATCGAGACTTCAGGCAGGTTGTAGCTGGACAACACCGACTCGTACCGTGGGTTTTCAGCTTCGTCGAAGCGCGCCTTGTTGAAAATCTTGGCGATCAAACGACCTTGCTTGGCAACTTCCATGGTGTGGTCAGCGATCACCCAATCCAGATACACGGCCTCGCGGTAAATCTCACCGGCCTTCGCACCTTTAGGGTCCGGACGGAAGATACGCGATGCAGACTGGTCGAGTTCACCTGGACCCCACGGGCTTTCCACACGAATCATGCGGGATGCCATCTGGAGGTTGTGACCTTCGCTCAGACCCATTTCGTTTGCGATCAGGATCTTCACTTTCGGGTCAGACTTGAATGCGTCCAAGTTCGACCACTTGTCAACTTCGATACCAGTGAAGCGCACAGCCATTGCCTGATACTTCGCAGGCAGCGCTTTGAACACGGCGTCGACGGAGTTCGTGTAACGGCAGAAGATGATCACCTTACCTTCAGGCTCTTTCTTCCACAGCTTCGGGTTCTCCGATGGACGCAGCCCAATGGTAGAGCGCGGCAGCATTTCACGACGCGGTGTTGTCAGATCCGACTTACGTGCCAGATACAGGTCTTCACCGTCCTGCACCAAGTCAAACTCGGTGTAGTTCTCGCCTTTGTTCCAGACCGGCGGGTTGAAGTGCTCGTCTACCAAGTTGGCGATAACCTTGGCTTTCTGACTCACATACTTCTTGCTGCCGTATGCACCGAAGACACGCTCAAACAACGGGTCGTGTTCTGGTGCGATGATCAGGCGTTCGATACGCTGGAGGTACGCTTCAACGTCAAGCGCGCTCAGCAAACCGAATTCGTCGTCTTCACCGAGTTCTAAGTCGGCTTGACGCAGTTCGCCTTCTTTTTCTTCCGGATCATCATCGTCATCATCGTCATCATCTTCGGACGAGGACGAGGAACGCGCCTTGCTCTTGGCCTTTTCGAGCAGCTTCTCCAGATCCTCGATGGACTCTTGCACCACCAGATCGTAGAGTTCACGGTGCAACTCACCCAGACGAATATCGTCAGCAGAGCCATCGGTTGGCACGAAGTCAACACGGTGGAACGACTCGATAGGGTTAGGCAGCATGAATGCCCACTCTTTCTTCTTCTTGGTGATCACCGCAGCATAACGCGAGAGACGCTGGCGGGCACGCTGTGGGGTGTTCACTTTCCAAAGCTGCACGGTGTCGTCACCCAGCTCCAGATCATCTTCGACCTTGGTGTTCTGCGACAACTCACCGCGACGGAAGATGTGCGGGCTGTACAGAGCGGTCTGGCCTTCGATGTCCTTCACGCGGTCAGCGATCAGGGTACCGGTAGCGATACGCAGGTAATCAACGAACGAAGCGGTGGTCAGTTGACGCACGATCTTCGATTTGGCAGTCAGCGGGTTTTTCAGCTTGTGGCTTTCGTCGATGATGATGTAGTTGAACTTGAAGGCCTTGATGAACTCCAGGTTCGTACCGACGTTGATCACCGCGTTACCGATAACGATGGACATCTTGTTGTTACGCAAGAAATTCAGACCGGCTACAACGATGGTGTTTGGCGGCGCGCTGTCGATAAGCTGCTGCAACTTCTCCGCACCCCAACGCTTGAACACCGCGTTGTCGATAGGGATCATGTTCCAGTTGCCACCAGCGAACGTCTTCATGTCGTCACACCAGTTGCGCACCAGACCATCCGGGCACAGAACCAGTGGGCGCACTTTGGTACCGAGCGCCTGCATATCCTTGACGATAGACGCCATGTCGCCCAGACCGATGGAGGTCTTACCACCACCAGGGCTGATGTCGAGCACCGCAAACTTCGGCGGCTTTGGCTTACGCAGATAACGGTGAGTGTCGAGCTGGTGCGGGAACACCGAGAACTCTTTGTTCGATCCAGCGAAGTGGATGTCTTCCACGTCGATGCTGTCGTCACGCTCAATCGACTTGATCGCTTCCTCGGCTTCGGCCTGGAACTCCTCGTAGTTCTGCGCGTACTTACCGAACAGGATGGAGATCGGCTTGACGATGTTCAGGATAACCGAACTGTCAGGACGAGTCACTGTTTGGTTCACCATACGTACCGGCATATCTTTCAGACGGTAGTTGGCGTTGTACTCAGACTTGAACTCACGGTCGCCGTTGGTCAATTGCTCAACCGACAGGCTGTTGATGCCGTCCAGGATCTGCTTGAACATATTGCCGCCGACGAACTGGTACAGGCGGGCAAAGTGGTTTGCAGGTGACTGGTTAGGAACGAAGTAGTCTTCGTGCTCCTTGACCGCTTCCTGGAACGCATCCATCCCAGCGCTAGAGCCGAGTTCTTCTTGCACGGATGCAGCGACCCAGCTACCGGATTTACCGGAGCAGGCCATCGCAGTGCGAGACAGGATGTTCTCCAGAATCTCGATGTCTTTCGCTTGAGTGACATCGACACCGGTGATCTTGCCGTCTTCCTTGATGATGCCGGAGTAAACACGCGAACCTTGTTGACGCGGTGCTTCTGCGTCCAGCTTGTCGATGTTCAGTTCGGACATCGCACGGTCGACCAGCTCTTGAATCGACGGTAGTTCCTTCTTGTACGCGTGGTACAGGTAGGTCTCGATGATCGACTTGAAGTGCGGTGCGCGTACCCATTCGTCAGCAGAGAACGGACCACCATACAACTCGGCAGGATCCTTGTCGTTGACAACCGGGTCTTCGTCGGTCATCAGCATCACGGAGTCAGCGAAGGTCTTTTGCAGTGGAGCTTCACCTTCACGCGCCATGTTGTAGCCGAGGTAGTCGGCAATGGTCAACGTATCAGGCTTCACAGCACCGATCTGGACGTCGCAACGCACGATACCAGGACGAGCCGACGCATACACGCGCAGACCATAATCCCAGTCGTAGCTCAGCACCGAACCTTCGAACGCAACCAGTTTCTTCAGGTCTTCGACAGCTTCCTGATAGACTTGGTACGGAACACCGAACTGCACCAGAACGTCATACGACTCCGACAGCTGGCTCATGTTGATGCTGTAGTCGGCGCAGGTCTTGGCGATCTTCGCAGACAGACGCTCGAACTCCACAACGGAGGTCAGATGCTGGCGATCTTCCTGAGTCGGCAGGTATGCAAGCGTACCCTTCGGCGTGACGTACAGACCGTCTTCGTTCGCACGGGTTGCTTCAACACTCATGCCCATACGCTGACGGGCTTTGGTGATGTCTTCCAGTTTCGACACCGGCAGCACATACCGCGGAATGTTGGACAGCTTTACGCGACCTTGGCCGATCGTGTTCTTCACACGGGTGTTCGGCTTACGGAGGAACTGCGACGACCAGATGGAGAACCAGTTGTCGAAGCTGCTGTAGTTGATCTGCTCGCCATCACTGGTTTGCGTGATGAAGTTGGCAGTCGCCTTGTCGAAGGTGAACGACACGGTGGAACCAACAGCACGGTTCATCAGAGCCGCTTCGGTCGTGGTGTCCTGGCTGATACGATGCTTGATCACAGTCTCGTGGTTCAGCAAGTTCTCAGGAGCGGTGTCGCTCTTATCCAGTTCGGTCTTGTAGCTTTTCTGCAAGGCTGCAGCCGCATTCTTCTCAGCGTGCAACACCAGACCAATACGCACGAAGCGATCAGCGTAGCTGTTTGGCTCGCTGCCGAAGGTGATGTTGGTGAAGAATTCTTCTGGTAGCTTGACGCCAACCACTTTCTCGAAGATCCGTTGAATCTCGGTGAAGTCAGTGGTCAGTGGAATGCTGCGCAGTTGCGGCTCGTATGCGGCGTGCTCAGTACCTTCACCGAAGACGTATGCCAGGATCTGCTTAGCCGCTTCTTTCACGCGGAGGCAGGTCTCGGTCATGTACGAGTTCAGACGGTTCTGCTCATAGCCCCATTCAGTCAGCGTGGATTCCAGATAGCCGCCGTAGCTGATATCGGAACACATCAACGATTGGTCGCGGGCCGAACGAGCCAGCACCACGTCGATACCACCGGCGTAGACTTGCGACGGACGCAGGCTGTGCTTGTCGCCTTGCATCATTGCACCGATGACGCTGTACATCGACTGCGTTACCGAGTTCTCGGCACCAGTCTTCAAGGTATTGCGGTACTTCACGGCCTGGATGAAGATCGACTGAATCTCTTGGGAGAGTCGAGCCGGATCGTCTTCTGCTTCAAACAGACGGCGGCCTTGGTGCATCAGGTCGCGCATGAAATACATGAACACGTTGAACGAGTTGGTCGCATCTGCGATCTGGTCGAACAGTTCGATCAGGAATGCACGGCTGCGTTTCACAGGTGCAAACTGCAACCCTGGACCGTCGTTGTCCGCATCGTCGTCTTCGTCGTCATCCGCTTTCTTCACCAGCGCACGCTTCTTGGGCTTACGCGAGTAGAAGAAGGCTTCCAGTGCGGTGAGTTCGTCGTCAGCCAAAGACACAGGCTGGAGAGACTTCACCAGATCAGTGGTGCCAGTGGCGGACAAGGACATGAACGACTTGTCTTGATAGCCGTCACCGCCGAGAGCGTTGCGCATACGCCGAGTTTCTTCTTCAAACTCAGACGGCTGGTGCTTCGCTTGGTCGATTGCGCGAGACAGCTTGTTTAGATCGAAAATGGAGCCCATGACTGATCCTCAGAAGTGGCCGCGAGAGTCAAGCAGCTTAGTCCACAGTTCGGGAACTGCGACCTTCTGCTCGTTGGCGATGGTTACGAGAGCCCGCACCATACTCAGGCGAGTGATAGGCTTCATCCCTTCAAAGTAGAGGCGGTTGTACCCGATCACCAAGTCGGTTGCCCGCTGGGTTTTCAGTTCATCGTACACCCGTTGTTTGAAGTCGTTCACCTGATGTTCAGGCAAAGACTCCGGTGCTGGGAGTCGCTCAAACAGCAACTCATTACGCAGTTCTTCCATCGCCTTGGTCAACGTGTCGATAATGCGCAGGGCATCAGGACTCGTTTCATCCTTGGCAATGTCGCGCAGGACTTTTTGGACTTTGTCCAGTTCGCCGCTCATGCAAACACTCCTGTAATTGATTGTCGCCAAAGGCTTTTGAGCGTGGTGTCGATCTTGGCGTACATCGGGACAAGCCCGCGTGCTTTGACTTCGTACTTCACCACAAGTTCTTTATCCGTCCGCACCATCGAGATAGTGACGTCAGGAGTTGCAGAGGCAATCCAGAAGTCCTTGTCTTGAATGGCAGGCAGCTTGCGCTGTTTCTTCGGATCACCGTTGGGCATTTTGTCACTTAGTTGGTACGGAAGATCCTTGTAGACAAGACCTTGCATCCGACCGATCAGGTATTTCAAGTCAAACCGCTGAGGCCGTAAAACGACAATACCCACAAACGTGGGGTTGAGGATGGCACATACAGGGTCTGCACTGGTGTACTGAATTGATTGCGAGTGTCGTGTGACGCGCATGTGGTCCAGCAGCCCACCCTTGGCAACGTAGCGCTTCAGGGTTCGCACGATCGGCGATAGCTGTACAAACTCATTTACAGTATGTTGAAGTGGCACTTTCGCGCCAGCTTGGTTGATCAAAATGCGAAAGCATTCCGGCACCGCCACGTCCGCGTTATCGTACACACGGAGCTGGCTAACGGCGCGCATTTTCAGGAAAGCTTCCCACATCGGCATGTAGTCTGAACTAACGTCCTTTGGGAACTCTACTTTTTTCACGATTGTTAGCTTCATGTAGGATAAGTTTCTTGGCGGACTTATGGCTTGGTCGAGCAGCGTGGCAGTACGGGCACAAGGCACGCAAGTTGTAGAAGGCGGTTTGACCACCGCGACTGACCTCAACGATATGGTCAACCTGGAGCCCATATTCAGTCTCTGGGCGACTGCACTTCTGACACTTGTGGTTTGCTCTGCGCTTTACCTCGGCGCAGATAGCTGCCCACGTCCAACGATCACCATAAGACTGAACTGAGGTCCTGCGAATCTTGGAGACTGTCTTGGCCTTTGAAGGACCTGTGACGATTCGCGCCTTTGACTTGTGTACCTTGGGTCGCTTCATGTAAGCACCGTTCGCACTCGTTCCAGCATGAGCTGGTAGTTACCAGTGATCTTGTCGGATTCATCCTTGATGATCCCGTCGAGTTCCCCGAGCAGTTGGTGCCGAGCCTCTTTGTCTTTCACAAAGGTGCGGATGTCCTTGGACAGCTTGTAGTAAATAGCCACAAAGTTCTGACCAACAGACTGCAAGAAGGCACCGTAGGCTTTCGCCTCCAGTTCGGCGATCTGAGCGCTCACGTCTTTGGCGCTGCGCATATCCGCAATGACTTCACGCATCTGCGAGTACATCGTGGACAGAGCGTACACGTCACCCTTGTTTGGAGTACCCGAGAGCATACTGTCCTCGAATATCTCGATGATCTGTTGAAGCTTGACGAACATGGCGCGATACTGCCGATCGAATTCGTCATTGCCGCCCTCAGCAGGTAGATACATCATGGCTGCTTCGGTCTTTTCTTTGCGGCGTTGCAGCTTGCCCATCAGCTTTTCACTGGCAGGCTTGGAGTTGCCTTTTGGATCTGCATCTATCAGAGCGAGTTGCGTGCTCCGCGTTTTCTTCTTTTTCTTCTTGACTGGGAATTCTTCTTCAACCGCTTTGCGCTTCTTGCGCTTTTTAGCTGGCGGTGAATCGTCGATTACTATCTCAGCCTTTGCCTTCCTTGGATCAACTCGCTTTTTCTTCTTGAGTCCAGAACGACGTGCATCGTCTGGAATGTCCTTGTTAATAACCCGACCACGTTCGTCAACATCACCCGAAACGTCGATCCGGCTAGAGCTACGAGTTTTAGCCATATCGTGGACCTAAAAAAGGGGCGCCCTTGAGCACCCCTCCTTGAGTTGCGAGAGAATGCCGCTTACACCACAGCGCGGCTCAGGAGACGCTTGCGGAATTCCTCGAAGTATTCCGGACGACGAACGAACATCTTGCGGTAGTATTCGATCATCATTTCCAGGCTGATGTTGCCAGCAGCTACAGCGACCAGTGCTTCGGTTTCGTCGTACTCGACTTCGGACGATGCGATGGCAGCAGTAACCAGCTCACGCTCCAGCGGGCCGTGATTGCCGTGTGCATCGACAACGTACAGACCGCGGTCGGAACCGTCTTCGCCTTTCAGGTCAGACACAACGAAGCCCATGGTCACGCGACCGCTGGATTCGCTGACGTAGTTGATCAGGTCACCGCCTTCGATCTTGCTGCGCTCGTTACGCAGGCTGCGCGATACTGGCTCGGCTTCCTGTTGTGCAACGTGCGAAGAGGCTACGCAAGCCATCAGCTGGTTCATCACTTCCATGTCGTCGCCGGCATGAGACTTGATCAGCACGGTGCCGGCGTCGGTCTTGTTGGCCGACCACAGACGTTCTTCGCTGTCCATGTACATGTTGGTGCTGGCGATGGCGTTGAACTTGTCGGCGTTCGACTCGTCCAGGACGATGCGTTCCTCGATCACACCGACGATACCTTCGATGCACTGGGTAACGCCGTTGCTCGACAGAGCGGCGAACGAATGTGGAACTGGCATCAACTTGCCGCCGAGGTTACGGACAGCTTTGCTGATCTGCTCGGGGGTCGCACCGGCAACGATGGTACCGAGAACGCGAGCGAACTTGCTACCCACAGGAGTAACGCTGTGAGCATTGAACACTGGACCAGCAGAAGCGAGGCCAGCAAGAGCGCTGTTCACATTGCTGTGAGTTTTGGACTTAGCCATTGTTTTGTCTCCGTTAGACGATGGTGTAGACAGTCTTGTTTGCCGAGTTTTTGGTAGCGCGCAGTTTCTGCTTGCGCGGTTTGCCAGTCGAAAGCCCTACGTGGACCCAACGTCCGAACTCTTGAATGACTTGGTCGAACTCCAGGCCGCTATCACAAACGGCTTGAAACAGTTCTTCCGTTGTCATACCAGGAACGCTGATGTCTGCTGCCAGTGCTTGACTGTGACTGGAAGTAGTAACACCACCGACCATCTTGTTCAGCGCTTCGCCACGATAGCCGGAGCTGATGTCGATACGCTTGAAGTTCTGGCGGTCGCGGAGCTCTTGAAGGAACTCGGCGAGCTTCTTGATGTTCGGCAGCAGCGCGGTTGGAACGCTGTTGTCGATCTTGTGTTGTGCGGCAGTATCACTGCGTTCAAACTCGGAGAGCCTGAAGTTGGCAGTAAGCTGCTTTGGATCTTTGGCTTCTTTCATGTGTTTACACTCCGTAAATTAGATCAGAGTCCGCGCATCCATGCACCAGCGCGTGGATTTGCAAAACGAGTCGTGGGCGCGTTGATAAGCGACAGAGCACCGAGATGCCCACTACCGTCCATGAACTTACCGCCCTGGCTGCCGTCACCGGAGATAACCCCGTAACGCGCAAGCAGTTTCTTGGTAGGTTTCACATGGTCGTTGATTGCGCTTTCTACGCGACCTAGCGCAGCTTCGATAGACGGAGTGCGGTCGACGTTCAGCGATACGCTTTGACCGGAGAAGTCGAAAGCCATTGCACCTTCTGCCTGGAGCTGGGCACCGAGCGCGTAGTACGCAGAGCACTGGAGCCAGCCGTCAAGAATCGGGCCTTGCATGTTTGTTCCGGTGAACGCTGTGATCTGCGGCGGGAACGAGTTGAACAGGTTCAAGCCACGGGCCAGGTATGCGATCAGGTCCGCCTGCGTGTAGTCCAGTTCTGGAATAACGTTCGACAGCCGCGCCTTGTTGATGTACTGCTCAAGCATCGAGGCGGCAACCAGTACCTGGGGTGTGATCACCCACGTGTTGAACATATACTGGGTCGGAGTAAACGCATCACGCTTGGTGTGCTCAACGATCAGCATCAACGGTTCGATCTTCGCTAGCCCAGCCGCATTCGGCAGACGGCACACGGTCTTGTTGCTGTACTTCTCGATCTGAATACTGCCATCATTCCACGGCAAGTTTTCAAACAGCCCGACGTTGTTCCGATACAGACTGAACGACAGCATATCGCCCAGTTCTGCGGGGATTGCAGGAAGTCCTTTGGCGGTATTCGCAGGAACCTTCGGCTTGCCTTCATCGAATGCGAATGGCAGTACAACCGTCAGGTACAGGTCACGCGGGACGATTGCAACGATGTCACCGGTACGTTCTTCCGACTGTGGGCTGACCTGGATGATGTGGGTGGACTTGTACGTCTCCCCATCAATCGAACGCATACGCCAGACGCAGCGCAGTTCAACTGTATCAGCCAGCCCCATCTTTGGGATAGGGATGTCAGCACGCCATGCGCCCGGCTCTTGCGGGTCAACGGTAGCAGTGAGCTCCGCAATCACCGACTTGTCCGTGTCGTACAGCTTGACCTTAGGCCCGGCGCTGTTCTTCGCAGGGATTACCGGCTGATCGAACTCGTCCAGCATTACGTCGATGACAGGCAGCGTGACACCTTCGACGCACTTGTGTAGGCTGCTCATTTGCCATTACCTTTGCAGATGGTTTGCACGATGGCGTTGATGTCGAACTGATCACCAGAGCCAAGTTGCTTCACCAAGTCTTCGCTGATTACCTTCACCAGAACTTCCGATTCATCGGTCAGCATACCTTGCACGAAACCCAGGACACCACGGCGGACGTAGGCTTCAATGTCATCGAAGGCTTTGATCACGCTCTGGTTGATGTTCTGGTTACCGATATTCCGGTAGTACCGTGTGAGGTATGTCAGAAAGTATTCAGCGAAGAAGTCGTTCACCTCGACGTTGAGGATGTCTGGTGCACGATCCCAGAATTCGCGAGCATACACCCAGTCATTCCATGGGTAGCGCCACATCATCTGCGGGATTGTCTTGTAGTACACCTGATCACGCACCAGCTTGACTTCCTTGGTGCGGTTGGTGATCGAAGCGCGATCCATTGCAATCGACTTGCTCCAGCCACCGACGATCTTGTACAGCCATTCCATTTGCGGGCGCAGAGTGTTGTTCATCCGGCAGCGCGCAGCAATGTCAATCGGAACGCTGATCGTCAGGTAGTCATGCCCGTATTGCAGAGTCGGTCCCCACAGAGCGGTGTGCCCTGTGTTCCAGATGATGTGTCGTGGCAGTGCACCATTAATCTCGCGGCGAGACATGGCGAACGTGAACACTAACGGCCCGCGACGTACCTTTGGATGAGGTGCATCAAACGGGCCGTAAGACATATCAGTGAACCCGCTGTAGACGTTGACCAGAGTGAACGTGGTGTAACGTACTTTCAACGTAGGGCTTTTATCCAACTCTTGCTTGAGATAATCAAGGACTGGCTTGAAGATCACATTGTGGGCACGCCAGTTGAACGTCCTCAGGTAAGACGAACCGCCCCAAGGCCATGTCGAAAGCCTGAAGCGCAGGGGTTCACTGAAATGCTGGTACATAGGTTAGCTCCGGGAACTGACCGTGTACACCCAGTGATCGGTATCCCAGGTGTAGTGCAGACGCTTGGTACGACCGAGCAGACGGCGAATGTCGGTATCAGTAGTCAGCGTGGCGAAGATTTCAACCTGCTGGGCTGCAACCTGTTTGTTGTTCTTCACGTACACTCGGATTTCATCATCCTCTACTTCGGCAGACTTGAAGAACGACAGGCGTTTGAGCGCGTTGTTGATGCGTGTCGAGTCCACTTTCAGCTTGACCCGAGAGAGCTGGGCCAAGACGCCTTCTTCGGCGAGTGCGTGCAGCAACGACTTCTCGATGTCTGTGGTGGCAACACCGAAGTCATAGTGCATTGGCGCCTGGAAGCGATCTTGCACAGTGACATGGCGAGACATCAGGTATTCATCACCGACCTTGGACAGCGCACAGGTAACGATGATCCACATCTTGCGGTCAACGAACTCGGTAGCGTCCATGTAGTAGCAGAAGTCGATACGGTCGTCCTCAGCACCAACTTGCAGCAGAGCCGAGAGCTTGATTGGCTTCTTCGGCTCGGCGTAGCTGTTGATCACGCGGTTGGCGACAGTCATTGCGCTCTCGAAGATTTCGGCAATCTCTTTCGGAACGTGCGCGTCGGCAACTTCTTCCAGACCTTCTTGCGCTGCGTTGAACTCACGCTGCATACTGGCAAGCATGGTGATCATGGACTTGGCTTGTGTCTGGATCGCCGGATTCTTGCTAGCGGTCAGACGATCAATGATCGCTTCCAGCTCGTCGATGGTGTCGCTCTCTTGCAGAGCAGCAATGTGCTTTTTCAGCTTGGAGAACGGCGGCGCTTTGAAGTTGGTCAGACTGATCTTGCCAGCAGTCTTGACACCATCACCCAGGGAGTTGATGTCGATCTTTTCGTAGCTGCCAGATGCGGCAGTGGCAGAGTTGCGGCCGAACAAACCCATCACGAAACTGCGCATCCGCGACAGCACCAGGCGATAGCGTGGCATTTGCTTCTGTGCGTAGGCTAGGACTTCCTCGTCGCTCATGGAGTCGAGATTGATCATGGTGTCTCCAAAAGATCGTTCATCTGGTTGATTTGTAGTTTCGTCATGCCGAGCAAACGAGTCAGGCGAGACAGAGCACGCGGGTCAGCAACTTGGCGTTTGCCAATGCACAGCTGGAGGCTGCGGTTACCGGGCGTATTGTTGAAACGGTGCAGCACTTCAAACTGCCCACGTGCGAATGAACGAGTGAGCAGCGGGACCACAACCTTGAGAATGCCATTGATATCGGCAGGTCGCACAGCTTGGTCCAGATTCAGGTTGAGCGTGTCGCTGACGTCAATGGAGGTAACGCCTTCGATACGCAGCAACTTGTCCTCTTTCACCTTCGGAGCAGCACTGCGCTTGTAGTTCAGCGATGCTTTCAGGAAGTAGTCCAGATCCTTGAGGTTAGCCAGAGGAATCTGATCAGCGTCCACGAAGGGATTGTAGGGCAACGATGCAGACAGGTTACCCAGTTCTTCGGTGAGCTTGACGCACACTTCGGGACTGGTGAAGCCATCTTGAGTCTGCACTTGGCGAGCGACGAAAGCCACACAACCAACGTTGTTGTCGTACATGTGGATGGCGTACAGCTTCTCACACATAGGGCGCAGGAAGTCATGCACGGCATTTGCGTAGCTGTTCAGCTTGGCGCTCATGAGCGGTTTGGATGCCGCATTGATCCGAGTGATCAGAGTCTTCTTGAGTGCCAGAACGTCATTGTTCAGACCGACTACCGCCGCGACACAGCGTTCCCGCTTGATGTCATTGAGGTGTTGAGCCTGAGTAGCTGCACACTGCAACTCCGCCTGTGATTGCAGGACAAAGGAGAGGGCATCGTACAGCTTAGGAAGTGGGCCGAATTTGACCTTCGTTTGCTCAGTGGCGAACTGGGTCTGCTTCTGGCGCAGGGTGGTATTAATACGACCAATGACAGTAATCAACTCATTGGCGTTACGTGCCTTACGAATGTCGAGGACATTCTGGCTATTGTCGATTGACTTTGGCTGTACTTGCATCGTAGGTATCAACCTAGATTGTGTTGTAGCGATAAATTAGCGATTTATTGGTCAGGGAAACAAAAACACCCGAGCAGCACGAAGCTAACTCGGGTGTTTTCTTTCAACTATCAGGCGCGGGGATTAACCGCGTTTGACGGTCTTTTTGCCGGTCGAGCGAGCGCGGGTAGCGGCTGGCTTGGCTGCGGCTTTCTTCACAGCAGGTTTAGCGGCCTTGGCGGCTGCTGGCTTAGCTGCTTTCTTCGCTGCTGGCTTGGCTGCTTTAGCGGCGGCCGGCTTTGCAGCTTTCTTCGCGGCAGGTTTAGCTGCCTTGGTAGCGGCGGCCTTGGCCGGAGCTTTTACTGCTTTCTTGGCTTCGGTCTTGACGGCTTTCTTGACCGCTGGGGTCTTGACTGCCTTCTTAACTTCGGCTTTGATCGCTTTCTTCACGGCCGGGGTTTTCACAGCAGTTTTAACTGCTTTCTTCGCGGCTGGCTTGACGGCCTTGGTGGTAGCTGCTTTCGAAGCGCGTGGCTTCTTGGCAACAGTACCGCCGGATGCAGCAGGCGCTTTACGAGCCGACTGATGCGGGCCTTTACCTGGGTGCTTGGCGCCCAGCTTGGCGCGAATACCGGCCAGCTTGTTCTTGCGAGCAGTGGTCAGCTTGGAGCGGGTTGCGCCCAATTTGGCCAGCGAAGCTTTGTGCTTGTCACGCAGAGCAGCGCCCTTGGCTTTACGCTGGGCAACTGGCAGGCCTTTCAGCTTGGCGCGAGCAGCTTTGTACGACGCGCTCAGGCCTTTGCGCTTGGCGCTCAGGGCTGCACGTTGCTTGGCTGCGGCTTCGCGGATTTTCTTGGTCTGCTCGACAGTCTTCGACTTCAACTTGCCGTGCGACTGATGCTTCTTCCACCAGGCCTTGTATTCTTTCACCGCAGCGCGCGGATCCTGACCAGCCTTCTGAGCACGACGGATCACACGCTTCTCGCCGGCTGCATACTTCTCAGCAGGAGTGCGGGTGCGACGCGCGGTCTTGGCTTTGGCGTTGGTGGCCGACTTGGTTTTCTTTGCAGCGACGCGAGCGGCTTTACGCTTCGCTTTCGCTTCTGGACTCATGTCCATTTTCACTTTCACGGGTTTGGCGAATTTGCCTGCGCCCTTTTTCTGTACGAGACGGGTAGTCGCCATGATTGGCAATCTCCTGGGTTTGGGTTGTAATAGGCATCGAGGACTTTCTTACAACCTTAGCGCCAAGGTCTAACGTCTCTCGATGTACAAAAAATTAGTATTATCCAATACGTGCAACGGAAGTCTCGCTCTATGATCAGTCAAATCCTGCCAATTCTGCCAGACGCCTTTAGGAAATACCTAACTCGTTCATGGCTTCGCGGACAATTGACTTGGCTATGCTGATGTCCTTCTTGTTGTAGCCTTCACCGACAAGGAACTTGGTAAGTCCGGTAGTTGGTTTGATACGAGACACTTGGCTAACCAAACCCAGTTGTTCAGGACTGGTTGGACTATCCGTGGAATCGTTCTTCTTTTTCGTCTCACTGTTGAAGATGCCACCAGTGATGTTCGGATACTGGATGCGCAGATCAGCTGGGATCAGGACATCCGGTGCAACCAGCAACTTGTATCGCAGGTTGTTATTGTCCTTCAACTTGGAGAAGTCAGAAGGGCTTTCGATCACGACCGTATGCAGTTCGAAGTTCGGATGATTGTCGATGAACCGATGCTTCATCTGGACTTCATTCTTCTGCGTCTGGGTCTTGAAGTGGATAAACCCTTTCGGCAGCGACTCACCGAAGTTCTTCTGGTACGGGTTGCCATTGAAGATCAGGCGCTGATTCTTCATGTGCTGGTACTGGTGGATGTGGCCCGAGATTGTGTAGTCTCGTTTGTGGCTACCGAAGTCATGGCTAACCTTCATCGGTCGACCGTTATCTCCGATTGCACCGTTCGCGGCGATGTGAGCGAAGTTCAAGCTACCTTCTTTCTCAGTCAACGACGCATTACACGGCCACGCACAGAAGTTGACCAGTGTTCCATCAATGCGATCCTGTTCGGGCGCAAGGAAGATACGGAACGATTTGAAGAACCCATGTTCCGTCAGGAGCTTCAACAGGTCACAGCTGGTACTCGTACTATCACTACGATCGTGGTTGCCACCAACGTAGTAGATATTCAGGATGCCGTCGTACTTCTTCAGGAACATAACCAGCTTCAAGTAGGTACTGAACGGCATCGACGGATGATCAGACAGGTCACCAGGCCAGAACACATGGCGAATACCTTTCGACATGGCGTACTGGTTAACCTTGTCCACTTCCTTGAGTTGACGATCAGTCGCATCAATGAAGTGTTTGTTCATACCGTCAAGATGGAAGTCACTGGTAGAAAGGGCTTCGAGCATTACATATTTTCCACTAACGGCGGGAGCCACGTTGCGTCAGTCACAAAGCCAGCAGCGTTCAAATGTCCACTGCCACCGTATTCCATCGCGAGACGCTGGGCTGCACCTTGAGTTTGAGGTAGAGAGCGTACACTCCATTTACGCTTTCCGTTACCCAGATCCTCGTAAGCCATTGCAACCATCGGCAGCTTGCACAACTCGTCCAGTACCAAGCTTTGCAGAACACGGTTCACGTTGACGACTGGAATGGAATAACCCTGCCATGCCATGTACATCAACTTGAGACGCGCTTGCGGTAGCACGGTGTTGTGGATGAAGTTGTAGACATTACGACCGGAGAAGATCAAGGCGTTCACCTTGTCGTCGTCTTCGATCAGCGAATGCCAGAACGAGATGGTTTGAATTTCGGTCAACGCACCATAGAAGAAGTAATCGTCCTCAATGGTCTTGCCCACATGCAGGTCGTGATTGCGCACAAGCTGCACTGCCTTCGGCAAATCCGTCGGCGAGTAGGACTTCCAGGCCAAGCTTGCACCAGACTCATGGTCGTCGTAATAGACGGTGAGTTTGTTGGTGAGCTTATCTGCGGCTTGCAGTGCCTTGATGTTGGCGACAGCACCGTCATGGTGGTCGATGATCCGCATCGTGTTGCACGAATCGAGCAGGCCGAGCATCAGGCCCAACTGGTTGTGGCAGAAGTCAACGAAGATGATGTCAGAGCCGACTGGGAGGTCTGGCATCGGTGAGCTGTACCTACACGGGTAATACGTTATTGTTGGATCTTTTTCGAAATGCGCGACTACGGCTGCAGCCATAATCCCGTCATTGCATTCAGCATGGTACAACACTACCTTTGCCATAGAGCACCTCAGCTTTTAGCCGCAATGGCGCGCATGTAGTTGATTTCATACGCGCTGATTCCATAACGACGTGCTAGGGCTTCGGAATCCCCACCTTCGCGCATAGCTTCGCGATAAATCAAAGCCGTCTCAGAGGACAGGATATCATTCAGCCTTGCACGCTGTTTGTCGTTTAACGGACTACCCTTCAACTTGGCCAGGTCGGCGTTCAACTTCACCAGTGTGTTGCGGCTCGCCATCCAATTGCAGATGCGCTCCTTGATCACAGATTGGTGGGTCGCACGCGGCAACTGGTAGATGAAGGTCATCAGTTGATTTAGCAAGGTACGCTGGGCTTTGACTTCATCCACTGACATTTGAACAATGTCGAATCCCGTGCGGGTTAAGGCCTGGAACTCTAGTTCCTCAAAGTCGAGTTTAAGCGGCAAGCACTTGAACCCGTCAATGTGGAGGTCTGCACCGATTTTGAAATCCATGTGCTTGAAGTTATAGCCCGACAATGCGATTGGCGTATCGAACACCAAGAAGATCACATTGTCGAAGCTCTTGTCATAGCTCACGTTTCGGCGCAAGTCCTTAACGCTGAAAAACACCACAAACTCAACCTGCTTTGGCTTTCTTTTTGGCAGGAGCGCGTCTGGCGTTAGCATCAGCACTTGGCTTCGCTTTACCTTTCTTTCCTTGTTTAGCCTCACCAGAACTTCGTCCGGGGCGTGGCAACCGAAACTTGCTACTTTCATCGTCGCTCTCCACTACTTTAGACACGCCACCTTTCTTCGTCACCGTGATGTAATGGCACTCGCTGTACAAATGCTTGCTCAGCGGAGTTACCAGAAACACGTGTGGCACTAGAGTGCGCAATGCTGGAATAAACCGTTCAACGAACAGGGAGCGAGTGGTATCGTCCATGTGGCTGTCTGGTTCATCAAGCACGCAGAAGTTGGTACGGCGATCATCTTCAACCATGACTAGCATCACCCACATCCAGAGTAGGCGGAAGCAGTCAGACTCAGCACCAGACAACAGGCGCACGTCAGATTCTTTGCCGTTCCCTCGATCAACTCGGCAATGCACACCATCTTCTTTGGCGAACAGAGTGAACTTGAAAGGTTCGGCGAATATCAGGTTGGAGTAGCGGTTCATGAGTTGTTCGATCTGGAACAACACACCGTTTGCAGCCGTGATCTTCAAACCCTTGGCGCTGTAGCCTTTCTCCAGGGACTTGAACATATCACGTTGAGCGATGATTGGCTTAATGAGCTCCAGTTTCTCCAGTGCGTCCTTACGTTCGCGTCGGAGTACCTTATACTCACTGGCCTTTGAGCCAAGATTGGAACAGATGTCTTGCGCCTTCGTGTAACGGCGTTCGATTTTCTTGTACCGAGCTTGAGCGTCACTCAGTTTATTAGACAACGAAACAGCATCAATGGTTCCGTGCTGATTTTCGAGTGATTCCAAAACGCTATCAATGCGCTGAATCTCGGAATGCGCTTCGAAGATTTCCTCCAGTTGATCCAGTGAATACTTCGGCTCGACGATAACCTTCTCGGGAGCTTTCAACTTGGACAAACGGGTGGTCAGCTTTTCAACCTGTGTTGCGGCTTCAAACTGGCTTTCGAGTTTGTCGAAGGTGTCACTGTCAGCCGCGTACTGCTTACGGCGCTCAACAAAGGCAGCATCGTCAAACTTGATCTTCTTGTCACGCACGCGCACGTAGGCTAACGCCGCATCAAACTGCTCAATGTGGGTTTCCAGCTTGTCGATGGCTTTCTCTGCCTTCTTGATGTGCTTGCGGATCTTGTCAATCTCGACCTGCTGCATACAAGTTGGGCATTCACCATCGGTGCAGTCATGCAGAATGGACTTGAGTTGCAGTACGGCTTTATGCTGCACCAGCTCCTCTTCCTGACGACCCTTACCGAACGCAACGGCTACCGGTGCATCTTTACGCTTGAGACCAACAGCTTCACACGCGAGTGCCAGTTCTTCCTTGCGCTTCTCCAGAGACTTCCACTCTTGACGGACTTCGTGCAACTCCGTGAGGGCCTTTTCTTCTGCCTTCAGGTGAGCATTCAGCGCCTTGAGTTTCTTCTTGAGTACAGCGATAGGCTTGGTCTTGCCGAGTTCTTCAACCTGCTGCTCCAGTTGTTTCTTCTGGGCTTTGTAGGTCTTGAGTTCGGACTGGTATTCTTCCATGTCGCGATGCCACTTGCGTTCTTCCTTTGCACGCTTCAGGTCGATCGGTGGCTTGAGCTTCTTGCGCTTCGCTTTCAGCTTGTCGTACTGCTCGACAATTGCCAATGCAGCCTTGTATTTCTGGATCTTCGATTGCAGGGTCTTGCTGTCACCACCGAGAGTCTTGATGACCTCACGGGCTTCGTCCAGCTCTGCCGCACTTTCTTTAGACCAAGCGAGACGTTCCAACAAGCCGTTGATCTTCACCAACTGTTGGTTGAGGACGTCAAACTCTACCTGCTTGTTCTTAATCTCACCGAGCTTCTTGGTGAAATACTTCTTGAGCTGGTCGTATACGTCCAGACGGAAGATGGAGGTGATGTACTGTAGTCGCGCTGCTGGCTTGTCGATCTGGAAGTTCAGAGGACGTTGGCTTTGCAGGTAGACGTAGGAGTAAAATTCTTCTTCGGTGATAGGAAAAATCTCGGCAATCTTCGTCTTTTGTAACGGGATCGTCCGAGATTCTATGTCTTTGCCATCTTCTTCAATAACGAACTTGGAACTTGTTTGAGTGATGCTGTACGGAACATTGTTGTTCCCCACAAACGCCATCTTAATGCGCGCGGCCGCAGACGTGAGCATATCTTTCTTGCTCTTGGTCTGCGCGAGCGGAGTCGCTTCATAACGAAGGTTCGGAATGGACGACAGCAACAGACTTTTACCAGCACCGTTGCTCGTCTCACTCGAAATGCGGCTGTCCTCATTGTGACCACTGATCACGGTAAAAGGATGCCGGTCTACTGCAAGTCGCACTTTCTTGAAGAGGACGACATTATCCAGCTCAATGTCGGTCACTCTCAGCATGTTTGATTATTCCGAATGGTCGATGATGAACTTGCCCATGTGGGTTTGCAGCAAGACGGCTTCGTCAATTGCGCAACTGTTCATGGCGAGCTCCACGTTGTTGACTACTTCCTGGAGCAGGATCAGGACTTTCAAGTTGAACTTGATTTCCATCTTCTGTGCAACCGATTCGAACACACGACCGGCGTACGGCGTGAACTTGGCGGTCTTGGTCTTCGAACCAATGAGGTAGTCGAGCAACATGCGGCTCTTGTACACGATGCCGCGCGGGTTCTGCGCTTTGCGGATGATCGAGATACAGCCCGGCAGGTCACGATTGAGTGCGGCTGCAATAACGCTGGCGCAGGCTTTGTCCAGATCAACGGCAGCAGACTCGACGTAGTGCGCGAGTGCGCCCTTCTCTTTCAGGTTCAGTTCACCAGACGCTGCGGCGTACATCAGCTTTTCGAGGATCGCCAGGCCGCCACGAACACTACCGTCAGAGAACTGGGCGATCAGCTTGATGGCTTTGGCGCCGTCTTTACTGTCGATGAACTTCATGCCTTCCAGTTCTGCAACCTGCGTCAGGCGCTTAGCAATCTGTTCTGGTTCGACAGTCTTGAGCGTGATGGTTGTGCAACGGTCGACGATGGTCTTGAGCAACTTCTCTGGGTTGGTGGTACCAAGAATCCAGATTGTGTGCGGGCTGGGTTCTTCCAGTGGAACCAGAAGCGCCTCGGCCGACGCACCTGTGAGCTTGTGGGCTTCGTCAACGAAGATGATCCGGTAGTTGGTCATCGGCGCAGAACGACTGCCTTTGATCACGGTACGGATATCTTCGACTTTACCCTGGGTTGCAGCGTTGATCGTCGTGATGTCCGGGTGCTTTTCGCCCAGCTTGTACGCCATGGAGTCCTTGACGTTCTTGGGATCATCGGCGTTCATGTACGCAGCAAGAATCCTGGCGAGTGTGGTCTTACCGCAACCAGTGGCACCGCTGAGTAGGATCGCACCAGGGAACTTGCGAGTCTTGATCATGCCTTTGATTACGGCGACTTCTTGCTCGTTACCGACCACGTCTTTCAGAGTACGCGGTCGATACTTAACGGCGAGTGACAGCGTTGCAGATGCTGTCTCCTCAACCTTCTCCTTTTTCGGTTTATCTTTCTTCGCCACGATTAGAGCTCCGTGTCATCTTTAAAGAAGTGGTAGGCCATCGGATACAGAGTGGCCTCGATCTGGTGCAGACTGGTATATTCGAACTTTACAGTACCAATGCTCAACGGGAAGCACATGATACCGTGACCGCCAACTTCTTTGGCAGCATTGTAGACGCGACGCAGATCGTTGAAGAACTTCTGGAGCGCTTCAATCGGATACGCACGACCATCAAGCCGAGCGTATTGGAAATTCATTGCACAGATGGTGTCAGTGAGCGCAACGACACGGTTAGCCTGTCTGCGAGACTTGACTAGCAGTGCGTCACGGTCAGCCTGATCAAACTCACCGCGTACCAGCACACGACCACGCGGTTGAATATCAAACTGCTCGATGATGTGCGGCGTGGTATTCACAGAGAGCACGATGCCTGTCTTCTGTGTGCCGAATGCTTCAACGCGTTCCAAGTAAAACTTATCGAAACGCACCTGCTTTTGTGGATAAGTGCCGAGAGTGGCGATTGGTCGGATTGCGGACATTGCTTTCAGCGTGGACAGGTCAAACATGATGTTCTCTCTTAGAGCGGTCGTCGCATGTGCGGACCGTTATCGTAGGCGTTGATGCCGTAGACCTCGAAGCCCAGCTCAGTCGCGTAGTTGAACACGGCCTGGGATTCGGCGGCAATCATTGGTGTCTCGTTGTCGAGTGGACGTGACAGGCTGATCAGCCCGAAGATGTAGTACGGCTTCTGGCGCCAGCTACCTGCGTTTGCGCCTTCAACAACAGGCTTACCGTTTTCGTCGTATGGTGCACGCACTTCAATCGACACCCACTTCGCGTCGGTATCAACGTCGGCAAGCCACGCGAGTCTGTAGTCGAGCAAGGCTTTATAGATTCCCTGCTTCTGGTGACTCGGGTTAACGAACGCGCCGCAGAGTTCCCAGTTCTTCTCCAGGAGTTCAACACGGTGCGTGGTAGTGCTGTAGTACGGGCTGTCTTCGTGCAGCACCAATGAGCCCATGCCCACGATCACGTCATCGACTACAGCAACCCAGGTACGGCGCTTCTCGTGGTTGAGCGCTTTGCCCAGAAGGTACAACTGGTGTTCGAGGTTGTGCTGCATACTCGACAGGCCGTCTGCTTCCCGCATCATGTGCAGGAGAGCGCGCAGTCCAGGTGCTTCGAGGTCTTGAGGCTTGAGTTCGCGAATGTCCATGATTACTTCCGTTTTTTCTTGGGCAACGGCGGCGCTTCGAGCTGGCCGCTGATCACACGGTTGTAGATACCGACGACAGACTTGCCGCCATGTGCGTTCCAGACTGGGTCTTCGAGCAGTGCTTCAAAGTGCCCAGCAATACCGCTGTCACCCTTGTGCATGTCGGTGTGATTGAAAATCTTCACCTGCTCCAAGTAGTCAGCGAACTGGGTACGAATCGGCTGCTTCTGCTTCGGCTTGTTCACGTCATCCCAGCTTGTGCCGATGAATTCGTTGAGCATGCCACGAGTGACCCACGGGCTGATCCATTCACGACCCAGGCTGCGGCAATACTTCTTCAACTTGGAAGTCTGGGAAGTAGGGCCGATCACCTTGTTGAACTTCGGAATGCGGTAGTCGTCGATGCAGTCGCGGTAGTGCATACAGCCAGTCTTCGACAGAGCGAAGTAGATGTCGGCTGCAAGGCCGCCAGTCATCGAATGCTCTTTGCCTTGGTCGATGCAACGGCGAATAGCCCAGAACGCTTCGACTTCAACCTTGCTGCGGGTCTGGAGCAGATCAACGTTCGCTACCATGTCGCGCTTGAGCGTATCAAGGCAGCGAGGCAGCAGCACAGGCGAGAACGGAATGCCGAAGACTTGAGCGGTGTTGCGCGCTGATTTGAAGTCACGGCTCTCGTGGTCTTCCATCGTCACACTGTAGATCGTGATGTCTTTCGGCTTGTGCCCAAGTTCCAGCAGGGAGAACAGTACGGCATGGCTGTCGAGTCCGCCGGACATCAGGACCCCAAAGGGCCCGTCATGTTTCTCCAGGTTCTTCATCAAAGCCATCTTGATGTTGGGTTTAATGATCTTTCCCACGTTACTGTCCTTTGATCTGGGTGAGTGTCTTGTCCATCAGCTTCACGATGTCACCGGTCATCTTGCGACCAGTCATGTGGAAGGCAAAACACTCGGCGAAGAATTCTTCTGGCTTGGTGAGCGCGTACTCGGACGGGTCAGCTTTCGACTCGACGATCGTGGAGCGCTTCGGCCACATGCTGGCAAACTTCTCGCTGTCCTCAGAGAACAGAATGGCGAGTGACTTGCCGTCGAGCTTGTGGTACTTCTTGTAGTGCGCCAGAACTTCTTTGAACACGCTCTTGGACTCGTCGTCCAGTTCTTTCTGGAAGTCGCGCATATCGCCGTCTTGATAGCCCAGCAATTCGTCAAGCAGAGACTCCAGGCGCTCTTTCAGGAAGTTGGTCAGTTCGATGCGCTTGTGAAACATCTTGATCCAGCGCGCCTTGGTACGCGACTCGACCATCTTGTACCAGACAGCATGACCGTATTCGTGATACAGCAGGTACTCGTTCCACTGTGCGTCTTCAAACGTCTCAGGGAACAGGTCAACCTTGTCGCTGATTTCAGAACCCTTGCGGCGAATCTCGTACATGCCCGCGTACTTGCCACGCTTCGGATAGACGCGCATAGCAGTGAACGGGAACACGTCGAGACTGGTTTCGATCATCTGCGCGTAGGTAGACTTCAAGGCTTTCTTGAAGGACTTCATTTCGCGTTCATTCAGTTCGCGATAGAAGTGGATCGGGCCGTACTTGGTTTCCACCGAGCTGATGTACGGGTTGATCTTCACACCGTATGCAGAGCCAGGCTTTGGCTTGGTGCCGAGAACTGCAACGAGGTTCTGTTCGTCGAACTCGATGGTCTTCGGTTCGTCGTCGATCAGCGTTGAGTCAATGACTGCACGGCCGCGTTCTGGGTTGATCGCCAGACACAGGAAGTTCTTGGTGCCGACCTTGACAATGATGTAGCTGTCTTTCTCGACAGGCATACCACGACCGATCTCGCGGGTCTTCTGCTTCTTGAGTTTCGGAGCATCGCCGCTTACGTCGATCTTGGCCTTGTCTTTCTTCTTGAGTTTCTTTTCCTTAGCCATCAGTCACGCGCTCCGCCGACACTGACAATACCGTAGTAACCCAGGCTGCCCGGGATGAACATTTGGTTGTCGAATTTAGGATAGTCAGGCAGTGGGTTCTGACTGTAGATGACATCGACGCCGTTGCCAGCAGGCATGCGCAGGGTTTTGATGCCCCACTTGTACGACTCAAACTCCAGCTTCAACACGGCGAAACGTGGATCAACCGTGGTCTGCTGAATGGCCTTGTTGATGATGTAATCACGGATGCCACGACCGCGACTGACAAACTCGTCGAACATATCGTCAGCCTTGATGCAGCCAGATGCGAAGCCTTCTTCTGGCATAGACTCCCAGGCGAGATACACACAGACTGCCATCTGGTCTACCATGGTGCCTTCGAAGTAGGTCTCGGTAGCAGTGGCGACCATATCGCAGAAGGTCTTTTCGTCTTCGGTGAGTTCACGGCCTTCCGGCGGACGCTCATAGCCCATCGCCTTGCATTCGAATGCTTGCTCGTCGAACACCTTACGCAGGTTGTCCTTGTACGGATTGGTCTTCTGCGGGAACAGTTCGTTCCAGGCTTGACGCACGTACCAGTCCGGATCATCTTTGACAACGAACTGGGTGTATTTTGGAATAGTCATGGTCATGTTCATTTACCTTTGAGCAGGCCTAGGCCCTTCGATGGTTTGCGTTTACAGTTGGCGAACCCGTGCTTGAGATAATCTTCAAGCGTCCAAGTGCCACCCTTTGCCCACAACCAGATCGGTTCAATCGAAGCGCCTTCTTTGCCTTCGAGAGCACCCGACTGTGGGCGTTTGGCGAGACGCAACCCAATGCAACCAAGATAGCGAGCACCCTTGAGCGTGCCGATATAGTCGTTCATTGGGTCGCAGATTTCACCACGCTCCATCGTGTCGTTGTTGTAGATGTCGGCGATGTTCATGGCGAGAATACCACCACGATCGCCCTCGTCTGTCAGCGCATCCCACGAGTTCTTCAGGGACGGGAACAGGAAGCCTTCGAGCCACGCGTCAATCTCACCGAACTTGCGGAACGATTGGCCTGGGTCGTCGCTGTACTGCTCAGCGTTGAAGTACGGCGGGCTGGTGAACACGGTATCGACCTTGTACCCGTAGCGCTTGCGCATACCCTTCGGCAGTTCAGAGCCGTGGCAGTGCATTTCAATCTCTTGGCCCTTCTGACGATAGCGCTTGACCTCGGCAGCATAGCCCTCGTACAGGCTGCTGTTAGGGTCAGTCGAGCAATAGAACTCGGCGCCTTTGGTTGCCATGAAGCCAGCAACACGGTCGCCCCACCCAGAAGAAGGATCGTACACCCGTTTCGCGTTGAACAGTTCGTAGAAGCAACGTGCGGCAAGTGGCTTGAACTGACTGGCGATGTACTTGCGCATCGACAACGTGGTACGGAATTCAGGGTTACCGATGACCTTGTACTTGAGAGTCCACAATGCGTTGAGCATGGACATCATGTACTTGTCACCGTGCCAAACTCGATACGGCGAAGGGATGCCTTTGTAGTCGCACTTCCACCGGTTCTCTTGGTGGTAGTAGTTCGATGCCTCGTTGCCAGTACGCGGTGCGTCGATCACGATGTCGCTGATTGCATAGCGGTAATCCCAACGAGTGACAGTCGGCATCCGCTTGATCAGCTTCGATACGTCAAACTCCTGAATCTGTTTGAACGCAGCATCGGCTTCACGCAGACTGATTGGCTGCATCGGCGCAGGCATTTCGTAATGACGAATCGCCTTGATGATCGCTTCTTTGATCGTGCCCTTGTCGAAGTGCTCATTCAAGTCACGCCAGAGTTTGGCATTGATCTTGATTTCACCATTCTTCACCAGCTCGTGGATATTGATTTCACCACTTGCTGCTTTGGCCTTCGACTTCACAAGACCCAGGCCGGCCGGCATTGCTTTGACGTGCTGTGCAGGTTTCAGATCAGACCAGCGCTTCGACATCACAATCCAGCGAATGGTCTTGGGGTGCACGCCGTAGTGGGCGCCAGCTTTCTTGCAAAACTTCTTGTGCTGCTCTGGGTCTTTCTGGCAGCCGCCTTCTTTCCAACGCTTGCGCAGTTTCATGGCGAGCGTGTGGTCGAACTTGGATAGCTCAGGGCGCAAAACTTCTTCGAGAGTAGGGACGGTCATGTTGTTTCCTACAGGAACGTATATTCGCCGCCGAGATTCCAGAACAGAGTCTTCTTGCGGCGCATAATGTCGGTGTTTTCAGTCAACCAGTGCCAGGCTTTCATATCCCAGAATTGGTTGCACGGGAAAGGCGCAGGGTCAACCTTCGGCATCACGTCGCTGAATTCATACGGCGAGTGGACGATGGTGACGTTATCGAGTGGGATCTTCCACTGCGTCATGGTCTTGGTGATCGCGCCCTCAGAGGACACACAGATCGTGTATACTTTACCCTTTGGGTTTAGCGACAGGAAAGCCTTGGCAAGTCCAGAGACTGTCACGCCAGCACCGCTACTGATCACCAGGTTGTCGATGTGCCCGAGTTCTGCAAACGTTTCACGAAAGCGGCGGGCCATCGGGTTCAGATACCATGGAGTACCGAACGCATACGGCAGCATCTGGAACCCACGCTCGTCACCCATGTTCTTCGCTTGCGCATATAGCACGCGCATCATGTTGTGACGAATGGGGATCAGCTCGCCACCATTCTTGGTGATGTTGTGCAGGTATTCTTCTTTGATCTTCTTGGTGATCGGATGCACGATGTGGACTTCGTGCTTCTTCGCGAGCTTCGACAGCGCCCAACCGGACCACGAACCGAAGACGTTCAAGTGAATGATCGGCTTGTTCGGATCCATCTTGGTGAGCACTTCTTTGATGGCGTGCAGCTTTGCCCATGGCGGCAGCGTCTTGTTGTCACCCATCAGGTCGTCACGCTTCACCAGAACTTCGTGGCGGCCAATCTTGTACGTTTCAATCGGAGTGTCGAGTCTCATTTCTTTTCCTTGCGTGCGTATGCGGTCATGTACGACAGCAGTTCGTTACCCTGTTGGGCTTCTTCACCGCTGTAGAAGTTGTGCGCTGACGTGGCATGCAAGGTCAACGTACCCATTTTCATACCGCTGCGCTCTGCGATATAGGTACCAAGGTCACACAGAGCTTTGATGTCCGCATATCCCGCTTTGCCGAAACGCATTGAGCGGAAGAACGCGGTAACGTCGAGCTCCTTGTTGCGCGGCTTGATGTCTACTGACGACAAGCACGGCACACCGCCCATGACTTTCTTTGAGTCACTGGTCGGGTCGTACACGGCAATGGAAATCATCTTGGTGTTCTTGCCGTTGCTCAGCTTCTTGATGGCTGCTTCGATCTGGTTGACTTCACCACCGAACGCGATCATGCGCCCCCAGTAGCTGTTCGTCCACTTCGCTTTCGGATCGTTCTGCTCATACGACCAGACACCGAGCATGTTCTTCTTGGGCTGCACGAACGTCACGGATGCGGCGTAGTCGATACGCTCGTCGCCGTAGACATTGCGGAACTCACTGTCGAAGAACTTGTTGGTCTTGCCGGTCATTGCGAAGTTGTCACGCAGCACCATGATCAGGTTTGGAATCTCTTGGATCCCGCTGATCTTGATACCGTCGCGTTTGATCTTGCCATACGTCTTGCACCACAGGGATGCAATCGAGTTGGCTTCAATGATTGTCGCCATTGTTCTTTTCCTGTTCATGCTTCATTACGGGAGACTCTGGCGAATACTTCTTCTTACCGTAGTCGAAGCCAATTTCCTTGAAGAAGGCAGGCATCCCGTCGATGCGAATGATTGGGTGCAGATTCTTGTAGACAAGCATCTGGCTGCCGTCTTCTGGTTCCGCAGGCAGTGTCTTGCCAGCCTCTTTCATCTGCTCGACGAAGATGGTCTGGACGCAACCGAAGTCGTCGTCAAACAAATGCACCTTGTACCAGATCTTGTCGTTACAATTGCGGATCTTGTTACCTGGAGCAAACGCGCGGTGAATCTCGTGGTGGCGAAACCCTTCGCGATGCTGAATTGACCTGCGTGCACCAGTGTCGCACATTTCGGCGACGGTAACTTTGAAGACGCGCTTCACCACATGCCCATGCTGTTCGAAGATAAGGATGTCTCTCATTAGCGCGGCTCCAGATCGTCGATGTCAATGTCGAAGACGTGCGAGCACAACGGCGCCAGCTTCTTCACCATCTTCGCGTGTCGCTTTTCGAGGTAGCGATTGCGGCTTTCGAGTTCGCCTTCACCTGTTTCGTAGATGCGCAAAGCTGTCTGCTGCATTTCTTCGGTGACGTGCTGTTGATTACCCGTGGCATGCCACGAATGACCGATCAACTGCCAGAACTGAGCCACGTCATCTTTTGTGACTTCTGGTACAGTTGAGAGAAAGGTAAATGGATCGACACCCATAGACAGGAGTTTCTGATACAGTGCTTCGACAGCATTGTTCTGACTGTAGCGCAACGTGCCGTGTTCGTCTTTGCACAGACGCTGCATCGGATGCTTCGGGATCGGATCGGCTTTGCTTTTCATTTGCCTGCTCCAGGAATCTGGTAGCACGACACGCCGACACCATCACTTGCAGAGACGACGAGGCACTCGATGCCAGCACGCGGAGAGACGACACGATCCTGCACCGATGCAGCACTCAGCCAGCGTACCATAAAACCGATGGCAACAACGACTGCGATGCAGATGGCGATCAGACCTGCGTAGATCAGCAGATCCTGAAACTTGCTCTTGGATTTAAGTGCCATGGGTATGCCCTACCTATGTGAGTATATACGTAGGGTTTACAGTTATATGCTCACACCCAGATCCTCACGCATCCGTCGCAGGCACTCCTCTTTCTTCATAAATGCCCAGTTCTTCGGCAGAGGGATGCGCTTACCAGAACCAGTCATCAGCAGAATGCAGAACTTGAAACCACGATCGTGGCACGCTCTCGCTTTCGCTTGGTTCATCGACCAGCCGCGCTTCTTGCGACCCTTGAGTCCCATGGTCACGACAGACTTCACCTCCACGATGATGTTCTCACCGCGAATGAAGATGTCGGGCATGTAGGTTCGCATACGCTTGCGGTACTTGTACCTGATCTTGAGTGCATCACCGAATTCACCCTCTGTTAGGATGTCCTCGGGCTTGAACCCTGCTTCCACCAGATAGTCGAGTCCCTGACGCTCGTAACCCTGCACCAGCAATTGACGTCCGTAGAACTGGTAGTGGTACTGCTTGTACTTCTTGAATACGGCTTTCCTGCGAGTACGCTTGACCACGGGTTTGTTTCCGAATAGACCTAGCATGGCAATTCTCCATCCATTTAGTTGGAGGAAAATTAGGCCAAATAAAAACGGGAACCCTAAGGCTCCCGTTGGACTTTCTTGCACGTCGATTTATGACATCTGGCGAGTAGGGTAATCAGCGCACTGGCGCGTCCCTTGTCTTTCAACTCAAACCCACCAAGATGGTCTTCTTCACCTGTGCGCGTATGCAGACGTACCTGATACACGATGCGTTTGTCGATGATCTGCACCTTGGCGTACGGCGATTCGAACGAGGTGCCACGTTGATTGAACGTGCCTATCTCTTTGCCGCGTTCCTCTGCTTTCTCGCGGAGTTGCTTGAACACGGATAGTGCATGGTTAGGCATGGAGCTCTCCACGCATCTTGTCGAATACTTTACCGCCAACCAGCGGATCGAAGAACATCAGATCCGGGAATACGGCCAGCAGACGCTCAGACCATTCGTGATATTCCTCTTGGCTGACGCCTTGAATATCTACCGCGATGTAGGTAAGACTTGGGCATTCCGCCTTCATGCGCGAAACATCACCTGCGCCCTTAGCGTCAATATTGACGCCCAACACCAGCAGTTCGTTGTCTACCTTGTTACGATACTTCGGCTGCAGAAACATAACCAGCTGGGAAGTATTTGCAGGTGCGAAGTTGCGCTGCACCATAACGTTGTTCATGTTCACCCGGACCTTCGGGTCAGACCAAACAAACACCAGTTTCTTTGCCATGATGTATCTCCTGTTTGGGCTTGTTTACAGATACCAAAAGAGCGACCAGAGGCCGCTCAATTGGGTGTTTCATGTCAGTCCTGCTTCGGCGAAACGTAGATCCCTTCTTGCTGCACAGCACCGATCAGGATATCAGGCTGCTTCACAGGATCGAACGGCATCAACTGAGTGTAGTCAGACAGCTTGGACATCCAATCATCCATGATATCTGGATCTACTGAATCTTCCAAGATAGCCAGTTGAACGTCAGGAGCTTCCATGTCGGCGAGTTCGATTGCCTTGATCAGAGCGGCGACATCGCTGTTCGCCTGCACGTTCTCATTGGCAATATCGTAGGCGATCACTACCAGAGACTTCTTCTCTGCCTGGATATATTCCGCGAACGGAGTTTCCACGATAGTGACTTTCAGGTTGTTCTTGTGAGCAACGTCCGCGATAGCACTGCGCACTACCTGCGTTACGCGCTCTCCATGCGATACGATACGAATGTCAACATGCTGCTGGTTCATAGGTCCACCTTGTAAAAAGGGAGCCCACGTTCGGGCTCCCATTGCTGCTGCTCTAGCCCAATCGCAGGGCCGGCGCATAACCACCCAACATACCCAGGAGGTAGAGGATGAAGATCACGATCACGATCACTTGAATGATCTGCATCAACTTCGGATCCAACGGGAGCATACGCACCAGGTAAAGGATCAGAGCGCCGATGATGATCAAGATCAACAAGCTGATTAGCGTACCCATAGTCTTACCTCCTTACAGGTGGAAGGTCTGAGTTACAGGGTGCCGGTCAGCACGCGCAGGTTGTAACTGTTCAGCACTTCGGCTTCGTCGTCGCTGATCGAACCGTCTTCTGGTTTCAGTTCGATGTGCTTCTGGCCCTTGCCGTCTTGGGCACCGGAGGCAGCGAAGGTCACGAAGCGCTTGCCTTTGCGGTGGATGATCGGCGAGGTGCTGCCACGAACCATGTGCTCGACAGCCTTGTCACCGGCTTCACGCAGGGTCAGTTCGTCGGTGGTTTCGCCATCGACTTCCAGGCTGTAGTCGGCCGGAGCTTTCTTCTCGGCTTCTTTCTTTTCAGCCTTTACTTTGGACGGTTGCAGATCGCGCACGTCTTTGCGTTCCGGTACGTTCGACGAACCAGCTTCGACATTCGGCTTTACCGGTTGATCGCTGCCCATGTTGCCGGTGCTCGAAACACGCGGGTCAGCAGAACCAGCCTGGATACCTTGCACGCCGCCAGTACCGGCAGTGTGTTGGGCCAGAGGGATTTCCTTGGAAGGATCCTTGTCGGCTTCGTTGGTGGTATCGACGTGGATGGTCACTTCATCGCCTTTCTTGGCGGTGGTGGTGCCTTCGCCTTTGTCCGACTTGTCATCAGCTTTGTCGGTCAGAGTGGAATTGCCCTTCTCGTCGATCTTCGAAGTGGTCTTCGGATCAACGGTGGTGGTGTCCTTGTTTTCCACGCCTTCGGTAGAGCCAGCTTTGGTATCGTCTTTTTTGGCAGTCATGGCATATTCCTCGATAGGTTACGAAAGAGAGTAAGAGTTCTCACCCTCTACTCCATTAGACAAGATGAAGTTCCCCTGCGTTCAAAAGAATTTTTAGCGTTCAGACGGACGGTCATCCAGCCTTTACCATAACGGGTGCCATGCGGGTGCCAATACAATCGCACTGGGCATACAAGATACAGGATGGTTATGGCAACACAAACGGAAAGAGCGACCCGAAGGCCGCTCAATCAGTGAAACGCGATCACACTTGTCGTGGAATAAGCCAGATGGTGTGCGGTGCTGGATCTTTGGCAACTGGTTCACAGAAGGCGTCAGTCACCAGCTTACAACCACAGGCAGTACCGACACTACCGTCAAGCACTTCATCGTATCGGGTATTTGGGTCGAGGCAGTTGATGAAGGCATTGGAGCCGATCAGGTCTGCCCAGTGAGAATTGCGGATGAAAGCAACCTCGGACTTGCCAAGCTGTTCGATGAAAGCCTGTTCGTTGCCGTTGATGGTGTGCGGCCATTCGACTGCGCGAGTGCGATCAATGGTGTAGTAAGCACAGCGCTTGTGTTCATGTTCGATGATCTGTTCGTCAGTCGGTTCTACTTTAACTTCTGTCATGTTCGTAATTCCCGCAGGTTATTGAAATAGAAAAGGGAACCCGAAGGCTCCCTTAGCACATCTTCTGCTTTGCCACCAAGCCGTGAAAGGGTGAAGCGGCATTACAGCGCTGCCGGTCAAGCAAGTGACCAAACGAGATTTCCCGGCAGTGTATGGTTCTATGTCTGCAAGTCTCGCCTGCACTTCTCCCGACTTGCACCTTCCACTTAAGGGCGTGTGCCAACGGCTGACATAGAATTTGGTGGGTCGTGCAGGATTCGAACCTGCGACCAATTGGTTAAAAGCCAACTGCTCTACCAACTGAGCTAACGACCCGAACGAGCAGGGTCCGTACAAGTTTCCCTGTCAATGCTAAGCAGTCTCACGCACGAAGGCTTGCTGCTCAACACCGGACCCACAAAATGGCGACACCGAAGGGACTCGAACCCTCGACCCCTAGCGTGACAGGCTAGTGCTCTAACCAACTGAGCTACGGCGTCTAAATGGTAGGACGTCTGGGATTCGAACCCAGGACCAATGGCTTAAAAGGCCACTGCTCTGACCAACTGAGCTAACGTCCTATGAAAGGTGGGAACAAGAGGAATCGAACCTCCATCAGAATGCGACGCGCGCAAACTGCTCTGCCAATATGAGCTACGTTCCCAAATGCGTCTCGCCGACTCCAGTAAAGCCACGAGGGTAAATCAATCGCTGCCACCAGTTACGGCGAACACGAACTCGGATACCAGGACTGTCTTGATGCCAGACTTCTAACTCGATTGTCTTAAACATTCACAGTTTCCTGGCTTTGAGTGGGCGCTCTACCGAGTTGTTGTACTCGACGTGAGCAACTGATGGCCCATCAACGAAGTCAAACAGTTCGACCTTCACTGTGATCGTGCCAGCTTGGTTCAAGGTAACAACGGCAGTCGCGTGTCGATACGTGGTGCGCTTCTTGACCAGTTCGACAACGCAGTCAGCAATCTGCTTTTCCAGAAACGCGGTGCTCGCATCCTTTGGATACGTGGCGACCGTGATTACATCTTCAATGACTTTGTGGATTACTGACATGCCGATACCCATGAGTGCCTCACGCCGTAAATAGTCGGCCAGTGATTCGAAGTTCTTCTAAACGCGGCTTTGATAGCCAACGTCGTAATGGTTTGCAGAATCCCGGGGCGCACAGCATGATACTCAGGAACATCTGTGCTGCGAATGTCGTATCCGCATTCAGGTTGCCGGTGAGATATGCGATGCAACCAAACAGGAGATACGAACACCATACAGCGCGAACCCAGAGGTTGAGTCGTGGGACGAGCTTGAACATAATGGTATCCTTGGAGAGTATGGAGCGGAATTCAGGATTCGAACCTGACGGCGATCAACCGCCTATACCCTGCGCAGGGTTGTCCACCGAGAGGACAGGTCTTCCGCATGAGGTCTGTGACGTAGACCAATCGACCAGATCACGCACACCACATTGAGTACACAGGCAGCGCTTCGGTTTATTCCGATTAACCGCAATGACAAGAATGGTTTGGTGCCCCTCAGAGGATGTCGCATGTCGCTCGTGATGGTTAAGGGGAACGCTCTGGTTGCTACGATTATATCCCATCGTCTGCCAGGGTCAGGACGCAGCGGGCGGGCTGTGTTCGGAAATAGGGACCGAAAGTGGACTGTCGAGAAGACCCAGGTAGGGCGACCAGGTCTGTCGAGCCGTGCAGGCGGCACCACCTTATCAACGCTCTCGTATCTGCCGGGACCAAGAGTCGTCTATCAAGTCGCTGCATTCACCCGACAAACGCCGGGGATAATAAAGGTGCTTCACACTCGTTACCGCGTCAGAACCAGAAGGACAATACGGGAGGACGTTTCCGCCGAGTCGAAATCGCGTTCGCGTTCTCTATCTGCTGGTTAGAGGCCCTCACTCTGGATTCTCTCTTAAATTCTCAGGAAGAAGTCGAGTGTGAAGCGAAAATTGAAACCCACCTATAAGGGCTAGTAAGACTCGATGTTTAGGTTCGCTAGCGGAATTCCTACTTTCACTACCCACATCTGAAGGGCTTGATCCGGTCGGCTCGTGGCTGCGTGTGTCGGCATTCTTTTCTTCTTTACACAAATAGGTGGGAGTGGTTGCGGCTCTCACTTCAAGAGAGCCGAGTGAGCAACTGCTTTCGGGGTTAGAGGCTCAAAACCGCATCCCGTCTACAGAAGGCAACCATGCGCTTGATGGGCGACCACTCTAGTATCTTGTACGTAAGGCGAGGCAAACAACCCGACGGCACGCAAACGCAATACTCACGCTGCCTATGCTCCGCAATTCACCCATTAACCGAAGCAGGAGTTTCCTCGGTGACGATCCTTTGGACCGCTGGATCAGGCGCGCCGACCTATCAAGTCAGTACCTGTCGCATACCCAATTGGGTTTCACGGATTAACCGATCATCAGTGCGACTGTGCGAAAGCCCTCTGTATGCGCAAAGGGCTTTCTATCTCTGTGGTTTCTTGGCGGGAAATCTCTGCTGCTGGAACAACAGGACACCCGAGCTTCACATTCGCTCTACCCGACCGATCCTCACGGGCAATTCGCTTCTCAGGGCGGTTGCATCACTCACCAAGAATTCCAGCTTGATGGTGTTTGTCGGTGCGTACTCCCGATTTGCAGGAGGCACCCAATTCCGTAAGATGACCTTCTCGGACTCAGTGGCGTAATGCACCTTGTCTACGATCTGGTCGGCGGCCGATACTTGCACAGACAAACTCAGAACGAGCAATGCCATTGACAACATATCGAACTCCTTGAATGGGCTCGGTTACTATTCCACCGAGAAGTCAAGACAGGCTGACACTGAACCGTAACAGCATCATCCGCGAGGCAGTGTGGCGGCTGATGAACCCGCGCACTGACCGGCTAACGTACCCTTATCTAAGGGGCAGCACCTGTATTCCCGAGCGAGCTTCGCGGAAACCGACGAAAGTACCTAAAGCTCTCCAGGGAACTCTTTGCGTTCAGTCATGGACATGAACAACCAGGACGCGGTGCGACGTGCAACAGCGCATCCGGTGGCGTTATGTTGAATATTCACAGTTTCTGGTCTGAGGTCAGACAGTACCAGGTAACGTGCAACAGAACCATCCATCTTGAACTGACGAATCACCAACTGCGACAGCTTGCTGGAAACGAGGGCTGCGCGAGCATCAAGCTGCTCTTGGTCGAAGTCCAGGTCGTGGAAACCCGCTTCAAGTCTGTACGCAGGTAGTTTGAGCCCTGCGAGTTCGTACAGGTCGCGCTTACCAAAGTCCAGAGTGAGTTTGAACTCAACCAGTGCCATGAACTGCGGGTTCTTTGCAGTCATGAGGCCTATTGCGCGAGCCACGGATTCTTCGGCACTGACGGAACAGATGTCGAAGTTGTCTTCGATCATTGGGTCTGGCTGGTCCATCAATTCTTTCAGGCTTGCTTGCCCTGCAGCAAAAGTCGTGGGATGAACAACGACGTTGTTGAGGCCGTCGTTATACGGAGTGATGAAACGACCGACTGCACTCACCAGCACATCATCGCGTATCAGGACGCACATGAACATATCGGGGAAGATGAACCCTGTATCATCGGCGATCACATCATAACCACAGAGCATGCCGAGGTAACCGGTGTCGCGCAGGGCAAGCTCAGTGGCGTGATCGTAGAAACTTACGACAGGGTGTGTCCACTCTCCACGACTTTCACGAAAGGCTTCATCGAGTTCAGCAGCAACGCTCTTGCCTGCGATCCAGACAACCGCATCACCGGGTTGGCGCTTGCCAACTTCCTTCATCAGTTCGCCACGAATAATGCCGAGACTCGCAGGAGTCAGCGCTGTGGTTTCCCAATGAGGTTTGCTGACGAGGATGTAACGCAGCTCGTTGAGAACCTTTTCTTTCACGCCTAGGATTTTAGAAGTGATGACTTCCATTCTTCATTCCCTTGTGAAGCTCGTTCACAGTCTATGAATTAGCATTCTGCCTTACGACAAAACGGCCTGGGTAAACACGACGCGCAGGGTATTGACGAACGCCACGCCTTCATCGTCCATGATGTCGGACAGGTTCAGTTCGACGTGCGAGATACGCACCACGTTATCGACAGTCAGGCCAACCGTGGGAATCGTTACCTGACGCAGCGATTCTTCTTCGGGCTCAGTGCCCGGCATCGGCATCAGGGCAAGCAGGTCATCGTGCAATTCGCGCAGAGACTTCGAACGAGCTACAGCCAACACCGCGTTGTCTTCGGTGAGTGCGACGCCGCGAAAGGTCACGGACTGTTCGAGAGTACCGAGTACGTTTTCAGGAAGTGCCATGATCACGCCTCCAGTTTACGTGGCAGGATGACCCAGTCTTTCGCGAGTGCATCGCTCTGGCTGATAGTCCAGACAACGACTTGGCCGTCGGCAGTGAACATATCAATGTGCGGGCGGAATTCGATCTGGCGGCCAGCGTCGAAGATGCCGAGCAACGGAGCACGGTTGACTTCGAACTCGGAACCTGGAACGAGATAGACGAACATACCCTTGCCGTTCCAACCTTCACGCGCAGCACGATAACCGTTTTCCAGGGCTTCGAGCACAGCGCCGAAACTAACACCGGTGTCACCAGCCTTCGGTTGCTTGGCGAGTTCGGCTACGTCGTTCGCTTCGCTGCTGAACGCAACGGCAATCTCGAAATAGGTTTCTGGGCCTGTGTCTGGCGATTCGATTGCGGCTTCCGAACCAGTCTGCGTGCGATAGAACACCGACACGTTGTCAGCCTTGTCAGCAGCCATTTCGGCTTGCAGCTTGGAGATTGCAGTGCGACGATCACCAGCGATAGTCACGGCCTTGTAGATTTTGAACAACGGCGTGATGTACTCACCCCAATTGTCCATGTGACCGCCGACATCACCTTGTTGCAGGATGTGGATCTTGCAGCCCAGGCCGCCGAGAATTTCATTTGCAACGCTGTCATTCATTACGGTTGGAACGATCATGACGTACCTCCATTGAGTTGTGAGTATATTAGAATTCAGCGGCGTCGAAATCAGGCCACTGAACTGTCATAACTGCAGCCGAGTATTCAGCAACGATCTGGCGGCCGATGAAGTCGAACAACCAAATCTCGTACCACCAGTTCGGCGTGCGGCTCAAGTCAATGAACGGCAGGTCGAATTCAGGTTCCCCGTCAACCGCTTCAACGTCAAGCGGAGGATTGTCAATCTGGTCGAGAATCATCATGCAACGACTCGCATCGACCGCAGCTTGCGCCGTGTTGATGTAGGTATCGACCGTCAGGTAACGCCACGCGGTGCTGACGCAAGTTGCTGCGCCGCACAAACCCATGATCATCAGGACTTCGTTCATGCTTCGATACCGTAGAAGGCGTGCATGATCGCGACAAGGCTGGCATAGATGTACACCAGTTCGCGTTCGAGCAGGATATGCGGAATGTAATAGCCAACATCTTTGGGTTCGGTGATCACCCGTTGGTAGATGTCAGTCATCAGTTGGTTAATGATCTTGTACGGCAGTGGTAGGAATGGATCGAGCGCTTTCTGTGCGCGGATAACCAGTGTGTCGTCATCTGCGAACATCAGATCAGCGCTGTGCACCTGTGCGATCTTCACCGCAGTTCGGTATTCATCACGGCAGATCAGTTCGACGCCAGTGCCAGTGTCGTAGGCTCGACGTTCAATGCTGACACCAGTGAGCGCAACATACACAGCACCGTTGACGAAATGAACACGGGCGTTCGCTTTGTAGTCGAACCCGAATTCATCCAGTGAGAGTTTCGAACGAATGCGCGGACCAATGAGGTCGAGCGCGTATGCTGAAACCGCAATGCCCTGTTTCAAGGCATCCAGGTGATCAGCAAGATCCTTGCCGAGTGTCGTCCGGCGGTTCGGTTCAAACAAGCCGTAGCTCTTACCGAAGCGAACGATGTGTGGATCAACGAGGCGCAGGCCACCAAACTTTTCAGTGTGAGTGAGCGCGCAACTCTCGGCTTCTGCAGCCATGTCGACCAACAACCCAACTGGCTCGCCGCCATGAAAATGGATCGAATGTGCGATAGGGCACATGGCGAGTAGGGTTTTATTCGTTACAGCGTTGACGGGTCCCCGCTTGCTCGATATAGCATCGACCATGGCGCGGTCTGTGACCTTGATATAGATGCTCATGTGTGAAAGTGCCCCAGCGATTATTATACAAACTTTTCACAGTATCCGCGAAACCGCCGGCGCGCGCAACAGTGCTTTTTAACCCCTGACCCGAAGGGTCGAGTGAACCAAATCCATGAAACGGTTTCCAAAGATCCGTGAGCGGAGCGAACCTAGCCGAAGGCCAGAGAAGAACCATTGAGCGAAGCTCAAGCAGGAGCGTAAGCGACTGCCAAAGAACGTGACACGGATACCAGCTTCCTCAGCACCTGGTAAAAAGCATCCTCTCCTGTTCATCCTCGTTTCTACCCTAGAGAACGCTTCGCTCTTATGGGCTCGCCTGTTTGCTCCGCAAAATCAGGGACCATAGTTCGGGCTTTTGAAAAAGGCTGTCAGAGGACATTGGGAAGTAGAGACTTACTTTCCGATATTCTCTAGCAGGAGCGTAGGAACACAAGCCGTGTCGGATGCTAGTTCGCGTCGCGGCTTTGCCGCTCGCTTTCGCCTTCGGCGAGGCTTCTATCGCTTCGCTCTCTCAAGCATCCCTTCCACGTCGTCTCTTTCGAGACAGTATTGCTGGCGGGCCAACGAATTACAGAGAGGAAAATTCTGAAAAGGTTCGGAGAACCGAAGGTGGAGAATTATCTGGTCAGCGAGCGACTTAAGGACAGAGGACGTAGTAGCGAAGATGCGAAGTAACTTCGTGAGTGTTGACAGTATCCATTTTCGTGATTTTCGACACTTTTGCCTGTTTTTTGATCAGATCGTTCAAAAAATGAACAACATCGCTGGAGGTCGCGCCCTGTCTAGCTTCCAGAGGTGGCACTAGGTCCAGAAAAACATGGCACCCAGAATCGCTCCGTATACGTCTGGAGTTTCTGGATATATGCGGAGACACGTCGATTTTTCGCGCACTGCACCCCTACTTGTCTGATCGTCTTGCGTCGAACTTTTCACGACTACCTGCGAAAAACGCAAAACGGAGAAACGCTTCATAGACACTGCTTTTGGTATTTCCAGAATCGTTCAATGCACGAAAGTTGCGAAACGCAATTACTGTCATCAGTCGTCAAAACAGGCGACTTGCGGATTTGGGTATATAAAGCCATGGCTTTTGGTATTTCCAGAATCACCTAATGCGCAAAACTCAAAATTCAGGCTCGAAAAACGCTGTACAAAATTTGATCAATCGCACAAATATATTTTCAAACGCTCGTTTGAATCATGTTTCTGACACGCTGTCACGATGCAACTTTTGCGAGAAACGATACTACACGCACGCGCAGCGATTCTCCGCATATAGAAACGGCCCGTTTTCTGGAGTGCAGGTTCAGCGGCGACTTTGGAGATTCGCATATTGGCTGCAGCCACGCATGACCTCCGCTTCAAGATTAACTAGGGCCTCAGATACGACAAAACCTACACTCAAAACGGAGTGTAGGCTTCGCGTGTCGAGTGGCACTGCGATCAGTAGTACAGGACGACCACCGAAAACAGCTTAAATCAGCGGCTCACCTGCCAACCACCGGCCGAAATTCTCATGCAGATTGTAGATCCAGGTAGCGTCTGGCTTCTCGCCGTCGACCGAGGCGTGACTGCGATGATGTCCGATCTTGCCCGCGATTTCATCACGCACTTTGTTCCAGACCTGGGTGAACTGGTGCGAGTTACCTTTGCTGATTGCATCGGCGAGTGCATCACCGGATTCACGACTCAGGTGCGGCATGATCATGCGCAACATCTGACTGCGCTTCTTGGCGCTCGGGCTTTTACCGCGAGCAACTGCCATGATCATGACGTTGTTCAGGATCTTGATGTCACGCTGGTTCATTTACTTCTCCTAGTACAGTTTGAAACCGTTCGCGATATTGCGCAGAGTTTCTGTGGGTTGCAGCACACGGGTAGACACGCTCCATTCCAAGCGGCGTTTGTCTGCCGTAGCATTCTTGTCTTTGTCTCGCACCTTGAGCGCGAGGTTACGCGACTTCATAATGATGATGTCACCCGGCTCAATCTCGGAAAGAGTAGGCGGCAGGATCATCGTGATGTCACCGATAGTCACCAGACGTTCATAGTCCAGTGCAGCCTGTTCAGGACTCATGTTCGCACGCAGCTTCGGAATGTCCAGATCAAACTCAATTACGACGTGAGTGAAGCAATTGGCTTGGATGATGAACTCAACCTCACGACCAGCGCGATCACGGAAGTCGGAGGTTGTCATGCGTTCGCCGTCGGTGCGCAGCAGATGGTCCTCAACCAGATACACGAGGTTGTCACGCACGCTCACGGTTACCGTCTTGAAATACTTTGGCACGGTAGTCCTGAACTTCACGAACCCAGGAACTTTCGGATCGTGCTTCTCAATGGTGTGCGGCGCCTTCTGCGTGTTGACACGGAAGCCATTGCTTTCTTCGATGTCATAGTTGGTGAACAGGTAGCGCTGCTTGCCGTATGCCTTGTACGGGGGTTGAAAGCCCGTGCGATAGCAGATGCCGCAGTCGATACCACCACCGCCGAGAAACCCATCACCGTATGCAGAGTCACCGTCAGCTGGTTCTTCAATCTCATGGAAGATGTGCGCCTTGTCACCGCTGACATCCAACACATGATCGTTGTCGTCGTTGTAAATCTTCTCGGCAAGACTCTCACCGAAGATGTCTGTCTCCTGAAAGCGCACCTTGCCACCTTTCGTGGTGCTGTCTTTCGTGGGGATCACTGGTGCGATGTTGCTGTCCTGCTCGTCGAGCATTACAGGTTCCACCGCCGTCTTCTCGCAAGTGCAGGGAATGCCTACCTTGGTCTGAATGTGGTAGTAGTCAATCTCCACAGAGTCCACGTACAGGCTGTTCATCACCTGTTGGTTGAACGGCTCTACTGCTTCGTCCAGACGTTTCTGGGCCGACTCTTGCGTGAAGTTGCGGGCATGCCGCCGTTGAATCGTATTGCCACCGCGTTTGAGTGCCATGATTATCTCTCCCAGTATGAAGGTAAATTACTGCCGTAACATCGAACCTTGATATGCTTATTTCGATTGCATATTAAAGGAGTAGTGCTATGCAACTACGAATACTTACAATGGATCCAGGCACTGCGAACTTCGCGGTCGCCATCATGTTGATCAGTTACGTTGACGGTGTGTTTCGTTTCAAGTGCGAAGGCACTGCGATGCTGGACAAGCGCCGTCTCCTCAAAGATATGAAGACCATGCGCGCCTCACTCCTTATTTTCGAGGAGTATGTGCAACCGCTGTTCAGCAACGGCAAGTTTGATGCGTTCGTGGCTGAGCGCTTTCAAGCACGGGGCGGCAAAGGCCCTACAATCGAATCCGTGAACTGCATGTTGGGCCGCATGGCTGGCATGAGTACAGACGCCGAGATTCCAGATGCGGACTTCGTGACTGCTGGTGTGTGGAAGAACGAGTTCAACCGCAACGGCGACCTCAAGGAAATGTACGAGGATCACAAGGAACTGCGTCGCGACAAGACCAGACCGCACATCCAGATCCACCAACTGGATGCGTGCCTGCTTGGTATCTACCGTGCTTGCAAGATACTTGGCATCAAGCCATTCTCGTTCATCACGTCGCGAGATAAGGAAGCCAAACTGCTCAAGATTCTGGACAGCGCACCAGAACTCCGTTGCTTGGCCGAACCTCTGCCTACACTTCGCCGAGCTCCAAAGAAGAAGCGGAAGACAAAAGCCAAAAAGTGTGCGGCGTGATTGCAGGAAACTGTTAATACCCACTAAGGAGATTTAGGTCTTCGCAGGAGGTGTGTATGAAGCAGCAGTTGATTCCGTTGAAACAATGTCCGTTAGAAGAAGCCTATCAGTTCCGCACCAAATGTCGTATCACCAACTGCAAGATGTATAACGAACAAACGGTATGCAACTGTTTGGGTTTAGATACGACATTCGCGTCGAACGACAAAACCTTGAGTGACGCCGAGCTGGTGATCTACAAGTTCCCCGGCAAGAACCAACGAGAGGTTGCGTCGATCCGGAAGCGCGCAGTGAATCGGGTAAGTGCTGTGCTGGCGCTCAACCAGATTGTACAGCATGTACGAAACAAGGAAGTCCCAGAGAATGGTCTCAATAGCAGTTTCATGCGGCGATTGCCGGGTGACGCAAAGCAGTTGCTAAAGAAATCCTTCCGCTCCAAAATCTTCAAAATCAAACACCTTGACCTTGAGGTCTGGATGTTACCGTTCGTGCTCGACCGAGAGTACGCCAGCAAGATCGTGCCAGACTACGACCGCTTCGCCATTCACCTGTTGTTCAGATGGGCGCCGAAGGAGTTGGAAATCGTGACACGTTCAATCACCGAAGCGAGGAAACACCATCGTGGCTAAGAAAGAATTTACCCTGCTTACCGTCTCCCAAGCCGAGAAGCTGAAAGATGAATCGCGCCTGTTCTGCCTGAACCGCGCCGAAGGCAACCTGAACTTCAACATCACCGACAGCGCTGGCGAACGCAAAGTCATCACCATGCCGATGACCTTCTGCCCGATCGACCTGTCGAACTTCGCCGAGCGTCCTTCGATCCTGCGTAACAGCGACTTCCGCCGTCTGGTGGCCAAGCAAGCAATCCTGCTGATCGACAACGACGAAGGCGAAGACTTCATCACCAACGATCCGCGCGGCCGCAGCGAAACCGCCAAGATTTACGAAGTGCTGGTTGAAGGCGAAGACCCAGAGCTGGGCTACAACGACGGTCACATCGACGCTGCTGACCTGGCTTCGAAAATGGGCCTGGAATACTCCAACCCGTTCGTCAACAACATCGTTGTGCGCTCCGGCAGCGACGAAGACGGCGCCGACCTGATCAGCGAAGTAGACGGCAAGTCCCACATCCTGGTACTGGCTGACTTCGAGTACATCGCGAACCACGCGAAGAACGCCGATCTGAAAGCCTGGGCTTCGACTCAGGTTGAAGAAATGCGCCTGGAAGAAGAAACCAAGCCAGAAAGCGAAAAGACCAAGCCTGCCAAGGGCGCGGCCAAGAAGACCATCGCGGTCTAAGCTGTCTGCAAGCCAAAAGAAAGGGAGAGCACGTAATATGCTCTCCCTTTTTCAGGTCTGTCATCGGTGAAAGTTTGCAGAAAAAGACCAAAAGAAAGGGAGCACTTAGCTCCCGTTAATTGGATAGAGAAACATATCTAGCCTGTCATTCTTGGTGTTGAACATGATGCCGAATACCCTGCCCAATATTCGGTGGTAGTTGTGTTCCAGGTAGTCAACCCTTGTCCGTATTTCGTCGTAGTCTGCGTCAGTGACCTTCAGGCGATATTCCCAAAACAGTTCGCTCATATCCTCAAGCAGATAGTTGTGGTAGTTGCGACGTATCTCTGCTGGCGTCCGCGAACCAATGTGCAGACGCTCCATTCCTTTCAGTTCGATCTGCATCACTTCACCTTGAAGACAATTTTCTTCACCTGATCAATGATCTTCTGATCACAATTGTCCGGGTCGATCTTGATCACCTTCCCGTTCTTGTCCAGTGGCTTCGGCAGTTTGAGGTATTCACACGGCACGCCAGCAGCTTCACTGTGACGCTTGACTCGCATTGCCATGCCTTTACCTGCGGTGTCGTTATCCGGCAGTACAAACAATTTCTTGATGCCGAGTGCAATGAGCAACTGCATCTTCTTGTCGTCAAACATACCGGAACCAAGAATCGCCATGCACGGGATCTTGTTCTTCACAAGGCGCAGCCAGTCACGCGGACCTTCGACAAGCACGATGGCCTTGGCATCATACAGGTCACGCTTGCGCATGTAGTCATAACCTAGCAGCCCGTAGCTCTTTACCCAGTCACCAGCAGTAGTCAGGTACGACAGTCCGTTCTTTTGCTTCTCGAAGAAGGCACGCACGCCTCCACGATAGCGGCCGTTAGTGTAAACAGGAAGCACCAACATCAGTTCACCGTCTCGCTGGTTGCCGTCCATCGCACCACGACCCGCATCGTTGTAGCAGTAACCACCAACACGATGAATCAACTTCCCGCTGTACGAACGCCACTCCTGGGTTTTAGGCCAAGGGATTACTGCGTTACCCACTTCGTCAAATAGTCGCTGAATCGTCAGGTTGTTCTGGCCCATCATTTCGATGGCTTTCTTCCTGAACCGCGCTGCTTGCCCACTTGCATCGCTTTCAAACGCTTGCCACTTCTTGACCGTTTGCAGTCCAGTCTTTTCTGCAAACTTGTTCCACGATCCGCTCTCTTGACAACCGAAGCAGTAGAACGTACCGATGGGAACGTCCTGCTCTCGACTCAAGTTCACGGAGCATGATGGTGTGTTTTCATCGTGGAACGGACACTGCACATGAACGGCTGTACCCATCTGTTTGACGCGGCCGCCGTACTTGCTCAGTTCCTCCATTACCACCGTTAGATCGTCTTGAACAATGTCCGGATCGCGCTTCTGTTTCTTTGCCATAACCGTAGCCGAATTCGTCTAATTTCTCTTTGTTTACAGTATGGAACGAAGACAATGTTTGGTGACTTGAACCCGGTAAAGTATGGTTTCAACAACCGCGTAAAGAGCGTGAAGACTTCGCTGTTCGGTACGCTGTATGAAAAGACCATGGATGATGCCATTACAACGAAGTACGGGCGCGGGCCGGAGTACAGACCATCTTCATTCCCGACCTGTCCCATCTTGCACATGCTGCGTTTTGCGAAAGCTGCGCATCTTGGTTACAACGAAAGCACGATGACTGCATCTGGTGGATACTTCACCAGCGTCGGCACCGCTGCGCATGAGAACATTCAGTATTACATCGGTCAGACCGGAAAGATCTGGGGTGACTGGAAATGCAAGAACCCAACCTGTCAAAAGCGGCATGATGCCCAGGACTTGTTTGGGGAAGACGGGAAATGCTGGCGCAAAGGCAAGCTGACCCGCAAGAACACCACGAACAACAAGTGCATGAAGTGCAAGCACCCAATGGAGTACGTGGAAAAGGAAATCATCTACAAGGGCTTGAAAGGGCACATCGACGCAATCGTCAAACTCGACGGTGGTGGCTGGTGGGTTGCCGACTACAAGACCTGCACCAAGAACAAGATCATGAAGAAGGGTAAGGATGCCCTGCCGTTCAAGGCTCACTTGAAACAAATCCCGTCGTACTGCTACGTGCTGGAGAAACGATACGGCATGGAGATTATGGGATTCTCGCTGCTCTACCTGAGTCGCGACAACCCGTTCCAGTTCTTCGAATACAGTGAGCCATGGACTGACCGCTGGCGTGAGAAGGTCAGAAAAGTTCTCAAGGATGAAAAGCGGAAGTACCGCAGTGGCGTCAAGTCGTTCGCAACCCGTGACGTCAAGCACGCTATTGCCAACAAACCATGCAGTTGCCTTGCCCAGTACGAGAGCGAAATCAACTTCTATGAGGAGTGCCCGCTACTCGGTATTTGCTTCAAGCCGGGACTCGACAAGAAGCTCAAGGCGATGCTCAAAGAAACTCCATACACTGACGCGGCGCGTGACAATATCATCGCACGCCTCCCAATAGAGGTTCAACCATGACGAAGATCAGTTTCCCACTCAAGTCCGAAGCCAACGTCAATATGTACGGGGATGGCGGTCACGGCTCGGTGCCGCAACTCCTGCCTTCTGACGAAGAACTGGCGAACATCGAGAAGCAGCGCCGCGCAGAGGAACTGGAGCTCGAAAAGAACAAGGTCAAGCAGAAGCCTGACAACAAGAAGACCAAGGACTCGGACGAAGATGGCGGTGATGTCGGCGACGAAGATGAAGACGCTGATGACGATGCCGATTCCGAAGAAGACGACGGTGAAGACGGCGATGATGCCGGTGATGAATCGGACGATGACGAGGAAGAAGATGAAGATGACGAAGCTACGGCTAGCGCTACGGCTGGCTCACGCAAGATCCGTCGGGTCGCTATCGCAGCAGACGGTGGCTACAACAATGTGTTCAGTGGCTTCCCTGGCGTCGGCAAATCCACTGTCTTCCGAAAAGCTGACGGCCTCGTTGTCGCAGACAGTGACAGCAGCACCTTCGACAAGTCCGAGTTCCCTGACAACTACCTGATGCATATCCAGGAAACCCGTCCAAACGTTGACGTGCTGCTGGTGTCGAGTCACAACGTGGTGCGCGACGAACTGGAAGAACGCGGCATCCCGTTCCATCTGGTCTATCCGACTGTTGATCAGAAAGAAGACTACATGAAGCGCTACCGTGAGCGTGGCAGCCCGCAACCTTTCCTCGATCTGATGGATCAGAACTGGGAGAAGTTTATCGGCGAATGCGCTCAGCAAGTTGGCTGCACGCACGTTGTTCTCAAGCCCGGTCAGTTCTTGGGTGACGTGATCCAAGACTACCTGTAATCGACAAGCCCTCCACTGCGAGGGCTTTGTTCGTTCGGAGGCAACATGACCAGTGAAGAACGGTTACGCGCAATTCTCGACCGATATCCGAACATCGAAGACGCTCTGCAATTCCGCCCAATGGAATCAGCACCGCTCGACCATAAGATCTGGATCATCGTCTGCACGACGCATGGTAATATAGAGCCAGCACATTACATGGCAGACGGCGACTTCAAAGATCGCTGGGGACGGGAGAACGTCCGCTTTCAATGTCTGGGCTGGCTACCATTCACCGCTGTAGCACCACAGCTTGACCATCGGTTACCTGGTCGAACGTGATACTGTAAACAGCATTCATACGAACACAACCAACGGAATACGAACATGGCGAAGAAGGCCAAGAAATCTCCGGTTGATGAAGCCGAGGTTGGCACAAAGAAACGCAAGAAGTCAGCGAGTCAAGACGGGTTCATTATTGCGGAAGGTTTGCAGGGTATCCGACTGAACCCAACCGTCTATCTCGGATCGCTCGGCCATGACATGGCATACCGCGTCGTCAAGGAAGAAGTTGACAACAGTTACGACGAAGCCGTTGCAGGTCGGAACAAGTTGATCGAGGTGATCCTCGACTATGACAATGACCGTCACATCGTGGCTGACGCCGCCGGCGGTATTCCGACCGACTACAAAAAGCTCGAAGATGGCAGCAAAGAAACGATCATGACCGCAGCGTTCACCCGAGCGCACGCCGGTGGCAAGTTCAACAACGAAGCGTACAAGACCTCGGCCGGTACTCACGGTATCGGGGTCGCTGCCGTTAACGCTGTGTGTGAAGAACTCCGCGTCTGGTCCATGTACAACGGTCGGTGCGCTTTCCAATCGTTCGCGAAAGGCAAGATCACCACCGAAGGCAAAGACCCGATCAAGGTCAAAGCTGTGGACAAGGACGTGATGTCCCTGCTCACCATGAAGCAATCGAAGTACGGTACGATCATCTGCGGCAAGCTCGACCAGACCATCGTGTCTGAGTCCGTGATGCGCGGGCAGAAGCTGCCGAAGGATTATGTTCACGCGATCCCACAAGCGAAGCCAATCGCCAAGTGGTTGAAGAACATGGCGAACCTGAACCCTGGTCTGGAGATTCGTTTCTCCCTGATCAAGAAGGGCAAGCGCAAAGACTACGTGTTCATCAACAAGAAGGACCTGTCGTGGGTTCCTCGCGCCATGTGCGAAGACCGCGAACTGGGTATGCTCGGCAAGCCACTTACTCACAAGTCGGAGCACATCAGCCTGACCGTTGTGTGGGCAGAGCACCCGGACGCCGAGAACTTCCTGACGTTCGTGAACACCAGCCCGACTGTCGATGGCGGCTGGCACGTCAACGGCTTCGCGTCTGCCTTGATGTCTGCAATCAAGCCGTACCTGCCTGCCCCAAAGGGCAAGAAGAAAAGCACAGGCTTCTCGCAGAACGACCTGTTGATCGGCCTCACCGGCATGTTCGACTATCGTATGCACGGTGCGCAGTACACGTCCCAGGTGAAAGACAAGCTCGCCAGCCGTGTTGACAAGTTGGTCTATGACGAACTGTTCCCCGTGATGGAGGAATACTTCAAGAACAACAAGAAGGTTGCAAACACGATCATCAAGCGCGCTCTGGTAATGACCAAAGGCCGTGAAGATCTGGCTGCAGTCGTCAAGTCCATGGCTGACGTGAAGAAGACCACGAAGGGTTCTGCCCTGCCATCGTCTCTGGCAGTCGCACCTAACTGCAAACCACATGAGCGCGAAATGTTCATCGTGGAAGGTGACTCTGCGGCAGGTCCAGCAATCGACGCCCGTGACGCGACGTACCAAGAAGTGATGTGCGCGGGTGGTAAGCCGCTGAACAGCCTGAAAGCCACGTTGGCCAAAGTGCTGGGTCACGAAGAAGTCCAGAACATGCTGATTGGCCTTGGTGCTGACATCAAGACTCTGGATCCGAAGTCCGAGAACCCGATTCTCTCGACTGCGAACCTGCGTGTTGCGAACATCATCTTCCTCGTCGACCCGGACCCTGACGGTGGACACATCGCCGTACTGTTCCTCGCAGCGATCTACCGCTTGCTGCCAGATATGTTCAAAGAGGGTCGCGTCTGGTGTGTTCGTGCACCGCTGTATGCTGTGCTGCACCAAGGCGAACTCTACGGTGGCATGACATTCAACGAGTGTCGCGCCAAAGCTCCGAAGGCTGTAAAAGACAAAGAGATTATTCGAATCAAAGGTTGGGGTGAAGTTGATGAAACGTACCTCGAACCAATCGCCTTCGATCCAGACAAGCGCAAACTGATTCGTCTCAACCCATTCGAGAACGCAGAACAGGCTGCCTGGTTCCGCGGCGTTGTTGCAGAAGATGCCGTGTACCGCCGTCGTTTGCTAGGGCTGGAGGACTAATGGCCGCCAAGAAGAAGGTCAGCAAGAAAGCTGGCAAAGTGAAAGAAAAGAACCGCGACAGAACGATTGCCAAGGACAGCAAGTCGCTGTACCCGATGCTCGGTCAGCGCGAAGACACAATCGAAGACATCGGCCTCCAGGAATACACCGAAGAATGTCTGCGCATCTACGGCAGCTACGTCGTTGAAGACCGGGCAGTCCCTGACTTCCGTGACGGGTGCAAGCCTGTTCACCGTGCGCTGCTCTGGTCGTTGTCTGAACTGGGTCTGACCCCGGACAAGGGCTACAAGAAAGCGGCGCGTACTGTCGGTGACACCATCGGTAAGTTTCACCCTCACGGTGACGGTGCTGCTTATGGTGCGATGGTCACGATTGCCAACACGATGCCGCCTGTGGTCGATGGTCAAGGTAACTGGGGCACGCCGATCAACCCGGCTGCTGCACAGCGATACACCGAAGCCAAGATGTCGAAGTTTGCGCATCTGTTCATGCTCGACAGCAAGTACCTGTCGGTCGTGCCGAAGGTGCCGAACTTCTCTGGCGATGACGTGATCCCGCTGTACCTGCCAGCGCTGCTGCCGTACGTGTTGTTCAACGGTAACGTCCCGGCTCCGGCCTACGGCGTTCGTGCTGGTAACCCGAGCTTTAAGTTCACCGACGTTGCCAAGATCGTGATCGCCATGCTCAAGGGCAAAGCTGTCACTGCGAAGATGCTCGCGAAGCACATGGCGATTCACCACCCGTACGGTTGTGAGAACATCACCAGCGACGCCGAATATCTGAACATGATGGCAACCGGCAAAGGCAGCATTACCTATGCCCCGCTGATGGGTGTTGACTTCAAGACCCGCAAGATCAACATCCGGTCGTTCGTACCTGCCGGTCTGGCGAGTAAGGGCACCATCGACAAAACCCTGGCGAAGCTGAGCACGTTCAACGGTGTCAAGAAGGTGTTCTCGCAGCAAGGCAAGAAGACCAAAGGCTCCGGCCCGTACGGTGCGATCTTCGTTGTTGAAGTGGCTCGCAACGTCGGTGAAGATGCGTTCGCTGATCTGGTCGAGAAGGTCGAAGCACAGGTAACCAACAGCGTCGGCTATCGTCTCGGTATCACCATCCGTAAAGACGGCGAGCAGAACAAGTTCAAGTACCTGAGCTACGTCACGTTCTTCGAACAGTGGATCAAGTACCGCATTGCCCTTGAAATCAAACTGATCAAGTCCCTGATCGTCAAGGCTGAGCGCGACCTGCACGTCAACGAGGTGTACCTGTTCGCTGTCGAGAACATGGACAAGATCCTCAAAGCCTTGCCGAAGGTGCTCACCAGCACTGACCCGGACAAGACGCTCGCGAAGATCCTGAGCATCCCGGTTGAAGACGCTGTGATCATCCTCGACCGGAAAGTTCGTCAGTTGGCTAAGATGGAAGCCGACGCACTGAAAGCCAAGATCAAGGACCTCAAGTCTGAAATCAAGACCCTGAACGCAGACCTGAAAGCTCCAGGTGAACGTGCAGCCCGTGACACGACTGAGCGCGTGAAGAAGTACCTGAAGAAACCTGACCTCAACAAATCGGGGTTGACCTTCGAGTAATCGCCATGCCATTTGATCCGAACAAGGCTCAACCAATCAAGGTTGGGTCGCTGCGTCCTCCACCGCTGAGCTATCACAGTGTCAGTGGGTTCACTTGGGTTCTGCGCGAATCTGGACAACCAGTGCGCGTGCATGAACTCGTTTCTGCTGCATCGCCCGACCACCGCTACCGTCTTCTCGGTCCAGAAGGTGTCGTCGAGGTACGAATTCAAATCGGCGGCTTTCAGGACAAGATGAATGTCACCGTGTTCTCCACGGCCGACGGTGAGACTGACATCAGTTTCGCCACGTCGATAACGCATCTGCGGCTCAACCGTGAAGCGCTTATGGATATGACCAAAGGCGTGTTCAATGGATTCCGCATGGTCAACGGTCAGCGTGAGTATGTTGCACTTCAGGCAACAGACATCATGCGCAACAAGTGCATCGAGCACTACGCCTACACAATCACGCCGTGCGCTCTCTTTCTGGGCGCAGGACGCAAGCCAATCTTTCTACCATTCGAGGTGAAGTGATGATCTACGTCCACCCTGACAACAATCCGAGTGCGCTCGAATACAACTCGGTGATGTACTGTTTCATGCGGAGTTGGAACTGCCCGGACATCGAGGGCTTCGACTTCAAGGGCGACACGTGGTTCGCTGTGCCTGCACTGCGCCGTGAAACCCAGCGTGACGTGACGTTCACCATCATCAATAGCAAGATCGAAATGACTGCCATGATGATCGTCGCGGACAACGGCATGCTGCTGAAAGCCACGCGTGTGAATCTCCAGCAGAAGGTCGCGCAGCACCAGATCGAGCAAATCACCCAGCAGGCGTTCGACATCGGCAAGTGGGAGAAGCTGCACAGCAAGCCATTCCCCTACGAGAATATGTTTGACGGCAAGCTGGTGCAGAAGCGCTATCAAGCCAAGAACGGCACGAACAGCGAGGCTTACTTCTCCATCGCGAGTGAGAACGCCCTGTTCACCGAAATCAAGAAGAAGGTTTCTCCGAAGCCTTGCAACTGCGGTAAGCCGCAATACGTGGGGTGACCTATGCCACACATGCTGCAACTTGAACACCACCTGCCTTTCGCAATCATGGGCGACGCAGAACTCAAGCGTCTTGACGAGTTGGTTGCAGCAGGTGAGGATTTCATTATCCAGGTATACAAACCCTCAGATGACATCGCACGCCAGCTCCCAGGGCAAGGCTACATCGCGTATGTCAAAGCAGCACCAAAGGAAACCGACGATGATCAAAGTATTCAAACGGTGGATTAACCACCACACGAACCGCCAGATCGGCACTTACATGGATCGCTGGTACATTATTCCGCCTGCGTGGAATCTGCCGATCTGTGTGCGTCTGCAACACATCAAACGTGCTGACGCCGAGCGCATTCCGCACAATCACCCGTACGCCTTCAAATCTGTCGTGCTCAAGGGCTGGTACGTCGAAGATCAGGTTCAGGACTTCACTGAGCTTGCTCCGGGCAGCGACCAGAAAGTATTCGACGTGCGTGCCATACACCACACGCCGTTCAAGGTGTTCCAGATTGCGCAAGAGAAGTATCACCGTCTGGTCAATATGTCCGAAGGTGGTGTCTGGACTCTGATCTGGCATCCACGCAAAGCGAAGGAAAGCGCTTGGGGTTATCTCGACGAAGACGGCACGCACATCCCGCATGATGAATACGTGCGCCCACCAGGATACGATCTGCCGTACAAAGCGAGCGCGTATCGTCGTGACGGTCCGAAGAACAACGATGGTCCTGGTCCCTACGGCCCTCGCGGTCCCGGCGGTCCAAAGGGTAGCGCGACCAACTCGTTTGACGTTGAGCTTCGTGGCAGCCTTGAGGTTGAAGTGATGAACGCCGCAATCTACAACCCCAAAGCCGTACAGAAGGGTGACTTGCCGAAATGAAAATGCCTGTGTATCAACTCGACTTCCGAATGCGATTATCCCGCATATCGGAGAAACATCATGGCACGTACAAAGAAAGGCAGCAAAGGTCCTGGGTATGAATACTGGAGTCGTCGCCCTTACAATGGGCACAACCCCGGCAAAGTAACCAAGCGCATCTGCCATCAAATGGAACGAGCAATCGCGAAGCGCGACATCCAGAGCGAACTCGACCACCTGTGACACTGAGCCCGGCCATTGCGTCGGGCTTTGTCGTTCTGAGCACCGCACAGACAACCTGATCTATGAGCGTCACCGCTAAACGGCTTGTACTACTGATGACAGTCGTGATATAATGATCTAGCTGATCGAACAGCAGCGTGATCAATAGTGGTTACGCAAATAGGTTAGGAAAACGAACATGAGCAATTCAACTGCGAAGATCGCGGCGGTAGAAACCCTGTCAGATGCACTCATTGCCTTCGGCTACCAGAAGGACATCGAAGGCATGTGGGAGCGCAAGGCCAAAGCCACCGTGAAAGCGCATGAAATGGAATTTGGAATTCTCAACAAGGTCCTCGTTGCCGACGATCTGGTTTCAATCGAGGGTATGTCCCGGGTTTGTTTGTACAACCAGCTGAACAATAGCAGTCAGGTACGCTGGTTGATGCAGACTGATACGCCGATGGCTGGCGTCAAGTTCCCTACAGACTACCGTGAGTTCGACGAGTGGAAGTTTGAAACGATCGGCAAGTTCTCGGACGTCATGTACGTTGGGCACAAACAAAACGAAGGCTGGATGTGTGTTGATATCCAAGACGAAATCGTGGTGGGCTTCACGACCGGTACGTTCAAGCAAATGTTTGAGCGGTTCTGCAACGCTTCGATGGTGCAACTGGAGCTGAGCTTCCGCAACTGGATGTGCCAGAAGGGAACAGCCACCCTGAACGACTTGTACACCCAACAAGTTGATCGGCATAAGGCGTATGTGAATGAGGAGCGTCGCAAACTGGAGCGTCGTCTCGCTGCCCGCACCAAGCTTGTTGTCGCAGGCTCCGTCCGCATTCACGACAGCATCGAAATGATCGCTGAGGCCTGCACCGAAAACCCGCAGAATGTTGCACTGGGTGAGGGCGTCAACTACTACCTCGTGTACATGATCGACCACACGGCTAATCATGCCCATGAGGAGAATGCAAACTCGCTCAACGCCAAGAACTGGGAGAACTTCTGCATCGGCCACACCAAGCAGAAGCGCACCAATGAAATCGCCTGGGCGTATCGTACTGTAAACAAACACAAAGTGCCGTATGCAATCTGGAACCCGAGCGCAATGCTCTGGGAACTGCTCTAACTCAAACACGGGGTGGGCGCACAAGCGCCTGCCTCTCTGGGGATACAAATGACCCGCAAGAAGATCACCCACCCGCCGCGAAATGAAAAGTTGCTGCTGGACCAAATCGCAGCGTGCAAGACACCCGTGCAGGTCATGAAGCTGTTCGGGTACGGCGTTGAACATCTGCGTGACGATGTTGACTGGGGTTTCAACCCGGTGCAGTCGCCGTGGACGTTCGTGAGCCGTGATTGGGAAATGCGCTTCGACACCTGCCTCGATGCGACAAACAAACGCCTGCCAGTGTTTCACTGCATCAGCGTGGTCGAGTCGTCGAACAGTGGCTCGATGTTCACCCTGTTCAAGGCGACCAGCAATCTGCCCAACTTCAACTTCCCGGTGGACAAGAAGTATGCCGCCTCCTGGATCGTTGCAGAGTTTAGCCGGGCAGACGGGCGCTTCCAGAACTCGATGATCATCGGCACGTTTGCTGAGGCTCTCAAGGCATTCGTGAAGATCGACCGCAAGAAGATGTCCGCAAGCTACGCTGAGTTGGTGACTGGCCTTGACCCGAGCAACCTGGGCAAACTGCGCACCAGCCTGCAAGATGCAATGCTGGACGAGATTGACGAGGCTGAGCAACAACACGCAATGGTGATCGCGAGCATTCGCAACCGCCACCGCAACCAGCTCAACTACTTCACGGCATTGTTTGACGAGGCTCAGGCAGCAATTGATGCCAAGCAGAAAGCCCAGTACGCTTTCGAGTTGAACGGCTACCCGCCGAGCAAGATGTACACCACGTACAAGGAAGCACGTCGCTCCCACAGTCGTCGCAACACGCCGAACGTGGACTGCGTGATCTACCGCTACGTGAAGAAACAACCCCAAAAGTTTGCGCGGTGGTCTGTCGATGACCGCGTGTGGATTATCCTCTGAGCACGAACATGACCAGCAAGAAAGAAGTATCGAACGACGAACAAGATTGGGGTGACTGCAACACAACCAGTATCGACGATCAGGCGACAACGCTTGGTGAGCAAAAGTTTTGCTGCCACCGCATGTTCTTCCTGGCGTACCTGATGATCACCCTGATAGTTTTTGGTTACATCACGCAACGCACCGAACATCTGAGCGGCGACGCTCTGTCTGCATACTGGACTGGCGGCCTGCTGTGCTACGTCGCTGTCATGGCTTGCGGTATGTTACTCCACGCACTTGCAATCTTCGACCTAACCGTCAATCATTATACCAAGGACTGAACATGAAACGCATTCTGCTCGCTCTCGCTGTGATCGCATCCACTGGCTGCCACGCTGCTATCTCGAAGCCAGTGCCGATGCAAACCTCAGGTCCCGTATCGTATCAAGATTCGGGCATCGAAGAGGCTGTCGTCTGCAAGTCGAAGTCGGACGCCATGACGTATGTGAAGTACGCTGGCGACAATGACACCGAAGGGTATGTCAAGTTTACCAAGACTCAGATGGCCAAAGGCGCCTGCCAGTTTCTGGGTAACAGCGACGCTATGACCGTGGTTGACCACCAGGTCGTGCTGACTGATAACGGGCCACTGTTCATCATCAAGTTCACTCAAGGCAAAGCTGTCTGGTGGGCCAGCGCAAACTACTTCCCAGCTTCGTACCCAATGAGCGGCATGTGGGAAGACGAACTGTCAGGTGAGCCGATTGAGGGCTTACTCGGAGAAGACGAGTGAGGTTTGTGTGGGTGCTTGTCTTGATGTCGCTTGTTTGCCAAGCCCCGGCTGCCACATACGTTAAACACAATGGCTTCGCGTGCAAGACTCCAGAAATTTGGATGCAGTACGCGACCGCCATTGATAAGAGCGATGCGAAGACGATCCGTAATGTCCGTCTCTCGCAGCGCTGTGTTGACCTAGTACCCGGTGAAGTCGAAGTCCTTGAGCGCGTGGAGGACTTCTTGCGGATCAAGGCGAATGATGGTCGCAAACTCTACATTCCCAAGGTGTACATTCGAGAATGAAGACCAAGAAGAAAGAGGAGTTGCTGCTGATATTTGATGGCAGCAACTGCATGGCGCGGGCTTTCTTCGCCGTGCCGCAGATGACCACCAGCAAAGGCTTTCACACGAACGCCATCAAGGGTACGATCAACATTGTCACTGCCGTGATTCGTGAGGCAGCACCCACGCACATTGCGCTGACGATGGACCGGAAGTACCCGACGCACCGTCACAACATCTTCGCGGACTACAAGGGCAATCGCGTCCGTGATCCCGAGGAACAGGCTCGTCTCGTTCCTCAGCGCAAGCCGCTGTATGACTTGCTCCGGGCCATGGGCATTCGCGTAGTTCACAAAGCAGGCGTGGAGGCTGACGACATCGTTGGCACTCTCGCCCGCAAGGCTGCACGTAAAGGCATGCGAGTCATCATCGTGTCGAACGACAAAGACTTTGGCCAGTTGCTGGATGATCCGCTGATCGAACAGTGGAAGTACATCGACAAGGTTGTTGGCTACAAGAAGGTCAACGTCACGAACTGCGAGGAAGTCTACGGTGTGCCGCCTGCCAGAGTGATCGACAAGCTGATGATGGAGGGTGACAAGGTTGACAACATCCCCGGCGTCAAAGGAATTGGCCTTGCCGCAATTCGGAAGCTGATCGCGACGCATAAGCGGATCGAGAAGGCCGACCTGTCTGTGTTGAACAAGACCCAGCGCGCCACGTTTGAGGCGAGTCGCAAACAACTCAAGCTGACCCGCGAGCTGGTGACCATCAACTGCGACATCATGCAGATCAACGTGGCGAATCTCAAACCCACAGAGCCGGACGTCAAGTTGATCAACCGTATCTGTAAAGCGTTAGAAGCCCAGCAGATCAGAAACACCGTTCTGCGGTATGTGGCAGATCGTCAGAACCGTATCTAAAAACATATCCATTAGCGCTATAGACGTGCCCGCTGCGATGTGATATACTAGCCACGTGTAGCGACCCGAGCTACAACACTATTGGTTACGAACTTAGATAAGGTTAATACGAACATGACTACTACCTCCGCTTTCGACCTGAACGACATCCAGCTTTTCATCAACCTGCGCACCAACGAAGTCACCGCGCAGTACGGCGACATTCGTGGCTCTTACGCTCTGGCAGAGTTTGCAAATGACCACGATGCACCGCTCGGCGAAATCTCCATCGTCAGCCTGATGCTTTCGGTGCGTGTGAAGTTTGCACAAGAAGCCATCAAAGTTTCCTGATTGCCCAAATTCAGTAGCTCCTAACCCGAGCTACTCTGTGTGGACAAACTCGTACCACAACTTAATCACCAACATGGAAATACTGAACATGACCAAGAAAATCGAAGCTGCCCTGTCGTCTGTTAAAGTCGTTCGTCAGGAGCTGGGTGCTGCTACTCGTTCCGTGGTCAAGGCCGCCAAGAACGTTGCAACGCTGGAAGCCAAGCTGCTGGCCGCTCAGCAAGAACTCGACACCGCCGCTACCCGTGCCGAAGACGCCTTGAAGAAAGCACTGGCGACCACCAAGGCTCTCGACACTTCGAAGCTCAAGAAGGTCCCGGCCGTCAAGCCAGCCACCAAGACCACCGCGAAGCCGCTGCCGAAGCCTGCTGCCAAGGCAACTGCAAAGCCAGTCGCGAAGAAGCCTACCCGTGCTGAAACCCGCGCTGCAAACAAACCAGCGGCCAAGCCTGCTGCGAAGCCAGCGGTCAAGAAAGCCCCGGTGAAAGCTGCTGGCAAGAAGTCCGTAGTTGCGATCAAGAACAGCGCCGCTATCTAACAGCGCCGCGTAGTTTGCATGGGCGGTGGGAGCACTGCCGCCCTTTGTCTAAGGGGTTAAGAAGATGGTCAAGGAATTTATACCGGAGGGTTTCAAGCCGGATGAAGAAGCGGAAGAACTCGCCAGACAGATCCGTCTGCTAGAAGCGAGTCTGTCCCGAACGACCACAAAGCCGACTCGCAGTCGTGCAGTGCAGCCGGAGCCAGTTGAAGCACCGGAGCCCTACGCAAACAAAGCCAGCATCTTCCTTGACGAAGACGAAGGTGCTCGCAGATTGAACGGTGGCCCGCGCGGTCGCGTCCATTCTCGTTTCTGACAATCACATGCGCAATTAACGGACCTCAGGGTCCGTTAGCCATTTCTCGGGTCTAAAAATGAACGCATTGATAATCTGGTGGTGCAGCGTCAAGCCCAAAGCGAAGTGGTTGATCGTGTGGGCGTTCCTGTATTTCAACGTCTGTATGCTCCTCCTGTTCTTCGACTTGTTTGAAGACTGGAACTGGCTGAACCAGTTTGTGTGGATCTTCATCAGCTCCATTCCGCTGTGGAACAAACGCCTCGCTACGTGGCTCAACATGAACCCGAAGTTATCCGACTGGTTCAAACGCAAACTAACCAAGTAACAAAAGGAACCTCGAACATGCGCAAGTTACTCATTGCACTGGCAGTTGTGGCACAGCCTGCATTTGCCGACAGCTACCTGATGTCGTTTACCCCGGAAGGCCACGCTCAGTTGATCATGGAGCACGACCTGGCCCTCCCGCCGAATCCCCTTATGCGTGGCCCGCTTTTCTGGTCGTTGATCGACGACGAGAACCCGCATGTTTCTGAGTACATCGGAGCCGCAGAGACGGTCGTTGTTATGTCCGATGCCAAGCGTGAGAAACTCCGAGCGCAGTGCGAACATATCGACGATGCCTGCGTTGATTCCATCCTCAGTGAACAAGGCCATGACTAAGCAAAGATTGACCAAGAAGCAGCAAACGGCTTTGCGTCAAGCGAAGCTACAAGAACAGGCCGCACTCCAGAAGGCTTTGAAGCAGCGACCAAAGATCGACAACCGAGAGATATCGGTGAATGCCATACCACGTTATGATTACGAAGATCGAGTAGGCATCCGTAGCTTGCCCTCAGCGCCAGAAGCGCCGGAAGTATTGCACGCGAAGCCTGTCTACGAGAAAGGTTCTGAGTTGGCTGTGAGGGAGCAGTTGGCTCAGGAAGAAAAGGACAGAAAGCGAAAACGCCTTGCCCCGCTGTACAACAAGGGCCCGGTGCAGTACATCACCGACGACGCCGACCCGAAAGAACTCGGTCGCAAACTCTGAGAGGCAAACATGAACGCCATCATCCGCAGTAACGAGCACTTGATGCCCGCGCTGACCTTCGCAAACAAACAGATCGACCAATTCGGTGCGCGCAAGCGGCTTACCTTCTCCGAACTGGCGCTGATCGTGGAAGCGATCTACACCATGTGCAACCTCAGCGGCAGCCTCGTGCTGTCGTATGCGTTGCTCTCCCGTGCCAAGTGCCTGGTGCTGGACGAACACGGTTACTTCACGCTGCATGACGTGAACGACACCAAGTTCGACCACATCATCCCAAACTTCTTGCGTGACCTGCCGTTCTACATGGACAACAAGGTCAAGTACGAGCAGCTTGACACGTTCGTTCCCCTATTCACGCTTGGCCTTGGCGCAAACACCGTTGTGTTGAAGAACACGATCTGGGTACGCAGCCGCGAGCGTAACGATATTCACCTGCCGATTCTCCTGGGGAGTCAGATGGTGGATGCTTCACAAGTGGATAACAAGCACGCCAGCGTTGTGGTGCCGATTGTTCACTTGGTCAAAGATGCGCCTGTTTGTTCCTTGTTGCAACTTCCTGCTGCGACGTTCGACAAGGTGTACGCATCGACGGTACGGGCACAGCGCACAAGCCATAGCGGCTTCGCGTTGAGTCTGCGTAAAGCGAGTGGCCGCCACAGCCATCCGGATGTGTTTATCAAACCTCTGGATCAACGACTGTCGCGGGACAATGTGCATAACGTTGTCGGTCAGTTCTGGCCAAACTATGAGGCATATGCCAAGAAGATTGCGGCGCAGAATGCAAACATGCCCAAGCATGTGATCGAAGCGGTGACGCACACGCTGATCAACACTCAAAAGAAGCCGGGCGAGTTGTCTGCGCTGATCTTTTGACTACCACTTGTGCTCATTTAGCAGCATGTGATATGATGCCGTCGTGAGCGACAAGCAGCTTCAAACATAATGGTTCTAAACTTAGATCAGGTTAATTGAGGAAGTACGAAAATGGCTATCGACAAAGCGACGTTGAAAGAAATGGTTGGCAAGCGTATCACCATCGACGGTACCAAACACCGTGTGGAAAAAGTGGTCATGAAGACCGGCCTGATCGTCACACGCGATGGCGCAGAGGCTCTGGCGGAGGGCGTCTACAAGAAAGGTCCTGGGTTCTTCTATGACTCGCCGAAGGGCAGCAAGAAGAAGGCTGCAGCCGCTGCCGAACCCGTGAAAGAAACTGCGCGTGCTCGCCGTGCCCGTGAGAAGGCAGAGGCTGAGCCAGTAGAGACAGCCCGCGAGAAACGTGCGCGTCTCAAGCGTGAAGCCGAGGAAGAGGAGGAACCAGCCAAGCCTGCGCGTGCTCGCCGTCGTTCCTCTGACAAGACTCCTGGCGCCAAGGGTGACGGTGCCAAAGTCCCTGGCAAGAAAAAGAAATTGTTTGAAGCGTTCACCCAGGCCATTGCCGAGCGTGTCAGTCAAGAGTCCTACGATCTGCTGGCCGAAGCGTACGGTGATCGTGGTGACTACGCCATCACGCCTGTTGCTGTCGGCGCCGCGTTCGACAATGACGCGCTCAAAATCACCATCACCGTGATGTCGGCGGGCAAGTCGGCGAAGGAAATCAAAGCCTACATCCGCGACCATCGCGAGGCTACAGACATCGCCAGTGACGACGAGGAAGATGATGACCTCGACGATGATGATCTGGAAGACGATGACAGCGAAGACGAGGACCTGGAGGATGACGACAGCCTCGAAGACGAGGAAGATGACGAGGAGGACGATGATGACTCCGAAGACGCCTTCGAGGCTGCGTTGAACGAACTCTCCTTGAAGGATCTGCGCAAGATCGCCAAGGACATGGAAATCGACGACTACAAGGACTTCTCCAAGGAAGACCTGGCACAAGAACTGTCCGAGTACGAAGAATCGGATGTCCGTGAATCGGCAGCCACTGCCGGCGTAACACTTGGCGATGGCGACGAGGAAGACGATGATGCAGAAGATGACGATGACGATGGATCGGAAGACGATGCCGACGACGAAGAACAGGAAGAAGCGGCTACTGTCGAAGACCTGGTGGGCGAGGTACTGGAAGTAGCACCAGACCTGAAAGCCAAGTCGGTCACCAAGTTTGTTGAAGCGTTCCTCGCCAACGACGAGTGCCAAGAGAAGTTTGACGGCGAACTCGTACCTGGCCGTACCCAGCTGCAAGAGAAGGGCAACAAGGGCCCTGAAATGTTGCTGCTCGGTTACGACGAAGCCAACGAAGTGATCAAGCTGCTGAACATCAGCACCGGCAAGACTCGCAGCAAGACCATCAGCGAAGTCGTCCACATGGAAATCCTGGAAGCGGCTGACGACGCCGAGTAACACCACCGGGGCCTCCGGGCCCCAACCCCTACGAACATGATGCCGAGATAACTACCATGCTTGATTCAATTGCTGAGCTTTTCCGTTTAGCGACGTTCTTTCCGAAACTGACGGGCCTACGCAAACACGTAGAGCCAAACACTGGTGATTGCACCAACATCGAGTCGATCGGCATCGTCGTGCGTTCTGTAAATGTAGAGTTCGTTCGCTATAAACAATGTGGTGATCCGCAGGTGCTGGTTATGATTCACAGCACCGAACGTGGTTCTGCCATGTTCATGTGCAACAGCAAGATTCTGGCTGACAGCGAACAGGCAGGCAAACTCCTGTACAAGCTGATCGACTCGGATCTAAAGGATCTGGTGGACGAAGCCAACGATAAGGTGTTTCGTGAAGGCATGCGTCAATTGGAGCTAAACAGCGCCATCCGCCGTGCCACGCCTGTAGTGAGTGACGCTCAGGCTGACGACTTCATCAACAAAACTTCCGACGGTGAGTTTGCCACCGTATCCGAATTCTATAAAGGCTGATTGTCATGAGTGAGTCTCTGCAAGTAATCCTAGCTGACTTCATTGGTGACGATGAAATCAACTGCTCCGTATTTCCCGAGGACCAATTCGGCCTGCCTGAAGTTGACGGCAAGATCACCGAAGAAGCTCTCACCGTGCTGGGCGAGTTTAACCTGCTCGCGGCTGATCGCAACGTCGTTGCCATCCCTTGCGCCATTCAAGGCGTAACCGGTGTGTTCATGGCTAAGCTGGATGTGGAGCTGTCCGACAACGACTTGCAGGTATATGCGATGTTTGCAGAGCCTGTGATCGCAGGCAACCACGTCGAGGCACTCAACTGCCAACGCTTTATCGCCCTGCTGAAAAAAGTGTGAACAGTAAGCAGGAGGTGCCTATGAAAGCAGAAGCATTACAAACCTGTCTGAATGACCTGTATGAGCGCAACTTTCTGGTGCGTACTACGGACAAGAAGGCTAACCACCTTGAATACGAAAAGCGGTTCGATACCGTGTTCCATCATCGGTTCGTGTTCAAAGGTCGGCTGATCGACGAGGAGATTGACATCGTGCCTGCGCTGCCGAAAGCTGCACTCTCGGGTATTGTGCTGGGCGCCATCAATGGCAACCTCCCCGACATGGCAACCGTCGCTATGATGTACAGCGCCGGCTTTGCACTGCCGCACGATTTGGTCAAAGCAGAAGCATGGGGCTGTTTCGCCTGTATGCAGCCAGCGCCAAACGCAACGTATGTGCAAGCCATAGCAAGTTTGAAAGCCGATCACAAGCAGGCACAAGCGCGAGCGCGTGACGAAATGATCTGGCCCGAGGAGTTCGAGGAAACAATCGAGACCGTCCTCACCAAATGCAATGCGTTGCGCCCGTACAAGAACCAGCCGCTCCCTCGTGGCGCACTGATCACACCACGCCTCGCTGGCGTGAAGATCAATCTGGTGTACCGCGCATACAAGATCGGCGACAAGTTCCACGCTCACCTGTACGGTGCGTTCATGCACATCGGCGGCAAGATCGTGTATACGTTGGATCAACTGCGCTATCTGGACATTCCGATTGAACTCGGCATGCACGGTCCGCGCAAGATCATCAACAACTATACACCGTTTGGTGAGACTGCAAAGTTGTACGTGGTTCAAGGCACTCTGGTTGCGCCGAAGGGATTGCGTGAAGATATGCGCAAGCACTTCCCTGACGTGCGAACTGTGAAAGACTTGTTAGACCACTATATGGCAAGCCTGAAGCGCGTTCGTATTGACGACTTCGGGTTTGTTATTGCGGACCTGCGAGAGAAGCTGCGTGAGTGTACGTCGCGCCTTGCACGGTACGCTGGCAAGAAGAAGTATGCTGATGAATACAGCAAACTCCAAAAGCGTAAAGCCAAGTTAGAAAAGCGCATCGAGAACGAGTCTGCCGAGTTGGAAGCGGCAAGGGCGGAATATGTAAAGACACTGCCTGAGCACTACGTTCGATTCGTGGCGACTGGAATGTTTGTATACCAGAACGGCAAGCTGATGGGCCCGCAAGTGCGTATCCGTACTCCCGTTCACCTGCAATCGCTGGGTTTCCGAACCCTGTATCATCCAGTCGTTGAGTTTGTTGGCTATGAAGTCGAGAAGGATGGGTCACTATCTGGATTTGATAATATCATCGCCAAGTTTGAATCAGCATTCGATGACCAGTACACCGTGACAGGTTTGACTATCAGACCTGGTGCGCAAAGTGTAAACATTAACCGTTGCTACTCGTATACGAAGTCAAAAGGAGAATAACCCATGACCACTATCGCCTCCGAAGCTGATCGCCTCGCCCAACAAATCGTGAGCGAGCAAGACAGCACCGAGCCCCTGACCGCAGTTGCTACTGCCGCTACCCGCGCCGACCTGGGCGAAATCAACATCCCGGACGTCGATGACGGTGTTGACAGCGAAGACGAGTTCCAACCACGACTGCTGAGCCAAATGCTTTCGCAAGCTGCTGGTGAAGTCGGCATGGTTCGTCTGAGCATCAAGCCGAACCTCGCATTCGTGCTGAACCTGTTCAACGACCAGATCCACGAAGAACTGGTTACCGTCGGCAACTTCGAGAACGAGGGTGATTCGTTCAACATCATCCAGCCGCTCGCGAAGAAGAACGAGCGCTCCGGCCGCGTCGGCGTGCTGCGTGAACCGATGCGTGAGTTCGTCAAGGTGTTGAACACCATGCTCGACTACACCGACACCATCGTGACCAGCCCTGAATCGGGTACCACGATCGTCGATGCGCTGGTGACTGAATTCACCACCCTGGCCGAGAACACCCTGTTTGCAAACTTCCCGCTGATCGACGGCCGCCGTGCAATTCCTGTGCTGTCCGGCGACGAAGAAGCTCCGGGCTACCTGCTCGACGTGAACCACTTCCTGCGCGTTCACACCCTGATCGAAGCGCAGCAAGACGTTGCCGAAACCGGCCTGGTTACCGACGTTACGGTAACTGTGAAATTCGTTGTACATCTGCGCGTTCCGTTGTTGCTGCGTGAATCGAGCGACAAGTTCGAGAAGACCCTGAAGGGCCACTTCAAGTACCTGGAAAACGCTGGCACCAAAGCTGGTATCCCGACCACGATCTACGCTGGCTTCAACTCTACCGACCTGGCAGCGCCTGCGGTCGTCAACGCTCTCAACTGGATTCGCGAAACCGATCCAGGCATGGAAGTGCTGTCGTACCGCAATGCTGATCAAGGCGGTGATTTCCTGGGCGTCCCGGGCTTTGAGTCCGAAGACTACGCCGACACCCTGTTCAACGGCGGCGATTTCATCGTCGCTTTCAATCTCGAAAATGAAGGTGAGTAAGTAACATGGCTAAGAAAGAAAAAGCTGCCAAAGGCGATAAGAAAGTTCGCAACACTGCGAATCGCCTGACCCGTGCCGACAAGATCGAAAAGCGCCTGCGTGGCGTCAGCGCCAAGACCTCGTTCAAATCGAAGTCTGCTCTGTTCACCTTCCGTGTTTTCCGCCTGGCCCCGGTTGCTGTTCACGGCTTCATCCTCGCCGAAAACGCCGACAGCATCCTGCTGCGTCACAAGCGCACCAACGCTTCGAAGCGCATGGTCGTGAGCCGCATCAGCCACAGCGACATCATCGAGCTTTACGGCACCGTCGGTGAAACTTCCAGCGCGCTGGTCGTGAAAGAAACCCAGATCCACGAAGTCGTCGGCAAGATCGTCGAAGACAAGGGCGGTGTTATCACCATCCAGACCGCATCCGGCGAAACTGTGAAGTTGTTCCAGAACGCACAGTCGCGCATCGAAGTCTCCGTTGAAGACGAAGGCGGCAGCGAAGAAGGCGGCGGCAAGAAGTCCAAGAAGTCGAAGGCCGACAAGCCTGAGAAGTCTGGCAAGAAAAAGAAGAAGGCCAAGCCTGCGGAAGATGATGACGAAGACGACGACCTCGACGACTGATCATCCGGCCTGGTAACTGTAAACTGCTAACACACAGTACACGTTAGCAGTTTACTGCGGTAAGTGTAAAATCAATTCGTATTAGTTCACAACTCAAACAAGTGGAGATTCACACATGGCTAAGGCAAAAGCAAGCGCGAAGAAGAAAGTCGGCAAGAAAGGTAGCAAGAAGGACCTGCCGAAGTTCGACCTGACCGGTATGCTCGCCGTTACCCTGCTGTCCTGGCTGCAACAGCTTCAGGAAGCGGGCGCTGAAACCATCGAAGACGCTATCGACCTGGTCGGTGAAGGCGTCCCGGACACCGACGTCGATGATGACGCGGACGAAGACGACGACGCCGATGAAGATGACGGCGACGACGAAGATGACGAAGAAGAGGAGGACGACGAGGAAGACGACGACTCCGACGAAGATGACGACGACGAGGACGATGAGGACTCGGACGACGACGAAGATGATGACGAAGACGACGAGGAGGAAGATGATGACTCCGAAGACGACGACGATGACGAGGACGATGAAGAGGAGGACGACGAGGAAGACGACGACTCCGATGATGACGATGATGAAGAAGAGGAAGATGACGACGACGAGGATGATGAAGACGACGAAGACGAAGAAGACTTCGACTGATTCCTGATCCCCGGTCGGCGCGTGGGCTAGGTTGCGACTGAGCGCCCACACTCGATTCATCATGCTGCATCCAGGAGGTGAGAGTTGAGTTTGCCTCCTGTCACAAAAGTTTGAGCATCATAATTCTTTAGCTGCTCTAAAAGTCTGGCGACACATTGAAGCTGCCGCCGCTTACCACTCAAACAGGAATACCGAACAATGGCTAAGTCCGACGTTACCATCAACAAGAAATCCGAACTGGGTCGCCTGCGCAAAGAAGAACGCGCGCTGAAAGGCACCGTTGGCCAACTGGAAAAAGCGCTCAAGTCCGCGCAAGACGCGCTGAAAGGCGTTTCGACCCAGATCACCGCAGTAGACAAACTGTCCGCTGACGGCGCCCCGGCCAAGGCCGAGAAAGGCAGCAAGAAGTCCAAGAAAGCCGACAAAGCTGAAAAGCCGGCCAAGGGCGACAAGAAGTCGAAGAAAGCTGACAAGGCTGAAAAAGCCGAGAAGCCTTCCAAGAAGGACAAGAAAGCCAAGGCAGACAAAGCTGAAAAGCCTGCCAAAGAAGGCAAGAAGTCCAAGAAAGTGAAAGAAGAAAAGGCTGAAAAGCCGTCGAAGAAGGACAAGAAGGCCAAGGCTGAAAAAGCTGAAAAGCCTTCGAAAAAGGACAAGAAAGCAGCCAAGGCCGACAAAGCCGAAAAAGGCGGCAAGAAGTCCAAAGCTGAAAAGCCTGCCAAAGAAGGCAAGAAGTCCAAGAAAGAAGGCAAGAAGTCGAAAGCCAAAGACGATGACTTCGATGACTTCGACGACCTCGAAGACTGATCATTCTGCGGCATCGGCCAGGGGCTTCCCGGACTACGTCTGGGTAGCCTAAAGAAAGCGCGCCCAAAACTTAATTGTGAGTAGGCGCGCTTTTTCCGTTTTGGAGTCCGTCATGAATTGGAAACACTCGTTCTACGAACTATACGCAATGACCTTCGGTCAGGCGTTCACCATTGACGAAGCACACCGCTTGTTGAACGAGCACCGTGAAGATCGTCTATTCTCCATTGCCTCAGCGGGCGCCGAAAGCAAACGCGCACAGGCAAAAGTCATTGATGCCAAAATGAGTATCAACGACTACAATGCAGTCCCTCCCCGAGAAACGAAGTCCAACTTCCGGCGTTCAGAGGCATTCCTTCTGGAGACCGAGGCTCGTTTCATCATTGCGCGCCCATGTCTCGAAATGGCCCGTGCAGAACTCTCCTTCCTAGAATTGTTGATCAAGTACATCGACGACAACAAGCTGCGGATCCATGCGCGTGTTGAAGTCGGCTACCAGTACGTGCAAGAAATGGAGATTGCCTTCGACCTGCTCTGGCAGCTTTGCTACGACGGTGCTCACTCGGCGTTGATGCGCAACATCTTCGCACACCCGAAGGGTGAACAGTTGATCGAAATCCGCAAGGAGTGGAAAGAGGCGCTGCCTACCCGTAAGGCCATCAGCGAGAGCCTTGCCAAGGTCTACAATCTGGCACCTGCGCAACTAGCCATTACTGTAAACGTATTCGAGAAGCTACAGAGTGCGATACAGTCCAATGAGTTGAACACGTACCGCATTGCGTCTGAAAAGGCCATGATCAAACTAGAGGAGACTGCACTTGCTCAGTCATCAAGAAGTCCTGAAACAGGCCCTGGAGTTACGAGCGTCGATTGACGACCTTCGCTCCTCGACGTACATCGTTGTCAACTTTACCGACGACAACCAGACGCCGTATATGTTCATTGCGTCGTTTGATATGGACGCCATGGAGTATGCGTACAACGTCACCGATGCCAACTTCATCGAAATCAAAGGCATCAGCCAGACCAGTCCAGAGACGATCGTGGCTTTCGGTGAGTTCATAAAGAACATGCGCGAATACATTGCTGGCGGGCCGCACCCGTACACCGACAAACTCGCGGCACATCAACCGAATATCATCAACCCGATGGACGAACTGAAAAACACCCAGTTTGAATCCGACCGGGACGTTGACGATTCCGAAGCCCAGTTGTGACGTAACATGGATATCTACCCAATGCGAAATTTCTACAGCTGCGGCTGCTACGTCGCAGATGATGTGCCGGTCATCAGTCGCTGCGGGGAACACAACGGCTTCGTGATCTGCCGAACCAACTGTCGCGTTACAAACCCACGTCAGTTGATCATTGGTAAGCGCAAGCGGTTGAAGATCATCCATCACAACCTGTATGACGTGCTGTCGATGTTGAAGCAACCCGTGGATCTGGTGTTCGCATACCCAGAGCACGACCTGTTCATGATGCCGCACATGCTCACACCGTTCGGTTTCAGGAATAGCCGTGTCGAGGTGTTCAAACACGTTGCACGCCTGCTCAAGCCCGATGGCAAGGCAGTTTTCTTGATCGACCCAATCGACCTAGCGACTGTGTTGTACCAGGCCAAGCTGCGCAAGTTTGAAGTGCATACGCGCTTCTTTCCAGTGGTCATTCGACCTGAGCCACTTCGGTGGAGTAAGTCGCTTGAGAAACACAAGGTCTATAAAATTGCCGTGGGGTTAAACACTGGACCCCTTCCTCAGCTCCGTCTTGACGACCTCACGCCGTTCTTTGATGCGCTGAACGTTCCAGACGCGGGCAGGATATTGGACCTTTCCTGTATTCACATCGGTGCTGTCAAGAAGGCAAGACCGAATTCGAAAATTGTAGGGATATGCGAAGATGCAAACCGTTACCGAAAATTCATTGAAGCCAACAGTTGAACAGACAGCCCTGTTGTGGGAATTGGTGCTACCCGATCCAGCTTTCGACGAAGCTGTAGAGCGCTGCATCGCCAAAGGCCGTGAAGACCTGGCGCTGTACGAAGGCACCAAGACCTACGCATACCAGATGACGCTGTGCGTGATCACCTCGATTTTCAACGAAGCCATCAAGCTCGTTCACTTCGACGGTGAGTTGCTGCACATCTTCATGAAGAACAAACTGCCGCCGAACCACATCATGTTGCTCAAGCGCCTGTTTGACTCCAAGATGTGGCTGCCTGACAAGGTGCTGCACGACATTCTCGGTGGCGAGCAAGCCCTGTTCTCTGTGCGCGAACAAGTAGGTGACGACGTACTCGAAACGACCTACACAGGGCTCACGTCCTACGAAGGTCCAACCGACTACACCGAAATCAAGGATCTGCTGATCGCTGCCAACGTCCTGGACAACCACAACACGGTTGCTCTTGTGTACGAAGTCGGCGGTCTGCGTGAAACACCGTACGAAAATGCTCGGTACGACAACCTGACCTCGCGGTTCATTGGCGGTACAGAACGGTTGATCGACACCTTGATGTTTGCCCGTGAACTCCAGGGTGATCCCTTAAAGCGTAAAGCAGTTGTAGCAGAGGCTGAACGTTACTTCGCCGCGACGAAGTTTAAGGTAGTCCCAAAGCAAACTACCCAGATGAAGCTCGACGATGCGCGTAAAGAGGCGAAAGAAGCCGCGAAGCCATTCAAGACGCTCAAGAAGATGAAGAAGGCTGCCAAGGCCAAGTAGAGGATCCCAATGGCGAAGAAGCCCTACAAAGGCATCACAAAAAGCCGCAGCAACACCAGCGGCCGTAAGTCTGCTGCAAAGCGTGAAGCTGAGAAAACGAAGGAACGCATGACGGAGCGCAAAGCCGTTCTGCATACGTCGAAGCGTAGCGGCAAGGAGCGACTCGCCAAAGGTGTTCCCTACAAACTGAAACGTCTGGAGGCAATGCCTGTACGGCAGCTTCCAGCGACAGCAGCCAATCAGAAAGGGCGCACGCTGCGTCAACTCATTCGTGGCACACCGAAGCTGTTCATCAACAACGCGGTGGACGTTGAAGCCAAGAAGATTGAGCGCAAGAAGACCAAGACCGGACGCCCCGTCATTATGGGGCAGATGGTTACTTGGGACCCGTGGCGTAAAGACCGTGTGCGCCGTGTGCATGATGCGTACATCATCGGTCTCGACGATGACCCAGACAAGCCGATCAACCGCCACCAGAAAGTCTTGGTGCAATGTTCGTGCGAGAACTTCGTCTACGTCTGGGAGTATGCGAATGCCACGGTTGGTGCGAGTCGCCTGATCTACTCGAACGGTGAGCCACCAAACTTCACGAACCCGAAGCTCGCTGTTGGTCTATGCAAGCACTTGATCGCGCTCGCCAAGATCATCATGGAGAAAGACGTATGAGAACCAACGGTTGTTTGCAGCTGGATGTTAGCCAGCAAAGCATCGTGTTCTTTCCGCACTACCAGATCGGCGACTACAGCGACCCTGTGATAATCAGTCATTCGCTGAGCGGCCCGAACGACAAGGTGATTCTGCTCACAAGCATGGCTCAAGCCCATGAGACATACGGACCCGGATCGTATGAGTACCCACTTGCATTCTGCCTGCGTGAGGCGTTGCGAGCTGGTGCTCCTGCAATCTGGGCTTTTTCGTCTAGCGAGCCTGACCTGTTTGACGCAATCCGAAGTCTGATCAAAGAGGGAGTCTACCCATTCGCGGCTGACCTCAAGATCATCTTCGAAGAATTGAATCTGGCTGCGATGAAGTACGTGCCCATTCCGTATGAGCCAGAACCAGAAGTCAACTACAGGTCTGTCTTCGCAAACGCGAATGAGAGCCAGCGTCTTGACGCGCAGACAATGTTCACGGCATATCCTGACATTCATCTGCGCAACTACGGTACACCTGGACCCATCGGTCACTCCCCAGGTCCGAGCAATCCCAAACAAACCAAAGACTACCGCAATATCGGTAAGTCGTCGAACGCAAAGAAGCGGTGGTGAAGTATGAGCGAACACGTCCAGTTGCTTGCAAAGAACATCGAAATCGACACGCTGCAAAAGACGGTGGTCAAGCTGAGTCTCGACCTCGCCACCGTTACGCACGAACAAGGGCTGCTCAAGAATGCCTACAACCAGCTCAATGAAAACGCCGTGCAGCAAGCGGATCAAATGAGCAAAGCCAACGTTGCTCTGGTGCTGGAGAAGAACGCGGTTGAAGAAGCCCGCGGCCGTCAGCAAGAACGCATCCAGGAAATGGAAGACGACCTCACTGGGGTGCGCCACGAGAAAGACCGGCACGAAATCATCTACACCCACATCTTCTCCGAAATCAAGAACGGCAGTTCGATCATCATGCTGCCAGGCCATAAGTCTCTCGGCAAGGTCAAGAAAACCGACCTGCGGATTGAACTGAACTCAGGGCACACGCTCTCTGGTATCGTCACGTACATCGACAACCTGTACCAGCAGATCGACAATCCAGAACTTCGGAGATTACTGCGCGCATGAGCATAGACAAGAACCTCACTGGAGAACAAATCCAGAAGGTCATGGATATGCTGCTGTACAAAGCGCTTGAACCTATCATGCTTCACTCGAATGTGTTTGATGCACAGGTGTCCCACATCCTCACGACAGTAACGACAAACCGTAAGCGCAAGTTGTCCAGCGTGCCGCGGGAGTTGCTGACTGAGAACTTGGCCGCTGTGCTCGCACGCAATGACGGTGCAACCAAGTTCAAGACGTTTCGTGAATGCCGCATTGAACGCTCCTTCATTCACTGCTTCATCAAGCGGTTTCTGGAGGTCAACCATGAATTTCTGGACGTGTATCGTGCGTGGCTGATTGATCCGACCAGCGAGCGCAAGAACCACGTAGACAATCTGGCGTATGTCCACGGCGGGTGTCACAAGCGGGCAGATATGTACCGCATCATGACGCACAGCGCAGACTACCTGGACAAGTTCTACGCATTCCGCGCCAGCGTACTCGACAACTACCTGCGTCATTCATCGACCCAGGCCAAGTCGCACGTCGCTGCAAACTCACACAACCAACTGAGCTTCTCCGACCTCAAGCAATCAATTTTGAAGGCTATGGTCGTCGCTCTCGATAAGTACGACAGCAGTAAGGGCGCACTCACCACGTACATCAACTGGTGGGTTCTAAATGCCCAGACGTGCAGTGCTGATCACGAATATGGTGTCGCATATACCGTACCTCAAAGCCAGCGCCGCCGGCTCGCCGAAGGCAAAAGCAATGAGGTTAATTTCAGCGTCTCGCTTGATGCGTTGAAGAAACCGGGTGATGAAGATGACCGCTCGTTGTACTCGTCCTTGTCGGACGGGCATTTCATGGATGAAGATTTCGAGCGGCTGGAAAGTCAGCAACTGGTGCAGTTGTTAGCCAAGGAAGTCGATAGAGGTGGAGTCGCCCGATTGACTCTGGACATCGGAGAATTTTTCACCAAAGAAGAACGTGAACTCATGCGCCGTCACACGCAAGAGGAAACTGTTAATAACTAACATATACAAACCAGGAGTCATCAAACATGAGTGGATTTGGAAACATCCAGCCACGCACAGGTAACAAGGATTCTGTTCGTCTGGAAGAAGTCATTAAGATGCACAAATGGCCCGCCGACGAATGGAGCCAAGTGCGTTTCATGCCAGGCAAGATTCTGCCAGTTAAGCGTCACTGGATCAGCATCATCGCAGGCAAAGACAAGAAAGAAATCACGATCCCTCGTTATTGCCTGGCGTTCGACAACAACAACGAGAACGAGCCGCGTAAAGACGCGAAGGGCAAGCCGATCAAATGCCCGTACTGCGACCTGGCTCACGGCCAAGACGCAAGCGCTCGTTACGAGTTCTTCTACCTGGCCAACGCGATCATCCGTGAAGTGCAGGAAGATATGCCTGCTCGCGCCAAGAAGATCGAGCGCACCAAGGAAGAAAAGAAGACTGGCTTCAAGGACATCAGATCGAAGTCCTGGACCCCGGTAGAAGTTTGTCGTATCACCTCGACGGTCGCGAACCGCATCAAAGAGCTGGGCGACGGCAACTTCGTCAAGAAGGGTGGCGAGAAGAAAGCCTTCGACGTTACTCACCCGAAATACGGTATCGACATCCGCGTCAAGTACAAGCCGAAAGCATCCGGCACCGAGAAGTACAGCGCTGACAAAGACGACCGCACTCCGCTGACCGACGACGAGTTGAAGTACCTGATCTGGCGCCTCGACGAAACCCTGATCGACGTGACCGGCCGCATGGAACCTGCGCAGGCTCTCGAAGACTTCAAGCGCATGGAAGTTGTCGGTGCTGACGAAGTTGACGACGACAGCGAAGGCTACAGCCTGGGCGACGACGACGGCAAGAAGAAAAAGAAGAAGGGCGACAAGAAGAAAAAGTCGGCCGCCTTCGATGATGACGATGACGATGACGAGCCTAAGAAAGGCAAGAAATCATCCAAGTCCTCGAAGTCTTCCAAGAAGTCGAAAGAAGATGATGCTCCGAAGAAAAAGAAAAAGGCCAAGCCTGCTTTCTCTGACGACGATGATGACGACGATGACGAGCCGAAGAAAAGCAAGAAATCTTCCGGCGACAAGAAGTCCAAGTCGAAAGACAAGGTGAAGTCGAAGAAATCTTCTTCTGACGACGCACCGAAGAAGAAAAAGAAGGCCAAGAAAGAGGAAGACGAGCCGAAGAAGAAAAAGAAATCTTCTGACAGCAAGAAGTCCTCGAAGTCTTCCAAGGACAAGAAGGCCGACAAGCCAAGCTCCAAGAAAGGCAAGAAGAAATCTGCCTGGGACGATGACGACGAATAAGTAGGGAGGGTGGGCTTCGGCTCACCCATTCTCGTTTCTGGAGATACGCATGGCTAAGTCGAAAAAGAAGGACGTCGCTGTTATTGACGTCTCGGGAGATTCAGTCCCGTCGAAGAAGAAAGGCAAGAAGGGTAAAGCCCTTGCCGAGGTTGCACCGTTCAATCCCTATGCTCACTTGGGCACTGAGATTGACGCGATGGAAAAGAAGTTCGGCCTGACGTCGATGGCAGTGAGCGAATCGGAAGATCGCCTGTCCACCGGCCTCCTGTCGATTGACGTGAACCTCGCTGGTGGTCTGCTGCCGGGTGGCTGGTACACGTTCTTCGGTGGTGAACAGTCGTGTAAGTCCACGCTCGCCACCACAGCAATGGGTTCGATTGCAACTAACGCCACGTTCCAAGGCATTGGTGCAATGTTCGACTACGAAGGTTCGTTCCAGGCTGACTACGCCGAGAACATCTTCAAGTACATGAACCACGGCAAGCGCATTTCGGTTGATAACGTCTTCGGCGTGAAAGACCAGAAGGGTTGGGTTATCCCACCGCGCGTTCGCTACTACGCACCGTCTGTTGGTGAAGACTTCTACAACTGGCTCGCCAAGCTTGAGAAGACTCTGCCAGACCTGATTCAAGAAGATGGCAAGTTCTACTACATCTTCGAGAACACCAAGGTCAACCAGAAGGCGCTGTCCGGCAAGTACGACAAGGACTTCTTCCGTCGTGAAGGTAAGTTCCGTCTGCCTGCCCCGAACGGTATGCCGCAAGCGGTCGTACTCGTTGACTCGTATCCTGCGATGGTCCCTAAACAGACCGACGACAAGGACGAGGGCGACAAGTCCCTGGGTTCACAAGCCCGTATGCACGCTGCAAACTTGCCGCGTGTGAAAGGCGCAATGCGTTCGAAGCGGATCATCGTGCTGGGTATCAACCAGTTGCGTGACATCCCGATGGCCATGTACGGCCCGACCGAACAAGAACCTGGCGGTAAAGCGCTGCGCTTCTACTCCGACTGTCGTTTGAAGATGACTTCGGTCAGCGTTCCCCACGCCAAAGGCCAGTTCGAGGAAGAAGACACAATCTCCGGTGAAGGTGCTGACAAGTACCGCTACCTGAAGTGCAAGGTGCAGAAGAACAAACTCGGTGGCCCACAAGCCGCTGAAATCTCGCTGCGCATTCGCGTTTCGGACGCCGATGGTAACGCCTCCGGTTTCTGCCGGTGCTGGGACGCATACCAGTACCTGAAGATGACTGGGCAACTCGGTGGCAATCGCAAGAAGCTCAAGTTCCTGACTGGCCCGCTCGAAGGCATCACTGTCTCCTGGCTCCAGTTCAAGGCCCTGATCGACGGCGATGCAGCGATGATCAAGAAAGGCTGCGAGAAGCTGAAAGTGAAACCGTTCCGCTTGTACGAATGGTGTCGCAAACAGGTTGTCGAGAAGCAAGCCTATCCTCTGCTCAAGGCTGCCATCAAAGCCGAGAACACCAAGTCCAAGCAGCCTGCGGAAATCGCTGAGGGTGCTGACGAGGAGTGATCTGCTCGCTGCCTGATTTTTGATCAACTTGACTTCGATTTTGTGATGTGATACAATGACTTGCTGATCGAAGTCGAGCTTGATTCATATTGGTTACGCGATTAGGTTAGGTTTATGCGACATAAAAAGTTTGCAAGGTATATTGCAACTCCAGTCACCGAGCATGATGCTTTGTGCCTGCAAATCCAGCGCTCATATTCGGCGCTGCAACCTGATGGGCGAGTAAGTAATTTACTCACTTGTCACTTTGGCTACAGGGGATTGCCATGTTAGACTCTTACATCAAAGAGTTGGATAAGAAACACGCAGACAAAACCAACACCGACACCACTCCACAGGAAGTGCCGCAAACGTTGGTCATCTTGTATAAGCTGGCATCGAAGTTGAATCAGTTCATCACTGTGGAACTGCTCAAGCCAGAAACCAAGATGTATCCCAGGTCTTTGAAGGCCGTCTTGGTTCCACTTATCGAAGGTATCGACGCATCCGACCAGCAGTTGAAAACGCTGCGCGTTGGTGCTGACACTCGGGCTACCGTGCCTGAAGGCTTCAACAAAATCCTCAGCCGCCTGAATCGGGTGTCTGTCGAGATTGCGAACGCCACGATCTACGCCGATAAGGAAGAACGTCTCACCCGCCGGGAACTCATGCAGATTTACCATGATTCGTTCCCGTTCGCCGACTTGAAACAGGCGCTCGAAAAGCACATCGAACTCGTCCGTGCCAATCGCTTGAAAGAGCGTATGCACCTGACTCACACTGACCGCGACAACATCGTTGCTGATGGCAAGCCGTACACGCCACCTGCAAACGAAAGTGAAGCGAACAAGGTGCTGCGTCAACAGGCTGAACTGCGCCGGAAATCGGCAATGGGTACAGCACTGGGTCAGAAGATCGACAGCTACAAGCGCGCTTACTCCAAACTGCCCACCTCGCTGAAAGGCCTGCCATTCGCAGCACTCCGGATGCCGATTGTCCCTGACTTCAAGGACATGGGGTTGCAGATTGAACCAGAGAAGAAGTTGAAGTCCCTGGGTTTCAAAGTCACCGTACTGTCCGATGCGTTCGTCGTACTCGAAGACCAATTCCTCCTCGCGTTCGACCACAAGCAACTCGACATCGATACAGGCGTGCGCAAGAACAAGGCAGGCGCTTTCGTCGTCGTTCGCAAGACCGGCCCGAAAGAAACCCTTGAACACAACGAGACAACCGACAAGTTGCTCAAGTTCATTGACAGCATCAACGAGAAAAGCCACGAACGTTACGCTCTAGGCTCGACGGTGTTTGTTCCAAACCCACGTAACTCAAAGCTGTGGCTGGCTTGGGTAGTGCGTGAGAATCAGCGCAAAGGTATTGCGCAGATGGCATCAACGGTAGAAGCAGGCTGGGGCTTGCCCCTCAGTATCCTCGAAAATGAGTAAGCAGGAGAAGTATCAGGAAGGGTTGTGTTTGATCTGCACCCGACACTTCTCTACGCTGCACTGGCACCACACAGTACCGCAAGCACTTGGCGGCAAGGACAGTTTGCAGATTCCACTCTGCGGTTCTTGTCACACGCAACTCCATGCGCATGCGGAGGGAATCGTTGCCCAACAACGTGGTGGCCGGAAGATAGGTCGCAACTACTGGACCGATCACACGCAAGAAGAAAATGCAAAACCCTACTTAGAAATACTCGTGACATCCATCATGAACGCTCCAGCTTCTCTCGCAGGGAAGATGTACATGATCCAGTCGCGCATTCCAGCTGAGGTGCATCGTGCGCTTCATCTGTACAAGATGGATTCAGGGCTTCGGAACCTAGACCAAGCTCTGCTACTATGTCTCTCAGAGACACTCAAGAAAAAGGGTTATCTAAATGGAAATGACAAACCGGACTCGTCGTCAAGTAAAGGCGAGCCTAAAAAGCCAGCAGCCCCTCTGTGGTGACTGCGTAGGACTCAAATGCGAAAAGTTGATTGGTGACAACAAGCAGGTTTGCTCCAAGTTAGGTAAGACAGCGACGTCCAAAACGTGCCCGCATTTCATCGCCGACACGAAACCCCTCCAGCCGTTGCTCAAGCGCGATGCCTTCGACGCTTTGTCACGACTGCTCCAGGAAATTCCCAAAGACGCACTCCGCAATGTCGCCTCGTTGTTGTACAATGAGAAGAAGACACGGGCTGCCGGGTATTTCTTCGGCCAGAAAGTTTACGTGCGTTATCGCGGTGCAGCAAACGCCGACTACCTGAGCAACTTCATGATCGCTCGGGTCATGTCCGTAAACAGCGAATTCATTCGCCTCACCTCGCAAGACGGTAAGTGCAACCTCACCTTCATGAAGAAGACCTGTCAGGAGATTATCCTGTCGGTTGACGAGTTCGACGAACTCCGGAAGAAGATGGTTGCCAAGGGTCGTCTCGTTGACCCTGACGTCAAGAAGCTCATTGCCAAGAAGTACCGAGCCGAGGAGGAGTACGAACTGAACATGAACAGCGAGAGCGCTGGTGGTCAAGTCACGACCATCGACTCCGTGTTCAAAGAAAACAACCTCCCACGTCGCAAGCCCAAGAAGACCGTCGATCTGGTCGATCTGGTCAATGGTCTTATGGCTGGACACACCGACGTTGACAAGGCATCCAAGGGCTACAAGCGACCGAGCGACAAGCGCAAGACCAGCAACTCTGGTTACGAACGCATTGACGTATCGGGGGATTGACCTGTGGATAGTTTGTGCTCAGCAATTCGTCACGTACTCAAAATGGATCTGGAGTCTGATCGTGCCAAGCAAGTCGCACAGGCAACAGTTCTGTACCTCTGCGGTGTCACTGACGCCTACGAGTACCAGCACTACATGAAGGCGAATGTCCGGTTTCGTGATCTGGACATTAGTGCGAAGGACTTCCGATTGATGCTGATCGAAAAGTCCTACTTTACGTTGAACGTCAAGTTCTGCGCCCTCAACCTCTGTAAAGTAGCAGTGTCACAGGACAGTTTGCAGCACTACGCCAATGCGTTTGAGATTGTGCGTAATGATGCGGTGATGCTGCGCCGTGTGTTCGAAGATCGGAAGTTCCGTCGCAACATGCGGGCGAGCGACCGACTGCAAGACATTCGACTCAAGGACATTGAAGAAGGTAGCGTCGAGAAGACGCAAGCGGACTTCAACGATATGTACCATGAGTTGATGAAACACATCCGCCAGAAAACATTCAAGAAACTGCGATTCTTGGTGAAAGCGGAGAACAGTGAGTTCTCGGACTTTAACGGCGAACTCCTGTACAAAGCAATTAAGGCCTACTATATGATCGTCCCTACACAGAAGACGACAGCGCATGTGCTCAACTATCTCCGCAGTACCTGCACCAACCATGCGCTGAACATCATTGGCATGAAGACCTCGGACAAGCGTCGCCGATTGAGCAACGTCGGTGGTGATGGATTTGGAGGCAACAACTTTAGCCTCACCTGTGTTTCTGAAAACCAGTTGGTGAAAGTCGATGGAGAGGACGGCCTGAGTTATGAAGGCTCGTTGAATGACCAGAACCACTCGGACAATAGCAACATGATTTCGGAGCTCAACTTCGAGCGCGTCGTGCAGCAGTACGGGAGGTCCAATCTTCGCCGTCGTGCGATCCAGATAGTTGCTGGTCAGGAAGATTCACGCTTTACTCGCTACCTGCGCGTGCGTGAGTTCATTCGTCCTGAAGAAGATTGCACCGATTTTGTCACCCGCACCAAACACGAAAATGTTGTCGTGTACCTCGCTGATCACCTCGGCGTACCCACGAAGCGCCTCGAAAAGTTCCTGAAAAAGGTGGGAACTGAATTGATCAAACACAGGAGCGTTGCATGAACACTATCGACGCTTGCGTTCTCGAAAAAGCGGCATTTGCCTGTTTCGGGAATAAGTTGGAAGACAGCTTCAAACGATTGCTGTTTCTCAACATCGACAAGTATGTGAGTGAAAACCCGAACTGCACGGCTAACCAGTGCTACTTCAAAGTCCTTGAACTGATGGCAGTTGAACGCCCGGACTTTGACGCTGCCGTTCGCGCAATGAAAACCCCGTTTCAGCGGCTGTCGATCAACTCGTATGTCCGTAACAAGAAACAGTACATTCACCTGGTCCCATCTGAAAGTGAAAACTGGAAAGTATGGGTGAAAACCGTAACCGAGAACTACCCGGAGTTGACTATCTGGGTTAATGGGTAAGACCAATGCCAGCGCTGCTATTTGATCAAGACTCGGAAATTCGGTGTATCAAGACGCTCACCGACGAGTCGATACCTTCAGGTTTGCGCAGCACACTTCTCGGCAAGCTAAGTAAGGAGCATTTCTATAATGCTCCTACTCTGGCAGCATTCAACCGGATCGACACCCTAGCCAAAAAGCGCTTTGAGATTGTAGACCTCAACTCGCTGGTCGCCGATCCGGTGATCGACGAAGATTTGCGCGATATCCTAAAATCGCAAGTACGAAAAAAGAAGTCATGCAGTAACAAGAAACAAGTTTCGAACATGCTGGATGTTCTCGAACGCTACCGCAAGATCCGCGCAGTCTATGGCATTGCCCAGGACAGCTTCAAGGAGCTTGAGAAGTCCGAGATTGACATCGACACCCTGTTGAACAAGGTGACTGAGGCCGTAGCGCGTGCGAATGCCTCTCTCGCCGAAGACCAGTTCTTCCTGAACTTTGGTGTGAACGACACCTCTGCTCAGATCGTTGACCAAGTGATCAATCGCAAGGTCAGCCCGCGTATCAAGACTGGTTGGGTTGAATACGACAAGCGAAACGGTGGACTGCCAGAGCATGGCGTGTTCATTATCTCCGCGACAACTTCTGGCGGTAAGTCTGTTCTCGCCATGAACCTTGCAGTGCGTCTGTACCGCAAGAACAAGAAGTCCGTGTGTCGTATCTCGCTTGAGATGGATGAAGAACAAGAGACTCGCCGGATGGCGTCTCACTTGACCAAGATTCCGTTCAACAAGTTCAAGGATAACAAACTCAGTATGGCTGACAAGGCCAACGTGAAGAAAGCCTTCGAGGACTTCTCTGCGTTCGGTCTGAAACACGGCATCGCCTACACTACGATTTCCCCGACTCGCGCTGTGTCTATTCACGACGTGTTCCGGATGATCAAGGCGTTTGCATACCAGATCATCATGATCGACTACATCGGTCTGCTTGCTGGTATGGACTCCGAGAGCCAGTGGTTCCAACTGAGCGAAGTAGCTGCCCACTCCAAGCGCTTCTCGCGTGAAGGTAGTAAGGCACTGGTCATCATTCTTGCCCAGCTCGATGATACGACCGACAAGCTGCGTTACTCCAAGGGTATCAAAGAACACGCCGACACCATGTGGCAATGGAACTACACGAAGCCTGAACAACGTGACGTCCGCATTCTGCCGATCCGCGTTGAGAAAGATCGTGATGGTGAAGTGTTCAACTTCGACCTGGCTGAGCGGTATGACATCATGACCGCAGAGAACATGCCAGATAGCGCTGTCGATTATTCAGAGGAAGACGAAGATGCGCCGGCCAAAAAGTCCAAAAAGGACAAAGGCGGCAAGTCAGGAAAAGGAAGTAAAGGCGAGAAAGACGGTAGCAAGAAGAAAAAGAAAGTCCGAGCAACCACTAACGATGACGATGACGACTCCCCAGCAGAGTATGCCCTCGCTTAGTATGTCACTGTTCGGAATCACCGAGCCCACGGAGGAGGATAATACCCCCACCGTGGCATTCCAGGGAGTGCGCAGGGTCGTTGACCTTCGCATTCCCACTTCTGTTTCCCGCGCCAAGAAACCCAAGCCGAAAGTAGTGCCCACCCTCGGGCATTCGATCAGCTTTTCTGACAAAGCCCCAGTTCAGGAAGTAGACGAAGATGATGACGGCGTTGGCGAGGTCTACGACGACCGCGTTGAAATCGACATTCCCGACGATTACTATGACAAGCTCACACGTCAAAAAGCCACCCCAGAAACACCCCAGTATGACGTGGTTGGAGACAATGAATTCGAGGTTCCAGACGAACTTATCCGTGAGATTCAAGTAGACACTGACACACGCGAGAAGCTCCTGCGTGACGTATTATTCGAGCAAGCCAGCCTCCTGTACGCATACGACGATGCTTCTAATTTTGTAGAAGCAGTTATGTGTGACGGACTGGAAATGGAAGTCGAAATGGACAGAGAGATTCTGCCAGAGGCTTTCGTTCCCCTTTCTCGATTGAGTGTTCTATCCGCCTTCATTGATCAGTGCAGTTTAAGCGACCAAGTTAAGAAAGCCCTCATGGGCAGACTGACTGTTCGCACTGCGGATGAAATGGTGTTGGCGATGCACAAGTCGAAAGCTCCGGGCGCACTAGCCGCATTGCACAAGCAATATGCAGCTACGGTGACTCGGTCCGGTGTACAACCTGATGCAGAGGCACCCCAGAATACCGTCGGTGTTCGCGCATCCAGGAAGTAAGCCATGAAAATCAAGAAAGGTAAGGGTCTTCGGGCAAAGGGCGATAACATTTATGACCTTGCGCTCGACGACCCATTTGCGTTTCTGAAGGGTCTGCGCGGCGGTGAGATTGTCACTGCTGATGGCTTCGACCCTGACGCGATGAACAAAGCCGCTCACCTCATTGGGCACGGCAACTTTGATGAACAGGAGATTGACATTGCCCGGACGATCCGGGAAGTAGTTGACTCCAAGATCCTCGTACCGCGCGATATGAAGATTGACGACTCGGGTATTCCGGTTGCCAAGAACATTGTCGAGTGGTGCACCAAGGACAAGTTCTCCATGATCAATGGTGAACGTCCGTATATCGAACAAATCATCTGGGGCATTATCTCGTTCAACGAATGGTGCCCGCGCTGTACAGATGTCGAGTACCTGTTTGACACGCACAAGGTTGATGACACCTACCGCAAGCTAGAGCGCAAAGTCGCCATGCTCGAAAACGGTGTCTGCCCGCATTGCAAATGGGGTCGGTCTAAACTGATCGCCAAGGGCAAGATGAAACTGATCCAGGAGCTGGCAGTCTGTGCTGGTCAGCGTTCTGGTAAGTCGATGTCCATTGCGGGTTACTTCGCGCCATATCTCACGCACCGTCTGCTCAAGCTCCAGAACCCCAACGCGGTTTACGGACTCAAGACCGGTACGATGCTGCACTGTACGTTCGTTGCGCTGACCTATGCTCAAGCCAAGGACACACTGTGGCAAAACTTCTACGCCACCCTAACGGAGTCTGCGTGGTTCAAAGAGTATCATTCGATGCTCAACCACTACAGCGACAAGTACGGCGAGAAGCTCCTCAAATTCAACGACACCTATGTTGCTTATCCTTGCCGTGGCCTCATGGCTTACCCAGCGGGTCCAGACAAGCGGGTTCTCCGTGGCCGTACTCGTTACTTCACGGCAGTGGATGAGGTCGGTTACTTCGACAGTAACCGTGATACCAAAAAGGTGAAGGACAACGCCCACGAAGTATGTGGTGCACTTGACCGTTCGCTGCTGACTGTTCGTGGTGCTGCTGAATCGCTCCTGCGTGATGGTCATGATGACGTGTACCCAGGCTATGCCATGAACGTGTCGTCACCTTCTCACCGTAACGATATGATCATGACGCTGCTTCGTCGTGCTGAGAACTCGGACACAATGTACGGCGCACACCGCCCTACTTGGGAAGTAAACCCGACTCTGCCACGCAATGGTGCCACGATCAAAGAAGCATTCCGTACGGATCCGCTGAACGCTGAGCGAGATTACGGTGCTGTTCCACCGCTGGCCTCCAACCCGTTCCTCCAGAATCTTTCTGAGATTGAGAACTGCCAAGGGCCGAAGTCGAACCCACTCACGCTGCGTCGCCGTGTGATCAACTCGAAGAAACGTGGCGAGTCGTTCACCTGGGCTGAGGTCAAGAAGTGCAAGAAGGGTAAGTACCCGACCATGCTCGCACTCGACGCCGGTTACACCAACAACTCCTTCTCTGGGGCAATTGGTCGGTACGATGACAAGCTCGGTGGTGTGCGAGTCGAATGCCTGTTTGAGGTTATCCCTGAACTCGGCGCTCCGCTCAATCACTCCAAGATTTTCGATGAACTGATCCTCCCTGTCATGGAAGCACGCAACGTCCGCATCCTGCTTGCTGACCGGTGGAACAGTATCAAGCTGCTGCAAGATGCCAAGCTCCTGCGTCCAGAATTGGAAGTAGCGGCACAGCACAGCCTGAAGTACAAGGACATCTTCAACATCAAGACGCTGATCCAACAAGGCACTCTGATCGTTCCCGCGATTGAGCGTGACTCGTTCAAGTCCTGTGTCGAGTTTGATGACGAACATTACCCGATGTGCTTCAACAACCAGCCTGCCTCTCACCTGTTGATGCAGATGGCAACTGTGAAAGATACAGGGAAGATGATTGATAAAGCGGACGGTTATACCGACGACTTGTTCCGGGCAACCGCTTTGCTCAACTGGGGTCTACATGAGGAGGAGTACCAAGAACTTCTCTCGATGGCTCCAATGGATATGACAGCAACCCGGCCCATTGCTATCGGTGCTTCGCGTCTCTACTCAGGTGGCGGCGGTGGTATTGGCGGTGGCAGTCAATCAGTCCCAGTAATCGGCGCCATGCTCGGCGGCCGCAGGTAAGAGACCATGATCGACATTTCCAAGTATAAGTGGTTTGTGTACGGCGGTCGCGACATCACCCTCGTCACAGACCATCCGGAGTTCGACCTGCAAATGGTCAAGGACTCCAAGTTCGGGTATCGCAAGATCGGCGCGAATCATTACATCGTCAGCCGGAAGATCCTCGACATCCGTTTCAAGGTTAAAGAGAAAGACGCCACGCGCATCATCACTAACTCTGTCGGTTGGAAAGGTACGATCCGTGGCACCAAGGTAGAAGCAGGCATTGGCGGTAAGCAGAAGCCTGTGAAAGCCCATCCGGGTGATTCAAACTTCCCGGACCCGAACGACAAGAACACCTACATTCTGGACATCGACTCCTCCAATCTCAAACGAGCTTGGCTGGATAAGAAGGCCAAAGAACTCCATGTGATCTTTCACAGCGATGTTCACTGGCTATACGAAGATGTGTCACTTGCACAGGCGAAGCAGATGGAGAGCGCCCCTTCACAGGGGCAATACTTCCATTACCGCATCCGCAATGTGAAAAAACAACGCAAGATCAGCGGTTGAGGTTCAAAGATGCGAATTAAACGCCGCCCTACTTACACGCATATGGGGAATCCCTCGCCAGGTGGTACAGTCGCCGGCGAGCGTGACCTCGGCACCCACAACGCGCAGAAGCGTGAAGATCGTGGGCGCTCCGGGAAGATGGAAGCAACTGCCGGTGCAGCTACTGGCATGCGTAACACTAGCGTCAACAACCTGCCGGTCGAGATTGACATTGATCCGTTGCTCAAGGGCATCGTCTTCTCTGAGGATCTTGAGCAGAAGAAACTGGTAATGCGGATCTACAAGGACATTTACTACAACGACCCGATCGGTGGTTCGTGCGTAGACTTGACCTCGACGCTCCCGTTCTCCGACTTCAACATCGGCGGTGTGCAGAACAGCAAGGTATCGGACACGTTCAACGAGGTGATCGAACGCCTGAACATCCGTACTCTCCTGCCTGAGTTGTCTATCGACCACCAAGTTACCGGTGCGTTCGTGGGCAACATGCTGTACAACCCGCAGAAGAATACCTTCGTTGACCTGATCTGCCATCAGTACGAGAACTGCAAGGTCGATCCACTGCCGTTCTACTCGCAGGACCCGATGATCACCGTCGCGTTCCCCGAGTCGCACAAGACCATTCTGTCGTCCGATAGTCCGCGTATCAAGAAGCTGCGCGAGTACCTGGGCCCAGAAGTCGTCAAGCAAATCAGTAACGATGCACTGGAGCTGGATCCGCTTTCGACGATCTACATCCCGCGCAAATCGTTCACGCACTCGACTGGTGTGTCGTACTACCGCCGCATCCTGCCGATCTGGTTGCTTGAGAAGAACCTGTTCCGCGGTACGCTCGTTGAGTCTGCGCGTCGTCAACGTGGTATCCTCCACCTGACTCTGGGTGACGGCGACCAGTGGGAACCAACACTCGCTGATATGAACATGGCGATGGAGTTGTTCCAGAATGCTGACGCTGACCCACTGGGTGCAGTGATCGCAACGCGCATGGGTATCGCTTCTGAGGAGATCCGCCAAGGTGGTGACTTCTGGAAGGTAACCGATATCTGGGACCAGACCATGGCGATGAAGCTGCGCGCCCTTGGTATCAGTGAGTCGTTCCTCTCCGGTGAAGCGACGTACTCGAACCAAGACACAAGCCTGACCGTGTTCACCGAAGCGCTGCGTGCGTATCGTGACACCATCACCACGAAGCTGTTCTACAACAAGATTTTCCCGCTGGTATCTGCGCTGCACGGTTACACGGTCAACAATGCTGGCAAGCTGTCGATCAAAGGCAACATGCTCGACAAGTTTGACACCATGAGCAACCACGAGATTCTGCAAGATGGTTCGCGTCTGCTGATCCCGTCTGTTCACTGGGCCAAGCAACTCAAACCAGAAGGCGACCAAGCGTATCTCGATATGCTCCAGAACCTCACAGAAAAGGGCGTGCCTGTTCCTCTGCGAGCAATGGCTGCAGCCGGTGGATTCAACCTCGACAGTTTGCTCGCGGACCAAGAGGACGACTTCGAACTCCTCAAACGTATCGGCAGATACCAGAAGAAGCTGGGCGAAGTGAAGAAGGAATTCTTCCCAGAAGCCGCAGACAGCGACATCGAAGCTACTGCTCGCAGCCAAGCGCTGCAAGGCCTGATGTTCGACAACTTCATGGCAGGTGGTCGTTCTACGATTCTCAACCAAGGCAACGGTCGTATTCCTGCTCTCGCCATGCGTGACTTCGGTGAAGCATCCGAGGTTGCAGGTGAGACGCACGATGGCAAGCGTCGTTGGTTGCCGAACCAGAAGCTGGCTAACGAACGGGTTAACCGCAAGATTGCCAAGCAGTTGGCGGGTATTGTGAAAATGAACAATACACCACTGACTCGCATGACCATGTCGAAGCGCATGGACGTGTAAACGGTAATTTATCGGCATCAGACACACGCAGATTAACTAAGGGCTGGTGGATTGCTGCGAGCTTCCACCAATACCTGGCGGTTACTCCTTTCTCCGTTCTGCGTGTGTTTGATAACTCCTCATCTTCAAGGGCTAGCGCGACGGCGTTTAGCCCTATTTTTTGGTCTCCAGAACTGTAAATTCTGAGAAAGACAGGAGTACGTCTATGCTCAACGAACGTCCCCACATGCGCGTCAACCTCACCAATGAAGAACTGGCAGAAGTGCGTGTGCTGATCGACTCAAAGCGATACCAGAATGGAGACACCAGCCACCTCGCTGCCAAGTTGAAAGAACTGGCGAAGAAGAACGGTGGCAACTTCGATTACCGCATGGCGTTGCTCGGTGTCATCACCGACTTGAATGTGATCGACACGCAGGTTAAGCACGTCAAGTTTGATCTGACGGTTAATCTCACCGATCTACCGACTTCTACCAAAGTAAAGGAGCACTTCTTTGGCGACCGTAAAGTTTAACTCCAAAATTCCCGAGTACGCATTCCTGTCTGCGTTCTATCCCGGTCCGTTCATCGCGCCGTTGGGAAAGAAGATGGTGCTGTTCCCGCATCGTGAAGCCTACTATCAGGCGCACAAGACGAAGGACCAAGAGCAGGTGGCGAAGATCGTCAACTCGCTTGAAGGCAGTCGTGCGAAGTATTTCGGTAGTGCCAAGGGCGGTGCTCGCATCATCGACGGGTTCGACAAGAAACGCAAGGACATCATGCGTGAAGCGATCCGCTACCAGATGACCCAGAACCCGTTGATCCGTGCCTTGCTGCATTCGACTGGCTCGGCGAAGATCAAAGAAGAGGCGTACTGGGACGACTACTTCGGCACCGGGCGCGACGGTAAAGGCAAGAACGTTCACGGCAAGCTGCTGGTTGAGTACCGCGACGAAGGTATCCCAGAAGACGAACAGGAGAAGTACAAGCCGAAGGCCAAGTACAAAACACTCCACTTCTATCCAATAATCAAGGCAGAGCGCAATGACTAAGAAGACTCAAGTGGCAACCACCGATAGTCCGAAGCTGTACCCTCAGACTCCGGCGCTGCTGCAATCCGCAGAGTTCGACGACATGCACTTCACCGACATGGTAGTGCTGGACGAACAAGTGCTCAAGGACAAGTGCTCGCTGCTCGCCACGACTGCGCATGCCGAATACTTCATCGGTAGTACCTTCGCCGCAAGCAGTCTCGCACCCGGCCAGTTGATTGATCTGGAAATCAGCGTCGTCAAGGAAGCCAAGACACTCGCAGGTGAAGGCAAGCACCGTGTGAGCCTGTCGAGCGTAGGCACTCAATACGCCGTGCTGCAAAGTTACGTCACTGCTGGACTGTGCGCCCAGAAGTTCATGCAGAACAAAATCACCTGGGCTGAATACAAACGCGCTCTCACAGAGCTGGTTGAAGGAGACATTGTATGACACCGATCACTCAATGGCATGACTACATCGACGAGGAGAAGTTGGCTTGGTTGAAGCACAACGTCCTCAAGCGTGAACTTGCGGTAGCAGACGACCACGTACCAGATCATTACGACCTGACGTTCGTGGCGAAGTGCGAGCAAGCCCTCACCCGCGACCAGCGCGACCAGTACATCAAGTACATGAACAGCGCCATTGCTCAAGTGACCTATGAAGGCCTGAGCGACGAGGAGCAACAGTCGGAAGCGACTGCCGACAAGTTCTACTGGAACTACCTGACAGCCGCCCACGACCTCCGCGCACAGTGCATCTGGAACGTGGTAATGGACTACGCGCCTTAATACGGCGGTCTGCCAAGTAATTTCTCCTCATTGGCCCGGTAGGAGAAAGAGCTATGCAGGTTAGAGTGATCCAAGAACCTATAAGTCCGGCCGACCTATACCAACCATGTGACATTCTGGTACTGCCAGTATTCATTCGCTCGGATATGTATGAGTCCGTAGCCTTTGACTGTCAGTACCGTCGTCAGGTGGTTTTTGATTATCTCAAGTCACGCAATGTGACGTTTATAGGCTTGCCGGACAACGTTGCTGTCCTGTTTCTCAGTGTGAGTGGCAAGCACCGAAAGAAGCAGATCCTTAAACACACCTTGAAGTTGTACCGTGCTGCTGTACGGGATGACTACGAGGACTTTGATGTAAGCCTCAAAGGACTGCGGAATATTTACGTGACGTCCGCATCCGATGAACCACCGTCTGAATATCTGCTGATGCCCAAGTCTCAGCACGCACTGATCATTCATTCTGGTGACCCGCAACTTGATCGCGCATTCCGTGCAATGATCAGGGCGGGAGAATTCGAGAAGTATACGGCAGAGACGCTTGCCCATCCAACGGTACGCTCCGCATTCTGCCGTACACTGCACAAGATCGGACTTGAGAAAGGGTTCGATCTGGAAGTAATCAACTTAATCAGGCATCGCCGCAAAGTCTTCGTGACCTGCGACGTTATGGAACTGGAAGCCTCATGAGCGCAGAAACCGCACACGTCATTGCAGAGAAGACACGCTATACAGCCAATCTCGTTGCGCAAGGTCAGTTCAGTCTGGCTACTGCGCAATTGGTTGAGTTGGCTCGCGCCGATGACGCCCTCTACCAAGCAGTTCTCAAGAACCTCGAAGACTACGTGTTCAAAGGCGACCTTGACGACCTGATTGCTACAGTCGATATGGTGAAGTAAATGGCAGGCGGCCCAATCAACATTACCCGGTTCATGTCCTCTCAGGGCTTGGACCAAAAGATGACCTACGAGGCTCACGTTGTCAACAATAATGACCCGCGAAAACTGGGACGCATTCAAGCGCGCATTGATGGTATTTTTGATGGCATCCCTGATGATCATCTGCCTTGGTGTGTCCCTATGTATCATCACGCTGACGGTGCTTATAACCCAGGCGGTGATGCCCTTGATCGAGCTGGCTCGTTCATGGTACCGAAGAACAAGCATAAAGTCGGCCTTCGTTTCCCGACTGGAGACCCTCATCGTTGCGTGTGGGGACCTTACACGGTCGATGATCAAGTAGCGCTACCAGAGAAGAACAAGAACTATCCCGATCGGGCCGTGTTCAAGTTCAGCAACGGCACGTACTGCATCCTCGATACCAAGACCAACGAAATCTTCTTCAACAACCCCGGCGACATGGACATCACGATCCTCGGGGACGTGAACCAGTACATCGTTGGCAACCAGCAATTGGTAGTGAGTGACCGCAAAGGTCTGATCCCTTCCTATCTACTGAATGCACCGGACACTGTGCTCGGTCGTCTCAGTCCCAAGCCTGCGAAAGAGATTCCGTTTCTGGGACTTCTTGGGCCTGCTGTTCGAGGCAATCGACACATCCACGTTACTGGCGACCAAACGATGCAGGTCGACGGCAACCGCAAGACCGTGATCGCAGGGCAAGACCTGTTGATCGTGGGTAAGAATCGCATCGAGAAGATCAAGCAAATTCACCGGATTGAATGCGCTCGTTCTGAAACCAACGGTTGAGGAAATAACATGGAAGCCAAAGACGTACCTGGTGCTCGTAAGTACCATGCCATCCTGTTTAAACAGGGTGAACCAATTGAAGTGCATCACATGACGATGGAGCCGACGGTCGAACAAAGCCGTACCCGTGCTGTGTCGTCGATGAACTGGTTCAATGACCGTGAAGCCAAGCTGCTGTACGAAAAAGGTGTGCAGCCGTTTCACACGAACATCAAGATGCAGCAGGACTGGGACTTCCATGTGAAGTTTGAGCGCCGTGCATTTGAACCAGATCCAGCACCTGTCGATTCATTGCCGCAGTTCACGCACGCCTCGATCTGGGATTTCTACAAGGCCATCGGTTACGACTACAAGGCCAAACGCTATGTGAGGTCGGAATGAACGATAATCCACTTCACTACGTTATGTTCTGGAAAGACTCCGACAAGATCGCGGTGCACAAGTTTACGCTTGAGCCCAAGCCGGAAGACAACAGGTACCGAGCGCAACGCAGCTACAACGCCACGCGTGACCGTGAAATGCAGAAGCTGCGCGACGGTAAAGAGTTTCGGTTCCGCATGCACTTGGTAGAAGCACATCAGTTTGCAACGGGCCAACGTTTCGAGGAGATTCTCGGCGCTCAAGACGCTGAGTTCGTACCTACCAGTTCGTTGCCTGTCTTTGAACATGCCTCTATCTGGGATATGTACAAGGCAGTTGGCTACGACTACAAGAAGAAACGTTACGTGAGGACAGACTGATGGCTAGCAAACACCTGTGGATCGCCGAGCTGCAAGACCGTGACGGCAAGGCAGTCGAGTATCACAGCCTCGAACTCGAACCAGAGCACTACGAAAAGAAGGGTGACTGGAACCGTGCAATGACAAGCTGGTCGAACTTCCGCCAGCGCGAACGCGGTAACCTGAAGTGCAATCGCCCTCGTAACAGTCGCTGCAAGTGGGCAGTTAGCTGGCGGCCAGCAGACGATGCAGCGTACCAGTTGTTCGGTCTGCCTGAGGGTATCAAGCACCACAAAACCATCTGGGACTTGTACGAGGCCATTGGCTACAACTACAAGGCCAAGAAGTACGAACGCGCCGTGACTGTCTATGCCATCGACCCAGGCAGCGAAGGCAGCGCGGTAGAAACCACATTCGAGGACGGGAAGCTTGTACAGATCCGTACTCTAGAGCCAGAGGATAACAAAATGCCGGAACCAAGACGTATGCGCGGTGATGCCCCAGGTTTGGTGCACATTGACGAAGCAGGTTTCTTGAGTAACGATGGTCGTCCCGTCTACTCAGTTACTGGCGGCGGTGAAGAATCCCGCTTTGTTGTTCGCAATATGGCCACCGGCGAGTTTGTTGCTTTTGACGAAGCTCCACCACCCGGCCCATTGACTGTCCCTATTCCTGAAAAGATCGGCGTGATCGCAACCAGCTCTACTGCTGAGACTGTCACCGTCACCGAGCGCGCTGCTATGGGTGCTGGTATGGTTGCAGAACCCGCATCGCTGGAAGAAGCGAACCGTCTGCGTGCCAAGGTAGGGCTTGACCCATTGTTCGCTCAACCGATCCCTGAAGTCAGCGACCCTGGGTTTGCCCAAGAGACTCCGCAGATCAACGATCCCGGCTTCGCAGTCGCTCCAGAGATTGCTGCGTTCGCTGCCGAGGGTAATGCACCCGAAGGTTTCGAAATCACCGCACCTAACCCTGGGGCATGGCAAGAACCAGTAGTCAACCCGTTCAACGGTCTGAACGTCACTGCTGCACAAGCCCAGGCAATCGCTGCCAAGGTAAACGCAGAACCTGACGTAGAAGCCAAGAAGCGTATTCTGCAAGCCGAGTTGCGGTTCCATGCTGCTGATCAAGTACGCAATGCCGTCGTAATGCCCGGCGACAAGCGCAATGATCCACGTGTGATCGCGCACAAGAAAGGGGTGGTGAAAGCCCACCAGAAACTCAAACGTCAACAGGCTAAAGCAGAGAAGATGAAGGCTCTGCAAGTGAAGGCATTCAGTGGCAAGTGAACCGTCGACCCGTAGCTTCCTGTCCGGTGATCTTCTCTGGGGCGTGAAGCAGTCTGATCCCACTGGTGTTGTCCCTGTCCGCAATCGTCATCTGGTTGTACAGACCCGTGACTTCACCACCAAACACCGCTCTCGTTTCCTATCCGAGAACGCCAGCACTTATTTGAGGTAGCCATGCGTATTGTATACCGCGACATCGCTCAAGAGTTTGCTGTGCTGATGCAAGAGGCGATGCAGAATCGCGACAAGGTATCCAGTATTCAGGTTACCCGTGCCGAGTTGTCTGCGCTGCTCAACCATCTGGACGGCAAGCGGTTCTTCTCCGATTACTGGGGCCCGCGTGAAGTACGACTGCGCCAGCTTTCCACCGAGCATCACGCATTGACCCAGAAACTGGAGCATGTGACGACTCAGGTAGAGCGCCAGGAAATCTTCGATGCCAAGTCTGCTATCGAACGCGAACAGGCGAAGATCACCGAAGAAGTGCCGGATCAGATCACGCAGAACGGCATCCTCATCAAAGTCGTCATGAAGGCCTGATCATGGAACCGAAATCGTACAACTATCTACCCATCGGCCGTGGCGACCAGTTCGTTAAGAACGGTGAGTTTGTGGTTACTGGGCACGATGCTTTGCTCAAGGCTGCAGCCGAGTTCCTTGCGAGTCACAATGCCAAGCCGCAGGAAGTTGACATCGGCTTCATGGGCATTAAAGGCCCGCTGCTGCTCGACACGAAAGACGAGGAGGTTGACCATCAGCGTTGCGGTTATCCTCGCGTCGTCAAGTTCGCACTGGTGGAGAAACCCGAAGGCGCCATTGCCAAGCTGATCTACAGCTTCGATCACTTCGACCTGTCAACCATGCAAGGTTACCTGAATCGTCCGTAACAAACCAAAGACCCTGCCTAACCGCGGGGTCTTTTCGTTTTCCGCGTCGTAATTTAGTGCTGGTAGTACGTTCACTACAGATAGGAGCACAAACGTGGAATTTCACAATCCCAAAGTCATTGGTGACTTGACGCTTACCCAAGCGCCAACGTTGCCAGACCATGGTGTTCGTCTACAGGATCTGGATGCTCGCGTCCAGCCACTGAAAGCGTTCGCCACGGATATTGTTGGTACCGGCGGTACTGGCATCGTCGCACAGAAGGTCTACGCCCCTACCGTTCCAGCAAACAAGATTTTGCTGAGCGCTGTGGCAGATACCGAGAACGTCACCGTTCAAGTGCTCGGGCAAGGCGGCTTGTTCACTGCGCCTGTAGTGAAAGTTAACGGAATCACCGTTGCAAACTGGGCACCGTCTGGCGACAGCAACCTGTTCGCTGGTTCGGTCGATCTGGTTCTCGCAACTTCCGGTGACATCACCATCGAGACAGAAGGCGGCACTACCTCCAAGGTCACCCTGACTCTTGCTACCGAAGGTCCAGTTGTTCAAACTGTTACCATCGGCGCATTGCCTGGTGCTCAGACCGAAGCGAAGCAGAACGACGTGGTTTCGATCACTGGTGCTGTCGCGAACGATGCAGTCTCCATGGCCGTTTCTGATCTTGGTGCTGCCAAGTCTGGTACGATCACAACGTTCGGCGCCAACAACAGCGCTGGTCAAGGCTTCAAAACCTTCACTGGTACTTTCGTTGCTGCGAATCGCACTGGTCTGCAAAACGTTACGGTCGTTGCGAAGAACGCTCTGGGCACTGACGGTACTCCAGTTGCTTCTGGCAATCAGATCACCCTCAACCAGACCGTGCCTACAATCGGCGCTGTGTCGGTCAACTACCCGAACGGTCAGTCTGGCCTCAAGAACGGCGACGTTGCAGCAGTCAGCTCCACGATCACCAATGCTGATAGCGTTACCTACGCTTTCAACGCTGCTGGTCAGACCGTTGCTATCGAAGACCCGAACGTGTACGCGGTCAGCAAGAACGTCACGCTCACCGACGGCACGTACAACGTGGCGAACAACTACACCATCACGGCTGTTAAAGCGTCGAACGGTGCGCAAGCCACTCGCCAAGCCTCCATCAAGATCGCAAACACCGCAGCTACTGCCACTATCACAGTGCAAGGCAACCCGGCTCGTCTGCGTACCGATGCGAACGGCGAAACGTACACCCTGGTTGTTACTCCGAACCAAGTGCTCAACGGCAACCCGAACCTCGATCTGGGCGACGGTGCAACGTGGGTCGGCAACTGGGCCAACAACGCGAACGTCTTCACTCGTACCTTCTCGGTCAGTGATGCAACTCCACGTGGCGCACTCGCGATCACTGGTACCATCAACAACCTGGCAAACATCGGCAGCCCTGCTACTGGCAGCGTAACCGTTGGCGGCTTGCTCGAACGCACCATCACGTTCGCAGCGTTCAGCCGTACCGCACCTCTGGGTGTCAAGGTTGCTGACATCAGCAAAGCGCGTGCTCGTTACGCCGGTGCTTCCAGCGATCTGGCGCGTCGTGCTGATACCACTGACGTTGCTGCATCGTTCACCATCGTCAACCAAGCTGGCGTGTATGACCCGAATGGCGATTACCTGTTCATCTCGGATGCTGCGTATGCTGGTGCGAACACCTCCGGCACACTGCAACTGACCTTCGAGGAGACCCTGTAATGGCTAACCCATTCGAAGACTTCATCCAGCGTGAAATGCCGCTGCGTCCGTTCATGCCCTCTGACATCGCTGTCGAGTCCGTGATCATTCGTCGTGGCGAAGGCCCGCGTCAACTGGCTGGTGTGCAACTCACCGAAGGCCAAGTGCTCGGTCTGAAAAACGGCTTGCTGCAAGGTGTAACTGCTGGTGCTGGCGGCTCTGCCGTTGATGCCGTTGCTTACGAGCAGGAAGAAGCAGCCACTACCTGGACTGTCACTCACAACCGCAATAATGTAAACGTTGTTGTGAACGTGTATGACGCCGACGGTAACTGGTTCGCGCCTAACGGCCTGAAAGTAACTGCCAACACCGTGGTCGTCGATGTACTGGAAGCGCAAGCAGGTCGCGTCGTGTTGATTTTCATCCCGGCAACGCCTGAAGAACCCGCTTAACTCGATGGAGCTACAAGGTGTTTCCATTATCTCAACTCAACTCTCTCGTCCAGGCGGTCGTGCTCACAGCAGACCTAAAGCCCATGGAAAAGATTGCTTTCCGCAACATGGCAGTCCTGCTATTCAAGGACGTGTCGATTGACGGCAAGTTACACGAAAAGCCATTGATCGTTGTGGACAAGCTCAACAATGATCCAGCCCTGATCATGATCGTGAAATTCACCAACGAGGCGCTGGATCAGTTCACCTACACATTTCAGTTTGAGTGCTGGCCTACGAACAAGCTCCAACAGGTTGATGCGCCATGGATGCCAGGCGACGTCAAGGTAGTACCGAAGCCGAAGATGAAACTCAGCTTCTTAGCCGAGCGGAATGCGGTGGTCTACTTCAACCAGGCCTTCGAGGGTAACTTCAAGGATACACTCAGACAAATGGCGCAGGTGCTTGGACGATGATCGTCTTTCTGGACAAGGACGGTGTGTTCGAGCATTATCGGGCGCATTGTGCAGGCCTCAAGTACGATCCCATTGCTTCACGGGTATTGTCTGGCTTTTTCAAGCGCCCTGATGTTCAGGTGGTTATCAGCGCGACGTTCAGGAAGATCCACACCCGAGAGTCTGCTCTTGAGCACCTCAAGGAACGTGGCATCACCTGTACGCTGCATGAAGACTGGCGCACCGATACCAAGGTCTGTAGGAGTTCTGAGATTTATGACTGGCTGGAACGTCATGGCTTTCCGGATGACTACCTGATGATCGACGATGAATCTCCGCTACCTCATTTGGATCCCGCGAAGTGGATTCAGGGACACCCATATGAGGGCTTGCTCACCGAATCGCTCAAGCGGCTCGACGCATTAGCTGGGATTGATTACGGGCATTCGATGAAATGGGAATCGCAGCGTAGAATCCGCGATAAGCAGTAACACCAAGGGTGGGCTTCGGCTCACCCTTTTTCAGGTCTCCAATCTATCCCTAGTGCATAATTTACTCGCATGTTAACGGAGACATGCTATGGACCTTGCACTAGCGGCCACTTCTGATTTTGCCGGGTATACATACACCAGCAAGACCAAGATTCTGTTCGACGATCACCACGATGAATACGAAGTGGACTTTGTTGAAGGTGACAAGTTCAAGATTCAGATCAACGGCGGTAACGTCATCCTTATCCATGCCGATGCACCAAAGGTGAAATTCATCTGCCCGGTCACGGATAAGAAGTACATCAAGCTCATGCGCGGCAGTACGCCCGCTGCTTTCGAGTTTATCCCAACACCGAAATTTCCGCACTACCCATTTATTCCGCGATTGACCTTCGAGTTGATCCCGCATATCTACGAATACCTGAACAACACCTACTTCAACGGCATGTGCCCGAAGTCGATTCTGTTCAAGAAGTCCACGTCGAAAGAAGCACTCGGCGTTGCGATGTACGACAAGGTTCGTGGGCGTGAACTGTTCCGCATGAAAGTCAACATGAAGATGATCGGCAACGATATGATCCTCTTCATCGACACCTTGCTCCACGAAATGATTCACCTGTACTTGTACCGCAAAGGACTTGATCAACACCGCAACGATATCCTGCAAGATGGCCATGGCGTGTACTTCCAGGCTGAAATGAATCGACTGAATAAGCTCGGGTTCAACATCAGCATCATCCTGCAATGGGAACAGCGGGATCAGGAGATTGCCAGTGAGTATTACGTGCTCGCGATCACTGACTCGAAACACCCGAAGAACGGCAAATACTTCTGGACCACGACCAACATTGAGCGTGACTTCCAGACGTTCGTTGCGCAGATCACCAAGTATGATCCAGCATCGCTGTTCACCATCGAATTGTACGCCACCAAGAATCAGGCGCTCAAAGGGCAACCGATGATACAGACGAACGGGAAGATCCCTGAGTCGAAGCTGGGTCTCTGGTGGAAGAAACAGGAAGTTGGCGGTCGCATGGTGCAGTCTTTCCAAGTGACACCTCAATCTGCGGTGGATAGCAACCAGTTCATCAAGGTGCCGAAGGCCGAGGAAGTCTACTACGCCCAGCCGCTTGCTGTGTTCAGTAGCTGGTTGCGGAAGACCAAGATCAACTATGCCAATGACGATGCAGCGTACTCAATCTGGATTCGATTCCCAGTTGCGAAGATCATCCCGTTCGCTGAGGCCGAGTTGATTGAAATCCACAAAGCCCTTGCACGTGGACTTGCTGATCAGGATATCAAGCGCCGTCTTACTGCCGTGTTCGCTCGCTTCGACAACCGTGCCAATCAGGGCGAGTATCGTCGTGCGATTACCGCCATCATTGAGAAGCATAAGCTGGATGCTTTGCTTCAATACCCGCAATTGGGACTCTGACCTATGGGCCGCAAGGAAGTAACAAAGGCACTTACCGAGGCAGTCACTCATTACTTCGTCCACAAGATGTTTGCCGTGTTCCCTGAATTCGGTGTTGGTCGTCGTGGTGAGAGACGCCTTGATCTAATGTGCTTGCACACCAGCTTGAACGTCACCGGTATCGAGGTTAAAAGCTGCAAAGCTGATTATGCTGCTGACAAGAAATGGATGGAGTACTTGGCTTACACCAACAAACTCTACCTAGCCTTACCGCCGAGCATGATCGACTCGCCTTTCTACGAAAAGATACTCGCCGATATTACCCCACACGGTATTGGAGTGATGACACTCGCTCCATCAGGGTACATGATGGTTGTCAAACCGGCAAAGAGCCGAGACGTCGATGACCTAGTCATTGGCAAATTGCTGGTTAAGATGGCCTGGCGTGGAGGCGCCTCACGAAGGAATGTCTCCCGTAGAAAACGAATCTTTCTGGAGGAAAAGTAACATGGCAAAGAAGCATCGTGGCGCGTTTATCTCAGTCGAAGGCCTTGATGGTGCCGGCAAGACCTCCAACATCCGCAACCTTGACAATCGGTTTGCGCATGGGGAAATGCCGTATTTCATCGCAAGCGAGTACGACGACAGCAAGTTCTGCAAGGGCATTCGTGACTCGCTGAACAACCAGAATCCAACATTGGATCCTGTTGCCGAAACCCTGGGGTTCTACCTCTCGCGTATCGAGCACACCCAGAAGATTCTGGCGCCGTATCTCAAGTCCGGCACGACCGTGATTACGGACCGCTACTATCACAGCACCCTTGCGTACCAAAGCATCAAGCTGCAAGAAGCCCGTGTGCATGACATTCACAACATGGTCAAGGATCGCTTGGTAGAGCCTGATCTGATCCTGTTCTATGACATCCCAGTGGACGTGTACGAAGCCCGTGTGCGGATGCGTGGCAAGTCCCTGGACAAGATCGAAAGCCGTGGTCTGGAGTATTTCACCCAAGTCCGCGCTAATTTCCACAAGTTAGCAGTGAATGACCCACGCTTTATCGTGATCGACGCCTCGGTTCCACTTGAGGATGTCTTCATCGAAACACAGCGTGTGGTTGACGAATTCCTAAGGACTTTCAATGAAAATCTCATTCAGCCTTAAGTCACGCATCAAAGCGTTGGCGATGTCCACCAACCGACTACCTGACGAAATCATTGCAAACCTCGTCAAGGGTCGGAAGCATTGGCGTGACCTGCCTGCGCGTCTTTCCTATCTACCGGTTCTCCATAAGGGCCGGTACATCGGTGTAATGAACGAGCAAAGCCCGCACGAAAACGCCGTTGCGTATGCCAAACTGCACAAGCTGGATGTGTGCGTCGGTTACGTTGTCTGGCGTGAAGAACCATCACTGCCATGGAAGATTGAACCGTACTCATTTTGCGTGAGACCAGATGATGATCGCGTGGTTGATCCCACAAAAGGTCATGACTGGTCCAAGATGAAGGTTTACTACCTCGGCTTCCGCGTTCCCAAGAAGGATATTGCTGGATTGAAGTATCTGCACTACTTCGAACGGATGCAGTACGTCCAGCAGCACGCTGCATGAGGGTTGCACCATGTCTCAGGCTTATGACGCACCGGTATCCATTGTTCTGAACAAAGATGTCCTTTTGACGCCTGAGACTCAGCGACTGCTGGCTGGTTTGGGCATCAACCCAAAAGAGACCAGCCAGTTTGAGTTGGTTGGAAGTGTGATGTCTCACAAGCACATGGTGAGTTCGTGGATTGTGTTGAAGATGCGGATCACGGCTATCCTGAAATCAGGTGTGCCGTACGCTGGACTCGACGACATCATGGCGATCACCATCAGCAACATCGCGCCCATTCAAACGGTACGTGTTGCGCCAGAGGCAGAGCAAGAAGAGGTGTATCGGGTACGTGACCCGTTAATCACCAACAACATCGGCATTATGCCAAACGAAGAACTGGTCATCCGTCGTTCAGGTGACCTTTTGTCGTTAGCGCATGAGCAGTTTGAAATCCAGCTAAAGGAATGCGACCTGGCGAAGATCAAGGAGAAAAGCGTGCGCAAGGAGCGATACGCTGTGATCATGCCAGACGAAAGCATGTGGCGGGTCGTCTCGTTACAAGGCTACAGTCTTGCCGAAGTCATCGAGCAAGTCCAAGTTGCGCCGGAAGCGATGTTCTGTCGCTCTGGTATTGAAACAGGTTACTACAGCACTCCAGCTTTATTTCGGTTGAAGCGCACCATCTATAAAACAGACGGCAAGAAGACCCACGTACTCAACTGGCTGCAACACCTGTACTTGTACGGTGAGTGGCCAGAAGATGCAGAGCTAGAACACCCGATCGTCATGCGTTGGAAGTCGATGCACAAGGTACCCGACTTCGACACGGACGAGTTCGTTCAGTTCATGGCATTCCATGTGTGCCGCCATCGTTCGCTGACTGCTACTGTCCGCACCGAAGGCCGCATGATTGTCACGGACAAAGGGCCAGTTCGCCCGCGTGACTTCTTCGCCCAATACGACGAGATTGCCCATGCAAACCAGTCTTAGTGCAGTCCAGAAGGATTCGGTAGTTGCCTTCCTAAAACTCCTGGCCACTCTGTACGTTACCTACGACCAGAAACTGACGAAGGAACAACTCCGTCGGATGAACATGTGGGCATCGGAAGCAGAGGAATTCCTCACCAAGTTCAAGCTCAAAGCCCTCGCTGCCAAGGCCGTGCGTCTGGTAGTTGCTGGCGAAGACCCAAACACCGACGATGACACTGACAGCGCAATCAGTGACTTCCTGTTGGAGTTGAAAGACCGCACCCCGTTGTTCCAGAAGGAAACGGACATCAGCCGCATTCAGATGGGCTTGATCAACGACTTCCGTCTCGCGCACTTCGGGTCTGAAACTGCAGCCAAGCGATTGCTCAAGGGCGTTACGTCCATCGGCGATCCAATGGTCACCCAGTTTTACCAGCACGACTTCGAAAGTCTGGATCACGGCAGCGTGTACTCCAAACTTCAGGCATTGGTGAAAAAGTACGGTAAAGTGCCGGGCTACATCATGCCAACCGAAGTGCTGGAAGCGTGGCAAGCAGAAGCGAAGGCCAAGGGCGTCAAACACCCAGGCCATGCCGAGTACCTGATGTTGCGTCGTGAAGTCAACGACATCTACAAGAAGGCTCTGGCGAACATCGTCCGTGGTGCCAACGAGAAGTACCTGCCACTGCGCGACGTTGTGCAGAAGCTCAAGGGTATGGGCGTTGTCCACAACCTGCCAACCGGGTATGTCGGTAACATCGACGACTTGGGCAACTTCTACACCACCACTGGTAAGAAGCTGCTCCAGAACCCAAGCGGCGAAGTGCTGATGAATCCGAAGTACGATGCGGATCAGGACAATGCGTATGTGTGCTCGTTCACACCGCCATTCGCCCAGAAGCCAACCCGTGCTTACACCGTTGAGTATCGTCAAGATGCCAAGGGTGCCAAGTTTGAAATCGTCAACGACATCCTGCCGAAGCTGAATGCTTTGACCAAGAAGTGGTTGCCGGATCTGCGTCATGTCGGCAAGAAGAAAGAAGGTACTCTGGCTGCGTTGTGTGAGTTCATCTATGACACCTCTGCCCGCGTTGGCAACAAGAACGCGAACACTGGTGGCGTGAAGACTTACGGTGCCACCCAGCTTGAAGCCAAGCACTTCAAGTTTGCCCAGAACTCCTGCACCATCAAGTACGTCGGCAAGTCCGGCGGTGCCCAGGCCCACAAAGTCTCGTTCACCTCTGTTCGTGGCAAGCAGCTCGGCGAAGCGCTGAACAAGCTGGCTGCTGGCAAGAAGCCTACTGATGCGGTATTCACGTTCAACGGTGAGCAAGTAACTGGCACCATGATCAACCGCTATCTGCACAAGCTGGGCTTCCCGCGTGAGTTCACCGTGCATAAGCTGCGTACTGCGCGTGGTACTCAACTGGCGATGGCTATCCTGAACTCCAGCCCTTTCAAGAAGGGTGATGGCACTAAGGACACCGTCGTTCACAAATGGCTTGAGACTGAGCTATTGAAAGTCGGTTCGGAGCTTGGGCATATGTCGGGTGAGAAGGTCACCAGTGCTACAGCGATCCAGAACTACATCGCTCCTGAGATTCTGGCGCAGTTCTATGCCAAGCTCGGTATGCGCCCATCTTCGAAGGTCCAGAAGGCCATCGACTCCGCAAGCAAGGAATGATCCATGCAGATTTCATTTCCGATGTCGATGCCTGCTTCAATTCAGGCAACTGCTGCCGCTCTGGCTGACATCAAGAAAGGCAGTACAGTCGCGATTCAAGTGGACACGCGCAAATGGTTCCTGGGTACTGTCACCAGTAAAGGTAGCAAGAAGATCGCGGTCGATACCTTTGATGGTGTTTACTCGATTGCTACCGAGGACGTGGACGATGTTGTGCGCAGCGTCGATCTGTCGGCTATGAAAGCTGCCGAAGCCAAGCGTGCAATGAAAGCCACGTACACCGCTACCCAGTTAAAAGCGTTGACGCCGAAAGCAGCAACCAAGACCGCACTCAAAGCGCCGAAGGTCACTGCACCTGCGAAGCCTCCGAAGGCTGAACCCAAGGCCAAGGTGATTGATCAGGAAGTAGGTAAAGGCAGCAAGCTTGCACCTGCTCCGAAGACGAAGAAGGTAGCTACTGCCAATCTCTACGGCATGGCATCGTTCACTCGTCGTGACGGCACGAACCCGATGGTCAGCATCTACAAGAAGATTTTCGGTGCCAGTCCACCACACGCGGGTACGAAGTTCAAGGTGAAAGACGGTAGTGATTCGCTGATGTGCGAAGTAAATCACATGGTCAGCAACCACGTCATGGTAGTCGATACCGAAGCGCGCCGCAATGTGGAGTTCATCTTCGTCAAAGACCAAGGTGTTTACCGCAACGACGAATACAGCGCCATTCCAGCACAGTATCAGAATCTGGTCAGCAAGCCACGAGCGCAGACCAGTATGCCAACGAAGCCGAGTCCGAATGTCAGCACCAAGACACCAGCACCGCGCATCGTTGAACCGTACAGCTATCGTGACAAGTACGGCGAGACGGAACTGACCGACGCAGCCCTGCCTACTGACATCAGGGATCCAGCGATCTACAAGCAGACGTTCTACGGGCGCGTGCTGAGTACAGGTCGGGCATCGTCTCACCTGAGTGAGGTAGTGATCGTTGGTACTGGCACCTTCAAAGGCAAGACTGCCTGGGTAGCGTTCCCAATTCGCGACAAGACTGACCGTCCACGTCTGCTGTACTACCCGATCCATGCACCGAAACCTGAGTGGCTCACCAAGCCGCAAGTGTCGTTCGAGGATCTGAAACGCTACCGCCTGCGCAGTCAGCAGAAAGCGGAAGTGATGAATGATCGCAAGGAGAAGAAGGCTGAACTGGGTGCCCAAGTGGCCCAGACCATGGAGCTTCGTGTAGGGTATAACGCCCTGATCAAGTTCAGCAACGGCAACTTCTGGAAGCAGATCCTGCAAGTCGATCATGACAAGCAAGTGATCTACATTCAAGGTAGCCGCACCAAACGTCGCACCATTCCGTTTGCTCTCATCCAGCAGACTGCACAGAAATAAGTGGAGCGTTTATGAAGATTCGTATCACAATGAAGGCCGAGGCTAAGGAGGCAGGCGGCGGAAACTTCTCCGCAGACTTCGCAAAGGCTAAGGCTGCAGTAGCCGCAGCCACCCGTGACAGGGATAACGCCCAGGCCGCATTGGATCTGGCCCAGACGCGGTTGAATAAGATGGTAGAGGCTCAATTGCAGCGTTACGCCGCATAGCCTGTACTCCGTTTTTGCTATTGATAATATACAGTCTCTAGCGAATTTTATTGTAAGCGTTGGTGATCTACGGTTTAGAGCATTTTTGCAAGCTCTAATTTATTTGAATCGTGACAAAAGTTGCGATTGCTTAACGTAGGTTTGTTATTCCTACACAAATCTGGAGACAACAATGACGAAGCCCACTATCCGCGGTATCGTTGTTGCCGGTAACTCTCTGGAAGAAGCACAAGAACTCTATCGCGCTGTGGCTACTGGCCAAGACGTAAAGGCAATGCACGACGAGGGTGAAACCTTCGTTGTATTGTCGTCCGCGAAGTCCGATATCAGCATGATCAACCCACTGACTGGTGCGGACGATCTTCATGTTGGTGACGGCCTGACCGAGCAGATGGAATTCTTGTCTTCCGACAGCGAAGCCGTCAACATCAACTACACCGTGTGCCTGGCCGGCTGCCAAGCTCACGTCCTCGCTGACGACGCTGAAATGCTCACTCACTGCCCGGCCTGCGCTTCTGTGCTGCCTGAGCTGACTGCTGAGCAAATCGCTGCGCTGGCTGGCGAAGACGAAGACGAAGGTTGTGAAGGCTGCCAACTGGCCGCTATCGCTTCCGGCGCCACGCTCGAAGAAGCCGTTGCGAACTACCAGGCCATGGTGCTTGGTGAAAGCGAAAGCCCGCAGACCATCAAATGCGGCGACGTTCTCGTTTCCGTTGCTGGCGCTGGCGCGTTTGACCCGTACAAGGGTTGCGCATCCACCATCGTCAAGCATGAACCCGAGTACCTGGAATCGTTGGCTTCGACCAGCGCCGAACTGGATGCTCACCACTTCGTTTGTGCTTCGAGCACCTGCGAAGCGCCGCACGTCGTTTCGTCTGACGACATGCCTGTCTTCTGCCCATCCTGCTCCAGCGGCCTGATGGAAGTTGACGACGTTCAAGAAGGTACCGAAGCCAACGCTGGTACTGACGACGAAGACGAAGACGACAACGATCAGGACGACAACAACGAAGCGAACGCCGGCACCGAAGATGATTCGGAAGAAGCCATCGCTGCTGCTGATGCCGACCTGGATCGCGAAATCGAAGAAGCCCTCGCAGGCTCCGACGATGACGACGACTCGGACGAAGATGACGAGGACGACGAAGACTTCGAAGACGACGATTCCGATGAGGATGAAGACGACGAAGAAGAGGAAGACGAGGACGAAGACGAGGATGATGAAGACCTCGGCGATGACGAAGATGAAGACGAAGAGGATGAGGACGAAGAAGACGACGCCCTGACCCTGTCGGTTTCCTCCGTCGTTGAAACTCCTGCCGTCACCCGCGCCCGCAATCGTCAAGAAGCCCGTGCTTCGGTTCAGCAAGAAGAACAGGAAAGCGAGCAAATGACCGCCGTTGCCGCATCGTTCATCGCCACTGCCTCTGCGCAGAGCGAGCTGGACGTCAAGAAAGTCGAAGTTACCTACAGCGCCCTGGCGTCGGGTAACAAGTGGTTTGCATTCTACGACGGCGTGCCGTTCGCAGTAGCAACCGCAGCGTCTGCTGAGAAGCACTCGCAAATCTTCAACACCGATGTCTTCGGCCGTGCGTTCCTCGCACAAGCCAGCGAGCAGGGTGTGAACGTCGCAGTCGAAAACATGGGCTTCCAGGAAATCAAACCTGAAATCCAAGTTGCCGATTACGTGAAGTCCGAAATCGACCAACAGGTTGAAGTGAAGACCAACGAAGTCGCGCAAGCTGCTGCGCAAGAAAAAGCTGAACACGCTGACCGCCACTTGGCTGCCATGGCACTCGCTGCTACTGGTCTGACCAACAACTTCTTCAAAGGTCACGTCAACCCGATTGCCCAGCAACTGATCGAGTCGCTGTCTGCTGTCGGCCTGGATAACGCCGCGTCCCTCGTGAACCAAGCGTTCGTCCAGAACAGCGAAGCCTGGCACAAGATGCTGTTGGCACAAGCCAGCAAGATCATGAGCTACGGCCTCGACGCCCAGAACGAAATCGCCGAAGCTATCACCGGGAGCAATCCTGTTGAAGCAAACGCCAGCGCTTCGCCGGTGTCCATCGGTCGACCAGTTCAGGTTGCTCCAAAAGTTCCACAACAGGAGTTCGTTGAAGCCAACGCCTCCGTACAACCATCTGCTGATTTCAATACCCTGCTCGCTGGTGCGATGCGCGGGATCGGCAAGCGCTAACTCCTGGAGATAAACCATGATCGTTCAAAAATACACTCGTCTCTTTCTGTCCGAGCACCGCAAAGTTGAAAGCGGTGTCATCATCCAGGAAGAAGGCCAAGCAATGGTCAACGTCAAGGAAAACGGCGAAACTGTCGTGCGTCCTTCGACTGGTGCTGCTGGTGAAGTCTTCGCCGGTATCTCCATGGCCCGCAACACTCCGCCGACCACCCTGCAGTGGGTTGCTCAAGGCGTGATCCCTGATACTGGCGCCGTCGAGCTGCCGCGTACCCCGATCACCGGTCAGATCCTGGTCAAGGTCGGCACCGACGTTGCAACCATCAGCGCTGGTGCTCCTGCATCTGCTACTGAAACCCAGCTGGCCGGTGACGTGATCACCTTCCACGCTGACAACATCGGCAAGAACTACTTCGTCCAGATCGCTTACGAGCCTGGTATGCAAGAAGCTCTGCAACTGGTTGGCTCCATGCCGATCGGCGGCCTGGCTGCTACCTACCAAGGTGTGGTCGGTGTCATCACTCGTGGTGAAGTTGCGACTTCGTTCTACGATGCCGCTTCCGACTGGTCCACTGCCCTGAAAGTCAAGCTGGGCGCTGATGGCCGTTTCACCACCTCCGGTCCTGGCGATGTTATCCCAGGTCTGACCGTGATCAATGCGCCGTCGTCCGAGAACTCTGCTCTCACCCTGCGCGTCAACGTTTAACTGCGGCTGCCTGAGAGCAACGTAGAACTCGAACATTTTCTGGAGATTTACCATGTCCAAACCAGCATTCGCCGGTGCAAGCCTTGTCCTGAAGGACGGCAGCCCAATCACCGACCTGCGCCTCGGCAAAGGCCGTGAACTCGCTCTGTCCGCTTCGACTGGCGACATCAACGCTTCGAGCACCAAGGACGCGATGGTTGTCCTGGGCCAACTGATGCAAGCATACGCCTCTGGCGAAATCATGCATCAACAGCCACAGACCATGTCTGCGCGCGAAGAAGCCACCGCTGCTACCGAAATGCGTCGTCAAGTTCTGGCCGAAGCCCGTGCTGACGTGACCGGCGCCAAGTGGGCCGCCCTGGGCGCCTCCCTGGCTCAACAAGTGAACGAACAAGCTGACCGTGAAGGCTTCGTGCGGAAGCTGATGGTCGGTAACACTCTGACCCAGGGTCAGTTCCAGCGTATCCCGATGCCGACCCATGACACCATGGCCGTCATCGCTACCTCCAGCGCGAACGTTGGTTACCAGACCATCCGTAACCGCGTGTTCACCCCGGACGAGTTCGAAATTCAGGCCAACGTTCGCGTTGAAAACCTGGACATCCAACAAGTCAACGGCGACCTGCTGGATCACGCGTACAACGACGCGCTGCAATCCATCATGGTTGCAGAAGACCGTCTGTGGAAGAAAGCTGCTGACGCCACCGTCGGTGTTGTCAACAACCTGGAACTGATCGCTGGCGAACTGACCACCAAGAACCTGGGTCGTCTGCGTCAAGCCATCGCTCGCTGGGGCCTGCCTGCTACCCACATCGTGATGTCCAACGATTACTGGGCTGACGTCATCGGTTCGAACGACTTCGCAACGTTCTTCGACCCGATCACCAAGTACGACCTGGTTCTGAACGGCCAGATCGGTACCCTGGTTGGCATGAACATCATCACCGACGCATTCCGTCAGCCGAACCAGAAGGTTCTGAACCCTGGCGAAATCTACGTGGTGGCCTCGCCTGAGAACCACGGTGCCTACTCCACTCGTGGCGGCATCCAGTCCTCGCCTACCAACGGCGCTGACGCTGGTAACAGCACCCGCGGCTGGTTCATGGTTGAACCGTTCAGCTTGGTAATCGCGAACGTGCGCTCCGTGGTCAAAGGTCGTCGCATCTAATGCGGCTGCACTGCATGATTTGCTAGACTGGAGAGCGCCCCTCCTGACAGCGTTGATTGCAGTGCGCCTTTGCCTGGAGTAAGCATCATGAGCGGCAAACTGAATCTCGCGCTTGCCGTTATCGCGATGCAGCATGGTAACAAGGACGACTGTCTGAGTTACATGGCAAAAGCTGCTGAATTCGGAGACGATCTAACCGATTTTGTCTCCGAGATCATTAAGCCGCCGCCACGTGCAGCGCGGAACGATGGCTCAACGCCACAAGCAGAAAACACACTGTCTCCGTCGCTCGCATCTTCGAATGCAGACTTCGTTACACTCGGCAACCGGGTCAGCCGTGTCATGGCAATTGCTGCAAGCCTTGATCATGGTGATGAAATGGACGCTGAGCAAGCGGATGAGTTCTTTGACGATGACCTCGAACTCGATACCGGCATTGACGGTGTTGACGAGGACGACGAAGACGAAGAAGAAGACCAAGAAGAAGAAGAGGCCCTTGCCTCAACGACTGCCGGTCCTATTCGGTACAAGCGTTAACAAGTGGCGGCCTTCGTGGTCGCCATTTTCGTTTGGAGTGCCTTATGAAACTGACCGATAATGTGGATCGCATCGTTGACAAGAACAGCGCTGCATTCCTCACACTGTATACCTTCCGGGAAGCGGTTCAACGTTTCTTTGGGATCGAAGAATTCCCGCTGATCCAGTCTAACGACGTGAAGCGTGAAGTGAAAAAGAGCCTCGGTGTGGATGATCCAAACCACAGCGTCGCCGGTATTTACCCGTACAGCTACTGGTCTTTGAGCGACATTGGTCTGGTAAAGGATCAACAGACGATCAAAGGCATCGCCCGGAACTCTCTGGGTTTCACGGTGGACGAACTCCAGAACGCAGTCGTCAAGAAGGCGTATCTGTTCCCATCGTCGATCAACGTGGAAATGCACTATCTCACCAAGGACTTGGTTGATGCAATGACCTTCATCAGTCGTGCATTGATTGTTGGGCATAGTGGTAAGCTCAACGCCGAGGTGCAGCTTGATGGTGCTAAGTGGTTCGTCACCACAACGATGACCAGCGAGTCCATCTCCATTCCTCGGAGTGATAAGGACAGCGAAGCGGATCCAGAAGCAATGGATCTTGTCGTCAGCTTCCGTATCGACACCAAGCTGGGCGTCATGCGTGATGTGCCGAAGATCAACAACCGCGGTACTGTCACTCAAGGCGTAGAGCTTCAGGAGCACGGCAATGGTTGATAAACTCCGCGGCAGTACGACGATCAGCACTGAAATCCGTTCGTACCAGACTGACTCCATCAGTCGTAAGTCCCTCGCCCGTGCAACGGTTGCAGCGCGCAGCAATAAGATCGAGCAGCGCGACGTTGAGGTAACGCAGACTCAACCGTACATCATCGCACGGCACAGCAACAAGTTCCTGCAAATCTCCACGACATTCCCTGTGATGGCAACGTTCATCCCTGGGGTACCTGAAGTGGCTGTCCCCGAAGTACCGACGACCACGTACACTACCGGTGTGTTGTACGTTGAGCCAACCCTTGAAGCAGGCGAGCCTATCTCTGTGGCGCTGTATGACCCAGACCTCACAGGCAAGACTACTCAGGTGACGGTGTTCAACGCGACGACTGGTGAGACCGAGTTCTTGACGCTTACCCGTCTTGAGAACGATCTGTTCCGTGGTGCTATCCCGACGTTCCTGTGTCGCTACAAGGGCGACGACTTCGACGGCTTCCTGAATCTCCAACCCACAGACACCATTAAGATCATCTACCGCGATGGTCGTTTCAGTAATGGTGAACCGGGCACGGTGACTCACGTTGCACAGGTGATCAGCAGTGTGGCAGTGCCGCATCTGTTCGTTCGTCGTTCTGCGCCAGTAGATGCCGTCATTGGTATCTCGCTGCAAGACGTACCTGCAGGTGTCGTGCCTCAGGTTCGTGTCAGTGACCTGAAGTCAGCCACAGTCCGTGACATCCTCCTCGTTGCAGTTGACGGTGAATATCAAGGAACGATCACGCCGAACGAAATGGTTCCCGGCATTGCAGTAGGTGACGTGCTGCTGTTTGAGTTCTCGTACCCAGACATCTTCGGTACAACTGCCGTGCTCACTGCGCGCTGTGCGCTTGGTACTGGCGAGACAGAAGGCACGTTGACTGTACCAGCCACGATCGGCCGTGCTGCTGACTTCACCATTGAACTGGATGACCCCGACGTTGATGTACCGTATGTCGATCTGGTCATCAGTGGCAATACCTCCAACCAGTTCGTTCGCTGGCGTGCTCTGCGTCGTGCGACTGGCTCTGGGCTTTACCGTTACAGCGCCACACTTCCACCGCTGTTCGACAATGACCATGCAATCACCGTGACGTATGCGGATTCGAGCGCTGGTACACCGAAACTTGTCCAACGTGTTATCGCAATCACGGACATCGCAGCGCCACCCGTAACTGGTCCTGTTGTTGTACCTGAAACACCAACAAACGAAGTAGAGCAGTTGGCATTGCAGATGGAGATTAACGGATTGTTCGTTTTAAACGGCCGCTTCTCGGGGATTATCAAACTCCGTGCCGTGAATAACGAGACTGTCCGCTGCTCCATTACGCAGGCAAGCTAATTTACACTCAGGTATCAAGACAGTACCTAATCCATTCATGGAGACCATTTCATGTTGAACAACGGCAGCAGCACAAGCGCCGGCGTATACGGTGGCACCGAGGACAACTCAGTCCGTGGTGTTGCCGTCTCGTCGTCGATTGGCGCCATGGTGTTTCCATCGCACCGCGGCGCAGTCGGCGTACCAACGCTCGTAGTAGACAAGAAGGGCTTCCGGAAGAAATTCGGCAATCCAGACGCGAACCTGACTTATGGTCACTTCTGCGCCGAGCATTTCCTCGAAGAAGCCAGCCAGTTGTACGTTACCCGTGTGGCGAAAAATCCGCTGTACGGTTCTGTGCGAGTGGCAACCGTCAACAACTTCGCCACGATCGACCTGAGCGTTGAAGGCTTCGCTGATCCCGAAGACTACTCGTTCAACGAGCAGGACATCCTGTTCATTTACGCGGTTGACCCCGGCAACTGGAACAACAACATCCGCGTCGTGCTTTACCCTGATGTCTCGGACAGCCTGGGCGAGAAGTTCGTCCTGGAAGTTTACGAAGGCACCAACACCATCGCATCCGAAGTTTACCGTGCGACACTGCGCGATAAGCTCGACGGTTACGGTACCCAGCTGAACATCGAAACTCAGGTGGTTGCCAAGCAGTCGATCATCCGCGTGCGTGTGAACCAGAACCATCCGAAGTACGTCGCGAATGACGGTACCCGGCTGGTCAACTCGGTTATCACTGGTGACCTGACCTGGGGCAGCGACGGCGACACGATCAGCGTTGACGACATCATCGACGGCTGGGATGCTTATGCCGACGTTGAAGAAGTCACCGTTACTCTGCTGATCAACGGTGGTTACTCCAGCCCAGCCGTGCACCTGAAAATGCTCGACTTGGCAGAGACTCGTGGTGATGCGTTCGCGATCCTCGATATGCCGTCGGACAGCCAGACCACGCAAGCTGGTGTTGCGTATCGTCGTAACAGCCTGAACGCCAACACGTCGTTCGGTGCTATCTACACTCCGGATCTGAACATCCTGAACGACGACAACGTGAACATCTGGTGCCCACCTTCCGGCTACGTCGCTGCGTGTTATGCACGTACTGACCGTGTTGCTGCTGAATGGTTCGCACCTGCTGGTATCACCCGCGGTAAAGTGCTGGCCAACGGTGTTCGTGAAGTCTACCGTCAGGGCGACCGTGATACCTTCGACCAGAACCAGATCAACTTCATCCACCGCATGCCGTCTTACGGCCTGGTGTTGTGGTCCCAGGAAACGTTGCAAGCACAGGCATCTGCCCTGTCGAACATCCACGTTCGTCGCTTGATCAACAGTCTGATGACCCAGTTGAAGAACGCTGCTATGGTTGGTGTTTACGAGCCGAACGACAAGACTCTGCGTCTGCAATTGACCAACGTTGCCGAAGGCATCCTGGGCCCAATCAAACGCGGTCGTGGTCTGTACGGTTACGAAATCATCTGCAACGACAAGAACAACACGCCTGAGCTGGAAGCGAGCGGTGACGTTATCCTCGACGTTTACGTTGACCCGATGATGATCGCCAAGCGCATCCACCTCAACGCAATCGTACCGCGCACTGGTCAAATCCAGTATGCGATCACCACCTCAGACCGTTCGTAAGGTGAACCATGAGTAAGATTCAATGGAAAGCCGAAGCGACTGGCACTGGTTCGCAAGAAGCGACAGCAGCCGTGCACACCAAGAACTTTCAAGGTATGCCGGTTTCTGTCACTGAAAAGAACGGCAAGTTTGTCCTGAGTATCAACGGCGAACAAGCTCTTTCGTGGTCCGGCGACAACGAAGAAGACATCGAGGGTGTTACACTGGGTCGCGTCCCAGAAGCTCTCGCCGAATTCTTCCTGGCCTACCTCATTAAATAACTGGAGTCGGCATCATGCCAAAACCAACGCTCGACGAAGTGCTTGACGTCGGTGACCCGATGTTGAACGACAACTTCGACCTGACCTTCACCAGTGTTCCTGGGGGTGGCGATGGTCGTCAACTGCGCATTCAGTGCAAATCGGGTGTGAAGCCTGGTATGTCTGTAGCGCAAGCGGAAATGGAATTGTTCGGTCACAAGACCGTACACGCTGCTCGTAAAACGTTCAGCAACTCCATGTCCATCAGCTTCCACGAATCCTACGACGGTATCATCAACACTACCCTCGAAGATTGGTCGGAAGTCTGCCGTGCTACCGATACGCAGTCTGGTTCGTTCAAAGCGGACTACACTGCCACTGGCCGCATGACCATCTACGACCAGACCGGTGCAGAGTCGTTGAACTACGACATCTTCAACTGCTGGCCGACCGAAGTACCAGACGCCTCGTTCGACGGCGCCGGTGGTACCGCAATGACCGTAGACGCCACGTTCGCGTACGACTACTACAAGCGCGTGTAGTGAATTGGGCCCTAGCTCGGCAACGGGTTCAGGGCCTTTTTCCTTTCTACGGAGTCAACCATGTCCAGATACGACATTGACGAGTTCGTTCGGCGCCGTGATGGTGACCGCAGTCCTATCCATGACTGGAAATGGCATTGCACGTCACTGCCGTACGGAATGGATTCTGACTACGTTGAATCAGTCAGCATCCCGTTCCCATCGTTCAACATCAAGCCGTTGTTCGGTGCTGGCACGTTCTCGTACTACCCGGGTTTCCTCGAAATTCAGGCCTTCGATGTTCAGTTCCACGAAGATCAGGCCTTGCGCACCTTGAAGTGGCTCACGATGTGGAAAGAGCGCATCATGGACCCTGAGAACGGTGCGTTCTACTTGCCGACGAACTACAAGATGGATCTGGAGTTTGAACTGCTCGACAGTGCCAACTCTCCCATTCTGTCGATCACCGCCAAGAACTGCTGGCCCAGTACGAAACAGAACTGGGATCTGAATTACACCTCGACTAACGGATTGCTCAAGGTGCACCAAAACTTCTCCACTGACGGCATCAAGCTGAACATCTAAAGGAATACTAACCATGATCTTCGATTCGACCAACATCCCGTCGCGTACTCTGCCTTACCCAGTGAAGCAGATTGAGGTCGCTCCGTTCAAGCCTAAGCAACTCGCCCTGATGTCGAAGGCGGTGATGCTGGACAACTTCGCCCCAGCTATTGAAGCAATGGGGCAGTCGATGACGAACCTCGATGTGAATCACCTGACTGTGGGTGACTTCTTCTATCTGCTGACCTGGCAGCGCCTGAACTCGTTGAAGCGCAACCCTGTCATGGCAAAGTGGACTTGCCCAGGTACGATCTTCAATGACCGTGCAAACGGTACCAAGTATTTCCCTCGCGACGTCAAGGTCCTGGTGGAGAACTGGGAAGCCGCTGATGACGAAGTGCGCAAGGACATGATCAACCCGAACGACGTGATGCTTGATGGTTACGTGTGCAGTCATGCGAACTACGAACCCATCACCATGGAAGACTTCCGCATCCTGTTTCTGGATGACGACATCGTTCTGGATCAGCGTCTTGATTACCCTCGTGCTGAAACCCTGGCCGAGTTCGTTGATCTGCAACGCGATCCGGATTACGGGATGTTGGCAGAAGCTGGTCAGTGGGTGCGCAGTAAAGGCTCGTTGCTCAAGCGCGTGCAAGCAATGGTTGATGCAGAAGACACCGATCTGCTGGAAGCTGCGTGTGAAGCGAACCGCGATTACAAGCACGGCATTCTGCGCACGATCAGCAAGCCGTGTGCTGTTTGCGGCCATAGCCACGAAATGACCATGGTCGTTGATCCAAAGAGCTTCTTCCTATGACGAAGATTCCCGAAATTGATGCACGCTTTGTGGACATTGGCGACTTGCCCACAGGGTTTGCACCGTACAGCTTCAAGCAATTGTACGTTCGGGAATTTACGCTGGCTGAACTCAAGCTCCTGTATATCGGCATGCACAGCAAGCAGAACCCGCTGTCGCATATCATCCGGGCAATCCAGATGTGCTGCTCTATCCCTGTGATGGAGTTGACCGATGGTGACTTCGAGTTCCTCATGGCATGGCTTCGCAAGTCGAGCTATCCAAAAGCTCCGCTGCAAGTCAACTGGACGTGCAGACACACCAACATCGTCTACAAGGACAACCGTACCTTCTATCGTGGCCCTCCTATTGATGACCGTCAGATGGCGCTCGGCAATATGGAGTATGAACAGTGCGATACCAACAACGTCGAGACCGTGCAAGCCTATTCCACCCAGATTGAATCCCTGGATGATGAACGGCTGCATATCACCGACAACCGCTTTGACTTCCCGCGTGTCAATACGTTGAGCGACTTCCACGCTCACATTGAAGAACACCCACATGAGAAACACATGGCAGAATGTGCCCGGTGGATCAAACGTGGTAAGAACTTCCGCGAGAAGTTTATGTACCTGATGACTCGACCGGACAATGACCTATACGAGGAGATTCTGGAACTGCGCAAGCTCTATCACCACGGGATCGTGGAGAAGATGTCACTGCGCTGCCGAGTATGTGATCACCGTTGGACGCACTTTGCTGCACCGCGTCTGCTGTCCTTCTTCGCTGACAACTCGGAGGAGGACATCTTCAAGATCATGTACAACCTCCTGTCCGAGTTTGGCATGCAGCCAGATATGAGTCACCCAGCGAAGTTGGTACTGTTCACCTATAGCAGCCTCGCGAAGGACAGACAAGAAGCCGCCAACAGAAAAGGTGGATTCAAACCTTTAGCTTAATCGGGTTTTGCCATGAACGCAGCCAGTGCATTGGAACGAATGAATAGCGTTGCGAGCAAGTTTGACACTGCGTCCGATTTGATGCAGAGTGCCGCAAACGATACCAAGGAAGACACGGTCGAGGTAAAAGACAAGGAGCAGAAACCTGGCAAGGCTGGGAAGAAAGCGGCTGCTCCTGCTGCATCGCCAAAGAAAGAGAAGGCTGACGTTCACACGATGTCCAGTCGCTCTCGTCCTGAAGCGAAGGCAGTGAAGAACTACAACGAACACAACCAGACCACAATCAACAAGCACTTACCTGCGAACGATGATGGTCAAGTGGAGCGCCAGAACAAGCAGATTGCATTGGCCCAGCAACAAGCCATCAGCATGAAGCAACTGAACTCCACCATGAAGGAAATCCTGACTGTCCTGGAAAAGGATAAGAACAAGATCACACCGAAGACCCAAGAGTTCGCCAAGTCGAAAGGCTTTGCAGACGTTATTGGGCAAGCGAAAGATGGCATGATCGACAAGATCGGTTCGCTTCTCGGTGACCTCATGGGTGACTTCAAGTCCAAACTCGGCGATCTGGGTGATATGATCGGCGGTGGGAAAGACAAGAAGCGCGGCAAGAAGAAAGGGCGTAGTCGCAGTCGTGACCGTGCTCGCCAACAGCGTCGTGAAGCTGCGCGCATTCGTGCAGGTGGTGCCCCAGGTGGCGGACCCAATGCAGGTGGTGGTTGGTGGTCAAACGCCGGTGATCGTCTCAAAGGTATGTTCGGCGGTGGAGGTGGTGCTCACGGTGGAGGTGGCGGTCGTCCTCGTTTTGGTGGGGGTGGTGGTCGTGTAGGTACCGCGCTCAAGATCGGTGCTGGTATTGCTGGCGCCGTCGGTTCGTATGAAGGCGTTAAGTGGCTGGGCGGTAAGCTCGGCATGGTCAGCAAGAGCGAAGAATCTGGTAAAGGTGGCGTTGGTACTGTCTCGACGGGTAAGGGCGACAACGGCGGTGTGAGTTATGGCTCTCACCAGTTGAGCTCCAAGACGGGTTCGATGACTGCCTTCCTCCAGTCTGCTGACGGTCAGCCGTATGCGCAGCAACTGCAAGGCCTGCAACCAGGCTCTGCCGCATTCACCCAGAAATACAAAGAGATTGCCGCGAATGACGGTGAGAACTTTGAGAAGGCCCAAGACCAGTATCTGAACCGCACGCACTACGCACCCCAAGTCAAGAAGGTCAGCCAAGACACAGGCATGGACTTCTCGAAGAAAGGTCGCGCTGTTCAGGAAATGCTGTACTCAACAGGCATTCAATACGGACCTGGCTCTGGTGTTGTGAGTGCTGCGCTCAAGGGCAAGAACGTTGCGAACATGAGCGACTCGGAGATTGTGCAGACGGTTCAGGACTACAAGTCTGCAACCACTGACCGTTACTTCTCCAAATCCTCGGGTGACGTACAAGCTTCGGTAGCCAATCGCGCATTGCGTGAGAAGGCCAAGCTGCTCGCTATGGACAAGCAGGAACTGGAAGCGAAAGCTGCTGGTGCCAAGCCGCAGACAACACCTCCTACTGGCGTCACAATGGCAGAAGCTGCTAATGACGACAATGTAGAGGAAAGTACAGTAGCGTCAGCGGCGCCTGCCCAGAACACACCAACGACGCCTGCCGAGCCTGTGGGGATACTCCCTATGGCTGCTGGAGCGGGTGTTGGCGCTGCTGCGCTGTTACCGACACTGATGCCCGGACGTGCGAAACCGCCGACTACCCCATCACTCACGCCTGCTCCAGTTGCTACGCCCTCAACGCCTGCGATTGCAGAGCCGCACATGGGCGCTGCTGGAGGTGCAGAACGCGGTGCTGTGCGAGGTGGTGAACAGGCTGCAGCCGCTGCTGGCAAAGGTATGCTAGGTCGCGCTGGTGCCAAGATCCTTCCGGGTGCGAACATCGCTCTCGGTGCTGTGGATGCCTATGACATTATCACCGATGAAGAAGCCACACGTGCGGAGAAAGAGAAAGGCCTTGCTGGTGTCGGTGGGGGTTTTGCTGGTGCTGCGGCTGGTGCTAGCGCTGGCACTGCTGCCGGTACTGCTATCGGCGCTGGTATTGGCTCACTCTTTTTCGGGGTGGGAGCTATTCCTGGTGCTGCTATTGGGGCAGGACTCGGGTTGGCCGGGGGTGCGGTAGGTGGTTACTTCGGTTACAACGCAGGTTCTGCTGCTGGTGAAGGGCTGTACGATGCTGCACTCGGTAGTCCAGAGGAACAAGCGGCGAAGGCTGCAGCCACTGCAAACCCTGTAGCAGGCTCGACACCGTTGATGATGTTGACCCAGCAGAAAGCAGACGAGACTGGTGACCCTCAGGCAGTAAGTGCCGCGGCCGCCATGAAGACAGTGGACGAAGCGATCAAGAAGTCTACTGCTGCTATCTCTGTGGTCAACAAGGATGCAGAGAAGGCCAAGGAAGATGCGGCTAAAGCTGCTGCACCTGAAACACCTGCTGCAACTCCAGAAGTCAAAGCAAGCGGACCTGTTGCGTCGTCCAGTCCTCAAACACCCGGTGACGTGAACACGATGCTTGCTGGTGCTGCTGCAACGGGTGTCGCTGCTGGTCTTGCCTCTGCTCCGTCGGCCGCGGCTACTGCTGGTGGATTAGGTTCAGGTATTGCAGGTGCTCTCGCTGCTGGTCTTGGCTTACCTCCGGGTTGGGCTGAGTCGATCACATCGGGTTACGGGGATGCGCTTGCTGCTCAGGCTCAAGCAATGGGTAGCGATGCTGTGCTGCCTTCACCTACCGCTCCTGTGAAAGCAAGTGCGCCGGTAACTGCTCCGGTTCCAACGCCGACAGTCAGCATGCCTGCAACTCAGAAGGCACCGCCGGTTGTCACTGCGCCACAGCCGAGTCAACCAGTTGCACCGACAAGCCCTGCATCGTCTGCGTTCTACAAGGATGCTGACATTGCACCGTCTGCGTCTAGCTTGGCTGCAGCCAATCCAATGTCGTCTGTGAACCGTAGTTCGTCGGCACCAACAACCGTGACTTCGACTGCGACTGCACCAGAACCAGTGGAGCGCCAGCAGTACGAACCTGTGAAGTCGGTAATGATGATCGAACCGAAACAACAGGACACCATGATGCCGCAACGAATGAAGCCTGCTGGAGACAAGATCAGTTCCAAGGGCGTTTCGGAAGGCAACTCTGTTCGTCAGACACTCGACGATGCGCCAGCAGTCATTACAGACCAAGGCCTCGTCATGCTTCAAGTGGGGTTCATCTAATGGCAGCAATCGGAAGTATGCACACCCCAGCCCTGCTGTTTGCCAGTAATCCAGCAGGGCGTGTTGGTGCAGTAAAGCCAAACATCCCTGACATCTACAAGGCCGAGCTGATCGTGCAGCGTGACGGTGCAGACTACCTGCGCATCGACACACCACTGCCTGAGAACTACATGCTCAGCCTTGCAACGTCGTGGGACAACCCGTTCAACCAACCGCTGTCCAACTTTGCAACTGGTGCAGGTGGTGCGCCCGGTAAAGCGGCAGACATCGCATCTACGGGTGTGACGGCAGCAACAGGCTTCACCACTCTCAACAAGTGGTTGTCTGGTGCTGTCTGGACCGGCGGTTCGATGATGAAGCTGGACATTCCGTTCGTCATTCAAGCGTATGAGAATCCGAAAGAGGAAGTCGTGCGCAAGATGCTGGACTTGATGAAGCTGGTTGCTCCGAGTGAGTACGCCGGTCAGTTTCTGCGAGCACCAGGCCCGTACATGCGTGCACCGAACTCTGGTGGCCTCGCAGGTGACATGATCACCGTGAACATCGGCAAGTTCTTTACCATGAGCCCGTGCATCATCGACAACGTGACTGAAACGTTCGACACCCAGTTCGACCACAACGGTGACCCTATCGGTGTGACGATCAACGTTTCGGTTATTTCTTACTTCACCACCACGCAAGAAGACCTTACTCGGTTCTTCGCGCCTTCTCTGGGGTAATGCTATGCCTGATATTACCCAAGCGAAGACGTTTGCCGTGATTGATGAATTGGGTGTAGACCCGCTTCGCGACAAAAGCTTCGATGCGATCATGACGATCCGGAGCTTCAAGTACCACACGGTGGCACCAGAGGAACAGCACAACATGCCTCTGATTGCCTACAACGTGTACTTGAATGAGGAATATTGGAGAGTCCTCATGATCTATAATGGAATAGCCGATATGTTTGCGTTGAAGACAGGGCAGCGGATTAAAATCCCTGCTCTCGCGCTGATCACGTCAGCCCTCACAAACATACTCGCCGACGAACCCGCATCAGCGGCCACTGTGAGTATCTGAATCATGGAAGCAACACTAGACGTTCAGGACATCGCGTATTGCACCCTCGACATTGAGGGCAGTCGCATTCCGCCGACAATGAACTTCGTGGACTCGATCTTTATCCAGGATGGATTTGCTGTGTCGATTCCCGTGCTGCAACTCATCCTCAACGATGAACGCAACACACTCGCCGAGGAAATGAACCTCGTTGACGGCACCTTGATCACCATCAAGATCGCCAAGACCCGTGAGAAGGTACAGACCCGTAAGTTCCGCGTTTGGGGCTACAAGAAGCAGACGACTGCCAAAGGTCCGAAGCTGGTCTGTACCGCCGTACTCGACTGTCCAAAGTGGAGCGCAGGTGTCTTCACTGAGTCCATTCGTGGTACATCTGACGCAGTGATTGGTCAGTTGGCTTCGCGTGCTGGCCTCAAGTACAGCGGCCCTCCTGCTGTCGATGATGTGCAGACCTGGCTCAACGTGAACAAGACCCGCAATGCGTTCTCTGAGGACGTAGCGATTCGTGGGTACGGTTCCGGTCAGACTTGCATGGCGCGCTTGCTCACCATGGACTATGAAGTCCGCTACCGTGATCTGTTCGCTGTGCTGAAAGAGGCGCCAAAGTGGAGCTTCCTCCAGAACACACCAGAAGGTGCAGCGAAAGCCACACCAATCGTCATTCGTGAAACCCAAGATGCGTCTGCGTCTGGGTTCGCCACGCACATGATGAACTACGGTCAGAAGCAATACGAGCACAGCCTGAACGAAGCTGGGCAGTTGAGCACCTTGACGCTCGATGCTCCGCTGCTCGGTAAAGCGCTGCCTGTGAACAATGACGTTCGTGGGCAGATTGCAGAACGCGGCGCCAAGGTCAACTACACGGGTTTCGATACCGGTACTGAGCCTGCACCTGCGTCGAACCTGCACCAGCATTACGAAGCTGCCTTCTACCAGAACATGCGCTACCTTGGTCTGTTCTCGGAGCGCGTTGTGCTGCTGAGTGATGAATGCACGGAAGCAACCACGTTCGACTGCTGTGAGTATCAGCACGCCAACCAAGACAACCAGACATTCAAACCGTCTGCGCAACTCGGTGGCAACTGGTTGCTCGGCGGTAAGACCCAGTGGATCAAAGCTGGTCACAAGTTCTCTGAGGTGTATTACCTCTACCGTGCTGCGATCATGGAAACTGGCTCGACTGCAACTGCGGGTGGTGGCAAGTCCAACAGTCAACAGAACGCGAAAGCGAACGCAGGTCCGAACGATCTAGCTGCTGAGCAAGCTGCACAGGATCAGGCTGCAGCCGCAACTGCTAGTCCGCAAACACCGCCAATCACTGGTGCGACAACTGCCGTAGCGCCGCCGGGTACTCCTGGTGCACCGAATACTCCAGTGACAAGCGCAAGCGCTGCAACGAACACCCTGAATGCTTTGAAAGAGCACGCTGAGGTGTCGAAGGCGCAGTCGATCATCCCGCTGTCGAAGAACGGTGTGGGCAACAATGTGCTGGCAAGTCAGGACAAGCTGCGCAGTGCCATCAAGCAATACAGCCAGACCTCAGGTCCGTTGCGCAATCAACTCGACACAGGCTCAGGCATCAGCACGCTCGACGGTTGGAAGGTCGTCAAGAAGTACGGCGGTTCGACCATCAATGCGCTTGCGAACGCTCAACGCGATCCACGACGTCTTGCGTCCGAGATTGAACGCATCCGCAATAATCCCGACTACCTGAAGACGCAAGCTATCCAGACTGTCACGAAGGCAGGTTCGGATGTAACGGGTGTGCGTCTGCACAACATCGTCAGTGCCGCATCAGGTAAGAAGGTGAGTCCTGGTGCTCTCGTTGGTGACGTGCTCAACGGTGGTCTTTGGTCGAAAGACTTGAAAGCTGCTGGCATTTCTCCTTCGCAGATCAAGATCCCTATCCCTGACGTACTCAAGGAAGTTGTCGCAAATCCTGCCGTAGATTTCGGCGGTGAGTTCCTGCACAACGCAACAGGTCTTGGTCTTGATAGCCGCAACATTATGATCAACCCGTACGCTACTGCACGCAACATTGAGAAGTGGTCTACTTCCACGAATCCGCAGAAGCTGCTCGTTGACTCTGGTGCACGCGCCTACATCAACACCTTCGGTCATATCAGTCCGAAAGAGGCTGAAACGACTATGGCAGACATCGGCAAGCTTGCTGGTGAAGTCGCCGTGATGTACAGCAAGAACTCCGTACTGACAGATTCCAGTTTGACTGACCGTCAGATGAAGGATCTGGGTAAGGACGTAGCATTCACCTTTGGCGATCCTTCGATTGTTCCACTGGTCAACCAAGTCACTCGCGTTGTCGATTACGGCACGCATCATGACATCACTACCAACAAGTCGTTGGTTACGTGGGCTGACTATTACTCGATGGGTACCAAGACAGCGGATGCAGCAGGAAAATGGAAGATTCCCCTGGACTTCCCAGGCGAACCAATCACCAAGAGTTCGGTGACGAACGGAAACACTACGCAGTTTGACGAGAGCACTCAAAAATGGATGCAAAGCTAATCACCCGTGAATACCTGCTGTCGCTGATTGCCAAATGTACATTCACTCGACGCGATACCACGACCATCTGCAAACTGGACCTCAAGAATGCCCCGTTCCCAATCAAAGCGGAAGCTCGGTGTACGTTCCGTCAGGAATTCAATGCTGCGCTAGGTGAGAAGATCGCCTACGACAATGCCTTGAAAGCCCTGAAGGAGCTTGAGATTTACGCGGCGCACAAGAACTGTAAATCGTAGAAAAGCTGGGGAGCATCTACTAACATGGCATTTAGACACGACATTGCCAACAACTGGATCCGCGTCGATCTGGTTGTTGACATGAATCACCATGAGGACTCTGCCGATTACCTCGTAAAGATGATGAACAACTACGCACCGCGAGCCTGCATTAAGATAGGTACCACGGTGCGTTTGTCTCACCTTGAAATGTCTGCGGATCTGTTTGATCGCATCAAGCATCTGCACGACCGCTTCCCAGCGTTCCGGATGATCGAGTACCGTTTGCTCAAGGCTCGCAACATTCTGGGACTGCTGTGCGGCACCACAGTGTATCGTAACGACAAGCTGCAACACTGCATTCAGTTCCAGTACACGGACGTGCTGGCGCGGGACACCGACGCAATGGTTGATCCTGCTTTCATTAACCATCCGAAGGGAGCACCGTCTCCATTCATATACAGCTAAAAGCTGATAAGGGAATCTAATGACAATTCAGAGCGACATTTGGATTGAAGAACAATGCACGCGCCCGACGCATGTAGAGTTGAACCGTGACGGTGAAGTCATCGGCTACCACCTCAATCCGTTTCGAGGTGGTCGCGGTGTTTCAGGTGATCGTATCGTCATCGAAGCCGATGAAATGCGCTTGGCCGACTGGAAGCCGATGATTCATCCGTTCTCTCGTGACCAGATTCGCACTGGTGATGATGGCGGTAAAGCGATCAGTCATGGGCTGAGTTCTTTCGGGTATGACGTGCGTTGCGGCATGGAGTTTGAAGTCTTCACCAACGTCAACGGCGGCACAGTTGACCCGAAGAACTTCGACAAGAAGATGCTGCATCGGGTTGAAGGTTCCGAGTGCATCATTCCACCGAACAGCTTTGCTCTAGCGCGTACCGTTGAATGGTTCAAGATCCCGCGTGACGTGCTGGTCATCTGCCTCGGCAAGAGCACCTACGCACGCTGCGGCATCATCGTCAACGTGACCCCGCTTGAGCCGGAGTGGGAAGGTCAAGTGACCTTGGAGTTCTCGAACACCACTACTCTGCCTGCCAAGATTTACGCGAACGAAGGCGTGGCACAGATGCTGTTCCTGCAAGGCAACGAGCCGTGCCGCGTGTCGTATAAAGATCGTGACGGCAAGTATCAAGGCCAGTCAGGCGTGACGCTGCCAAGGAGTTGA